AGATTTGTTTCCATTTTTCAAAGCCTCCCGGCTCTTCGGATAATTCAGAAGGGAACCCGATGCAATTTTCTCGGAATTCTTTCAACCGGGGGAGTATGAATTTACAAATAGCGTGATCTAAACTCCAGTTTTCTTCATAAGAAAAATGATTCTTTTCGAGATATTGGAGTTTATTTGTAAGGGTTGAAGTACAAGTCAGACACGTTGTTTTACATAACGGTCGGAAAGAGGAGCAATATGTTTTATATGTCCTATCTTCTTCATCCATTTGTGGGCAATCTTCGCACTTATTGCAATCGTCGCAAGCCGCCCGGATATCGTCGTTAATATCAGCATGTTGTAATCCGGAAGGAATAAACACAACTTCTTCTTGATTCACAAGAGAAGATTCGATCTCTTGAATTAATCCAATAGGCTCCATGAATATGTAAGGCTCGTCGTATTCAACAAAAGCATCTTGAAGAAATAACTTGTCTTTTTTAATTTGCAGTTCTTCGGAAAGAACGGGGACACAAACAGGGCAGAAATAAGCCATAACATTATCTCTAACTCTGTCAAATCTTTCTGTTATAACGCAGTTACATAGAGGACATTGGTATTTTATTGTTATTGTATGTTTCATTCTTTCAACACTCTTCGGATAGCTATCTTTTCGTCTAATTCCTGTCTAAAAGTATTCAATTCTTGCCCACATCTCGGACAGAAATTAAATAATTCTACAGTGACTGCTTCTCCAGCAAATTTTCGCATTGAAATAACTTCCCCATCCAATATTAATTTAACAATATCTAAATTTTCAACTCTTCCTGAAAAAAGCCCCACGACACAACGATCTTCGCAAGATTTTCCGTGCTGATTGTAAATTAGATTGTGCATATTATTTCTCCAAAATTCTTTCATTAGGTCGGGTTACTACTCGGATAACACGGTATTTGCACACACGCATTTTCTGATTGTTGTAATCAATAGGAACAGAAACAACATCCCTTGGGTTTACTTGAACTTCAACCATAATTCCACTCGAAAAATATTTAGCATAATCCCAAGCCGCAACATGCAATCCGGTAGAACAAGTAACCGTTCTATCAGCATCCACGTCTTCACGAGGCATTACTACAAATTTTCCAACCGAATTGTCGTAAGTACCTGTTTTGCAATCTGTAAAATCATGAGTAACTTTTTTATACGCTCGAAAAAAACCTTTTTCAGTTAGCGGAATATTGTTGTGCATCAAAAAAGTAAACAAGTCTTTCCGGGACTCCTCTGAAGGATTTTTCATCAGGTTTCTGTAAAAGTTAATAATCGGATAAAGAGGGTGCCCTTTCTTGTAGAACTCAAGAATTTTATTTTCGAGAATTTCAGGAAGTCTTTTCTTATCGACCCGGACAATGTTTTTACGAATTGTAACACCTTCAGGGATGTGAGACTTCTTAAAGGTGTTTTCGATTGCAGTGTCCATGTCCAAGGCATCGAATTCCATATTGTCCAGACGTTCTTTTATCTCTTGAAAGAAGGCATGACTTCTTGGGTAAGAAACGGTTTTGTCGTCGAAAAGGATTATGATATTCTTCTCTGTCAGTATATGGTTTTTATATGTAGACATAAAAAAGTTCCTTTCTTTTCCCCGGTATATTTTAGATATACCGGGATTTTTTCTTTTTTACAGATTTTTAAATTTTTTCAAATTAAAGTATTCCGAAAGGTCAGAAGTTAATTTATTCAAAGATTCCGTATTTGTATTCCCGTTACAGATATAATCCAGCATCGGAAATTTTTTATGTAATTTCTGGATTGTTTTACCGAAACTTTCATTTATTTCCGGGAGTTCAAAAAAAGCAGGAATCTCTCGCAACACATAATGCAAATCTGCCGCATAAAAATACTTAAGAACTTTGTAATATTGCAGGAAAACATTGTGTATTGTTTTATTTTTAACCGTGTTTTTAGCAATAAAATGCTGTAAAGTCGCTAAACAATCGTGATAAGAACCTCCCAGCCAATGTTTATTTTCAATAAAAGTGCGTGAGAACAATTGCATGTATACAAATTTAGGTAATGTTTTTTCGAGTTGTTTTTGAATATATGCAAAGAAGTCATTTTCAGGAGTTAAATACTTTTTCAGCTTGGTCACAGAACACCCGAATACTACAATCTTTTGTGTTTCCGGTGGAATCAAAGAATGTAATCTTTTTATCAATATTTTCCCAACATCTATCTCTCTTTCTATAGGATATGTCTTGTGCAAGGGAGTGTAAGTAATAACCGAGTATCGTGTAGGAACAAAAAGAACTTTCACTTCAGGATCAGCTTCCAATTTTTCCAAATCCTGTGTTTGGGAGTTAAAATTGGAATTAAGATATTTAACATATCTTTTAAGTCCTGTATACGATTTCCGAGATGTAGGGGTTTTCTTTTCACATTGCATTTCAGAAAGGAAGTAAATATTATTCTCGTTTTCAGCAAACCCGCCATAAGCTTCAAAGATTTCAGACAGAGCCAAGGTTAATGCTGCTTTATCCATAGCTTGTCCAAACACTTGTATTTTAGGGACAAGATAAATAAAATCGGATTCTGTTTGCGTTCGAAGAAATTCCAATTTAGCCCGATATTGTTTTTTTATATCTTCAAGGATAAACACAACAGGTTTATGTAGGGAAGAGCGTTCTATTGTTTTTTTTGTATAGGTTGTTGTTCTCTTATTCACCTTGTAACAAAAAAACTGGGCAAAATCATTCTTAAAATCATAAGTTAAATCTTTAGGTATTTTAATACCGTTCCACAAAAAATCAAAATTTTCATTAAAAGCATTGAAAATTTTAGAGCTTTTGCAGAAAGAAACAGCTTCAAAATAATTCTTTTTCATCTGCAGCTCTTTGTTGAATAAATCTAAAATTTTCCCGGAGATTTGAGTTAGATTCTTAAAAATTATCCGTAAATTCTTTTCGGACAATTCTATTTGTTCCCTGTTTGCCGCAACAGAAAGAAGACCGCACGGGGTTTCAAAACCCACCCCGAAAGAAAGCGTTTGAAGTATTTTTTCATAATCCACTTCGGGATATTTGGAGAAGTCCACCCCCAATAAAGTATATTTTGTCATAGTATACGGGATTTTATCTATTAAAATTCGCAAAACATCTTCGTCTCCCGTAAGCCAGAAATTTTCAGTTCTTTTCAAATAAGAATCTATATCGGGATAATAAAGACAAACACCCTCTACTTCCGGGCGGACATCCCAATACGTAGTTATATCGGTAAAAGCGGTTCGAAAACTGTAGAAATCCGATTCTTTTACCGGAATTTTTATTGTAACTCCATTACTTTCTTCAGTTGGTTCAGAAGAAAGTAACGACATTTTTCCTACGGAAGTTTCATCAATGTATGCTACATAAATTCTTTTTGTTTTTTCGGTAACAGATTCTATTACAAAAGAGTCTGTGTAACTGAAAGGAGATTTTGCCCCCAGCCCGAATCCCCCGGTTTGGACATTATCGTCTCTCTTTGTAGACATGCCGTATTGCAGAAACACGTTTGACATTCTTTCCGGGGTGATCCCAACTCCGAAGTCTTTTACTTCAAAATTAGGGTTCATAGCGGTAGGGAGAGTTACTTGTATTGGAACGTCTTCTTTTCCCGCTTCTCGATGGGCATCCCGAGCATTACTCAATATTTCTTGAACCACAATCTTTATCGGGTTGGAATAGAGTTTACTCCTGAGAATTGTGAGAACAACTGCAAGATTTCCCACACCGAAAAATTGTTCTTCGAATTCCGCCGATTTTTCAACCGCTGGAGATTGAATATCTAATTTCATATTTAAGCCTCCTATATTTTTGTCTTATTTAAATATAGTAAAAAGAAAGAAAAATTTTAACAAAAAAAGAAAAAAGATTCGAGAAAAAATCTCGAATCTCCTATGAAGAGGTTGAAAAGCGACTTAAGCAGCAATCTCTTTCGCTTCTTCAACAGTGTTACTTGGTTTTGAAACAATTTCTGTAAATTGAAGAGTATATCCCATATGATAATAAGAAAACCATCTAAACGCAATCCCTCTAAGATAAAGTCGCATTTGCCCCCCGAATTGTTTTATTAACATTTCTTCTGTGGGGGCTTCAGGTTGTTTCCACAATTTCAAGAATTGTGTTTTGAAAAATTCAAATTGTTTTAAATTAGGGGTTGCTTTATCACAATTCAAGAAATAGTCGTTATTAAAGAACCCATTGTGTCCTTTATCTATTTCTGTAACGATAGATAAACAAAGAGCCATTTTATTTGTTTTCTTATTCAAGAAAGAAGGATTATCTACAAAAGCATTTGCTGTCCAAAGAATCCCGCCGGGAACATTCATTGTTGTTTTTATAGGTTCTATTGGAGCTGGCATTGTCTCAGGGGAAATAATTGTTATTTCGTAACTCTCCCCTTTCAAGTCTCCTGAAACCAAAGAGGTTTCAGGAGGTTTTGTTTCGAACAGAGTGATAATATTTTTCTTTTTAGGTCTTGCCATTTATTTTTTTCCTTTCGGTAATTAATTTCCAAATACATAAGCATCAAAAATTTCAAATAAATTCCGATGCTGCTGTCTTAATACCTCTAAGATGAGAGGAATTCTCGGGGTGCTTTTTAATTTCAAGCCTACTTCCTCGGCTTTTTTATGTCCTTTCAATATATTACAACTTCTACAAGCGGTTACACAATTTTCGTAAGAAGAAACTCCGCCGTATTTTACGGGAATTACATGATCTATTGTTCTCTCTGTGCGAATCAATTCTTTTCCGCAATACTGGCAAGTGTTATGGTCTCGTGCATAGACATACCACTTCGTGTATTGTTTACAAAAAAAATGTTTAGAAATGTGTTTTGTTAATTGCATAAGGTGCGGGGTTAAAAAGAAAGCTTTTTGTAAAAATTCCAATTTAAGTGCTCTTTTTCGTGTAATAGCTTTCAAAGGTTTGAAACCATTATCCAACAAAAGAATCGTTGAATTTGATTTTTTCGCTTTCATATTTATTTACAATTTCTTTCAATTCGACTTTCTTTTTTGCGGAGTTTAAATATTCTTGTAAAACTTCCGGAGCGGTTGTGTTCAACTCCTCCAAGACATACTCAGGGTCTGTTTGTGAAGTAAATCCAAATTCATTGCTTATTTCCAAATCAGCAACTGCCAATCTTCGAACAAAAGAACCTAATTTGAACATTTCTTTACTGTCCACAACTACTTAGCGATTTCCTTTCTCAACATAAAATTTAAAAAGAACCCAAAACTTAAAAAAGAACAAATCTACAACTCCGTTTTCGAAAGTTTCTTCGTTTGCAGGGGTTAAACCCGATATTACATAAGAAGCATATTTTTTGCAAACGGGACATTTTTCAGATTCATTCTTAATATACAAGAAAAATGCAGAAATTTTAGGAAAAATTCCTTTTTTGTATTTTTTCCAATCTTTATACAAAGAATTTATTTGCCCGGTTTCTGTTCCGTTGAAAAAAGCTTTTGTAAGAGAGTTTCGATATTTCCCCGGCAAAGGCTTCTCTTCTTCCTGCAACAAGAAATCGTAAGCATCTTGTGGATTTAAAAAAGAAACACCTTTTCCCAAATAAATAGCGTAAGGGATTTTCTTTGTTTCTGCAATAAGATTGGGGGGTTGTTCGACAACTTCATTTACAAGAACTTCCTCTTCCAAAGATTTCTTTTGTAAGTGGCTCATAGATTGTAAAAAAAGACTTTTTTTCATTTCACAAACACATGCGTAAATATATCTTGTAAACGAGTATGCATATTTAAGACTCCGTTTGCGGAATACACGTTGTAAGAAGAAATGTTTTTTTGCATTTCGGACATTATTTGTGTTTGAGATGCTTGTAAAGACAAATCCCGACAAGAACCTATCGCAGTTAAGCCCCATGTTTGCGCTAAAGCGTTGTAACATGCGTAAATATTATTTAATTCTTCCACGTTACAGGTGGATTCTTTTATTTTTTCATCGCAGTAGCCGGGGCCTGCCAAACTCTGTATTCGGTCAGGCAAAACAACTCTTAACATGTTTATTTCTTTAACTTCTTTCAATTGTAATGCCCCGTAAGATCGACAAACCAAAGGACGATACTCGTAAATAGAACAACCTGTCTTTGTTCTGTAAGGACACCCAAATTCAACTTTTTTAGGCTTAGTAATTGAATTTATTCTTACAAGTTCCGGCATCAACATCCAGATAATATCTTGCTCACAACATTTATTGCATTTACTCACACACTTAACGCTGTAAATAGAATCCATCCAAAGATACAAATCGTCCAAATCCAAAAACAATTGTTTTATTTCTTTTGCTTTCATTTATATATATCCTTTTATTTTATCGACTGAATAGCTTTAGCTCCAGCAATAGGGGCTATAAAACCCAAAAAGAAATTAAGATTTCTTTTCCATCTTGAAGTTCTTCGCTGTTGTCCTAATTTCTTTTCTATTTCGATATTATTTTTACGCATTTCTTCAATTATGTTTTTGTAAGAAACAACAGAGTCTCGGTAAATAACAATAGATTCTTGTTTTAATTTATCCAAAGTTGCCATTTGCTCGATTTGGTTTTGTTGTAAAGTTTTCAATTTACGGTATTCCTCAAGTAAGGCGACATATTCTTTGTTTAAATCCTGAGCCTTATTACCCTCTTCGATTTGTATTTTCATTGTGTTTATTTCTTCAAGAGATAAAATAACCCCATTGTATTTAGGGGTTATAGGTTTGCCTTTATATACAGGCTCCGCAGCAAACACAGAAAAAGGGAAAAGAACAAGAAATAAAAGAATTGCGGTTTTATTTGTAATTTTATTTACCCACTCAGCCGCTTTTTCAGGATCGGTAATTTCTTCCGAATTTACAGGGGCGTTTTCTTTTTTTGCTATTTCTTTTTCCCTTTCAGAAATTCCGGTTTCAACCTCTTTCGCTTTTTCTTTCAAAGAATCTATTTTTCCTTCGACTTCAGAAACCTGCCCGTTTTCAACCGGAGCCTTTTCAACTTGATTGTTTGTGTTTTCGATTTTGGTGTCCACCGCATCCTGCCGGGGGGTCGGGGGGGTTTTATTTTTTTGGACAAGAAACCAAATAATCGCACCAACAACAACAAAAAAAAGACCCCCGAAAATCATGTCTTGAAACGCCGCCATTTTTCTTTCTCCTAAAAAAGACTTATCATCCAATATACTTTTTTTTCGGAAAAATTTCGGTTTTTTTTTCAAAAAAAATTCAGTAATTTCTTCGGATTTCTGTATTTGAATTTTTTAATAGCTATTTATATATATGGAGCCAATTAAAAAGTTTCTTAAAGGTTTTTTAAAAGTTATTTCTGTATTGAAAGTTTTTTCAGGTTTCTGTACCAGTAAATTTATAGCTAATTAATAGTCAATTAATTTAATAGCTTTTAATGTACTGTCAATTAACTAGTTAATTTATATATATATTAATTGGCCTTTAATTCTTTTAAAAGTCATTATAAAGTACTTTTAAGGGCCATTTAATAGCTTATTAATAAGTTAATTGACTTTAAAAGGGCCGTTTATTGACTTATTTAATAGCTATTAAAAGTAATTAACTGGCTAATTACTATTACCACCTAAAAAATGGCGTGTCAAGAAAAATTTTCGAAAATAAATAAAAATTTATTTTCCCCGGTGTTTTTTGTGATTTTTTTTGGTGTGAATTTCGTGGTAAAATACTCTGTAATAAGACACGAAATTGAGTATATATTCTTGATATCTTTGTAGGAGAGTTTTTGTGGCGAAAAAAAAGAAAATCAAACACGTTTCTGTAAACATCCCGAATCGTGTAAAAAAAATAGCTGACCAGTCTATTACTCGAAATAAATTGGGCGATATGAAAGCGGATTTAAAAAACAGACGGATTCAAAGTAAAACCGCTGCAAATAAACTCACCCCAGAAGGGATAATTGCTGACGAAATATTCCCAACACATATCGTTTCGAAAGATGGTAAAAAAGGAGCAGCTATTGCGTCTCTTACGGGAAAAGAACATTTAGGCTCTGCTTCTTATTCCGCAAGCATGGAAGATTTATCTACTTTCATGGCGGGAAAAGGGATTAACATTCACAGAGATGATTTTGATACCCTTGATCTTTTCGCCCAACATATAATTTCTTTACTTAACACGCAAGTTTATGAGCTGGCAAATTTAACCAAGCACGAGAGATTTATTCTTTTACGCTATTTTTACAGGACAAATCCCATTTTAGGTCGGGTTATCGATTTACATACAGAAATTCCTCTTTCTAAATTAAGATTACAACCTCCGCAAGATTGTCCGAAAATTGTAAGAGATTTCATGATGCAATATTATGAAAAGATTTTTAATCGTCTTTCTTTTGCTGAAAATCTTAAAGACCTTGTTTTACATTATCACCTTCTTGGGGAAGGTTATGGGCTTGTTGAAGATTATTTCGATAAATATGCTTCGAAATTACAAGACATTGATGACATGTCTACAAAAGCCTTCGATTATAAAGACGACGATTTAAGATTTATCGAAAGAATTGAAAAAGAATATGAAGCTGACCCGGATAAAGTGGAGTTATCAGATCGTAAAAAATACTTTGAAAAGAAATTCTTAGGTTTCTTTAACCAAGGTTACATAGGCCCTGAAAGGTTCCGAGTATTGAAGTTTTACGATATTACGGAATATTTCTCGAACGATGAGATTGGATTTGAAGCTATTCGACATCGTATTTCGGACGGAGTTCAAACTATTTTACAAGATCACAGCGTCCCTCTTTCTCGAACAAATGAAAATGTTGAGGATTACGATTGTTTATTGGAATTGGGTTACACGGAAGGTTTTGTTGAATTATTGAAACAAAATAGAGAAAGCCGGGATATTATTATCGATAATGATATTTATTCGGGTTTTCCGTTTCTTTTAGTTTTCAAAAGATATGAAAGTACTTCTTTGGCATATCGTGTTTTAGATGCCTGTCTTGCGTGGGATGCTGCGAATAGGGCATTAAAAGCGAGAGTGAAAACAATAGGGAGAATAGGAAGGGTTGTTACTGCCCCTGAATTAGGTCTTGATCAACTTAACGCATTAATTGCTGAAGTTACAAAAATGATTGAAGATCCTAATTATGCCGTTGTTGCAAATTACGATATAAATTGGCAGGAAGTTAATTCTTTCTTGAAAGAAGAATTGAACAATCTGATTACAGCCAATGACTCTTTGAAACAAATTATTGCTACTGGTATGGGAATTCCTGAAAGTTTATTATCCGGGGAATCGCAATATACCGGAGATAACATCAAAGTTGAAATCCTTAACACCCAGTATTTTGCATTTAAAGTTAAATTTCAGAATCTTCTCGAAGATAAGTTCATGAAGCCCATTGCGTTACGAAAAGGTTTTATAGGTTTAGATGAGTGGGGTAATTTAAGACTTTATCATCCAAAACTCACATTCAGTCTATTGAATCTGAGAAGTGCGGAATACTTCGAAATGCTCATGAACCTTTATCAGAAAGGCTCTCTGAATATTGATATTATTTATGATCTGTTGAATCTTGACGGAGATGGTATTACCCATGCTCTCAAACAAGATTTGTGGACACTGAAAAATGATAAATTCAATGTTATCGTTGAAGACCTGCTTCATGCTGCAGCAGAAAAAATGGCTCAGGAAACCGACTTTGCTCTTAAAATCATGGAAGGTTTAGGATTGAATAAACTTTCCACTGTCCAGAAAGCCGAACAAGAACTTGCTCAACAAATGGGCGGGGAAGAAGGTGGAGATATGGGCGGGGGCTTAGGTGGCGGTAGTATGCCCCCTATGGGTGGTGGAATGGAAGATTTAGGCGGGGACTTGGGCGAGGACTTGGGCGGGGGTGCTCCTGAACCCGCAGGGGGTGAAGGCGGAACTGAAGCTCCAACCGAAACTCCGAAAATAGATATTCCTGTTCCGGCGGGGCAATAATTTTGAGAATAAAAGGATATCGGGCTATGTCTTTTGAGAGAGAAAAAGAAGCACATTTTATAGAAAGAACAAAAAAACATATTGAACTTGTAAATATGTTTTACAAGTTGCTGAAAGAAGAAATCCCGGCATTGCCTGATGATTGGAATTTCTCCGAACACGATGCGGATAAATTGCAAGAACCTTTAAAAACACCTTATGTAGAAATTACATGGAAGTATAAAAATCCCGATTACATTCTTTCGGACGAAATGCAGAAACAATGTGATTTAGCAACTCTCGCACATATCACTCAAAATGAACATCATGCCGAATTTTGGGATAAAGAAAATGCACAAATAAATCCCGAAGATCGAGATAAAAGTTCCGGTAAACTAATTGATGCTTCAAATATGCCTACAAAATCTCTTGTTGAAATGGTTTGTGATTGGTCGGCTGTTGCGTGGGAAAGAGAACGAAAATCCCCCCGGGATTGGGCAAAAAAGAATATCGGAATTCGTTGGAATTTTACAAAAACACAAACACGTAAGATTTACATGTTGATTTCTGTAATAGAAAGAATTCTCGAAAAAGCGGTGGAAAAGAAATGATACTGAAATATTCCCAACTTCATATCGCAAAAGCAACGAAAGAACAGATCAATTCTGTTTCCAAGAAACTAGGGTTAACTCCCGAACAAGTAGTTTCTTTTGCCCATGAAGTTGATCCAACAAGTAAATACGAAGTTTGGCTTCTTAAACAAATGGGTTTCAGAAACATTATCCTTCCCGAAGATGCAGATAGGGTTAAGAAAACTCTTAAACAGTTCGAACAATTAAATCACAGGAATCAACTTAAGTTCCAAAACATAAATCAATACAAAAACATTGTTGACCTTGAGAATGAAATAGAAACCCTTCTCCCGAAAGAGCTTGGAGATGCATACAGTTACGATGTTCAAGAATTCTTGAAGCTTCCGGGAGTTTCTGTACTTGGACAAAACAACAAATGGTTTATTCTTGAAGTAAGCGATCCTAAGTCGCTTACTGTTTTAGGAGATTCAACAGAATGGTGTACAAGACACTTACAATGGGCTAACAAGTATATTGTTGAAGATAATACAAAACAATACGTTGCTTTCAAGAAACAGAACGGAAAACTTGTTAAATACGCACAGTTTGCGGAAGATTTCAGCCAATTTAAGAACGTAAAAGATCATGAAATAAAAGAAATCCCAGACAGTTTGTTTTCTTTGATAGAAAGTAAATTTGTGGAAGTTCCCCTTAGTTTTATAAAAAGAAATCCTAATGCAATTTATCCTTGGCTTGAGAAACAAGGAGCGGAAATTAAAGAAGATTTAAACCTTTTAGGAACAGCAATAACAAAACTTCCAGAGAGCTTAACAACTGTCGGTGGGGATTTAGACCTTTACGGAACAGCAATAACAAAGCTTCCTGAAGGCTTAACAACTATCGGTGGTTATTTAGACCTTCGAGGAACAAAAATAACAAAGCTTCCAGAGGGATTAACAACTGTTGGCGGTAATTTAAACCTTCGAGGAACAAAAATAACAAAGCTTCCTGAAGGCTTAACAACTGTCGGTGGTTCTTTATTCCTTGAAGGAACAGCAATAACAAAGCTTCCTGAAGGCTTAACAACTATCGGTGGTTATTTAGACCTTCGAGGAACAAAAATAACAAAGCTTCCTGAAGGCTTAACAACTATCGGTGGTTATTTAGACCTTTCAGGAACCTCAATAACAAAACTCCCAGAGGGATTAACAACTGTCGGTGGTTCTTTATTCCTTGAAGGAACAGCAATAACCAAACTTCCAGAGAGCTTAACAACTGTCGGTGGTTATTTAGACCTTAGAGGGACAGCAATAACAAAACTTCCTGAAGGCTTAACAACGGTCGGTGGTAATTTAAACCTTTACGGAACAGCAATAACAAAACTTCCAGAGAGCTTAACAACTGTCGGTGGTGATTTAGACCTTGAAGAAACAGCAATAACAAAACTTCCAGAGAGCTTAACAACTGTTGGCGGTAATTTAGACCTTGAAGGAACAGCAATAACAAAACTTCCAGAGGGATTAACTGTTGAATGGGGTATATACGGAACCAACCCGGCAACGGGGAAAAAATATCAAGAAGAATACAATGAAATGAAGAAGAGAAAAACTTCGAGTTTCTTGAGAAAGTTGGATGTGAATAAATGAATCCTGAGCAACTATTACAAAAACTTCTGACAACACATAACACTTCTGATTTTAAAAAAGCTTACAGAGACTTTCCTGAATTAGCGGAAACAATTTCTAAAGCGATAATACAAACCGTTACCGAAGTAATGAAACGGGAATCTAATCGTATTCCCCCTTATGCGGCTCAAGAATTAATGAGTTTACATAAACAAATAGGGATTGATCGTTCCAGTCAGAATGTTTCGGAAAAATCCTTTTTACCTTTCTCTGTGCAAAAAGCATATTCCGAATTACGCTCTTTCCTTAAGAAAGAAAACAGAAATGTTCCTACTGTTGAATTAAGAAAACAATCTTTTTTCCAAAACCCAGAGGTAAAGGCTTTTATCTTGCAGAAATTCCCAAAAGGGCTTTCTTTCCAAGACGCTTCACAATTTATGGATTTCTATACAGAAAGAAAGAATTTTACGGTTATGCAAGGGACTTACGGGGAATCTATCCAAACCTTACCTACAGTTAAAAAATTCCCCCGAAAAACATTTATTCTTACTATTAAGGATTTACTGAAAGAGATAGGTAAAGAAAGAGATCGAAGTTTCGATATTTTTGTAAATGAAATGTTGGCAAACGGTGTGCATGAAGAGTCTGTAGGTATCCCCGGAAAAACATTCGGATGGGTTCTTTATCGTGAAATAGATGAAAACACTTTGTTTATTGAACAAGTCCAAACAGATTTATATCGAATATTTCACAGAATAAAAAAAGGTTTGGAACATTTCGGGATGTCGGAACAAATGTATATGCAAATAGTGCGACAACTCGGGGGAGAAGAAAAAGTACAGGAAATCGAAAACACTCTTTCTAAATATGTGGATAATTATTTCGAAGTTTTACTTTCCGCGTTTCTTGAAGAAAATAGAGGAATGGAGATTTATATTTCTTCTCCTGAAATAATTTCAGAAACCGTGCCAGATGAACCCCCTACGCATTTATATAAAAAGATACCGGAGAAATTTAGATTTGAGAAAGTAACTCAAGCCCCTTTCGATACAAAAGGCTTGCCTATCTATTATAAACATAATGCTTCACAAAGAATTGTAAAATATTCTTCCTTACGAAAAAGGGGTTAAAAGTGTCGATTCTTAAGTTTTCGAATTTAAATAAAGTTGCGGGGGCTACTCAACAACAAATAGATTCAGCGGTAAAAAAATTAAAGTTGTCTTCTCCGGAAGAATTATTAAACTTAGTAAATGCCGCAGATCCTACCCCAGAGAAGAAATTTGAATCTTGGCTGATTCGACAGTTAAGTAATAAAAACATACGATTGCCAGAAGACAATGCCCGGGTTCAACAAGTTCTCAATAATTTTATCGTTTACAGCAACAAAAGACAACTTAAGTTCCGGGATATAAATCAATATCCTAAAATTCATGATCTCGAAAAAGAACTTGAAGAAAAGAGCAAGGTTGAGTTTAATGAAAAAGAAATTTTAACTATCGAAAGATTACGGAAATTCCCCGGAGTTCAGGTCTTCGAAGGAAGTTCTTATGTCATAGCTGCTATTTCAGATAAAGATTCTCTCGAAACTTTAGGCATGGGGACGAAATGGTGTACTCGTAAAGATTACAACGGGGGGGAAACTTACGCACAACATTATCTTTCTCAAGCAATAACTGGGCGAGTCTATATTGTATATGATGATATAGGCAATAGTCTTGAAAAAGAAATTCAATTCGAGGACACTTTTGATCAGGTTATGGATGTTGATGATTATCCTGTCACAGTAGATAGGTATTTGGTTGAAGATATACAAAAAATGTTTATGTCAGGAAATATTCCTCATGCAGACGTTGCTTTATTTAATTTAGCTGTAAAAACTGGAGACACGGACGAGATATGGTATCTTTTAAACGATGGTAATGCTAGTAAAGAATTGGTGGAAAAATACTTTGACTACGAATTTGGGGGGTATTCTGGTAGAGAACCTTCAGACTCTGACTGGGGTTTTGCTGTGGAATATGGCGTAAAACATCATGCTTTTGAGTATTATTCTCCTTATTCTTGTGAGAGTGTTTCCACTGTTTTACAATATGCTGTCAATGTCGGGGAAATGCGTATAGAATCGTTAGAGGAGTTTTTATTTGAAGACCTTTGGACAGACAAGCATTGGCAAGAATTAAATGTTGAAGACCTTTGGGAATATTTTAAACAGTTAGTTGTTCCGGAATTAAATGAAGAAGACTCAAAAGAATTTAATACCAAAGAAGGTTGGTTGAAGCTATTTATCACTATTTTTTCAAAAAGAAAAATAGATTCTCGGATCCAGATACCTTCAAATAGGGCGTTTCTTATTGAATTCTACAATTTCTTCCAACAATCTTCTTCTTTAATCTTACAACTATTGAAAGAAGACCCCAAAGCCTTTAAAGAATTTCGAAAACTTTTAAAAAAAGAGGGGTTTCTTCCGGAATTATTGGAACATGACTGGGGGGTTTAACAAAAATGATAAAAAAATATTCAACTCTTAAAAAAGCAAATGATGCTCCCGATATTCCACAACAAGTAAGAGACGCTTTTGTTTCTACAGGAGAAGAACAAAGAGTTCTTCCGGAAGGGGCAATGTTGAAAATACAACGTGTTTACGGGGGCGGAGTTTTAAACCCTGTTGTTGAACATGCTGGGGATATTATTCATCGTATGACACACATGTTAAAGTGGAATTCTGATTCTCCCTACCGAACAGGCTTCGAATATGTTTCGAAGAAAGTGAGAGATGTTTTGTATTATTTACAAAACGATTACGGCTTTCAACGTGAAATGTTGGAGAATATAAAGAACAATGCTAAATATGGCGGAAAAGACCCAGAAGCGGAAAGAATTAAAGTTTTTAGTCTTCTTGAAGATTATGCAAAAGAACATAGTAAACTGAAAGTCTACAACCGAGCACAATGGTTGGCTCGACAGACTTGTGTTTCGATTGGGAAAAGAGATTGGAAAACGGCTATTGTTTTTTTACAAGAAATGCAGAAACATCTTAATTCTGTTGAAGAATGGGACAAATTTGCAACGGAATTTGAATTAAATCCGGACGGAAGTGTAAAAGAATATCGAGCATGAGCCTCCTGTTTATTAAGTGATAAAACTCTTCTCTTTGTAGAAGAGTTTTTTATTTTCCCCGGAATAGGTAACAGATATGAATTATTTAGGGTTTCTTGTAAAAAAAGCAGAATACGTTAAAGGCAATTATATGTTAGATTCTGAAAGTTCCGGTTGGATAAGTCCTACAGGAATTATTTATTTTCTTGATAATCCTGACCAAGAACATTCAGATGTTCTTATGGAAATCCATGATGCCGGGGAATACACTCCTTCCGAACGAGCTTTTAAAGAAGTTACTGTGGGTAGAGAAGAAAAAGATTACCGGGATGAAAACGGCGGGATATTTCCCGATTATTTTGTTGCAATGGGCATGGCTGATGGTTGGATACGTTTTTTCGGCGGGGAAGATGGAAGATGGGCAGGAATTGAAGGGGCTGTTGTAAACTTTGAATGTTATAATTTCGAAGTTTTGAAAAAACTCCATAAATTTATTAAACAAGAAAAAGTGAGAATTCGCAGTCCTAAAATATGGGTGGAAGTTGAAAAAATTAATTATAATTTCACCGGCTCAAAGGAAGAATTTCTGGAAGATGGTTTAAGAAGAAAACAATACGCTTCTCGAAAAAGAAAAGCAGATGTTGGGGATTATTGGTATATTCATAATAAATTGTATGATGCTTCTGAAGAAGGACATGCGCAAATAATACAGAAATATTTAGAGAATGATCCAAATATAGATCCTGAAGAATTGGAATTTATGTATAACTCTAATCAACATTTTCGGGACTATGCTTTGAATAAATTGAACGGCATTCGAATTGCACAGGATCAAGTCGAAGTAGGCTCTTTGGATGCTTCCAAGTTGGATAAAATAAGAAAAGCTTTTGTGCAGATTTACGATGAAGATGCTTACAGTATGAAAATTGGCATCCAAGATAACAAAACCAAAACCTACTATTTCAATGTCCCGATGGAAGAAGTAGATGGGGATTTCTTGAAAAGCCTTCGCAGATATAAAATGTACTCCGGGAAAAAGAATATGAACTATTTAAGTGTATTGGTTAAAAAAGCAGATTTTGAAGGCATGGACTATCAAATCACAGAAGGATCTGAAATTTCTTCAGAAAACTCCGGGTGGCTTTCTCCAGAGGGTGACATTTATTTAACAAACGGTTCAGAACATGATCGGGTTTTGGGGGAATTAATAATGGAATATGTTTATCAACCCTCTGGAAAAGCCCGAGATTCAGTTATAAATGAAAAATACGGGGGATATGAAGACGCTGAATTTGAAATGGAAGATGATTCCGCAATGGCATTTATTGACGGCTGGATACGATATTTTGGGGGGCAAGATAATCGTTGGCAAGGATTGAAAGGTAATGTTGTAAATTTCGAATGTGAAGATTTTAATTCTGTGAAAAAATTACATTCTAAACTTCCCCGACTACTCAATCCTTCTGTAAGTAAAATCCTTGTAGAAACAAGACAAGGGGGGTATTTATTTCAAGGAACTCCTGAAGAATTTTATTCCGAAGGTTTGCGTAGAAAACAATATGCAAAAAAAGCAGATTTCAGCGGAGATTTCCAAAACATTTACGATATCCGTCCTGACCCGGGAAATGCTTACCCCGGAAGAAACCGGGAATATGTAAAACAACAAACAGATTATTTCCCCCATAAAGTATCTGTAGATGGAGATGAATTTACACATACGCATCCTGAACATTGCCCGAGATATGATTTGAGAAAACTAAAAGTGGTTGATGACCCTGATGAAAGTGAATCTGAATTCAGCAACCCGGAGAAAGATAAATGATCCAGAAATACTCTCAACTTACAAATGATATCCGAAAAACAAATTTAACGGCTCTTTTCCGGGAATTGAACAGAAAATATTTCGACAATAAAGTTCCCGAAGTCCCTATAACATGGGCGGGAATTTCTAAGGCATACGGGCAAGCCCATGCAACGATGATAGTTTCTCCTAACGGGGCGGTAAAAGAGGTTCAATTAAAAGGTATTAAAATCAGTAACAAATATCAATTCACTCCGGAATTGCTCGAAAAGATTATGCTTCATGAAATGATTCATGTGCATCTTATGAATCAAGTTCCTTCTAATGCTCCGAAATGGCTTATGAGAGAATATGCAGGACACGAAGGTTATTTCCAAAATGAAATACGCAGATTGAAATATCTGGGAGTGGATGTCCCTCTTTCTGAAGATATCGAAGACGTTCCGGTAAGTGGTCAAAAAATCCCGGCAAGCCTTATTTTCATTACAAAAAGAGGGGAAGATCAATATTCTGTTGCAAAACTTAACAAGAAATATCTTTCGGATTTAACCCCGGAAAAAGAACATATGTTTTTTGATATGCTTCGGAGATATCGTTGGACATATAACAATCCTATATATGCGGGAATATCAACAAGTCCTTTAACAATTGGGATTCCTGTTGCAAGAGATATTCGAAATCTTTCTTCGTATTCAATTACAGAGGAAAAATACAATCAACTCTTGGAAACTCTTGATAATAAAGTCCAATTCACAGCTCCACAAACTCCTTCCGGATATTTATCTGCTCTGTTACCGGAGAAGAAATACAATGGGTTCTTGGATAATAACGGGAAATGGTTGCCTTTGCCTCCCGGGAAAGATCATGAAGAAGCTTTGGCGGAAATGTTTAATTCCGGGGAAATATCTGTCCCGGAAGAAATCCTGCAAGATGTGGAAATAGATGTAAATGAAGATTTCTTTGAAGGAGATTCCGTAGGAAACCGGGTAAAAGAATATCTGTTGGAAAACGGATGGACTCAAGTAACAGCGGATTTCTTGAAAAAAGGAACTCATGAATTTTATTCCGAATCCCCGAAAGCAGAAAAAAACATAAAAAATTTTATCAAACATCAAAAAGTCTCCGACATTTCTGTAATTATCGGGGATGCTACTTTCTTCGGGGATAAAGAAACTTTCCTACAAAGAGGTTTTCGATGATCCGAAAATATTCCCAACTTAAATCTGCTGCGAATGAAGAACAAGATTTATATTTTAGAAATAAAGCCAATATTGCTTATGAACTTGTAAGGGACTTTTTAAAGCAGATGTCAGAAACTCCCCATTTACCCTCTTTTGTTGTGCCGGTAGATAATAGGGAAGGGTATGCAGTTAAGGCTTCTAAAATAGAAGAAAAGTTTTCAGCCGAGGGTAACATACAGGGGAAACATCCTTTGATTTTTATTTTTGCGCATAGTCGAGAAAAAAATCAAAATACAATTATGACTGGGGGGTTCGGCTGGACTCCAAATAAAAAATATGCCGTAATAATCCTTAATTTCTTGATAAAGCCTTATGACTTTAAACATGCCGATACGAGATTGAATAAGCAAACTTTTGTTCATGAATACATTCATTATCTTGATGCTTGTAGAAGAAAAGATAAATTAGAATCCCCGGAAGTAAAAAGAAATTTGCCTTTACCGGATTTAGATATTTCAGATGAAGCTTACAACTATTTTAACGATCCGGCAGAAATGAATTCTTATTATCAAGAAGCGGCAATTTCAATAAAGAATGTTTTGAATAAAATTAAAGAATTCAACCCTGAAAGATTCTTCAGCATCATGCAAAACTTTATCTCTTTCAAAGAAGATATCGTTTATTTCTTTAAAGAAGATTGGATAAAAAACCTTTCCCCGGAAAACTCTCGTAAATTCAATAAAAGATTGTATAATCTGTATGTGAATTTGAAAGAAGAAATGGGATGATTAAGAAGTATTCTCAACTTAAGAAAAGACTTTTACCTTTAATAAAAGAAGCGGAAAAGATAGACAATCCTGTTAATTTCATGGTCTCTACTGAAGGATTGGATAAAGCGGCTTTTGGCTTTTCAGACGGGGATATTTTAAAATTAAATCCTGAAAAATTAAATATTAAATACCCGGGGGATATGGATAATGTTTTTTATCAAATAGCGCAAAGTGGGTTGTCTCCTGAAAAATGGGCAAAAACGGTTTCTTTAAAAACCCCAATCCAAGTCTCTTTTGAGAACGGGGTTTTTAATATTGAAGATGGGCACCATAGATATTATGCCGCAAAACTTTTAGGGAAGCCTTTATTTGCGGAAGTTAATATAAAAGACAACCCTCTTTCGGTTTTAACGGATTTATCTTGGGATGATTTCAATGAATATATCTGGAAATTGGCGCATAATAAACACACGGCTAAAAAAGATAATCTTTTAATAGTTTCTCTCCCCGGGAAATATGTAGAAAGAAAAATCCCCGTATATAAAAATCCTTCTCCGGAAGCATATACTGAAATAGCAAAGAGATTTAGAGAAGAGTTTCCATTTGCCCCAAAAGGGGAGCCTAAATCTCGACACACTTACGATGAAAAAGGAAATGAATATCTTTGGATGTCGGGAGATGCAATGCACTATACAATGGAAAATGCATTGTATAAACAATACGGAATAAAAACGCATCAAATAAAAGGGGAACTCCCTGAAGGGAAATTTGATGATTATTCCTGATTTTGTAAATAACTTTGATTTTACAGGAATTCAGGCTGACAAAGTTTTACACATAAAAACATCTGCCGGGATTGTTTTTATGTGTAAATATCTTCCGATAAAATCTTTGTGTTACTTGTTAACAATGTTGATCGGACTGGGAAAAGAAATTTACGATTTCTTTGATCCAAATGGACACTGTGAAATCGCAGATTTAATTGCAGATCACGTAGGAGCTTGTGCCATATTTGGTAAAGAAGTGTTCGAAAAACAATATGTAATGAACAAAAAATATTTTACCGGGTAGTAAAACATGATAAAAAAATATTCACAACTTGAAGAAGATTACCGGGGAGGGCATGAAGCCCCTGACCATACAAATGGTGCGCCTTTATACAACCCTGTTGGTATTTATCCTGAAGATATTTACAGTATAAATGCCGCAAGATATTATGGGGATGGGAGTCCTTTTGACCATTTAAGTGCCGGGATTATCCAATATTACAGAAATAAACCGAATGCAAAAATCCCTGTTTACAGAGCCGTGCCGAAAGTTCTTACAAACGAAGAAAAGATAAACGAATTTCTGAAACACAAACAGTATATTTTAAAGAACGGAAAATTACCTCCGGGGGTCGATAACTGGAGAAATTCTTCAGAATATTACGATTTCTTGTATGATGAAATAAATAGGCTGAAAGCTCTTCCGGAATCTAAAGATGAAAAAATAACAATTAATCCGGGGGATTGGGTGACTATTTGTAAACAATATGCGGTGGATCATGGGAAAAGTAACTTAAACGGCAAATACAGAATTCTTTCGAAAACAGTATTTGCCCGGGATTTATTTACAGAAGGTAATTCTTTGCATGAGTGGGGGTATGACCCACAACCTCCTGTGAAAAAATAATTGAAAACTATTTTAAGAAAGAGGTGTGACATGGGCATTGGTAAAGAAAATAATTTTATAAGCAATAAAGTGGAATATAGCACCCCCCTTGTGCTTTTTAATCTCTTACAAAAAGAATTTAATTTCTCTTTAGATGTTTGTGCTAATGAGGACAACTTTAAATGTTCTTCTTATTTTACGGAAAAAGAAGACGCTTTAAAACAAGACTGGGTTGGAAATTGTTGGATGAACCCGCCTTTTACCCGGAATTTAAATAAATGGGTGAGAAAAGCGCAAGAAGATGCAGATAAATTTGGGGGGACTAAGGTTTGTTTGATTCCCGTAAGATCTAATACTAAATGGTGGGGAGAAGTTATTGAAAAAGCAGAAATTAGATTTATACTCGGGGAAGTAAATTTTAATGATGAGCCAAGAGGTCTTTGGCTTCCTATGTGCATTTTAATTTTCGGGGAAAAAGCAATGGTGGGTTATTTTTCAACAATTAACTATCGAGAATTGTTGAAAAATGAGAAAAGAAATGATAAAAAAATATTCACAACTTAATAATTCCTTCGGGGGTTACATCTCTTTAAAAGTAAAAAAAGAAGATGCAGAAAAAATAGTTTCTGCAGTAAAAGCCTGTGGCGTAAAAGATGGGATTAAGGCTGAAAAATTACATGTCACGGTGATTTACGATGAAAGTGATCCGAATCTTCCTGCAGATATGGACTCTAATTGGTCTTTTAAAGTCTTGCCGGGTTCTTTACTCCCTTTAGGCTCCGGGGAATGGGAAGCAATAACCTTACTTCTGAAAGATCCCACAGATAAATTAAAAGATTTCCATAATTCTTTGTTGAGAAAGGGATTTAAACATTCGCATTTTACTTTTTCTCCACATATCAGCCTTAAATACCAAGCTTCCCGGGAAGATATTCAAAAGCTCAACTCTCAATTCTTATCGGAATTAGGTGATAATTTTATTACTCTTGAAAGACCCAAACAGGAAAAATTGAAATGATCCGAAGATACTCTCAACTCTATTTGGAAAAGGAATGCAGATATGATTTTCCCACAAGGGAAGATAGAAAGACAATGGGTAGAGAAGAGTATCTTGCAGAAATTCGTTATGTCACTAAATGTAGAAGAGAGTTAATTCATAATAAATTACTTCCTGCTGGGGGTCGGGTGCCAAGAACAAATCCTGATAAATTTTATATTGTAAGTAAAGATATTCAAAACAATAATAATTGGAGATTAACTTATTTTGATATAGAGGGAAATGAAGCGACTCCTTCAGCACATTCTGTAGTGAATACTCTTACAAGAGATGAAAATCCGGGACAACTTGGCAGTCTTGAAGAAATATTGAGCGATGTGGATTGGAAAGCGTGGGAAAAACAGAAATGAAATATTTAAGCTTTTTACACAAAATAGCAGGGGCAACCCAGCAACAAATAGATTCTGTTTCCAAGAAGCTAGGATTAACTCCTGAACAAGTTGTTTCTTTGGCAAATGCTGTTGATCCTACAAAAGAAAAGAAATTCGAAGCTTGGGTGATTAAGCAGATGGGTTTCCAAAATATAATTCTTCCTGAAGATGGAAACCGTGTAAAACAAGTTTTACAAGATTTTATTACCTTATCGAACAAGAAACAACTGCAGAAACGTGATATCCAACAATATAAACGAATCCATGATCTTGAAGCTGAGATAGATAAGATAAAAGGAACTGAAGTTTCCGGGGAAACCTCAAGTAAGTTGAATGAGTATTTACAACTCCCGGGTGTTTCTGTAGCCGGACAAAACAGAGAATGGCTTATTTTAAAAGTAATTGATCCTGTATCCGCAACGAAATTAGCTTCTGGGACTAAATGGTGTACTGCGGGAACCCGATATGCTGAACATTATATTGAAACAAATAATAATCTTTATGTTATTTTCAAGAAAACAGGGACTTCTCTTGAAAAATGGGCACAGATTACTGGGGACATGTCTCAATTTATGAATTTGAAAGATCACGCAATTGATCAAATAGATGTGACCCTTTATGAAGTTATGGCAAAAGTTTTTGGGGAAACCCCTTTGTTAATTAAAAAATGTCCGGAAAAAATAGAAGCTTACTTGTTAAAACGGGAGATATGGGAGGGGCATTTAAAATTAAATTTTCCGATGAAACAACTCCCGGAACTTTTACAAGTTTCAGGAATGTTAACAATAAAAGACAATTTTCGAGGGGATTTGTCTCAAATTAAATTTTTAGAAACCGGGGGGACTTGTAGAATTATAAACCCCTATATAACTTCTTTGCCCGAAAGTATCGTGTCTAAAAAAAGCATAGAAATTGAAATAGATGGGCAGTCCTTACAAAAATACCCCAGACACTTAGAAGCGGCTCATGACGTTTCTTTAAAAGGTATGTTTAAAAAAATACCGGAAACTTTAATTGTGGGAGAATCCCTTGATTTATACGGGAGTCGAAAAATTACACTCCCGGAAGACCTTACCATAAAAGGGTATCTCAATTTAACATGGTCTGAAATAGAAGAACTTCCAAAAGGATTAACGATTGAGGGGTTTCTTAATTTAGATCATTCTTTTAAATTGAAGAAATTGCCTTCAGATTTAAAAGTTGGCACCAATGTTTATATGAGTCAATCAAGTGTCGAAGAAGTAACTGCTTCCTTTCAAGGATTACATGCTTCTTTTTCCGAATTAAAGCACATGGCGGATAATTTGTCTTTTGGTGAATTAATAATTCAGGGATGTAATAAGTTGATAAAATTGCCTGAAAATCTGCGGGTTTATTCCCGATTTGACGCAAAAGATACTATTTTTTCAGAAGTGCCCAAATCCACAGTTATCCGAACTTCAGGAGAGGTCTCTTTCGAAAATAATAATAATCTCGTTTCTTTACCGGACAATATTATGTGTTCAAAATTGATTCTGAGGGGATGTAAAAATTTAAAAACTTTACCTAAAGGAATGGTAATTTCTTCGTATTTAGATTTAACAGATACGGGCGTAACTTTTCTTCCGGAAGATTTACAAATCGAGTTGGCACATGGAAATATCGGAGGCATCAATCCCTCAACTGGAATAAAATATGTTAATGAGTATGAAGAAATGAAATACAAAAGAGAAAAAGCCCTTTACACTTCTTCTTTAAGGAAATTGAAAATAAGATGATCAAATCTTTTTCCCAATTACATAAAGCAGAACAGGATTACACAAAGGTTTCCAATTTTTTGAAAATCGGGAAGTCATTGTGTCTTAATTCTTCTTTCCCGGAATTTAAAGAAGAAATGGGGAAATGGCGAAAGAATTGGAATTTAAGACTATCTACTTTTCTCGGCGCAAATGATCCTGAAAATGAAAAAGTTCAGTTTTACATGTATTGTTTTTATGGGTTGGATTCTTTACGAAAATGGGATTGGATTCTTTCTGAAGTAAAAGTTTTACAAGTTGAAATGTGGTTAGATGCTAAAAACCCAGCTATTCCAAGTGAAACTTTTCAAGATGTTGTTTTACGAAACGAAGATTTGACGGCTATTTTTGAAAAGCATGGTTTTGTTTTTACAGAGTTAAAAGGGAGAGGTTACAAACAAGACACTTTTGAATGGAACGGCTTCTCTGTTTTAAATGCTGGATTTCAATACGAAAACATGAAAAGAGTTTTACAGGAACTTCAACCTGTTGTTGAGAAAATAAAAAGAATGGGATTTGAAAAGGTTTTTTACAATCCTATTGTATTTGTAAGCAATCCTCTTGAGGGGCAAGTTTACAATGAATCCCAGAAAGAATACAAGAATTTATCCGCCGGGGCATATTATTCTTATACAAAAGACATAGTGGTAATGAAGGCGAATCAATGGAATTCTTCTTACAAATATGAGAATACTTTTGCTCATGAATTGGCACACAGACTGTATTATAAATTTCTGTCTCCAACGCAAAGACAAAGATGGACATCTCATTTCCACAACAGAACAAAAAAGATTTCTTCCCAAGACATTGCTGGATTGAAGAAATTGGTAATTTCCTGTTGTCCGGTAATTCATGATCCTATGCGAAATGAAGAGTTCCCGGATTTCTCAAGATTCAATTATCGAAAATTCACAAATAAACTAAGACAGAATTCTGAAATGAAAGAAGCTTTGGATTTTATTTTACAATCCTCGGGGAAAGCGGGGAATATAAAAACTCTACGAAGAGAATATTTTAAAAACATTTTCGACCCGCAAGCCTCATGGGGTTTAGGTTGGTTTGGAAAATATCTGCCTCTCTTAATTGAAACTCTTGAAACAAAAGAAGAAAACGAAAAGGCTTTTGCAGTTTCAAGATATGCCCTTCCTAAACCGGGAAGAGTTGAATTTTACAAAAGCCAAGGATTAAACCCTAAGTTTGCAAATGTAGAGGCTCTTTACGAAGAAGCGATTTCTGCAATAAGAAATTGGGCTAATTATTGGGATTCTTTTGTGAATAAAACAATTAAGCTCCCACACTCAACAACTGAATACGGAGAGAATAATCCTTCTGAAGACTTCGCAGAAGCTTTTGCGGCTTTTGTTATGAATCAGGAAATGCCTCAAGATATATACCGGGAATTTGTAAATCTTTTACAAATCCGACTTGGGAAAAAAGCTTCGGTTAATTTAGATATGTTTATGAGAGGATATTGTGCAGAATTTGCTTTAGCTCTTCACGAAAAAACCGGATTCCCAATAGTTTCTTTTGAAGAAGAAGATTTTGATGGATATACAATGAGCATACATTATGCCGTAAAAGACCCTTCTGGGAAAATTCTTGATGCCCGGGGATTGAGAACACAAGATGAAATTATTGACAATCTATATAAAACAGATGGGACTCCCGCTAAACCGGAAGAAATACAAATAAGAGAGCTTTCTGTAAATGATTTGGAAGCGGAAACAGAGATAAACGAAGAAGCTTTTGAAATAGCTGTTAATTATTTAAAGAAAAATAAAAAAGTTTGAAAATTTCTTCAATTTTTTACTATATATAAATAAGACAGAAATAAAGGAGAAGATATTCTATGCTGGTAAAAGATATTCCCGTAATTGGACAGGCATTGAAAAAAGCATATATAAAACAATTGCAAAAACAACCTGATCAGCCCCTTTCGGATTCGGAGTATGCAGAAAAAATGCAGCTTCTTTTCGGGAATGAATTGAAGCAATGTTCTAAGTGTCAAACATGGAAACCATTCAAAGAATTTTCTCGAAAAAAAGAAAAAAATGTTCTTTTCAATTTCACAAATGTCTGCAATTCTTGTGTTTATGATGAAAAGATTGTAGACGAATTCAAAAAGAAGCCTATTGTCCCCAACACCTCTGAAGAAATAAAGAAAGAAGGAAAAGATATGGAAGTAAAAATAAAAGAAATAAATAACGGGAACCTTGTCGTTGAGGATAGTTCTTTAGATGTCGCCTTTAAACAACATCAACTCATGCAAGAATATCGGGCTGGAAAAATTTCTGGGGCGAAACTTTACACAGAAACAACCAAATACTGTAAACATTGTGATACTTGGAAACCTTTGGGGGATTTTCATAAAAACCCAAAAAACTGTTCCGGGAGAGCGGATTCCTGTGCAAAATGTTTTAATAGTAAATACAGTAAGTCTACACCCGCTCTTCAGAAAGAAGAAACCAAACCTGTTACAATGAAACCTCCGGTAGTAACTATCAAGCCTGAAGTTTTGGAAAAAACAAAACAAAGATATTTGCTGGAACAATTCGAGAAAAAAGAAATCGGTATTACTTACATGTTCACAGAAACCTCAAAATATTGTGCTAAATGTGAAACATGGAAACCTTTAGAAGCTTTCTGGAGAGATAATAAAGCCCCTTCTGGGAGATACTTGTCTTGTAAAAAGTGCGCCCGACCTTCTAAAGAAGAAGTGCCTGTTGAACAAAAACCAAAAATAGATAATCCCCGGGCAAATGTGAAACCTATTGTAAAAAATGTAATGGTTTCGGAAAAAAATATGGGATTCGATGTGACTTTTGTTGTTGGAATTTCAAAAATAATTCCCGGAGCTGCAGATATTGTTGTAACCGCATTTGTCCCCGAAAATTATTTTGAAAAAGGAGAAAACCGGGCACCCACGCCCAAAGTAATCTCAGAAGCAATAGCTGTTCCGAGAAGAATTCAACTTTCCGACTATCTTCTTTAAAAGAAAGGAAATACAAATATGTTACTTGAAATAACCGCTGAAAACTTCTTTGAACTGTTCCCCCCGGCAGAAAGAAATATTTCTGTAAACGGCGAGGTTGTTGCAAATATGGGCACAGAAGTTGTGTGTGACTTGTGCAATGCAGACGCTATTTCGGAAGATAAACATGTTATAATTGATCTTGAAGACAATTATATCCGAAGTTGCTACTGCGAAGAATGTGCAAAAAAAATGCAGACTTGTATCCCGAAAACAAAAATAACTGTAGAATAATTAAGTTAGTTTTCCATAGTATCCTCTCTTTTATTTACCTGTTTATCTTCACAAGAGATAGGCAGGTATTTTTTATGACAATTCATCTTAAAGATATAGATCAAGTTCGAGGAGTCGGTAACTGGGCTGTCACATATTTGTGGGATATCCGGTTTTTAAATTCGCCTTTTAGTTCAGACCCCTTATTACCTAAAGGCGGGGGTGCTTGTCCTTACCCTTTCGACAAATGGTTTCCAGCTTCTTCGGTAGATGAGCCGGTATACAATATTGAAACGCATAATGTTAATCACCATGTAATACAAACAGAAATACCTAAAGCTGCAGGGTTAAGACAAATTTCTGTAGAATTTTACGATGATTACAATCATACTCTTGAAACTTGGTTGCGTTACTGGTATGATAGTATGTTCCCGGATCATTTGGAAGTGACCCCTTTAATGGATGTGGTAAAAATATTGGAAGTCGCAAGACTCTCTCCGCAAAAAGAAGTGATGCATACAAACCGATATTATGTATTCCCGAAAGGCAATCTGAATGTGTCTCAAAATTCCAACTCAACAGCAAAGAAACTTAGTATTACCTTGTCTGTCGCTGGGCATGAGATAATAGGTGCGCAAAGTAGATTTCCTGCAACAACACGTTAATTCATTTAAATTCAAAAATATTTGTAAGAAAATAAAAACAGGAGAATTTTTTAAATGGCGGAAGCTAAAAAACCTTTTTTTGTCCCCCAAGAGTTGCAAACGCAAACCGAATCTCTTATTCAACCTTCTCTTGAAACCGTTACTGCACAAGTGACGGAAGAAAAGCCCACAAAAAATGTTGAAAAAAAAGAACCCTACCTTCCCGTTGTAAATCTTAAACAACTACCTTCTAAATTCCTTCCTTATCCACAAGGAGTTGAAATTTCTTACTCTCCTTACAAATTTGGGGAGCTGAAAAAATTCTCACAATCCAAGCTTTCAATAAAGCAAAGATATGAATTTATCCTCGAAGGAATCACTGTCTCCGGAATGGATAAAGAAGATTTAACCTTCCAAGACTTTTTATTCATCGCTCTTTTGAGAAAAATGTCTTCAGTCGGGAACAACGATTTGTTGATTACTTTCAATTGTCTTAAATGCGAACATAAAAATCAACACCATATTATGCTGGATGCTTTGGATTTTGATGAAATAGAAGTCCCCGAACTTCCCGCAATTTTAGAAATTAAAGATCATGAAATGTCTTTCACCCCTCTTACTTTAAAAGATTTCTTCACCCTCTTCAAAGAAGGTAAAGAAAAAGATTCAGTTGCAATCCTTGCTGCACAGTGTCGGTCACATGAGTTCGAACAAGCTTACGATATTCTTTTCGGAGCCAATCCTGAAGATTCGCAGGTTCTCGAAGAGCTTAATAAAGTTTTTTATCACGGCTTGGCGACTCTTCGACTTAAATGTCAAAACAAAGAAGCCCCGACCTCTGAATTTATCGATGGGGTTGAGATCGAAAAACTAGTGCATTGTGACTTTGAAAACAGAATTGAGTTGGGGGATCCGGACTTAATAGTCCAACCCTTTTGTGGAGATCGACGGACTCCTAAAGATAGAATTCGGTTTGGTTCTGGGTCTAAAAATAAGCCCTAACCATCTGAATGATATGGATTACGGAGAAATCTGTTATTTAAATGCAGAGTATTCTAAAATGATTGCAGAACAAAACAGACAAATGCAATTGAACAGTATGTAAGTTTATTTTTACTTCATGTTAGACGGAAAGAGTGCCCGGGAATATCTGGCACTCTTTCCTATATTTAGGTGATAGTTTTCATACAAATATACCGGGGGATGGTTTTATGAAATTTATTCCAAAAGAACTTGAACAAATCGAAAACGAAGAAAATATTAGGCCTAATGCCGGAGAAGAAAAAACAAATATTCTTCTCGAAAAAGCGGTTCAAGTTCTTGCTGTTTCTGCACAAGGCACAAAAGAAACTTCATTCGAGACAAATTCTTTGTTGTCGGATATTGCAAGTGAATTGAAGAAAAAGCCCGAAAAAGAAGAAAAGAAGACAGCTCGGGATTTAATAGACACTTCTGTTTTCCCTCAAGAAAGTGTAACAAAAACAACTTCAGGTAAAGATTTAAAAGATATCGCCTCGGGTGTAACTTACATAAAGACTCTTTTAACTTCGGTTTTAGACACCTTAAACCCGGTGAAAAGTAGTAGTGAGCAGACCTTAAAAGTCACAGAAGGTTTAATGAAAGCCACAGAAGTTTCTTCTGAACAAGCCGCTATGCGGCACAGGGTTGCAGAAGAGGCTGTTGTTAAACACAATAAAGTAATTACGGATTTAACTTCTGAATTACTCGAAGAAGTTGAAAGCAGCAATGAATATTCCCGTAAAAAAGAATTGGAATATCAAGAAAAACAAAAGAAAGAATTTAAAGCGGCTGCTGGCGGTTTGGGGCAGGGTCTTTTAAACATGCTGGGATTGAATGAAGCGGGAAATGTCTTTCGAGGGGTTGCTGATGGTTTCCGGATGTTAGCTGCTATTCCTTATGCCGGTATTGCTGCAAAAATAGGGTTGGTGGCAATTGCGGCTAAACTTACTTACGACAAAGTGCAAGAGTTGTTGGTAGATAAAAAAGAACTTGAAGAAGCTGAAAATGATAAAGAAATAGCTGAAACAAATCTTGAAATACAAAAACACGAATTACAAAAAAAAGCGTTTGCCAAAATAAAAGCGGAACAAAAAGAACGTGAAAAAGAATTAATTCCACAATTAGGGGAAGAAGCCGCTAAAAAACAAGCGGCAAAAGAAGCAAAACAAAAAGCCGTGGATTTTACAGAAGGCAGGAAAAGAAAAGCAGAAAAAGAAAAGAAAGAAGATGAACGCCTTGAAAAAGATCAAGAAAAAGCTTTTAAAGGTGAAGGCTGGGAATCGTATTTAAATTCGCCTTTTTGGTGGATGACTCGACCTGAAAACGAACATAAAGCACAAGCATTAGCAGTTGGAACAACGGGTGCCGGGGCTGTTGGGGCGGGTTATGTAGCCGCTAAAAAAGTTCAGAATTTTGTGCAAGGTTTAAAAGGGGTTCCTGCAGGTGCCCCGGCATTACCTACATCTGCAGTTACAACCCCTGCAAATGTTATGACACAAGCTCCGGGAGTTTCTACAATTACAAATACTCCCGGGATTACAAATGTGAACATGGCTCCCCCGACTCCTGCCCCGACAGTAACTCCGACCCCCACCCCTGCCACTCCAACACAAGCAGCTACAAAACCGGGGATGGTTTCGAAAGCAAAAGACCTTATGGTTTCTGCAAAAGATAAAACCGTAAATATTGCAAAAACAGGAATTGAAAAAATAAAGAATGTGTTTCCGAAAGGAACTTCCGCTGCAGCATCTTCGGAAGCAAAGGCTCTTACAGAAACGGCAAAGAATTTAAATAAAGCTCAAGTTGCAGCTAAAACAGCTATCAAAGGGGCTTCGAAAGCCACACAAGCTTTTAAATTTGCAGGGAAAGCATTAGGGCCTGCTATCGCGGCAGGATTTGCTGTGGATGAAATATCCACTGATTTAGGTGAAGGTAATTACAAAGAAGCGGCAAAGTCTTTTTTGAAACACGGATTGAATTATGCTGGGGGTGCTGTTGGGGCTACTCTCGGCGGGTTGACCACTTTTGGTTTTGGCGGAGCTGCCGGAGCTGTCGGCGGGTATATGGCTACTTCTTATGTGACCGAAAAATTGTTAGGGAAAGCAACCCCGCAATCTCTCGGGGAAAAACAAATGGCTTTTGCAAAAGAAAAAGCTGGGGATGATGAAATAGGTCAAAGAGTTCAAGAAAGAGTCCAGCAAAACTTAATTGCCGAATTTAGAAGAAAAGAAGTTGCAAAAAAAAGAAAAGAGTTAAAAGAAGAACGTGCTGCATATTTCGATAAATTAAAAAAGAAAGGAGTTTCTACAAAAGAGGCTCGATCTCAAGTACAGGAAAAATACGGAGACATAAATAAAATGGCGGATGTGGAAGTCCGTAAAGACGAGCGTAAAAAAGTTTACGACTATCTTAAAAAAGAAGGTAAGTCGCAAAAAGAAATTCGTGCTATATTGCGGGAAGAATTTAAAGACATAAATGCTCCGGTGAAAGAAAAAACAGTTGCAGATTCCATTGCTCAGGAAAATCAAAAAGCAGTGCAAGAAACCACAGAAGCTGTTGTTTCTTTAAAAGAACAATCTGCAGATTTAGCAAAAGAAGCAAAAAGAGAACAAGATTACCGAGATCGTAAATTAGAAGAATGGTTTGATAAAATTTATTCTTTCTTGAAAGATGATTTTGTAAAAGGAATTGCAGCATTCTTGGGGATGTCTTTTCTTACAAGGGGTCGAAAAGAAACTTCCGCCCCCGTAACTAAAACACAGAATTTACAAACCCCTTTGGGAGCGAACGCCCGGGAGACCGCAGGAGTTCAAAATTATACACAAACTCCCGCAATGCCGGAAATGCAGCCACAATCGATAAGTCCTGTGGCTGTTCCTTCTACTCCTGCTGTTCCTTCTACTCCTGCTGTTCCTTCTACTCCTGCTGTTCCTTCTACTCCTGCTGTTCCTTCTACTCCTGCTGTTCCTTCTACTCCTGCTGTTCCTTCTACTCCTTTACAAAATATGAAAAAAGAAATAGAAAAAGCGGAGGCTTCATCAGAAACCGACAAATTAACTTCTTCTTCTGAAATTATTGCTAAGGCAATGGAAGACCCTGCAGTTTTACAGAGTAAGGCTTTTGATTTCGCATTAAGTATGGAGGGGTTGCATGAAGTCAAAGACAGGCAAGCGGTAAAACAATATTTAAAAGATGGTGGTCGAAATTTAGACCCAGCAACAACCCCGTGGTGTGCGGCTTTTGTAGGGTCAACTCTACAACATGCGGGAATTCAAGGTTCAGGTTCTAATGTTGCTAATTCTTACCTTAAATGGGGTAAAAGAGTCGAAGATGCTTTGGACGTAAAAAAAGGCGATGTTTTGGTTGAGCACCGGGACAAAGGTTACGGGAAAACCGGTGGGCATGTTATGTTGGCTACCGGAACCGTTAAAGTTGATGATCATGGCTTAATAAAAATAGAAGCTTTGGGTGGGAATACCAGTAATAAAGTTACTCGAAAATGGTATTCCCCTGATCAAGTTGTAATTCGAAGAGCAGATGAAAGCGTGAAACTAGGGCTAAATAAAGGGGTGTCTTCAAAAGATACAAATGTAACTCCCGGAAACCCATCTGCAAACTCCGGAGGTATTGTTGAAACGGTTGCAAGCGGGGCAAAATCTTTTTTAACTTCTGCTGCGGATTGGGGTAATCAAGCGGTTACTGGAATTATGGGTGCTGCGGCTGGTCTTTTACCGGGTGAAATAGGTGCAGAATATAAAAAGACAGTTGAAAATTTCAACTGGAGAGACCTTCAGATGAAAAATGTGCAAACCTTTATGCCGGGATTTAAGAAATACGAACAAAAACCGACGACAGAGTTTAAATATAAAGGGGCATATACCGCAGAACACCCTGAAGGCGAACCCATGCCGGATGTTTCCCCTGTTTCTGTAAAAGAAGATAATAAACAACCTGATGTGTCTCCACAATATTCACCTCCGGTATTAACTCCTGTTGAAGAAACAGGAAAAACCCCGCAAGTGGTTGCAAAAAAACAAGATAATAAACAAGAAGCTTTTATTTCTCCGGAATGGAAAGAGAAAAATCAAGCTCTTTTAGCTTCTCTCTCTGAGTTAAGTCCGGACGTATCGCAAGAATATGCGACCGCTGCAAATATTACTCCGGTAAGTGCTACAAAAACACAAGCTCAAGTGGAGTCCAAAGCAGCTCCGACTCCGGAAGTAACAAAAGCAAATTCCCCGGAAGCTTCTATTGCTGGAACTATGAAACAAAGCATGTCTCAAATGTTGAGTGGAATGTCCAATTTATTCGGGGCTTCGCAAATGTCTACAGGATCTTCGAATCAACCCGGCACAAGTAGCCCGGAAATCGATGATATTTCTTTACATTTATTGCAAAAAATGTTTATAGGTGATTAAAAATGGAATTACTTGTTGATATCCTGAAAAGAAATGAAAATGCTAAAGTTATTATCTGTTTTCCGACTGCGAACGGAGGCAGAGAGGCTATGTCTGCTTTAGCTTCCGATGTTTTTTATGTCGAAGGCAGTGCAACTTACGGGGAGCCGGGGGAAGATGCTTACGGCGGGATTATGAAATCCGCAAACCGATTTATGAATGAAATCGGAGCCTTAGCGGGGGCTTCCGGTAATGGGATGATAAATCGACAATTTAAAACAATTCAATCCACAATTGCGACATGGGCAAATTCGGATAAATTTGTATTCTCTTTACAATTAAGGTTTTATGCTACAGAAAGAACTATCGATGTTAGACAGAATGTAAGGAAATTTTTGGAGTGTACTTACCCTCTTTTCGAAAGCGATGTCCCGGGAATGGTACATGCCCCGAATAATTATGATTTCACACCGAACACCTGCATCTCTGTGCAAATAGGGAAATGGTTTAAAACTCAGCCTTTGTTCTTGATAAAAAATACCCGATGGGCTTTTAGTAAAGAAACAATTACCGGGGGGAATCCCTTGTATGCTGAAGGCTCTGTGCAATTTATGTCGTATAGGATGCTTTCTGCAAAAGAAGTGTCTAATTTCCTCGTTTCTTCGGTTACTGGGTCGGAAGATACCGGAAAAACTGCAATAACGTAAAAGAGGGTATTTTCAGATATGTATTTTGTAAATTTAGATTTGTTGAACGAAAAGGATTTCACAGACAGATATGATTTGCAGAAATTCGTGGAAATGAATGAAAATGTCTACGATTATCTGGATTCATATTTTATAAATAAATTGACCGAATTGCCTGTTTTCGGAAAAACTTTTGTGCAAATAGAAGAAGACCGGGCGGATTTGCTTTCGTATCGAATTTACGGGACAGTAAAGTTCTGGTATCTTTTGTTGATATATAATGGAATGATTTCTCCTTTCGATCTTGTGGAAGGGCAAGAAATAAATTACCCTCGAATAGAAGATATTGAAGAGTTGTATTTTTCTTTGAACGCTTTACAAAAAAATAATGTTGTTCCGAATACAGGAAGTTAATAAATGATAGGTGTTGAAGGACAATATATTGCTTCTTTTACTCTTGGGGAAATGAAAGATTTCTTGAAAGAAGAGCAATTAATTTGTTTTAAAATAATTGAAGATACCGGAAACATCTTGCCGATTTTCCAACTCGATATTTATGTCTGGGATGAAAAAATTCTTAAATATGCGAATGAGGGTAAAGAATTAATAATTTCTCTCGGCAAAAGTCGAAATGAATTAACAGATTCTAAATTTAGAATTACAAAAAGTATCCCGGTAAGAGACGGTGAGCATAAAATAATTTTACACATGGTTGGCATTTATGCCGCTATGTCTTACATTACAGATAAGAAAATTAAAATATCGGATAAAAAACCTTCGATAGATGTTATGCGGGAAGTTATTACAAAACACACTAATTTAACTTTCAGCACAAATATTTCTTCAACTCAAGACAGTATGTATTGGATTCAACCAAATATATCCGACAAGAAATTTATAAATAACATCTGGACACACACATATATTCCGAATTCTTTCCCTGCTCTTGGGACAACAATTTTAGGGGAATTCAGATACCGGGATATAAATCAACTTGCAAAAGAAACTCCGAAATTCACATTTAAAATTGCGAAAAAAGAAGATAAGAAGCCTAACGAGATTATTTACGAACTTCCTTACAATTACACAAATTCTTCAACTTTCAACAATCAAGTTTATGCTTACGGGAAAGAAAAATTAATTGCAAATCTCGAAGCCGGGGATTTTACTCTTCTTACACAAGAACCGATAAATCCCACTCTTGCAATGTCGAAAGACGGTATGACGGACAAAGAGATTAAGCCAAGATACGACGAACACAGCAATCAATCTGCAGATAATGTCCATGCAAATTTCTGGAAAGCAAAATTACAAAATCTTGTAAATTTATTTACTTTCTCTACCGTTAAATTGACTCTTATGTATACTCATGATTTTCACGACATCCACGTTCTTGATTTGGTTTATTTTAAAGAAGAAGAGACAAATGCAAATAGAAAGTATTCTTCCGAAACAATTACAGGGTTGTATGTAATTACAAAAGTCTCAAGAGTCATCGAAAAGAAAGTTTTTAAAACCTTTGTTGAAATGTGTCGTGAAACACCAAATGCTATCCGAATACGAAACGAAGAAACAAAATCTATGAATGTCGTGACAACTCGAAGATGATAAAAGTTTTACAACATTTAAATCAACCTGATTTATTATCTACCGCCCAAGTCGGGAAAGTAGTGGATAATAAAGATCCTCGTTTTCTACAGAGGGTGCGAGTCTTTATTAAAGGTATTTATGAAGAAACGGATGTAAATAAACTCCCTTGGTGTTTCCCGAAAGGGGATTCTGGCTTAGGGGGTAAACCGGACTCCTCTTCTTTTGCTATCCCCGAAATAGGGTCTGAAGTTTCTGTAACATGGGTAAACAAAGATATTTATCACCCTTTCTATCAAGGCAGAAGATTAAATGAATTAACCGCCCCTAAAGAACCTTTTCTTGAAGATTACCCTGAAAGTTACGGAACGATAAATTCAAATCTGGAATGGTTGAAAATAAATAAGAAACAAAAATATCTTGAATTCTTCAGCAATGAATTGAAGAAATTCTTGAAACTTGATGGAGATGGAAATCTTGTAATAAATATCCCTACAGACATTGTTCTGCATGTCGGCGGGAAAATAAAGCTTCAAGTTGACGGGGGGTTTGCTGTAAAATGTGGAGGTAAGACAGTATTGGATTCTTCAGGAGGTGTTCACACACAATCCGGGGAAATAATAACTTTTGATGCCCCGATGATACATAAAAATTCAGGATTGTTTGGAATGGGGCAAGGAGAAATTGCTGAGATTGAAAGTGCAATCTCCACACTACAGTCTAAATTACAAGAATTAACTCAACTTGCAGAAAGTATTAAGTCTCGGGTTGATTCTGTAAAAGAAGATATCGGAAAGAAAACAAACACATAAGAAAGTAGGTTTTAATAAATATGGGTATTTGTCCTTTTTTTGCAAATGTAAGTGGAGATGATCAGGCAATTTCTACAGAAACCGTAGAATGTCGTGGAGCGGCATGTCAAATATGGGATGTTGAGTCTAATAACTGTAGTATTGCAACAACAGGGAGAATTATTCACCATTACCACGAAGGGCATTTACACAATGTTCCTCATATTGTAGAAGATATTTCAAATGTTGTGGGAGGTGCTTCTGTTGCAACAACTCTCCCTTATGCCGCTACTCTTACACAGGAATATGCTTGTTTTCAAGACGCTGACGGAAACGGTAAAATATTTGGGCTAGATTTTAAATTTATTGTTGATGAGTTTCTTCCCCCGGCGTTATCCGGGATACAAAGAAATCCCGAACTTGCGAATAAAGATATTCCCGAAATCTCTTGGAGAGATTTATACAACTGGAAAATGTCCGGCGGGGATGATCCGTTGGCGAATGTCCCTTCACGGTTGTAAAGCTTTGAAGAAGGTAATGATATTATGACACAATGGTCAAGGATTGGAGACATCACAATCGGCGTGGGGTCGCATGGTGCGCCGTGTTGCCCTCACGTTTTAATCGGTATTCGTATTACTGGTAGCCATGACACATATGTAAATAACCTTCCGGGGAGTCGAGCTATGATTGATTTAGCTATTCATTATACATGCCCCCATTGCCCGGTAAATATGTGTATGACAGGCTCCCCCGATGTTTATACAAATAATTTACCAGATCACCGAGTCGGAGATATGGTAAACGATTTCTGCGGGTCTTCCGTGACTGTGACAGGAAGCCCGGACACTGTAGACAATGGGTGAGGCATGAAAAAAGAAACTACTTGTGAAAAAAATATTCGAATTTTGGGAGAAAGATGTATTCAAACGGTTACACTTTTGAAAGAAATTCATGATGAATTCCATAAGCAATACGGAAAGAAAAATACTACTTATGAAATGTTTCTTGAATTTAAAAATAGCTATCTGAATGGAGACTGGAGTCATGTTTGAAAGTCTAAAAAAAGCAATCAAAAATTTCTGGAGAGCACTTAAATTTATTTTAGGGTTCCCCCCGGAACCTACTGAAGAACAGAAAAATGAAGAAATTCCAACAATGCGACAAGCAAGAGATTGCGCTGTTCCTGTTGTTGCAATAACTTGTGGAACAACTTACGAAAAAGCATATAAAGCTTTGTGGCATTGGGACTTACCCTTCTTTTTCGAAAGCCCTTTGTTGTCAAATCCTTTAAATGTTATGAGGGCAATAAAAGCTCTGGGATTTATTCCGGACGATAATGTGAAATGGTCAGATATCGAATCTGGTAATTATGTTCCGAAAAAATTAATTATTTTGGTGAAACTCGAAACTAATTTTATAACCGCTTTGTGGTATCAACATTGGGTTGTTGTTGGGCAAAAAAATGCAGATAATTCTTTTGAGGTTTTCTGGGGGGATTCACAGAAACCGAGAACAATTACAGCATCTAAATTACATGCAATGTTCAGTGCTGGGGTTTTGAAGTGTGGAATAAAAGTAGAAAATAAATCTATCGAATAGAATTACTTTTATTTTGATGTTGGAATTTGTATTGTTGTTATGGCAATATATTCTGACGTAAATCAATATTCACCCACACAAAGAGCATTGGTCTCTGATCTGGATTCTATTTACCAGTCAATCGGTAATATCTTGGGGACTTCTTTACGCTCTCGGTTTTTTCTTCCCGAATTTGGTTCTGCAATAGAAGAATTACTTTTTGAACCAATGGATGAATTAACTGTAGCTGCTCTTTACGATACAATTGTAATTGCAATACAGAAATGGGAGCCAAGAGTTGATCTTGATTATTCCAAATCAAGTATTACCCCGGATTACGATAAACACACTTATTATGTTTCTCTTACTTTTACAGTAAGAGGTTTGTCCGATTCGGACTTTTACACATATTCAGGAACGCTTTATAAAAACAGGTAAAAGAGGTTTTATCCTAAAATGAGTAATAATTTTAAAATAATCGACCCGGCTTCTTTATCTTTCGATAACATAAAAGCAGACATCGTTGAATATGTGCAGAACTTGCCGGATTCAGAAAGATGGAAAGATTTTTACGAATCCGGTGCAGGGATGACACAAATAGAATTGTTATCCGGGCTTGGTACTTATTTAAGTTTTCACTCTATGGGGGCAAGAAGAGAATCGTATTTGGATTCTTGTAGATTGCAAACCTCCGCAATAAATATTTGTAACATTGTCGGATATCCTGTTCAAAGGCTTTCTGCCCCAAGATTGAAAATTAATTTCACTCTTTCTTTAAATACTTTCTGGGATAGAGAAGTTCCTTTATTTTATTACCGGGGCAGAAGTGTAAGTTTGTTGTATTCACAAACACTTCTCGGTGGGGATAATGAAGTGGAATGTGTTGTTGGGGATTGGAAACAATCAACTTTTATTTCCACAAGTAATGATAAATTCGCAAATACTTTAATTCTTGACACCGGGATCGATACAAATCTTTTCGGAGACACCCTTGAATTATATGTTGCGGGGGTTAAACGAGATTTAATTCGATACGCAGATAATTTCTTACCGGAAAATGTAATGATAAAAACATACAGCGGTGGGGTTTTGTTGGTTTTCGGAGATGGTGTTTTGGGATATCAATTAAGAGTAAATGATGAAGTTATTTTTAATTACATCAACACTCAAGGTGTTTTAGGGGCTACAGGAATAACTCCTTCGGAGCTAACTAAAAATCTGGATTGCACAATAAATTCGGTGCAAATTCTTAATCCCGGATACAATGCTGATTCTATTGCTAAAATGGCGGCAGTCGCCCCGGGGTATTTAACTTCAAAAAGAAGAATGGTTACGGGTAGTGACCATATTTATATTTTCATGAACTACTCAGGCTCTTTGATTTCTGCAAATTACAAAAAAGATACGGAAGGTTGCTGCACAATGCTCCTTTCTTATCTTTTCGACGATGAACATTATGCTTCTATTACCGAAAAAGAAACTATGTATTCGTTTCTTGATACATATAAAATGATCGGAGAACAAATAATTCTGGTTGCCCCTAAAAGAATCGGGATAGAAATGAAAATGGTTTGTATTGTGGATGAAGGGGTTGGGCAAACGTCTATCGAAGAAACAATCCGAGAAACCGTGGGTAAGTACACGATGAAATTAGGCACTACCTTTCACATCGGGCAAGTTACTTCGGAAGTTTCGAGAGTCGAAGGGGTAAACAGGGTTTATCTCGTAAGACCTGTTTCAGATCAGACTCTTGAATTTGATAGATATCTCAAGCTGGTCTCTTTGGAAGTAATTGTAACTGCAAATAAAGATTATGTTGTGGATATCGATCCAACTAACAACGGTTACTGGGTTTATCTAAGCTCTTCAACTGTCACACAAATTACCCAGAATAGACTGATTGATTCTGCGGCGCATTTCACAATGCAACCTATTTCTGTAGGAAGTTTAATTGTAAATCCGGAATTACAACTTTCCGGACACGTTACACAAATTGTTTCGGATACCGAAATTGTTTTGGATAAAAACATCTTCACTGTCGTTGGGCAACAATACGACATTTACAACGAAAACCTGTAAAGAAGTAATTTATGTCAGAATATCAAATTCAATCTAAGAATTTCTTACCGGAGAATCTTCAAAATTACGATTTTTATCCGAAACTTACGGAAATTCTTGACTATGTTTTAGACGCCTATCACACAAAAAACATAGATTTTCTCAAAGCCCTTTACGATATAAAAAATGCAAATTTCGATTACGAAAAATGCTTATCCTTACTCGGGTCTTCTGAATTTATTGACTTTGATGTTGATTCTGAACAATTTAAAGTTCTTTGTATTATTCTCTCTAACCTTTACGAAATAAAAGGAACGAAAAAAGGACTTAAATACCTTTTACGTCTCCTCGACATGGAAGCCACTATTTACGAGTGGTATGACATAAACAAATGGTATCAAGAAGGGGATCCTCGATGGGAAAGTGAAGTTCCTAAATGCTCTATTGTTCTTGAGCTGGGTTTGGAACATAGACCTATCGGGGTTTGTAATAAATACGATAAATGGGCTTTACCCCGAACAGGCTCCCCGGAAGAAGCTCTTCTCGGAGAAAACGAAGCTTTTGAAGATACTGAGGGGAAGTTTAAAGACTTTGCAACTCGATTACTTTGGATTTGTGTCACTCTTACAGAAATAAGATGGGCTAAAACATTAACAGATTACGTAGATGTTTCTGAGAATTTCTTCTGGTATTTCGCAGAAGTTTTTTACGATAAATATTCTCCGTATGTAATGAATTGCCCCAATATGATACAAGTGGGGTTCCCTTTTTATCAGGAATACCCATATATCGGAGAAACGGGTTTAAAAGTAGGGGATTTTCAATACAAAGGGTATCCGTTTGTTGTCCGATCTTTTGCAGAATACAACGACCCTATAAATTATGATGGTTGGACAAATACTGGATTTGTCGGATATTCCGAAACAGTTTCCGATTTACCGATTGTTGGAGATGGGAATTTAATTGTCGGTCAAGAATTTTACTGGTTGGATAATTCCTCATTTACCTACCCCGCATGGTTGTCTGTGGGTAACTTATTACACGAAGGGAATATTTCAGAAGGTTGTCCGATTGTTTCCGGTTGTAAAGTTTCTATTATCGAAGCACATACCGAAACGGCTTTTGAAAATAACTGTGATATTCACCGTGGAATTTATGTCGGGTATGAAAACTTTGTACAACCTCCGGACAATTTAGGAGATAGTTACCTTGTAGACACTCAGCCCGGAGATGTGCTGTTTATTACTCCAGAAAACTCCTTAACAGAAAATATTTCTTTTGTCGAAGAAATTACAAATATTGAAAAAGAAACAAAATTTACTTCGAATATCTCAGATATTTACGAACCTTTCTTGGTTGGAGACCCTGATAAATTTGTCGGGGATACAAATCTTTTTGTCGGACATGATTATTTCAATACTTGGTTCGAAGCTTATACCGAAACTACGTTCCAAGAACAATTTTACACTTCCTGTCTGCAGGTGGGTGAATGGGGTCATGCTTACTTCCCGGAAACCACATATTTCTTAACTGTTGGACAGATTGAGCTGTTTGTAGGGGAGTCTTATTTCGTAGGAGAAAATGTTCTTCCGCAACATTACGAGGATAGAAATCCGTTACTGTATACTGGAACATGTTTAATTGTCGGAAGTGAAAATACAGTAACCCCCACAATAAAAGTGGGGCAAGGTTTCAATTTCGTCGGGGAATTGGCAACTTGGGATGGAACAAATTTTGTTGGAGACTCCAAAAATGTAATTTACGAAATTTCGGAATTCGATATAAATCCGGAAGTAATCGAAGAAGAAATCCCTGTTCTCGACACCGTAGAGACAAATCTTTCGGATTTCGAATTAATTTCTAACATCCGAGATTCTTTGTGGAATAAACTTGTAGGAGCTTCCCCAACTGTAGGTAGTGTTGATTATTTTACCGTTGGGAGCATATATCAAGTCGGCTCCGGTTTTGTTGGGGATTACTCCGTAGGGGATACCGTAGAAAATATTTTGATAGGGGCTTCTCCTGTTGTTGGATATTACGAATTTTCAGGAACTGATTATGTAGCTTCTGACCCGTATTGCATCCTCGAAGTAGAAAAAGAATTCTCTGTTTCTACCGAAAGATTTTTGCTCGAATTGCCGGTTGTCGGGGATCCTCGGATAACTGTTGGATATATCGGAAATATTCCAGCTCTTATCGGAAGTTCACATTTTGTATATCTAACCGTAGGGGATACCGGAGTTCTTGTTGGGTATGATTCTGTTGTCGGAGAAGGGCATGAAGAAATAGACGGAAATCCTTATCTTGTTGGAGACGGATTACTTGTTGGACAATCTGAATACATAAATACTGTGGAACATTTCGTAAATGTTTCTGCAACAGATGAAATTGCAACCGGAAGTGAAATGAATATCGCTTCCACAACCGATGTTCTTCTCACCGCAGAAGTAATCGAAGAAGAAATTCCTGTTCTCGACACCGTAGAAACAAGTTTATCGGATTTCGAATTGACTTCTAACATTCGAGATTCCTTGTGGAATAAACTTGTAGGAGCTTCCCCGGTAGTGGGGGATTTCGAAGCTTTCTCTGTGGGAACAGTATATACAATAGGCATGGGTTTTGTCGGGGATTATAATGTTGCTGACACCGTGGAAGGGGTCTCGGTGGGCAATTCTCCGGCAGTTGGTTTTGGAATATTTACCGGAAATGCTTATGTAGAGTCCGACCCCTACAGTAATTTAGAAGTTTCTGTAGATACATCTGAATTTACAGAAACTTTCAATATTGAACTCCCCGTTGTCGGGAATAATTCTCTTGTTGTTGGTTTCGCAGGAGATATGCCTGTAAATGTCGGAGACTTCTATTTTATCGGGGACGGTTTAATCGCAGGACAAACTTACCCTGTAACAAATGTTGATGTCTTTGTCGCACAATCTCCAACAGGATTTGTTTCTACAGATTACTCCAACAATATTTACTCTACTTTCGAAATAACCCCAGCACAAGAAATTATAGAAGAAGAAATTCCAGTTTTGGATACGCTTTCTTACGAAGAACAAATAACAGCTTTTGAAGAAATCGTATTCCCGGAAACAATAGGGAATCATTCTGTAAGTAATTCATATTATGTGAGCAAAACAGATGCCGTGGGAGATATCTTTGTCGGAAATTCTAATTTTGTCGGCGGAGCTTCTGAAGGAGTTCTTGTTTCCGATTCTCTGCTTGTAGGGGATGCTGAAAAACATGTAGCCGAAGACTCAGTATCTAAATTAACAATCGATTTTGAATCAGATGCATTACAAAGTTTATTTGCAACAAATACTCCGATTGTTCTTCCGACAAGCACTTCCGAATCTGATCTTGTTTTAAGCTCGTTTGTTGTGGGCGAAGGAGTTGTCGGACAACCCACTTCGAATCCTTCTGCTGAATACGGAGTTAGCAGTTTCTTAACCTGCATTATTGAAGAAGACGATACTGATTTTATGAGTGTTGTTGAGACAGTAAATAGCTCTTCGGAATTTGAAAATAACACCTCTTTTGATTATTCTGAACAATTTATTGTAAACGATGAAACAGTTCCGGTTGTCCTTGGGAATGAAGAATCGGAAGCATTAATACTCACCCCCACAACCGATGAAATAAACCCCGTCTATCTCTCAGGGGAAGAGGAAGTTCCTTACGAATTTAATCCAACATTCAACCCCACAAATAGCATCAACACTACATTTACTTATACAATTGATGAAACATAAAAAATATTTTAAATTCTTCTTAATTCTATCTGATAGATTTGTCTTATTCTTCTCTTAAGATGAGAATACTTATTTTTTGTGAAAGGTGTGAAAAAGATTTATGACTGCCATTCAAGACAAAATAAACTCCAAAGTCGATTTTGGCACTTCTCAAATTCAATCTATTGAAGACACCCTTACCTTAAAAGGTAGTGTTAAATGTTGGATAGAAGAAGATGGAGTGAAAACCCTGCATCATGAAAAAAGTAATCTGATTGTAAATGGGGCGAGAAAAGCTTTGGCACATTTAATTTCTGATGCCAATTCTATTTACAAAATCGATTATTTTAAACTCGGAACCGGAGGACACGCCCCGGGGGATATCCTTACTCCCGTTTCTCCAACAATCACAGATACTGATTTGGAAGAACCTGCTTTCTCTAAAGCAATCGATCATGGCAATGACACTTATCTCCCAACTCCTCCTGCAGAAACCTCTGTTAAATTTACAGTGGTTGTAGAAAAAGCAGAAGGTAATGGTAGCGGAACTGTTGCATACTGTGAAGCTGCTCTTTTCTGTAATGATAATGCAACAATGTTTGCAAGAGAAACTTTCCCGGCAATTGTAAAAAATTCCACACGAAGAATTACCTTCGAATGGTCTATTTTATTTTAACTTTTTCATCTTTCATTTTTTCTGAAAAAATTTAAATAGGAGTTTATGAATATATGACTACCACTCTTCCGAATGAAAATTTAACTTATATTCAGAACGGGGAACCCGTTTCTGGTGGAGTTAGTGGAAATTCTGACGGCGTGTTGAACAGACCTCTTGTTCAATTACACAACAACGTAGATGCGGTTCGTGACGCACACGATGCTTTAGAATCTGAAGTTGTTACAGCTCGTGACGGGGAAGCGTCTCTTTCTGCAAAATTAACTGCAATCGATAACGCAATTACAGATTTGGAAAACGAATCCACTTATGAAGACAATTCAGCCCTTGAAATCGCCGCTCGTGCAATGAGAGACCGAATTCCTTCTTCTTTTGATTATGCTCAATTCAACAAAATGTATGAATTGGATATCGATCTTACTACAGCAAGAACAACTTCTGATTTTTCTCTTGTAACTCAACCTTTGGCTTCAGCAACAACTACTTTTGCAAATCACATAGCTCTTGCCGGAACTCCAAAGAATATTTACGTGGATGGATATAAACTTAACCTTGATATCCGTCCCGAATATAATGCCTCGATGTTAATCAACCTCGGAGCTGCTCCTTCAACCGGAAGTCGTCTTGACTTTGCTTTCCTTGAAGTATGGAAAGAAAAGGTTGTTATCGGAGCTGCAGATGATGTTCTCTTCCCGAATGGAGCCGTAAACTTCGACAAAGGTGCACTTACAACTTTTAATAGTTGTACTCTTTATACTGCAGATGCTTCCGGTGGAAATAACCCTGCTTACTTAGCCTCTGCAAGTGGGCATGGTGCTTACATTAAAGCTAATGATGCTAATATCGAAAAATTCCTTGCAAACCCCGACAACAACACAATTAAAGGTGATGATGGTAATTACTATCAGATCCGATACAGAGTCCGTGTTGTAAACGGTGTGAGTTCATACCTTACTTCAATGCCTCACGGCGATACAACCAACATTAAAGCTCAAGGTAAACTTGCAACTCCTTCGGCAATCTCTTATTCGTTTGTTTCTACAGATGCAGGTCTTTCTGCTGCAGTTGATGCTTCTTTAGCTCTTGATAGTATCGTAAGAGCCGTTCCTCTCGCAATCATTCATCGCAGAAACTCAACCGCATGGTCTCTTACCAATCCTAATGGCGCTGGAACTATTGCTTCTGGCGTTTCTGGAAGACCTGATGGTAAATTCTGTGACCATATTCATTTCAATGATGTTTGTGATCTTAGACAACATGGTGTTATTGATAATAACTTTGATTTTGATTCTATGTATGAAAAGAATTTGAATCAGATTCTTGAATCAAAATTGATGACTACTTTTGAACCTCTTATGAGTGATTCTGATGGTAATGGAACATATAAAGACCTTAACATTTATGGAACTAAGCTTATGAGAGCTGAAGGCTTAGTTGGCTCTGTTCCTTTTGATGCAGGTTGGGAAGTGATCAATGTTCCAACCGCTCAGAATGGTGTTAAGTCTGGTTTAGATGGAATCAGAAACTATTTTTCAGATGTTGGTGGCGAACAAGCTGTTACCGCACTCATTCCTGATATGAGTGTAGATGGTGTTAATCCAACATCCATTTTTACTTATGTATCTTCCACAAAAACTCTTACCATTGACGCTTCTGATCTTAAATCCGGTAATGACGAAAACCCATCTCATGCTTCTCGTACAAAAATCTCAACACGCAGACCACATCTGAAGTGGGGAGCTGGTGCAGAATATTTAGCTTCTTATGATTCTTTTAATGTCTCTGGTACTTGGTCGGGTTTGGGTGGAGATTCTGCAGTATTTACACTGGAAGATAAAACATATACGAATATTTCGGTGGTTTATGATGCTAATTTCGCCATTGGGGATATTTATCAATTTCCAAATGGAGTAGATTTTAATATTACCGGGGTTCGACACAATATAGCGGGAGGAGTTACACAAATTACAGGCTGGTTTTCTGGTTCTACTGTGCCAACCTCGATTGGCACATTTACAAAAATAAGTGGTAGTGGCCCCGCTACAACGACCAAAAAGCATTCTATAACGGATAGACTTAAAGTATCTTCTGTCGCAGGAGTTAAAATAAACGACCTTTATGTGTCCCCAGACTCACATACGTATAAAGTATTTCAAATCGACATTGTTAATAACACAATTCGTTTTATATCAAATACTAATACCTATAAAGCCGAGCCCGAACTTGGAGTATGGACAAAATCAACTGGCGATGGCCCTGCTACCTTAACATCTACAGTCGCATACAATCCTGATTTGGGCTATGAAGTTAATGCGAGTGGTTTAGCTACTGCTATTAGTGGCATTAGTTACGCATTAATGCCAACCAACACTCCTATTCACATCCAAGCATACCTCACCTTCCAACCCGGATCAGGGTTCATGAACAGAATCCCCTATCAGAACAATGATTCTTTCTTGGGTTGCCAATTCAATGTCGATGGAACACAGGTTCTTCCTAACAATGGTATTGGTTTTATTCCTTTTGGAAGTACTGTTGATCCAATAAATGACGGAAACCTCCCAGTGGATTCTCATAGTAGGACAAGTAATTTGATGGGTTTCCAATATAAAGGCGCTGTTATGGACATCGGAACCGAACCTAACGGTTACAATTCCGTCCACTCTCACACCCCCTCAGTCATCAAAGACGGTTCCACTTACAAAATGTGGTTTTCCGGTTACAATGGAACCAACTGGCGCATCCTCTATTCCACATCAACAGACGGCACCACATGGTCAACCCCTGTCCTTGCAATGGACATCGGAACCGAACCCAACGGTTACAATTCCGTCCACTCTTACGCCCCCTCAGTCATCAAAGACGGCTCAACTTACAAAATGTGGTTCTCAGGCTCCAATGGAACCAACTGGCGCATCCTCTATTCCACATCAACAGACGGCACTACATGGTCAACTCCAGTTCTTGCAATGGACATCGGAACCGAACCTAACGGTTACAATTCCGTCCACTCTTTCACCCCCTCAGTCATCAAAGACGGTTCCACTTACAAAATGTGGTTTTCCGGTTACAGAACCAACTGGCGCATCCTCTATTCCACATCAACAGACGGCACCACATGGTCAACCCCTGTCCTTGCAATGGACATCGGAACCGAACCTAACGGTTACAATTCCGTCTACTCTTTCACCCCCTCAGTCATCAAAGACGGCTCAACTTACAAAATGTGGTTCTCAGGCTCCAACGGCAGTAACTTCAGAATCCTCTATTCAACCTCCATCGACGGCACTACATGGTCAACTCCAGTTCTTGCAATGGACATCGGCACCGAACCGAATGGGCTCAACTCCACATACACCTACTACCCCTCAGTCATCAAAGACGGTTCCACTTACAAAATGTGGTTTTCCGGTTACAATGGAACCAACTGGCGCATCCTTCACGCAGTCCTTGCAATGACCGACACGGCAAACACAGGTAGTTCAACTACAGGAGTCTATTCTACCACAGGAACCATGAACCATGCTCCGGCAGCGAACTCTCAGGTCGTTGTGTTCTACGAAGCAATGGCGGATCAGCTGGATAGGAGTTTGATTGACACTACTCGGCGTGTTACAGCATTTCAAAAGATAGCTGATAAATTGTATTTGACTACATTAGGCACTGGGGTTGCTGGAAATCCTCAAGACTCTAAATTTAGGGATGTTTTTGTTAATCACACCTATAATGTTTCTTATTCTTTTCATGGCGAAGATGTTAATTCGTTGTTTAATTGTCAAAAAGTTAATTTTATTACGGATAGTCAATCTGATGAAGTTATTACTTACTCCTTGTGGGTCGATTATAACAAAGGATTAACTCCCGCTTATGTGCAAGGCAACCCTGTAATCACTCAAGACTCATTACTTGACTCCGAAATAGGATATCTTGCTTCCTCTTACTCCTTAGCCGGAGTAAAAACAGTGTTAGCTCCTACAGCATTGCCTGTAAGAGCTATTTGGAGAGGCATTGCTGGGTCAGCCATAAGCAACTATATACAAGGAATTCAAGTAGATATGCTTACTCTTGATAAATCTTTGTATTTGATGAAGAGTCACGGATCATTAAGTATTGTAGGATATCCGAATACAAATCTTTGTGCAAATTATCTACCCCTCGGCAGACCAATTCTTAAATAACTTCTCGTAAGAGAAATACAGAGTAATTTCTGTATTTCTCTTACCTAACACAGGACATAAGACAGAGATTTAACATTCTCAGTCTTTAGACAAATCCAGACTTTTGTTTCTGGATTAACGACAATAAATTGAACGGAGAAAAATTATGGGTATTGTAAAAGGATTTGGCGACATTATCGCTCCTCAGAATTTGGCAACGAATGGTAGTTTCAGAATCAATCAGAGGGGGCTATTTAGTTCTTGGACTGAAGCTCAATATCTTGATTTCGTTAGTGATGCTTGGAGAATTTCTGGGGTAACCGTCGATTTTATTGAATGCCAAAACACTACTTCTTATGGGAAACTTTATTTGAGGGGTTACGGCAAAAAAGGTCAACACATAAATATTCAGAACAAAGACTATGCAAATCCTATAGCATCAACATCTCCTAAAGGTACCATTCCGGCAATAACAGCATCCGTAGCAGTAGCTTGCACTACAACTTCTGTCCCTCTCAAAGTATTGGCTAGTCCTCGATATCGCTCTGGGGATACCCAGTCGTATATTAAATACGCAGAGGTTAATTCTAGAAAGACATCAGACAGTTCAGTCAGAGTTATATCTTTATTGGGAAATCCTTTAGGAGTTAATATAGCTCCTTACATTACTGTGGAACTAATGGCTGACGGAGAATTTTCACTATCTTTGGGGTCTTTTCAAGAATTGTGCGGAGCTTTCATAAATCCTCCGGAATATGCTATGTTGCCTTACGCAGACGACCTCCTCCGCTGCAAAAGGTATTATCAGAAACTTTACATAGCTGAAACTTTACTCCCAAAACCAAACTCCGGTGGGTTAGCTACTTTTTGTGATAAAAGCTTATTCCTACATCCTGAAATGGCAGGAACTCCTACCGTAGCTACAACAGGAAATATAGGTTTGATAGAAGGTGGTTCTGGTAGCGATATCTCTGCAAATGTCTCGGTTTACTTCGACAACACTTTCTTAAGATCGACCCGTTTAAAATTATCTTCTTCGACAGCCTATGATTCGATTAGATTTACAGGTTCTGTTGCTTTTGAAGTATAAAGGAGTTAAAAATGTTACACATTAAAGTAAATGGCATGACAATTCTTCCGATGCGCCCCGATTCCCCCGTTAAAACTTTTGGATCCGAAGACGTTCCTCACGGAACCCAGTCTGTTCTGTATCGAGCAATTCAAGTCCACAACAGCAATGGCGGGACTCCTCGTATAGGTCTTCCCAGTTTTACAGAAGAAGAACTCAACGTACACAAGGAACTCTTTGCGGAAACCGTTGAAGTTCTTCCTCTCTTTGACGAAGAAGGTAACGAGATTAGTTACGAAACACTTGAACCGAATCAAATCTTGGAAATCGATGAAATCACTGTAAAGAAAGAATTCTACAGCAATTTCTCCGAAGAAGTTCCTGCAGAAGAACTTACTCCTCGAACCGTGAGAGCAGAAGATCCTATGATGGGGCAAGAAGTCCAAGCTTATGTAGACCTTGCAGCTTGTAAAGAAGCTCTTACCGCTACAGCTATTTCTGAGTGTGCTCAAAGGCTTCTCGACCGCGCCGTAGAGGAATGTTTGATCGTTCCAGAACTCAGCGAGGAATTCAAAGCTCAGTTTGAACTGATTGAAGTGGAAGAAATTTAAACCGGAGTTTTGTATAAGAAAAAAAGATGGGGGGCGTAAAACTCTCCATCTTTTTTTCTTATATTCACCTGATTAAAAACATATAAATAAAATGACTTTTCGGGAAAAGAAAAAATGGCTTTTAAAAAAGTATCGGATTTAACACAGGCAACTGGAATTGATTTACAAGATTTGTTTCTGTTGTCGGATATGTTAGGATTAACTTCGAAGAAACTTTCGTTCGAGACGTTGCAGAATTCTTTAAATGTTTCAGATTTGAACGGGAGATTACAAGAAGGAAGTTCGTATACGATAAATAGGGATTCTGAGGGCTTGGTTTCGACAATAGAAACAACTTTCGGAAGTGTTACAAAGACTTTTACTTTTGCCCGGGATGTTAATTCTTATGTTTCTTCTGTAAATATTCACAATTCGGACGACTCTTACGACAAAACTTACACTTTTGTTCGTGATTCGGAAGGGGTTGTGACTTCTATTACGATATCTTGAGAATAGGGCGGAAATAAGAAAATTATGTTTAACGTCCAACTGGAACCGACAATAACGAAACGACTCACCGGAAGATCGAGAGCTGAATTAACAAATGTGGGTCTTTCTGGAGATGTTGCAAATTTAATTATTACAAAAAATGCGGAAATCACACAAATTCAGATAAATCATCTTGTAGGTAGCGGTTCTTTCACAATTGAAATATATTCGGATGTTTCTTTATCGGATAAAGTTTTTTCTGCAATTTCGGATGACACCGGGGAAATTCTCATGTTCAACAAAATAGGGTTGGAATTTGAGAACACCGACACCCCGACAGCAAATAATTTGTGTTACATGAAAGTAATCCCTTCTTCGGGAGTTGGACATACTTTTAAATGTGCGATTTTTTATAATAAACTTTAAAGGAGTTTAATAGATATGGCCGCTAAAATTATTTTTCCTTTGCCCCCCGAAGTGATTGAATTAAGAAGAGTTGTGGGGGATGCTGAAAATCTTCACGGTAAAGTGGATGTTGTTCAGGCTAAAACTGACAACCTTCCAGCGGATACTGCTTCGGTTCTTTCTACTATCGATACTGAAGTGGGTAACATTCAAACCGATGTTACTGCAATAAAAGCGAAAACCGACAATTTACCTGCAGATACCGCAACGGCATTGACAACTATCGATACCGAAGTCGGCAATCTTCAAACCGATGTAACTGCAATAAAAGCAAAAACAGACAATTTACCTGCAGATTTAGCTACAATTCTTGGAACTCCTGTAACTTCTGTTTCTGCAGATATAGCTGCAGTAAAAACAGTTGTAGATGCTGTTAAAACAAAAACAGACAATCTTCCTGCGGATACTGCAACTGCTATTTCAACTATCGATACCGAAGTAGGGAACATTCAGACAGATGTAACTGCAATAAAAGCAAAAACCGACAATCTTCCTACGGATACGGCTTCAGTTCTTACTACTATTGATACTGTTGTAGATGGAATTCAATCTGATTTGGATAACGGTACTGATGGTCTTGGTGCTTTGAAAGCCCTTATCGACAGTGTTCAATCTACTGTTGATGGTATTCAAAACAACACTCGTTTTACAACAAATCTTCCTCAGCAAGTTAGAATCCCGGCAAGTGGTTCAGCATATACAAAAGTATTTATTAATATTTTTGATTCTGCTGGAAATAACGAAGACCCGGATTCAAACGAAGTCGCTCTTATTCTTACTCAACCTGACGGAACTGATGTAACTACTCGTTTATTCCAAGATGGAGACGGTACTGACACCGCTCTCGCTACAGGTTCTGTAATTTATACCAGCAACAAAGTAATCCCTCGTGACAGTCTTGGAAGATATTATTTCTTTTTGAAAACCACAGATGCTGCAACAGACGAGTTACTTAACCTTCAAGTTAAATATACCGAAAATGCTGTTGAACTGACTCAAGATCGTTCTGTTTTCATTACTCAGCTTGTTAACGATGCTACTGCTGCTAACCAAACCACAATTCTTAACAACCTTGCAACTGTTGATACCGTTGTTGATGCAATCAAAGTTAAAACCGACAATCTTCCTGCTGATACTGCGACTGTTCTTTCAACTATCGACACCGAAGTTGGGCTTATTCAGAGCGATGTCACTGCAATAAAAGCAAAAACTGACAATCTTCCTGCAAACACTGCTACCGAATTGGATGCTATCGACACAGCTCTTTCTACAATCGATGCTTATGTTGATACTCTTGAAACCAATATCGGAACTCCTGCAGCAATTGACGGTGGAGCGGCTACAATTGCCGGTATGCTTCGCAAATTGTTTGATGACGGCAGTGGTTTCGATGCAACTACCGACTCTCTCAATGCGTTACGTGCGGCAATCGACGCTAAACCTACATATCCAACCTCTTTTGCGGGAAGTAAGGCAACTGCCGCCCTTTCAGCTTCCGGTGCAGAAACTCTCGAATTCTCAACTACGGAAGGCGTTCTCACCAACAATGCTACTTTGTTGCAATTGAAGATCACTGTTTCGGGTGCAACTTCGGATTCAACCGTGCAGATTTTCGAAAAAACCGGAAACCCGGCGGGGAATCTTGTATACGAAGTACAGAACATAGATTCTACAGGGATAAATCTTGCATTGCCAAGCATGATCTTCAGAAACGCAGATGATACTGCGACAAATAAGATTTATGTAAAAATCAGCAATGTTACCGATGCAGGAAGTTCTACTTTCACCGTTGAACTTCGTGGTTTGTTGAATTCAAACTAATCTGATTTAAATTTTCCGGGGATGTAGATATTATGTCCCCGGAAAATTTAAAATTATTCAGACTTAACTCTTTTGAAAGACGAGAGATTTAAATAATGGCAGTGCAAACCGTAGGGGCGCAACCCCCAATATATCAAAAATTAGTAACAAATGTGGGAAATGTTTCTGCAGGAGAAACAATCAACATCCCTAATAATTACACTACTATTATTATCGAAGACGATTCAGCTTCTGCAGCAAATGCGGTGTCTTTGCCAACAGGGGTGAACGGGCAGATAATCTATATCTACAACGGGGATGCTCAAGCAACCTCTGGAGACATTATAATTCCCCCCGGGTATTTAGCGACTTTAATTTACATACAAAACTCTTGGAAAACAATAAAAGGAATTGTGGGGTAGTAACAGATGAATCCTGCGAATTTAGATGTTGAAGTGTATAAGGGGGAGGATTTTTCCCTTTCTTTTGTTTTTAAAAACCCGGACGGAACCCTTGTAGATTTATCAGCTTGCTTTATCGAAGCCGCTTTTCGACACGAACAAGAAAAAGAAACAAAGGTTTCTTTTGTGACATCTATAGATATCCCGACAGCGACAATTACTTTGTTTATGGATAAAGTAACAACAAATACCTTAAGACTCGGGGCGGGACATTACGATATGGTTTTGATAAATGCTTTAGGGCATTCCGAAGTGATTCTTAACGGACATATGTATGTAAAATACTCCCCCACAATTTCCGAGACGGATTAAAAGAAAATGGCTATTGATCCTAAATCAAGACTTGTTATTATTTCTCAACCCAAGAAATTGACGGTTGAAGATAATAAACCTGCCCTTGTTGTGCGGAACGAGAAGAAAATAATTGCTTTTCAAGCCCAACAAGGATTGCCGGGAGTCCCGGGGGATGGTTTAAATTTAATTTGCGGGGAAGATATAGATTTCGGCAATATCGTGTATGTGAAGACAGACAATAATGCTTACAACGCTGGATATTTATTGCCGGAATTGCTTTCTGATTTTATTCCTACTTTTTTTATGGCACAAGGAACTGGAACTTCAGGACAAGAAATCTTTTTTAAATATCACGGGTTTATAGAATTCCCTGTAAGTATTTTATTGCCGGGGCAAATTTATTATCTTGGGGAAAACGGACAAATTACTTCAACCCCTCCAACGTCAGGTCTTATGTTGGTAGTAGGACAAGCTATAACAGAGACTACTTTTTTATTACGATTTCAAGAATCTATTCTTTTACGCTAATTTCACGAAAGGGGTTGGACAGGTATAAATGGCAATAAGAATCCCCTTAGTGCAAATAAACGGGAGATTACGGGAATTACCCGCAGAAGATAAATTTCCGAACGAAGTTATATCTACTTATGAGCATGTTCAAGACACCCCCTCCAACACTTGGGTTATTGAACACAATATGAGTAAATACCCTTCCGTTTCTGTAGTATTGGATGATGGTACTGAAGTTTTCGGGCTTAAAGTCTATGATTCAGAGAATCAGATAACTTTGTCATTTTCTCGACCTATTACAGGTAAAGCTTTTTTGAACTAAAAACATTAAGGAGAATTACCCCAGATGTTAATTTTAAATAATCTCAATTTTGACCAGAATGAATTACTAAATGGTGTAATTCATAAGTCAACTTCCGCCACTCGTCCTGCAACTCCAGTAGGAGGACAACTAACTTATGATACAGATGAATTTACCCTGTATTCTTGGAACGGTTCTGCGTGGGTTACACTGTCAGATGCAGATGCTGTTCTTTCGATTGTGGGAACTTCTCCGATAAATGCTTCCGAAGACGGTAGCAGACAAGTAACTATTTCTGTAGACGATGCCAGTACTTCAGGTAAAGGGGTTGTTCAATTAGCGGGGGATTTAGGTGGAACTGCAACTGCAGTTATCGTAACCGGTGTTGGATACGGAACCGGGGACGCAACAAGTGCTAACGCTATCGCAACTGCCGTAGGAAAATCCCACGATCAGAACACAGATACCGGCACAACTTCTGCGACTTTCCAACTTAACAGCGGATCTTCCGGGGTAGTATTGAAAGACAATGCGGGGGTTCTCGAAGTAAGAAACGCCGCTGACTCAGCTTACGCTCCCCTTAAAGTTGATGATTTGACCATTACCGGAGATTTAACTTACATTAATTCCACCGAAGTTCAAATCGGAGACAGTTCTATTCTTTTGAACTCTCTGATCGATGTTTCAACCAGCCATTCAAATGGCGGTATTGAAGTAAGACGTTTAGCCGCTGACGCTGCTGGAACTGGAACCGTATCTGGAACTGGAACAGCAATTACCGGCTCAGGCACAACTTTCACAAGTTATGCTGTGGGAGATATTCTTGTTGTAAGCGGAGAACGAAGAAAAATTACAGAAATTACTTCGGACACCGCTCTTACAATCGAAGAAGCTTTCACTTCTGATCCGAGTGGAGATAGCTTTTCTGTAGCCGAACAAGCAAATGCTGCGATTTTCTTCGACGTTTCTACAAATAAATGGAATGTTACTGAAGGTGCGGTAGGGGATACACAAACCCTTCCATTGGTTAAGAAATATTCTGTAAGTATCGGAAATGCTTCGGACACAGATTTTGTAATTACACATAACTTGAATTCTCAAGATGTGACAGTTGCAATTCGACAGGTTGCAAACCCATATGCCGCTGTTATGACCGATTGGGAAGCAACAAGTGTTGACACAATCACTGTAAAATTCAAAAAAGCTCCTACTGCTAACCAGTATCGTGTTGTTGTAACTGGGTAATATGTAACAAGGTTTCTGTAGGGAGATCATCTTGAATTTCCTTACAGAAACCTTTATCTTAAAGACACTATTTCAATAATGGGGTATCAAAACATGGGAATTTCATTGACGAATATAAAAAAGACGGAAAAAAAAGAAAATCCGCCCCCGTTCCCCCCTGCAGAGAAAGAGATTGCTCCTTTGTTGGCAAAAATAACTCAAAGCGTGGGATTAAAATTTAGTAACGGATATGAATTTAAGATATCTTACGAAAATGGAAAAATGGAAATTTCTGCAAATGTTAATGGACAAGAGGCTTTTTTTCTTGATGAAATACCAGAAGAATTTATTAATTCCTTAAGGCGGATGATCGGGTGAAATTTTTAGGAACAAACTTAGATTTAGATCAGGCGGAACTTCAAAAAGCAGTAATTGAAGCTGCAAGTACTTTTCCGGAAAATCCGGTTGAAAATCAAGTTTTTGTAAATAACGCTGAAGTGGGGAATCCTCGGCTTTATGTTTTTTTAAATTCGGTCTGGAATGAAGTTTCTAATCATGAAGCAACTGCTCTTCTAAAAGGGATAATCCAATTAACTGGGGATTTAGGGGGCACTGCTACTTCCCCCCAAGTCACTCAAGTCGGGGGGCAATCTGCAACCAATATCGGGAATTTAATTTCTGCTGCAAGTCTTTCGCAGGAATATACAGGATTTCCTAATAGAACAGATTCTGTTTTCTCTTTTACCGATGCAACAAGGACTTTTTCAATTGCCCCGGTTTCGACATCTTTTGATTATTATCAAAACTCGGTAAAATACACAAAAACTGTTTTAGATTCTGTTCAAATATCAAATACCTCTGGGATTTGGTATATTTATTATGTTGGAACAACTTTAACCGCAAGCCAAACGGCTTGGGATCTTTCAGCTTCGGTTCCTGTATGTATTCTTTATTGGAATGCTACTTTAGCCCAAGCTCTTTTTCTTTGTGAAGAAAGACATGGGCTTGTTATGGACTGGGCAACTCATGAATACTTGCATAACATAAATGGTACGAGATATAGAAACGGGTTTAATATTTCTGGATATACTTTAAATACCGATAGTGATTCTGCAGTTCAAATACAATTGGCTAACGGAGGTCTTGCGGATGAAGATATTTTAATTAATATCGCACATGCTGCAACCCCTATAAATGCTTTTGAACAGTATTTATTGAAACCTGCAAAAATTCCTGTTTTTTACAAAGAAGGAATAACCGGGGAATGGCGAAAAGATACCGCCACAGATTTTTATTTCAAAAATACAACAAATGGGCTGGTAAATTACAATTCTTTTACTACAACTTGGGGGCAAACAGAAGTCAGTAACGGGTATTACGTTGCATATTGGATTTTTGCCACAAATAAATTAACAGAGCCTGTTATTGCGATTCAAGGACAACGACAAGATAATCTTTTGACAAATGCAAAAGATTATAACACTTTTGAATCTTTAATCTTGGGTTCCTTTTTTGTAGAATTTAAACTTTTATATAGGGTAATTTTACAAACAAAAACTTCGTATGCCGGGGAAAGAAAAGCGATTGTTGCTGACGTGGTTGACTATCGAACAACTCAAACATCCGCTTCTTCTATTTCAGGCTCAATATCCCCATATCATTCCAGCTTACAAGGGCTGGATTATACTTCTTCCGGGCATATTGGTTTTGAACCTAGATCCAAGCCTCTTTCAACAATTACAACGACATATTCTGTTCTGGATACCGATACCGTTTTATTGTTAGATGCTACAACCGCTTCTTTTACGGTTACTCTTCCTGATCCTACAACCCAGATAGGGAAATCTTTCGTCTTGAAATTAATAAGTTCCGGGCAAAATAATGTAGGAATTACTTCGGTCTCTGGAACAATCGATGGGGACTCCACTTATTACCTCAGCAAACGATATCAATCTGTAACCGTTATCTCTGACGGAACAAATTGGTTCATTATTTAAGGAGGGTTTTTATGTCACATTTTGTAATAGCTTCGCAAACACAACCTCCTTTAAATCCTAAAGCTGGAGATATATGGTTCAACCCTAACACTGGTTGGAATATTTTAATGTTTTGGGATGCTTCCCGAAATGCATGGCTTTCTGTAGAAACGCACTCCTATTCCTTCGGGGTTGCTTCAAATAACACCTCTTCTCGGTATTTATATGCTTTGAATGGGACTTCTTCTGACATTCTTTCCCCGAGTATAAATAAATCTTTCGTCGTAACAGAATTGATAGCCACTATGACTTCTACGAATGCTGCTGCGGTTATCTTTTCTGTAAGAACCAAGACTTTAGATACGGGGGTTTTATCCGGGGATTTAGTGACTTTAACGATACCAACCGGAAGTTTGTATGCTTTGGACAACACGATAAACACGGCAATTGCAAATGGCGGGAAATTAGTCGCTTATGTTTCTGGAACCAAAATCAAAAATCCGGATTTTACTGTTTATTTAAAATATCATTGGGTGTAAAGGAAAATTAAAAATGCAAATACTTGTTACAAATTTAACAGAAAGCACTCGAATATATTTCGGAATAGAATTTCCTCCTGATGAAACAAAAGAACTGTTTGATTTGGGGGTAACACAAGTTCAGCTTTTACAAGACGATCTTTTAATCCCGGATTGGGCAAACGGTTTAATCAAGATTAATGATGGGTTGCAAGATATCGTATCCGTAAACCAACTTATTCCTTTGTTAAAAGGTTCTTTCAGCTCGTTAAGATCAACGGATAATCGTATTATTGTGAAACCAAATGTGAGACCGATAAATACCACCGGATATTTTACTTCGAAAGATGATAATGTGGCTGTCCCCGGGGATGTAGGGAACGGTGAAAACCTTATTGAAGTTGACCATAAGATGGGAGACCCGGTAACAAAAACAATTGTTCAACAATTTAATGTTGAAAACAATAGAAGTTGGATTTTCGAAGGATATCTGAAATATTCTAATGCTAAATTTGATAGGTTTTGTTTTTATATTTCAACTATAGCAACCCCTTTTACAGAAACGACAGGAACAAATTTCTTGAGATACCCCGGAAAGAAAATAATTCTCCCGGCAATGGGCAACGGGGATGTTTCTCTTGATTTGGAAAACTTAACAACTTTAGTTTCAGTCGTTCCTCGAACGGATAGCGGTTTATGCCCCGCTGCGTATTGGGATGCGGATTATAACTCGACTACCGGGAAATACGAAAACTTAACTCCGAATTTAACCGGAGAAGGCAAATACAATATTTTTTATGAAGAAGTTATTTTGAAAAGATACATAAACAATGTCGGTTTAGTGGGAGATGGGTTTTTTAAATTTGAAAATTCTGACCCTTCAGAATTGGCTACAAATCTGAAATGTAATTATATGTTCACAACCACAGGGGAAGATCATGACTGGCAAGCGATTGTTTTCATTTCCATGTTTAGGGAAAAAGGGGTGTAACCAATAATGTATGATATGGTCTTTATTTCAGACACACATTTAGGTTCTCATTTCTCCAAAACAACATTGTTGGGTAAATTTCTGAATGAATTAAAGACCAATGCTCCAAAAAAATTATTCCTTGTGGGGGATATTTTCGATGTTTGGAAATCTAACATTAATGTCCCCGATTTTACAGATTATTTTCAAGGGTTCCCTAAAATAATATATCTTCTGGGAAATCATGATAGTCTGATGAAAAACCTCACCTTTGTTTCTTCTTGTATAAAAGAAAGAGCGGCTTTTTCTTACGAGTCCAAGAATTTTCTTATTTGTCACGGACATGTTTTGGATTCGGATTATGGGAATGTTTCGATGTTTAATTTTCTTACAGATAAATTTTTTTATGAATTTTCGAAATTGATCAATATTGATATTCGCAGTAAATTACATTTTTTAACAGAATGGTATTACGAAAAACATTTCCCGGAAAAAGAAGCTAAAATTCGAGAAATGGAATTGGATTCTCTTTTTGATTTTTTTATTACAGGGCACACACATTGCCCCGGAATGCAAGAAGTGGGGTCTTTGAAAATATTCAATCTGGGGAGTTGGTTGCAAACTCCTTACGCTTTCTTCTTAAAGGAGGGGAAATATGCTTTTATCGAAATTACAGAAAGCAAGTTACAACCTGAAGAAAAGGATTTTAACTCTTTTCGGTGATATAGAGAAACATCCGTATCCTTTCTTTTTCGTTTACAATCCCAAACACTATTTGTTGTCAGGGAATGATTTTTATCAAATTTCAAAAATAATTCAGCCGTTCGATGTTTTATTGCGGAGATTTGATAATTATTTGGATAATGGGTTTATCCCGGGGTTTTGGAACCATGCAGGAATCTACAATACTAATGATAGGATTTTACATGCAGTGGCTGAAGGAGTTAAAGAAGAAACTCTCTTTGATTTTATGAAAGCTGACCATATCTGTGTTTTACGCCCCAAGTTCACATTCTCTCCGGATGTTGTGAGACACAGATTGGAAGCTTTTTTCGGAAAAGAATATGATTTTAATTTTGATTTTCAGGATAATGGAGACCGGTTATCCTGTACAGAAGTAATAAAAGAAGCATTTAAGGATTATGACAACTTAATCCCTTATACAGAACTGGATTATTTTTTCTTTAAACGACAAGCGGTTGTGCCGGACACAATCTTTACGGCAAACTTCGAAGTTGTTTACGATTCTCGAAAGGATTCCACAAATGCTGAATAATGCTCACGATATAAAACCCGGGTCTTTGATTTTTTATTCTTTTCGATACAGTGTGTTTTCGACACTCTTACAAATATTGACTGGTTTTAAATATACAAAAATTGCTCTTTATCTGGGAAACAATGAGGTTCTTGAAACGTCTTTGTTCGGGAGGGCTAAGAAATCTTGTTTTTCAAGATATATTAACAACCCTTTTATTGTTGGGGAAGTTGTCACTTTCTTACAAGACCCTGTAGATGTAAAATGGTTTATAAATAGGGTGAAAAAACTTTTACGACAAAAAAACAATATCTCACAAGCTTTGCAGAAAGCATTATCTGGTTTGGAAATCGAAGTGAAAAAACCGGGGATAAAAGAAATTTTTGAAAAAGTTTGTAAAAAATGAGGTAAAAGAAGTATATCTATTACATGACAAAAGATATACTTCTCGAACAACAACCTAAACCTTGGGATAATTTCGAATTACAGCGATTGCCTGAATTAAAAGAAGAAATGAATTTCTTTAATTTTCAGGCTTACGCTATTTACCAATCTTTATTAAAAGATACTTATTTTTTATCTCTCCCTACAGGAACGGGGAAAACTCTCTGCAGTATTTCTTCTTTCTTATATTATCGAACTGTTTATCCTAATTCCCGGTTGTTAATTGTTACAACAGCATCTGCTCTTTTTCAATTTGCCGATGAGTTCAATAAGTTTTTCAATCACTCTTTACGAATACAGGTGATACACAATAAAGCGGAGAACATAACTGCTTCTAAATACCCTAAACAGAGAAAAGAATTTATTTCCGCTTGGGGGGATATAAAAAAGCCGGAGGCTCCTGAAATACTTCTCATGAATTACGCTATTTTCCGGATAGAGAAACAAACAATTTTAAAATCCGTTATGTCTTTAAAGAAACAAGGATTTCATACTTTCTTTATTCTCGACGAAGCTACTGCATTTAAAGCCTTAAATACTCAGATATCTAAAGCGGTAGCGGCAATAACTCCTGTTGTAAATAAGAAATTAGGGTTAACTGCGACTTTGATGAAAGGTAAATTGGATGAAATTTACGGGATATTCAAAAATGTCGGGATTTCTCTTTGTTCAAGTAAAGCGGTTTTTGAAAAGAATTACTGTATTTTATGGCAACACCCGACCATCTGGTATCTCAAACGAATTAAGGGATTTAAAAATGTCGAGCTTTTCAAAGAGAAAGTAGATCCTTACAGTCTTATTTTAAGGAAATCTGATATAGCTGCGGATTTACCCCCCTTTCAAATACAGAAAAGATTTTTGGAACTTTCTACGGAACAAGAAAGTCTTTTGAAAGAAATATATTCCGGGGCTTTGGCTCTTACCGAAGAAGGTTTTGATTACGAGAATATTGAAAATAATGATTCACAAAAGATTTTAGAAGCTCTCACCGAAGTTGGGTATGTGAAAAGAGCTTTAACCTCCCCGCAAATTGTAGCTCCGGATAGATTTTATGAAAATTCTCCGAAAACAGATGAGATTTTAAGAATGTTGAAAGAAGAGTTTGTGGATGAAAAGATCGTGATATACACACCTTCCAAGAAATATCTTAAAATCCTTTGTGAAACAATTCGAGATTGTAAAGATTTAGACACTTACTATCGAAAGCCTCTTGAGATAAGTGGGGATATTTCTGCAGATGTGAGATATCAACAAATGAAAGACTTCTCCAACAATAATATCCACAACATTATGGTTTTGAATAATGCAGGGAGTGAAGCAATTAATTTACAAGCCGCTTCTGTATTGATAATAACCTCTCTTCCGGATACTTGGGGGCAATTAATTCAGATAGTCGGTCGAATTTCAAGAATCGGTTCTGTGCATTCAAGTCTTTTACTTGTTTTCTTGTTGCATGAAGATAGTCAAGATTTCGACGAATACTGTATTTTACAGAAACAGGGGGTTTTGTTTCAAGCTATCCACGGGGATGTGGAAAAGGGATTACTTGATACTTCTGTTCTTCGTGGGGCGGAGCATGAAGGTATTCCCGATGAAGAGTTTGTTTCCCGGTCTGTAGCGCATTTGTTGATAGGCACACGTAAAAGAAGAGCGGATAAATATTCGAGCAGTTTTGTAAAATAAATTTCTGTAAAAAATAAAAAAGACAGGTATATCTTAAAATATGAAATACGAAAAAAAAGGACTTGCATCTAATTTTTCAAGTGATATTGTAAAAGACACTACGACTCAAATTAAGACACAAAGAGACACAGAGCCTTTATTTCCTACAGAGTCTTTGGAAACAGATAATTCACCGACATCTTCGGAAATTGTTTTGACAGGGATTTTAGGTAGGGATGTAAATTCTTTACGCTCGATAACACCCGCATATTCCCTTCTTCCGGATAAAGAGTGTGATATTTGTAATGGAACCGGGAGGATGTTAAAAGAAAACGGTAAAAAAACGGAGTGTATTTGTATTTTGCAAAAAGAATTGGCACAATACTTAACAATTAAATACGCCAATGCTGATAAAATACCTAATTTTGATACGACTCCTTTTAAAGGGCGAAACCTGTTGTTGCAAAATATGTCTGTAGAAGTCTTTCGAAGCATTGTAAGGGCTTTTCTTACTCTCACCGGGCAAAAATACAAACACTTGACTGTATCTGGACAAGAGCTTTTCAATTTACATTACAAAGATGCGGAACAAAGGGGATTTACCGCTGCTTCTGAAATTGATTTTTTGATTATTTTCTTAAGCATGGAGCCGGTAAATAAAAGTTACGGGCAGATTATCGCTTCAATGCTCGAAAAAAGAATATTGAATGATAAAATTACATGGATTTATCACAGAGACGGGGTGGAATCCCGTAACTTTGCTTCGGTTTATACTACAAACCTCTCCAATTATATTCTTCAACATTTTCAAAAACCTAACTACGGAAAGAAATAAATGCGAACTCTTTTGAAATCTTTGATCTTGTATCCTTCTGTTGCAAAATTACAGGTCTTTCGGGAAATTTACGAACATCTGATAAAAGAGCGGGATAAGAATTACGATGCGGTTGCTGAGTATTTCTTTGAGGCTCAACAAAAATATCAGATTTTTGCCTCCTTTTCTGCAATAGAGAAGGATTATACCGAAACTCAACAGAATATCCTTCTTTCGTATGTGAAAGACTTACAACAGGATATTGAAATTCCTTTATTTCAAGATGATTCGGAATATGTAGTACACTCGAAGAAGGTGGAAAGAATTCTTTTCGAAACAGATGTTTTTGGGGAAGTTTCGAAATTTCAACAACAATTAAAAACTGCCGATGTTAAAGACATTAACAGTATTTTTAATCCTGTCGATGACCTTATTTCCGGGTTACATAAATCCAAGAATAAAGTTTTACATACCGAAGCTTCCACTTCTGGACTTCTCTATGGGGAAGATTCTGTGGAAAGCTTAAGGGAAATGTACTCGCAAATTGTAGAACAGAAAAAAGAAGAAGAAAGTGTGTATTACACTCTCGGCTACGATAAATTTAAAGATGTGAAAATGGTAAGAGGGAATCTTGTTGTTATCGGGGGCTTCACCTCTCACGGTAAATCTCTTCTGTTAAGAAACATTATTTATCATCTGCTTACGGAATATAAATTAAATTGTTATTACTGTTCGCTGGAGATGTCGTATAAACAAATGAAGCTGTTATTCTTAGCTTTACATGCAAACAATCAAAATATCTTTAAAAATCATATCCCGATAAAATACGAAGACATAAAAGAAGGGAATCTAACTCAAGAACAATACGATTTCTTGTTCAATGTTGTTGCCCCGGATTTATTTACAAATCCGGAATACGGGACTTTGTTTCTGGAATATCCAAATAAAACAAAATATAGACTGTCCGATGTAAGGTCTAAAATAGTTGAATTGGAAAACACCAAAATGCCAATACATGCTGCGGCGATAGACTACATCACCATGTTGTATCCTCTGGAATCTGAAAAGAAAATGCCAACCCGGGAGGATTACAATCAAATGATAAAAGAATTTAAGAATATGGCTCTTTCACATCGAAGACGAGATGGAAACCCAGCTCCTTTTCTTGCTTTAACCCCGGCACAGATATCAAGAGGGGGTCTTGAAAACGCCATTAAAAACAATAATTATTACGATCTTTCCGCCCTTCGGGAATATTCCGAATTAGAATCTTCTGCAGATGTTGTTTTAACCACAATGCTTACACAAGACTTAAGGCAGAAACAACAAATTCGGATGCAGAATCTTAAAAACAGAGACGGCAGGGTAGAAACCGAAGCTTACGATCTGTTCTGCGATCTTGATTTCGGATTTATGATTTCAGATAATGAGCCTCGCACAACAGATGAAAAAATATTAGCCGCTAAAATGTTTAATCTGTGAAAATAAATTCGTTGGTGAGTATATATAAATATGAGAACAATAGATTTACATCCTGAATACATTAATCTTTCCGATGAGGAATTGATTAAGCAAATCCCCAGTAATACAATTGTGCCTTTAACAGAAAGCATTTCAGCATATTACGATAGTAAATTGCTGATGTCACAAGTATTTACAAATTACGGATACGAACTGGGGTCGGATGATACTCAACAACAGGTGCAATGTTTATTGCCTTCCCACGGTTCTCAAGATAGACACCCTTCTGCAAAATATTATCCTGAAGACAGGAACACAGGAGCGAGTAAGCCCCATGTATATTGTCATAAATGCCAGAAATCCAGAACTCCTTTTTGGCTTATGTATAATAGAGAATCTTTTTATTCAGGAATTCATTTACGGGAATTCTTTGTTCTTCTCAAGAAAAGATTCAACATTCCTTTCCCGAGGCATTTGTTTCTTGAATTTGACCCGATGGAATATTATGTTTTCGAAGCTTCTGAATTATCCGGGAAATTACAAAAAATCCGATATGCCGAAACTTTGTTGCAATTAAAAGAAGTTAAAGACCCTTTGTATTTATCGGAATTAAAAAGATTCTGGCAAGAAATTTAAGGTGGCAAAAATGACAGAACAACCCACATTACAAGATGTTTTAGACTTAGGGCTTGAAGAACCGAGTATTAAGCCTGAGCAAGATATTATGTCTTTTCTTCCGGACTGTGCAGCGTATCTCGAAAGCAATCCGATGCCCAAATTCCCTCCGAATCCACTTATTTTCTCGCAAGAAGCTCTTTCGCAAAGACCGGGAATGGAATGGTTACAAGATGTTTCCTGTAATTTAATAGCCCCTTCTGCAAAAGATATTTCTGTACAAGAAGAAGAATTAAACATCTTTTTCGAGCAATTGAAAAAAGAAACAATGTTTCTTCCTGCTGATTTTTCAACAGCATTACAGATAGAAGGGTTTAAAGGGGCTAACTTACTCGCTCTTGACTTGGAAACAACCGGATTGGATACTCGAACTCTTTACGATTACGAAAAGAAATTAAATCCGAAAACAAAAATAGTGGGGGTGTGTTTAGCATCTTCGGATACGGTAGGGTATTATCTCCCTGTGATGCATACAGAAGAAGATGGGGTTCTTAATTGGGATTACAAAACGATCTGTAATTTCTTACAGAAAATTGCAGATTTCTTTTTGCTTATTTATCACAATGCGCAATACGACAAAGAGATATTAGCTTTATCCGGAGTTAATCCCAAACCTTTTCCGCAATATTTCGATACAATGATTTTACATTTTATTTCTGATGTGAATGAAAAAAGACACGGATTAAAAGCGGTAAGTGAGCAAATGTTAGGTCGAAAGATGATAGAAATTAGCCAATTATTTTCCGAAACCGGGGAGAAGGTAAAAGGGCATATTAATTTCGACCGTTTGGCTTGTCAAAATGCCGTTGTATATGGCTGTTCAGACGCTATCAACACAATGGGTTTATTTTTACAATTTGCACAAATGCCGAAAGAAAAAAATGTTTTTATTCAACAGCCTATTCCGATAATGATTGATCATAAACTTGTTGATGTTTTAAGAAGTTTATATCGCCCGGGATTTCCGATAAACATTGATTTTGCAATTAAATCTTGCAAAGATATTGTTTATCGGTTGAAGATGCTGCAGAAAAAAGCGTACGAATTTCTCGGAAGGGAGTTCGACATACAGTCTCCGCAACAAATATCCAAGATTCTTTTCGAAGAACTTAAAATCCCTCCGATGAAAGGGATGGTGAAAGGTAAGCCCACAAAAAGTAATCCGGAAGGGCTGTATTCAACTGCTGCGGATGTTCTTGAAGATTTATTCCAAAAATACCCGGAGATACCTATTCTCGAATATATTGTCACTTATCGGCAATTGGCTCTTGCGATAAACAATGTATTGAGTAAATTAATTGCAAATTCTTACGTAGACGGTTTTTTGCCGTATACCCGTTGTCGAGCAAGCTATTCAACCACAGTAATCCCTACAGGAAGACTTTCTTCTGCGAGTAGTTCCGGAAGAGAAGGGATAAGAGCAAGTCTCACTGCAAAAGGAAACCTTTCTTACAAATACGAAAAGGGAGATTGGGGTTCGGGAATAAATACGCAAGGGATAAGTAAGCCCGACAAGAAACAGGCGAAAGCAAATAAGATAATTTCTCTACCCGAAGAAGCGGGGTTGAATCTTAAACAAACATATTCCGAAGAGATCGAAAAAGAATTTGTAAAACTACTTGCGGCGGTATAAAAATATGTCGGAAATAAAAATAAAAACAAAATTCGAAGGCTTGAAGAATTTTCTTGTAGGCAACCCACAACAATTTCTTGTGTATTCGGGAAATCATTATTGTGTTCGAGATGGGTGCGAGGGTTGCCCGTATGTTAATAACGGCTGTGAATTTCAAGAAGAAACTATTTCAACGGCGGTTATTCCCCCTGCACGAAGAGCAATTGGGTTCGAAGAAAAGTCTTTCCTTGTTTTACAATTGTTGCCGGGGATAGAATTTAAACCCTCGGAAGAAGAAAACGAAAACATTGTTCCTATGCGCCTTTGGAATACTCCTTACGATCATTTCTCTCAGGATGAAAGAAATTTACATTTTATTTTATCGGATATGGACAAACCGTTTCGAGTAATGAAAGGGCAATTTCGTTTTTACGGAACAAAATCTGAATTCGAGAACAGTGAATATTGTAAATATTTCAGCATTTACGAAGAATATGTCCCTGAAAATATGTTGGTGGCTTTCGACTTTTCGGCAATCGAACCAAGAGGGAGTGCTATTGCTACACAAGAACCTGAGTGGTTGAAGATTTACGAAGGAACCCCTAAAGTAATTGTCCGGGAAATAGAATTAACCGCCCCCATCGATAAACAAGATGTTTCTTGCCTGTATCTGCAAGACGATCATATTTATTGTTTCTTACAAGGAGAATTGGATAAAGCTACTTTTCCGAAACAATGCGAAAACTGTAAGATTCCTTGCCGGGTGGCAAAAGAATTTACAAAAAATGTCCCGGGAGACTTTCACTCTCTTAATGCAAAAGCTTTCTTTTCTAATGATCCTGAATACCCTAAATTAGCCCCCGGAGAACTACCCAATTCAACACAATCCGAGATTCTTAAAGAATACCGAAATTGTAGCAAAATATGTGGGCTTGCTGCAGTCTACGGAGCGTCTGCGAGGACTTTAATGAAAAATATGAAGTGCAATGAAGTAGAAGCGCAAAAAAGATTAAATAACTTTTTTGCCTTGCTCACAAAAGCTCGAAGACATATGCTCCTTACAGAGCAAAACATTTTAAATACCGGAATTTCTCGTAATTTCTTCGGAAGAATTTGGGATCTTTCTCGTTTTGTTAATTCCAAAGCGGAGACGGAGAAGAAACGAAGACAAGACGTAAGTTACGCTGTTCGTGTCGGGTATAACCACCCTATACAGTCAAGTATGGCGGAAGCTCTTAAAATGTCTATGATCCGAATTGAGGATTACATTGTTGAGCAAAAATTAAACCCTCTTGCAGGATATCTGCCTTCGGGGAATTTAACAAATATCTCATATCGAGATATGAGATGCGCTCAATTACTTTCAATCCATGATGAAATAGATTTCTTAATCCAAGAAAAACTTTTTGACTCAATCATCCCTTCTGTTTATGAGGTTCTACAAATAAAAGACATAATAAAATCTTTAGGGGTTGATTTTTTGTTGGAGATGGATGTAGAATATGACCTCACCCGTTCTTTTACGTCAACAACACAATACCCCGCAGCTAAGATATACCTTTTAAACACAATATTACCGAAACAACATTACCTTTCGCAAGCAAATACCGTTATTTTCAAAGCAGAAGATGTGACCGAAGATATACTACAAAAACTCAGTGCTGACGATGGTTCTGGGAGGTGGCGAGTGGCTTTTCAAGAAAAAGATGAAATATACCTCTTCCCAAAAAAGATTTCTGATGTTACAATAAAGAATATAAAAGGTGAGAAAAAAATTGCGGTGATTCTTTCCGCATAAATAAAAAACATAGAGGAGGTTGAACAAATGCAGCAGCAAGCATTTTTCAATGGTGTGTGTGTCGGTTTCGCAGAGGTTGTTATTCCTTTTCGGGTTAAGATTAAAAGACAAGAAACTCCTTTTCCAGAACCTCTCCAACAAATGCCTAAAAATATCAAATGGTATCTGGAACAAATGCTCCCTTACATTAAATTTGCGTTACTTTCCCGTGGTGTAAAACCCCATGAAATAAAAGAGCTGTATGCTAATTTCTGTCTTTTCATGCTTGAAACTAACTCAAAAGGTAAACCTCGATGGGGACTGTATGACTCTGTAAGATACGGGCATATCCCGTATTACAAATGGTTTCTGAATCAAGTGAAGTTTATTGTTCTTAAACACCGACAAGAACAGCGAGAAGAGCGACAAAACATATCCCTTAATTCCACAATTGTTGTTAACGGAATAAATCCGGTAATGCTCGAAGAAGTAATTCCTGCTACAGAAACAGACGTTCTTTTGAAGATTCAACTGGAAGAACTACCTGCATATCTGCAGACGGTTTCTCGAATCGACAAAATAGGAAATGAAATGTTTCGAGAAAATATTTTGAACATTTATCAAGCTAAAATAGCGGGGGAGACAAATGTTTCTCTGGCTGAAAGATTAGAGGTGCCAAACACAACAATGTGTTTGTGGGTGAATAAAATAAAAAGAATTATCCACAACTATCTGAAAGGTTCCACTTTGTGTTCCTGTTAATTTCGATATAGTTTTTACAAAAGAAAACGTATATCGAAGGAAATTTAAAACATGATAGCTTCCTTAAATCCCGCTCTGTTTAAATTAAAAATATCCAAAGCTAAATGCCCGGTATATACGGGGCAGGTCTTACCGCTCTTGAATGAAAAGCTAAGAACGAATCAAAATGATTCTCTTAACAACGCTTTCTATCAAGTGCAGTCGGTTTCAAAACAAGTCGCTTCTTCGGAAGACAAACAGGAAACATATAAAATAGCCCTGACCCCTGTTGAATGGGATCCTGTCGAATTGGATTGGAGTCCTTCAGTAAAAGAAGCTTCTGTTTCCCCACACCCTTTCGATATTTCCATTTCTTCACAAGAGCTGTATGATTCTTTCGGGATAAAAGAATCTAAAACCGGAAAAAAAGCAAATACTGTTGTTCCGGGAACAATAAATGAATTTGTTGCTGAACTTTTCAAAAGAGCGGATAAATACCCGGAGTTTGTTGAGAAACACGGTGAAATGGATTTTGATAAAATTTTCAGAACTGTAGCATATAAAACATTCACCCCTTACGAAGGTCAATTGGCAATTGAAGATAAAGAAGATATTTTCTTTAATGCATTAATTACTCTCTGGGAAAAAGACACTTTGGATAGATATAATTCCGAAAAAGGGAATTTTCAAAATTATATCTGGGGTTGTTTCCATAATGCCTTACGAAACGAGATTCGAAAATTTCAATCTTCCGCAAAATACGAAAGAAAACCTACCCCTTTTACCGAGGAATATAACAAAAATCTTAATTCGGAATTGGATATGCTGACAACAGAAACCCCGCAAAATAATCCTGCAGATATTGTTGAAGCCAACGAAATGTGGGAAGATTTTAAAGATTACGTTTCAATTCAACCACGAGCTGAAATGATGCTTTCTGTATTGAAATACCTCCCCGAAAGAGTTAAGAAAGTCGAAATCGCAAAAGATTTAGGAGTTTCTTCTGCTTATATCTCACAAACCATCAAAAAGATCATTTCTTTATTGAAAGAATATGCTGAAGAATCCGACAACCCTGTCCTTGTCGGGGCAATTTCTGCAGCAGAACAAAGGAAAAAAGGCACAGAAGAAGATTCTGATTGGCAACTTTTACAATCTATTTACGACATCTTTGAAGAAGATTCTTCGGAAGATGTTGAACATACCGCTGCGGATGAAAGTGAAAAAACAGCAGAAAGAGTTCCGGTCGGAGAAACAATTAGAATAAAAAGAAGACCTATGCCTGATTTCGAAGAACTTACAAAAAAAGTAGTTCAAGATCCTGAAAGATCCGCCTCTCAAGCAGAAGAAGACATTACAAGTTATTTCCAAGAAATTACTTCTGCAGATGAATTGATTGAGACTGATGGAAAGTTAATAGCTCTCTCTATTGTCAGGAGAGAATAATTTTGGTGTTTCGATGTAAAGTTCAGTAGGACTTTCATTTTTCTCCCTAACCGGAATTTTTATTAAATTCCGGTTTTTTTTATTAAAATAATTTCAATTTTTTACTATATATAAGTAAGACAAAAATAAAGGAGCTTAGTAATGAAAAGATTTGCATGTATTGTGACCTTCTTTTTAAAAGGCTCGAAAAAACCGGAAATAAATCATATTATTGTAAAAGCTTCTTCTTACGATGAAGCCTATCAGATAGGCTTCAATCAACTTACAGCAAACCTCCCTAACGGTTTCTTGAAGTTTAAAACAATTGAAATATAAGGAAAAAGAAAATGCAGTTATCTTTGTTTTCAACACAACCAAACGGGGATATGGTTCTTACCCGAGATGAAAAATTCGTTAAACCCGATATTTCTGAAAAATACAATAAAATGATTTCAGAATTAGATGAATATCAGAGAAAAGTCGTGGGTGCTGCTCCAACAGATAGTTTATCTTGTACTGCAGGTGCGGGTTGTTTAACGGGGGACACAGAAATAAGAATAAATCGTGCAGGGAAAAGTCAAAAGATATCTTTGGAAAAACTATATCGAAAATTCAACCGACTACGCAGTTACAGAGATCAATCATGGGATTTAAATATTCCTACAAAAATTCGTTCTTTTTGTGGGGATGTCATTCGGTTGGAAAAAATTGTAGCGGTCTTCAAAAGTGGGGTGAAAAAAGTTTTCCGGGTAACTTTACAAAATGGGTTTGAAATAAAAGCCACTGCAGATCATAAATTTTTAACAAAACGGGGATGGGTTGCTGCGGGTTTTTTAAAGAAATCTGATGAGGTTATGATAGACACATTATCGAAGCATAAAAAAACATCTTCGGGGCAACCCCCTATTAAAAAATATTACAAATATACTCCTGTGGGGTTTTATTATCCAAATAAAGTCCGAAATTTAAAAAGAGGTAAATTAACCTATCGTTCCCCGGAACATCGTTTAGTAGTTGAAGCTGACATGAACGGGATTTCTGTAGATGAATTTATAAGGAGAACTTTTTCACCTAATAAATTAAAAGTACTGGATAAGAGATATTGTGTTCACCATATTGACGGAAACCCCTTAAATAACATTTTAGAAAATTTACAGATTATGCCCTATCTCGAACACAATCAACTCCATGCTTCAGGATACGCAGGGTTTAAACACGGTTTGCCAGAATATTCAAACTTTAAATCAATACAATATCTTGGGGAAGAAGAGACTTATGATATTGAATGCGAGACACACCACAATTTTGCAGCAAACAATATCATTGTCCATAATTCAGGAAAAACAAAAACCATCATCGCTCGGGCAATAAAACTTGTTTACGAAGACAAAATTGATCCTGAAAAAATTGTATTGATTACCTTTACAAATAAAGCTGCAAATGAAATGAAAGAAAGATATATTTCTTTTTTTCAAGATCAATACCCGGAAGGAACTTCTTTTCCAACCCCACATATTTCAACTATTCACTCTTTCTGCCTTTCACAAATAAGAAGAAGTTTCGGGTTCCCGAGAACAATTCTTACCGAATATCAATCTTATAAGCTCTGGAAAGAGTGTCTTACCGAGCCGTATATGAAAAGAGTCGGTATTCCACTTACGAAAGAAGTTGCCGGGAAGACATACAAAGTCTTTCAAAACATGCAAAGTAACATGGAAATATTGTATTCCGGGGTTCCTTTATTTACAGAAACCGGGAAATTCGAAAAAGTCGTTTCTTGGAAAGAGTTTAAAGAAACTCACCCGGCATATCCTTTTATAAGGAAAATGCCACACACAAAGCTGATGAAAATAATTACCGGGCAAAAAGATTTAAGATTGAATATCTTTGAAGTTTTGGACAAGTATTTATTTACTACAGGTCTCGACCCTGAAACATGGCAAGAAGCGGTCAATAAATACCTTACCGAAAAATATTCCAACAATGTTCTGGACTTCGGTGATATGGATTTTCAATTCTTAATGTTGATCACACAGCATAAGAAGTTAAGAGATAAGCTACATTCCCGGATAGAACATATAATTCAAGATGAATGTCAGGACGCTTCTTGCAATCAATTTTTAACTTGTATTCTTTCCGACAAGGAAAGTTACGAAGACTTCGAAAGGAAATAAAATAAATGACAAGTAAAGACGGTTTCGGAGATAGAATGAAAGATTACGAACAGAGATGGGCGGGAGAACGTCTTCTTCCTTTACTCCCTATCTGTATTCGTCTGGATGGAAAGAACTTTTCTAAATTCACACGGAAAATGGAAAAGCCTTTTGATCTTCGGCTTATGGAAACTATGCAGTACACGACAAAGAAGCTGGTTGAAGAAACAAATGCTCTTGTAGGCTATACGCAATCAGATGAAATATCTTTGATCCTGTATTCGGACAACCGAACAAGTCAGGTCTTTTTCGACGGGAAACTTCAAAAAATAACATCCGTTTTAGCTTCTATGTGTACTTTTTACTTTCAGGAAGGCTTAAGAAAATTCTATCCTTTTTATGCAAATAAAACCTGTTTCTTTGATTGCCGGGTATGGAATGTTCCAACAAAAGAAGAAGCGGTAAATACAATTCTCTGGAGAGAACTGGATGCTACAAAGAATAGCATTTCCTCTGCAGCAAGAGTTTATTTTTCCCACAAAAGATTGCATAAACTAACCGGAGCTGAAATGCAGGAATTGCTTTGGCAAGAAAGACATATAAACTGGAATGATTACCCGGCGGATTTCAAAAGAGGTTCTTACTTCTTGAGAAGGACAGTTTCCAAGAAATTAACGGAAGATGAATTGAAAACCCTCCCTGAAAAGCACAATGCTCGTCAATTCCCGGATTTTGTTTTTACTCGAAATGAAATCCAAAAAGTAACTCTACCTCCGTTGAATAAAGTTGAAAATCGAGTAAAAGTGTTTTTTGAAAACGCAGAGCCGATGTCTTGCTATCAAGACAATCCGGTAAAAGTTAACGGGCATGTTTTGTTTGTTGACGGGGATAAAGGAATTCCTTCAGCAATTCAAGATCGAAACGGAAATGTGGCTCTTTCCGGATGTAGGATTTGTGGAGCTTCGGAATCTCAATTAAAAGAAAAAAAATGTGAAAAGGAAGAATAAATTATGTCTGTAACAATGGTTGGAGATCTTGCTCAAAGTATCTACGGGTGGAGGGCAAGCAAACCCTTTCTATTTGCCAACTTCAAGAATCTTTTTCCGGAAAGGGTAAAAGAACACACAATTCTTAAAAACTACCGAACTCCGAGGCAGTTGGTTCTGATCGCAAATGCATTTCGGAAGATATTTGAAGAAAACGGTATAGATTACACTCCGGCAGTTCCACATCTTAAAAATATGCCGGAAACTCTTTCGATTCTGGATTTCGAAACCCCGGAAGAAGAAATTACGCATATTTTAAGGGAAATAAAGTACAAACATGATGTGGAAGGAATCCCGTATTCGGAATTTTCCATCCTCTGTCGAACAAACAACGAGATATCGAGTTTCGAATCCGGGGTAGTTTCTCTCGGCATCCCGTATTACTTTAAATTCGACAATCAATCCATTATGGCTCAATCCGGGTTTAAATACCTGTATTCTTTGTATTCCATGATGCTTGATCCTGAAAATGTTTTAAATTTCTGGGAATTAATCCAGCCGATAAAAGGCGTAGGAGTTAAATTTATCGAAAAGATAAAAAAAGCCTATACAAATAAAAATACCCCACTGTTGGAATTCTTTTCTGTAAAAAACAAAAGCAATCTCCCGAACAGCAATTATAAGCAATGGGACAGTATTTTTTCTTTTATCGAAAGGGTGTTGAAACCTCTTCTTGCAGAAAGAGAAACAAAGCTTAACTACCCTTCGATAAATAGACTTATTTTACGGCTTTTGAATAATTTTTATTATTTCGAAGAAGATGTTCCAACTCTCGGAGGGGTGGGAGTTTTCTTGAAAAGAAAACAGTTGATCGAAGTTTTTAATACTCTTTCGACTCTTTACGAAGTTTCTTGCGAAGATGCTGAATTTAAAAAATTATCGAACTGGGAGCAATTTGTACAAATTTACGAAAATCTACAGCTCTCTCAGGATGTCCATATAGAAATGAAAGAAAAGAAAGTTGCAAAAGCGGATAGAGACGCTTTAGGCTTTTACACAATTCATTCTTACAAGGGAAAAGAAAACAATTACATTTATTACGCAAAAACCCGGGGATTGTGGCAACTTGATTATTACGATTTCGAAAGTAGATGTGTTTTTTATGTAGCAATTACCCGGTCGAAAAGAAAATTAACTATCTCCGGGAGTGAAATGGTAAAAGGTTTTGACAATACCTACAAAGGGTCTTACGAGAATCCTTTTGTAGAAGACCTGAAGAGTTTAATTTCGGAAATAGATTTTACAGAAGAATGTGTATAAAAAATCCCCTTTATGCCGATAAAAAATACAAAAAGCGGGATAAAAAATACCCTTTATGTGTATAAAAAATACAAAGAAAGGCGAAATAAATGTCTGATTTTTTAAAAATAATCGTTGGTGGTTTTTTGGCTCTTTTCGCAATATATTTAGCGACTAAGCCGGATAAAGTCCTTTGTCCGTATTGCGGGAATATTGCAAAAGATTCAGATCGTTTAAGTTCCCGGGAAATAGATTCGAAAGTAACTCTTGGAAAAAATAAAAGTAAATATTCGGGCAAAGTAACGGTTATTTATCAAGCATTTCTGGTTAAATATCTATGTCGTGTTTGTAGAAGAACTTGGGAAGTGACTGTAAGAAAGGAAATATAAAAAGATGGATAGAAGAGAATTTAAGCGATTTCGAGTAAATAATGGGATATCTGTAAATGATTTGTCTAAAAGCTCTCAAGTTTCAGTTCAAGATATCTTAAGTTATGAGCATGGAAAAGAAACTTCGGAAGAAATCGTTGATCGTTTGGAATTATCTTTAGAAATTTTATTTAAAGAAAAAGAATTGACTCTTCCTGAAAGCCCTTCTGCGGCACAACAGGTTACAGAAATCTTATGGAAGTCGAAAAAAGGCAATCTATTTAAAGACGAATTTCTTGCTCGGCAAGATGGGGCTACTCACCGTCTTTGTAAATGTGGTGAAATAATGTTGAAACATAAGCATTTGTGCGAAAAATGCTTGGAAGATAGTAACCGGGAAAGATACGAAGCTCTCCCGGAAGCCCCTACAGATTGGCAATACCCTATTTTCATTTATAAATCCGATATTGTTTTCTGGAATGAAGATGAATTGGAAGATTACTGTGAAGAAGAAAATGTAAACAAAGAAGACTTGTGGCTTGTAGAACATGTAAAAGAAAAATACCGAACAGTTCCGGAAGATTATTTTGAACTCCCGGAAGATGCGTTTCTTCCGAAAGAAATTCAAGAAAAATTAGATGCTTTGAATGACGCTATTCGAGCATATCCAAACCCGATGTGTTATTACGCCGGGAAGAAAAGAATAGTTTTTTCTTAAATTCTTTTTTATTTTTTACTATATATAAATAAGATACAAAAATATAGGAGATTGGTAATGAATAAAAAACACGAAGAAGAGTTGATGGATGAACTCGAAACTTTTCTGGAATTCGAAGTTGACCCCGACGAAAAAGAAGACGTTGAATTAGTTGAAACTATTTCAACAATAAAAACCAAATTGGAAAACAGGGGGGTTCTTTCTGAAGAAGAGAAAGAAGAACTCTATAAATGGGTCATATGCACTCCGTTCCTTTTCGATAACAACGCTTTTATAAAAGACTTCGAAATTTCCTTCAACCGGGTAATAGAAGTCACAAAAGAACAATACCAACACGCCAAGGACAATACTTTTTCAAACCGAAGAGGTTGACAACAAGTGATTGATATGCTACCATTCATTACAGGGGGTTAACAAATGTTTATACCGTCAAGAAAAGCGGTTAAGCATCTTGGAGTTTGTGCTAACACTCTACGAAAGTGGGCTGATGATGGGAAAATTAAGTATATCAGAAATCCCGCAGGACAAAGATTGTATGATGTCTCAAGCATCGAACAATCAAGTTCTACCTGCAAGGCTTTCTGCTATTGCCGAGTCTCATCACACAAACAAAAAGATGACCTTGAACGCCAAAAAGAATTTATGCGAAAGCATTACCCAGAACACGAAATTATCTTTGATGTCGGAAGTGGAATCAACTTCAAAAGAAAACAGTTCCTGTGGCTTTTGGAACAAACAAGTCTTGGAAATGTCAAAGAAGTTGTGGTTGCCCATCGAGACAGATTATGTAGATTTGGATTTGAACTCATTGAGTGGTTCTTCACTAAACACAATGTTAAACTCGTGGTTCTCGATGACAGTAAAAGTTCCCCACAACAAGAACTCGTCACAGACTTGCTATCAATCATCACGGTTTTCTCGTGTAGAATTCACGGACTCAGAAAATACACTGAAACGCTCAAGAAAGATAAGATTTTATCCAACGAAACAACAGAAAACAATTCTGTTTAAATGGTTTGGCGTAGCTAGATATTCTTTCAATAAAACGGTTGAGTATCTTAGACAACCTAATACGAAGGCAGACTGGAAAGCCATAAAAACAGATTTAATTCATGGTTTGCCAGTCTGGGCGAAAGAAGTGCCATATCAGATAAAATCCATTGCGATTAAAGATGCCTGTGATGCAACCAAAAATGCAAAGCGCAAATTTAAGCAAACTGGAAAAATTCAAAAAGTAAAATTTCGTTCTCGTAAAAATGCGGACTTTAATCTGTTTATTCCTAAGTCTGCACTTAAAGAAGCTGGTTTTTATCACACCCTCACAGGAATTATTAATCTTAGAGAAAAGATTGGAGAAGTTAAATATGATTGTCGTGTAATTTTAGAAAATGGTCGTTATTTTGTAATTAAACCGGAAGATAAAGCTGTCAAAAGACCTGATAACCAAAGGCTCCCTGTCGTAGCTCTTGACCCCGGTGTGAGAACATTTCAAACCTTGTATTCTGATTCTTTTGCTGCCAAAGTTGGTAATGCGGATTTTTCTCGAATTTATCGCTTATGTTATATTTTAGATAAGCTTTATTCTAGGCGTAAAAAAGAAGCAACAAACAGATATAATCTTAAATTGAAACGAATTCGCTGGAAGATTAAAGACTTGATTTCAGAAATACACCATAAATTAGCGTTGTTATTGGTAAAAAATTTTGATTGTATTTTAATACCATCGTTTGAAACATCAAATATGGTAACAAAACTTCATTCAAAAGTCGCCAGAGCAATGCTTGGATGGTCACATTACAGGTTCAAGCAATTTCTGAAATTCAAGGCACAAGAGTATTCTTGTGAAATTATTGAGGTAAACGAAGCTTACACCAGCAAAACATGTGGTAAATGCGGGAAAGTTCAGAATATTGGTTCTAAGAAAACTTTGAAATGTTCTTGTGGATTAGAAATAGACAGGGATTTAAACGGAGCAAGAAATGTATTCTTAAAGAATTTTTCTCTTGCGTCGAAAGATTCTTCCATAACAGACGTATTTTCTGTTGTGAACTTTACTTAGTGAATGGTAACATTTATTAAGAGAAATGAATCGGAAAAAGAACTTGACATCCTTTATCAGAAATCAACTTTAAGACATTCCCCGGACGAAGATGCAATAAAACAACTCCTTTTGAATATTCTGGAAACACATTTCGGATCTCTGGATAAAGCCATTGTTGTTTCGGATGATGTTTCTTTGCGCAATGCTTTGAAAGACATTTCCGAAACTGTAGAAAAATACAGGAAATTTCTATGAAAAAAGAAACCGAAAAATGGTATCCGTGTTCACATCCGGGCTGTAAAAACAGGATGTTGAAAAGCGGTCTTGAAAAAGACCGCTTTGTTTGCTATTTTCACAGGCTATATCATTACTACCTTGAAACAACTTCGGACGGAAAAATAATTTCTACAAAAAAAGAGTGAAATTTTCTTCCGTTTTTTACTATATATAAATAAAGAGGTGAAAAAATATGAAAATCCCTGAAATATTACAAGAAATTAATTCTGAAATAACTTCTCGAAACGGGAAAGCCTACATTGTAGGCGGAGCAGTGAGGGATCACCTTCTTTACGAAGATCCGAAAGATATCGATGTCGAAGTTTACGGGCTTTCGATAAACATTCTTTCGGAAATTTTACAGTCTTACGGGACTGTAAAAGAAGTTGGGGAATCCTTCGGGGTTCTTAAATTCACCTGCCCGGAAGGGAATGAATACGACTTTTCTTTACCTCGGAGTGATTCTAAAACAGGAGTGGGGCATAAATCTTTCCGGGTTGAAGTTGACCCCACCATGACGGTAAAAAAAGCAAGCTCCCGTAGAGACTTTACAATGAATGCAATTATGTATTCTATTTCGGAAAGGGAACTCATCGACCCACATAACGGAAATTACGATCTGGCAGATGGAGTTTTACGGCATGTTTCTTCGGAGTTTGTAGAAGATCCTTTAAGACCTTTACGAGCAATGCAATTTGCCGGGAGATTTCATATGTATGTTGCAGATGAAACTTGTGACATTTGCAAATCTATTCTGCCGGAATATTCTTCTCTACCTCCAAGTCGTATTTGGGGGGAATGGGAAAAATGGGCATCGAAGAGCACAGTTCCTTCTGCAGGGTTAGAAGCATTGCAAGATATCGGTTGGCTTGAACTATATCCGGAGATAAATAATCTTGTGGGGCTTGAACAAGATAAAGAATGGCATCCCGAGGGCTGTGTTTGGCTCCATACCTTACACACCGTTGATGCTGCAAATAAAATTGCAATCCGGGAAAAGCTCTCGAAAAAAGACAGGACAATTCTTCTTTTCGCCGCTCTCTGCCATGACTTCGGAAAAGTAACTACAACTTGTCTCAATGAAGCTGGAAGAATCTCCTCCCCGGAACACGATAAAAGGGGATATGACTTGGCTGTTTCATTCATGCAATCAATAGGTGCTCCGAATGAAATAACAGAAGCTGTTGCGACTCTTACAAAAGAACATATGATTCATGTTTCTGGAAAGTTAAGCCCCCGGGCGGTAAGAAGACTTTCTGTTCGAATATCGGGTAAAACAACAATAGAATTGTTGTCACATTTAATTGAAGCGGATCATTCCGGAAGACCCCCGCTGCCTAAGAAACATCCTTGCCCGGAATTGATCGAAATAGCTAAAGAATTGAATGTCCAGCTTGAGAAACCGGCTGCGTTTCTTCTTGGAAGACATTTGATTGAACTGGGAATGAAACCGGGTAAAGAAATGGGCGTAGTTCTTAAAAAAGCCTACGAATTGCAATTAGACGGAGAACATAACTCTTTCGAGGAAGCTTTTGAATGGTTGAAAAAAGAAATACAATAAAAATATATACTTCAGCAACAACCGGAAGAAAATTCATTCGAGTTGGAGCTTTTTCAGATTGCATACAAAGTTATTCCGGGGAATCTATTACTTTACGGGAAGCAAAGAATATTATTCCGATTTGGAGAAAATTCGGAAATCCTATTCTTATTGCACATATAAGACCTGTGCGAAAAGTTGAAGAAGTTGATCCCCGACAAATAGGGGAATGGCGGGAACCTAAGTATTATTCCGAAAAAGATATAGAAGATATGGAACAATTTATAAAAGAAATAGAGAAAGACTGAAAATTTTTCATTTTTCTAGGTATATCTTAAATAAAGGAAATAAATATGAAAAAAGAAATACGACTGCCAATAGGCGATGATCAGGAAATAGTTTTAACCCCTTTTGAGCGAGGGGACAAACATTTTTCTATTTGGCTCTGTCAAGGAAGTTACGATCCGAATACTCAGCAATGGAACACACAGTTCCATATCGCAGATTTTAATCTTGCTTTCTGGATAAAACAATTGCAGGAAATAAAAGAAAATAAAGAAGAAACTCTTCGAGCCTTTTACCCCAAAAAAGAAGAATCATTCTTGAAAGTTCTTGCTGAGGCAATTGATCTTTTTATACAAGTAAACGGGGTTGCCCCGGATATTTTGCAAGTAAGTCCTAAAGGATTTGATTTTGTTGTTCAAGCTTACCTTGAAGATGGTGATTTTCCTAAAAGTACTTGGAAAGACCATATGGAAGCAATAAGTCAGCAAGTCCCTTTGAATCTTATTTGTTACGGCATGAAAATTGTTCGAAGATTCGATGAAATACCGGATAAAGAATTATTTCGACTACGAAAAAGTGGAAGTTGAAAAATGCAAATACCTGAATTATATTCTCACACAAAAACTCTTGTTGTAGATGAAATACAAGGGAATCCCGCTGCAAATCCAATCTCTGCTACAAAACTTTGCACAGCCCCCTGTCACAAATGCATTCATTTCCACTCCCTTCCCACAAACGGAGCTTGTAATCACGAATTCTATCCGATAAAAGACTCTCCCGACTCTATTCCGGAAAGGGAGCCTGAAAGAAAAAAGCCCCGTTTCTGTAAGAAATGTAACAACACTGGTTTTTATTTTCGAAACAACGGGAAATCCGTTCCCTGTGAAAAATGTGGGGGTAATAAACATGAGAAAGTTTCTTAAGTTCTACGAAAATCTAGGAGTATATAACAAAATACATTTATACCACATAAATCTTTCTTTCCGAGGTAGGGACTTCGTTGTAGCTATTTACCCGGATAAAAAAAGACAATTATTTTACCGTTCGACAGGTAGAAATTCGAATAAACCGGGAGTATGGTTTCCTTTCGATGGGATTGTTATGCGCCCCAGTGGACATCTATGGTTCGAGAAGTCCCGGTATGTTATTTACGATGGGGAGGGGGTGGAAACAGGGGTTCCAGAAGAACTTGATAGATACGGCACTTCAGAACTGAAAGAAATTTCGGACTATCTTGGAAAATGTGAAATTCTTTTTGCAACAAACGAAGAGCCGAGATATTGGAGAGTGAACGCAATACTTAGAACAAAAGACATTCTCTTTACAGAAAATGAGAAGTTAAAAGTTCTCCCGCTACCGGGCTATCTTAAAGGCGGCACCGTAAAAATAAATACCGATATGTGGAGAAAGAAAGATGTTGTCTACGGTCGAGAAGGAATCTATCGAATAGGAGATTCTGTGTTCTTTGAAAGAATTTCTGTATCTGGAAATTATGAATCTTTCTTCGTCCCTTTTACATATTGGGATCAAGAATTTTCTGATTTTTGTCTCTTTGAAGAAATACGAAATCAAGAATATCTTGCCGTTTTGAACAAAGTAAAATATAGTATGCAACCACCCCCACATGTTGTAGAATGGATAGATGCTATTGTTTTTAAAACAAATGTCTCTCAACATGTGAAGAGAATTAATCGAAAAGGACTGCGGCTACATAAAACTCTTTTGAGAACACTCAAAGACGCAATTTGTTCCCCAGATATCGAAGATGAAATTGTCCGAAAAGCAGATGAAGTCTTTAAAAAATAAAAGAAACCTGAAAATAAAATGGTTTTTTTACGGGCTTCTGTTGGGGTTGTCTTTCTCCGCATTGGTCTTGGAGAATATTGTTCCTGAAGTGAAAATAAAAATTGTCGAAAAGCCTGTTTTAAAAGAAAGCAGTATTACAGAAGTCACTCTTATCTCTAGGGTTAGGTCTGATCCTAAAATACAGGGAATGATAAAAAAAGAAGGCAATTATCTTGTTGTTCTCTCTAATTGGGATATCGAAACAATGCAGTTGTATTTGAAAGATATTCCAATTGTGACTGCAGATGAGTTCCAGTTTCTTTTATCTTCTGGGAAAAAAGAAACTTTTGGAATACAAGAAATAAATCTTAAAAAGTGAGAAATATTAAAAATGCAGACGTATCGAAATAAAAAGAATCAACAAATCTACAAAGTAATCTCTTTCTTTGTGAGAAATGCTACAAATTCAAATCGTACGCCGGAACTCCCATTTGTCTTGTATGTGAATAAATATGGAGAACATTTTGTCTGAGAAAGAAAAGAATTCGAAAAAAAGTTCGAAAAAATAAGCTGCAGAGAATGTATACATATGTCTGGCTGGTGTGAAAACTGTCAAGACTGTGTCGAATTCAACAAATACACTCCTATTGCAGAAATAAAAGATTTCGACTTAACTCAGGCAGACAGTGATTAGTTGTTTGAAAGAAGAAAAAGCTTGTATGAAGATTAAAACTTCAGAAATAATAAAGGATTTAAAGCTCGAAAATCAAAACCTAAGAACGGCTTTAGAAGCCTTGTTCTCTTGGGTAAAAGCTGAAGCGGAATTCTTCGAGGCACACACTCCAGATCAAGACATGTTGGAAATGATCAAAAAAGCTCTGAAAAGAAAATAAATTTCTGTAATAATTTTATTTCTGCAGTATATCTTAAATATAGGAGAAATAAGTATATGAAAGAAAATGAAATAGCCCCTGAAAATGAAGCTAAAGATTTCACAAAAGATTTGGAAAATTACTTTTTCGATTCTTCGGATTACACAAAAATAAAAAATCCTTTGGTTGCTCGGCTGATACGAGAAAAAAACATTCTTGTAAATTATATTCTCTCTCTTTACCCGGAAGGAGAACTCCCGGAAAAAGCAATAAAGGCTCTTTTAACAGCTAATGCTATTCAGCGATGTAGTAACTGCCATTACGGGGTTGAAGGGCGATGTTACAACGGACAAAGATATTACGCCGGGGGGAAAATAAAACCTTGCGGGGAAATCGGGGAATTCAAATTCTGGAGAGCAAGAAAATGAAAACAAAAAAAGAATATATATTGAAAAAAGTAAAGAACTGTCCCTTATGCTATCAAGATTACTCCCCGGAAAAGTCCTATCGAACAGCATATTGCTCGACTTGCACAAAAATTATTGCTTACCAAAAGAAATTACGGAAACATTCGATAAAAGAATTACAAGACTTTATTGCGCATTACAAAGAATTGATCCAAGAAATAGAACATGCTATCGAATACCGGAATGATCGACCTTACGAAATTGCAAAAGCAATTGTGAAATGGAGAAAAAATAAATGAGACAAAGGGACATAAAGAAACGGAATAAAAAAATACATTGTGAGCTTTTGTCTCGTCTTAAACCTTTTACGGTTACAGATGTGCGGTTTTACAGTCATTATTTTATTTTCAATGCGGGTTCTGCGGCGATATGTCATTTTCGAATAAAAGAATTACCACATTGGCTGTTCGGTATTTGGATAACAAAACATAAACCGGTTATTTTCGGACAAATTGAAATATTGATAGATAAATTTAAACCTTCTTATTCTGAATTAAATTCAGATGACCCTGTAAAATTCCGGGAGCATTTGCAAATATTAAAAAATAAAGGAGGTTTCTTTTCGGAAGAAGATAAAGAAGTTTTCGAGGAAGAAAAAAAAGACTCTTCGTAAGTTGAAAGTTGCCAATTTACAATATTACCGAGAAATTACAAAGTTTGTTGCAAACTTTAATGTTAAACAGGATTCTATGGATTTAAGAATTAGGGATTTAGGTGTGAACACTATACCGAGGTATTGGATTACAGTTTACGCAGATAAAGAAGTCACTGAAGATAAAATGCGAGAAATTTGGCAACAAGTGGAAGATTTAAACTCAGCTTTTCGAGAAAATTACGATTTAGGCTGGAGATTACAAATGGCGGAGGTTATATAAAATGACAAATATGGATTTACAATACTGGGAATTAACTGCTGAAGATCTCCAAGTGGAAATAAACAAAGCAAAAAATATTTTCCTTGAAAAAATGTTGGACGAAAGAATTATCTCTGAAGAAATGTTTGTAAACATGCAGCTTTATTCGATTCTTGTGCAAAAACCCTCGGCATTAGGAAATAATATCCGGCAACTTTTTGAAAATGAAAATAATTACAACTTCATTGTTGCCAAATTGATTCTGGAAACGCAAGATGAATTGGAAGAAAATGATCGGTTTTTTGAAGATCAAAAGTCGCTTCTGGATAAAATAGACGCACTTCAAGCGGAAGTTACCCGACTTCAAGGGGAATTGATAGCAAATGCTCATCAAGAAGAAAGTTACATACAAACAAGTTATTCCCCGGGACATACAGAAGATGTTTCCGAAGAAAATCGCTTCCCGGAGGTAAATACAGATGTCGATAAAGAAAAGTAAGTGTTCGTGTTTCGATAAAGAAGGGAATCTTGTAAAAGTTTGCACCTGTGACGATTTAAAGATAGAAGATAAAATGCCTTGTGTGGCACATGAAAAACCAGACTGTCCTTCCAGATTTTTCAGTAAAAAACCTGCAGACAATTGTGATATTTTCCGTAAGCTCCTGAAAGAGAAGAAATCGCATCTGGATTGCCTCCATTTAAAGTCATTGCCGGAAGTTAAAAAAACCGCCACAAAAGCACAACTCTTAGAAACTCTCCGACATATGGTTGCTGAGAAAGAAAACATTTCTTTTGAAAAAGTGACCGATAAAAAGGTATATAGTTATGTCGGAAAATACCTGAAAGATTAAATAAAATGTATCTTTATACTCAACACCCACTTAATTTTCATCTTGTAAAAGAAGCTACTGATTTAAAGCTCTCTGAATTTTACAACGATGCGGATTACTCAGAGGAAATTAGAAAAGCCTATGACTTCCTCTACAAGAAACTTGGAGCGAACAATTGGATTTGGTGCTACGGCAACCCGGTTATTTGTGCAAATAAAAACAACAAAGTGCAAAATTTCGAACAAGAACGGCTGTGGGTGTTGGATGTCCCGGAAAAACACATTGTTGCAATCGATTCTACTATCTGGGATTACGCTTTAAATGCTGGGTATTATATTGATTGGGAAACATATTCAGGCGTATTAAATGCTTTCGGAAATGATCCGGAAAAAGAAAAACTTTTCGATTCTTTTCTGGAAGATATTTTTGAAAAGAACCCTTACGACAGTTATACCGGGATTGTAAAACCTCTGAAAAAAGCAGATATTTTTCACGATCAGTTCCTTATTCCCTCCCCGATAAAGAAATCTTGGGTTGTGCGAACTTATTTGATGCAAGCAGAAAGGAAAATATAAGAATATGGGATGGTATCGTGAGTTTTGTTTCCAAGGGAAACGTAAGGACAATAATGAATGGGTTGTAGGGCAGTTGCTGGAAACTCCTGTTTCCCGTTTTATTGTTACAGGATGTTGTCAGAATTTACACAGACCTCAGCAGATATATGTCACTGCTTGGGAAGTTAAGCCTGAAACAGTTTGCATGTTCACCGGGTTTCTTGATTTAGAAGGTAATATGGTTTTTGAAGGGGATTTCTTCCAGCATTGTGTAAACCCGGAAGAAACCGTTATCATTGCTTGGGATAAAACAACCGCCGGATTTTATCTGAAGTTTAAAAATTTCAGATACGAAGAAGGTAATGATCATTATGCTTATTTAGATGAATACTCTCAAACTCCCAAAGACGATCAAGTTATTCTGGGGGTAAAAATTCTCGGAAATATTCATGACGAGGTGGAATAATATGAAAACAACATCTACAAAATTTGATTTAAATCAGGAATACATTCTTTGTTCCGCTATCTGGTATGAAACAGGATTAAAGCCCAAAGACCCCAGATGCCTCCCCCGGAATAAAGAAACCGGCATTTGTGTTTGTGGACATAGACATCATAATTGCTTCGGAATTCTTTACGAACTTCAAAAAGGACGTGCTAATCTTTCGATCTGCACCGAAGGTTTCTTGACAAGTAAAGGAAATTTCTTGGACAGAAACGAAGCTTTAATTCTTGCCAAGAAAACAGGACAAATAATTGAAACCGAAGCTTATATTTTAACAAGTGAAGATTTGTGGTAAATGATAAAACAATTACGACTCCCTTCTTTATTCGATATTGCTGATCCGGTTGTGGAAAATGTTCACGACAGGTTTGCAGAGTATGATAAAGAGCATTGTTGGCAATACGAAATTCGACAACAAAATAAATCCGGGGATGTTTTAAGCTCAGGATTAACTCATGAAGAAATAAAGAATTTGAAAACTTCCGATTTTAAATTCGAATATGTCCCGGCGGAAGATAAAAAAACTTGTCGAGAAATCGTTTCGTTTATCGAAAAGCATGAATGGTTGGGGAAAATGCCGATATGGTTAACCCATCGTTTTACAGTAAGGCTTAAAAAGAATAATATTCTTGCGGGAGTTTGTATAATGGCAACTCCCAATGCTTTCTCTCATCTTTTAGGAGAAGAATATCGGGATGTTGAAAAACTCATCGCAAGGGGGGCTTGTATCTCGTGGTCTCCTAAAAACTTAGGCTCTTGGCTGACAATGCAAGCTATTAGATGGATGGTAAAGAATACAGAATTCCGTATTTTCACAGCGTATTCAGACCCTGAAGCTAAAGAACTCGGGACAATATATCAAGCCTGTAATTTTTATTATCTCGGACAAAAATTCGGAAATTCTTGGCAATACCTTGACCCTAACAATAAAAAAAGAGGCTGGTTCGGAGATACTGGCTTTAATGATCGTAGTCAAATTATTCGATATGCAAAAGAACTTGGAATTGTCTGGCAACCGGAATGGTATAAAGTGGCAAAATCTTATCGAAAAGTAGATTGGAAAAAGATTCCTGAAGACATTGCAAAAAAATTAAAACAACGACGACAAGAGCATAAAGATTCTTGTAAAAAAAGAAAAACTCCGGCAAAACACAAATATTGTTATGTTTTAGGTAAAACTCCTTCCGAGACAAAGAAGTTACGAAGTCTTTTTTTACAGAAAAACACAATCTTCCCGTATCCAAAAGAGAGAGGGCAATAAATGATAACTGTGACTCTCCCTCCTTTTGTCCAAGAAATGATCCCTCTTTTTTGCGAAAAGATGTATTTTGCCCGAAGAAGTGAAAAAACGGCTCGGAAAAAGTTCGGGAATCTTTCGGAAAAAGATACACATTACAACGGGTTCGGGGCGGAATATGCTGTTTCTTGGCTTTTAAATTGTTCTTTCGATTGGACTTTAACTTCAGGGAACAGGGGATACGATTTGGAGGCTGTGTTCCCTAATTTAGACGGAACTTTCTGTAAGTATAAAATAGAATCTAAATGGTCTTCGAGAGAAAACGGGAGTTTATTGCTGGAATTTCATAAAGTTTATGATGCGGATATTTATGTTTTATCTACAGGCAATTTCCCGACTTTTAATATTGTTGGCTGGTGTAGCCAACTGGAAGCTTTAAATGCTGAACGAAAATACTTAAAGCCTTTGGATGAAAATCAAACAATTATTGTCCCGCAAAATAAATTACATCCATTCCCTGATAGTCTTTTTACAGAGTTGCAAAAAAGAGGGCGAAAATAATTTTAATTTTCTGTTAAATTTCTTTTCCTTTTTTACTATATATAAATAAGACAATAAAAAAAGGAGAGTTTCAAAAATGGAAAAGACCGCCAACATGATTATGTGGGAAAACCTTAACCGTTCCGAAGATGGTTCAAGACATCCTGATGAAAGAATGATCCGAGTCCCAGCTATGTTTTGCCAAACAGCTCTCGCCTTGGCTGGGGGCTTTGATATTCGAAGTGGTTCAGGGCATGTCCTGCCGGACGGTATCTGGTTTGACCCCTTCACAAAAGATTACTACGCTTGCAAAACTCTGGAATAAAAGGAGAGTGTTACAAGTGAAAAATATCGAAAAAATCATAAATACAAAAATAAAAGAACATGGCTCTTCTGCTGAATATTCACATATTGCAATATGTGAAAAAATCGCTGGAACTCCAACTGTAGGGGTATGGTGGTATGTCGCAGGAAGAGTTTTGAAATATGAAGACCTTCCTGAAAACTGTGAGCCGGATAGTTTCATATGTGTTTCTCAAGAACACAACCAAACCTTTAAAACTTTACAAGAGCAATACAAAGATGAAATCCCCGAAATTTTAAATGTGAAATACAATGAGATTGAACGGGGTAGGGTTTGGTTGCAAAATGATGAATTTGTAAAAGGACGTTTTGTAATAACTTGTTCTACAGAAATTTCAAAAGACCCGGAAGCGATAAGGGCAATCAAAAACAGTTTTGGGTTGATCGGACAGCGGGTGAAAGTGGAATCACAACAACAATACGACAATCTTGATATAAAAATAAAATAAAGAAAGGCTCCGTATGCCAACTTTTTCCGAAAAAGAAATTAAGATTCTTGAATCGATAGGGATTGCTCTAAATGGGCAAGATGTAGAAGAGATTTATAAAGTATTTACAGCATACTTTATGTCTGTGGTGAAAGAAAAGAAAGAAACAACGGATTTAATCCGATTGAATCTTAAATTAAGTTTAATGCGAAAAGGAGAGTAAATTGTATGGGACAGATGAAAACAGGAAGTACCAGCCCGGTATGCTGCACATGCCAACACTGGTCTGGGGATAGAAAACTCTGTGAAAACAGAATGGAAATCCTCTATATGCAATCTTCAAGAGGTAGATGCCACCTTGAAACAATTCTTTCTGTAACGAGAGATGCAAATGATTCCTGCCCGAAATGGCAAAAATGGGGCGCATTTGTTTTCTGAATAATTTTCGGTAATTTTTCCGGCAACCTAGTATATACATAAAGAAAGGATATTAAAAAATGCTTACACAAATTTACTTCAAAAACAAATCGGTTCAAATTTCTATAGGCATGAACATTGCCTTGTGGTCGGTAATCGGGCTTCTTTTCCTTTCCGGGCAGACAGTTCCTACATGGTTGCTTGTCTTTGCGGTTATTGTGTAAAGAAAGGAAATATTTGTGGTAAGAGACAATTCTTCGAAAAAAAAAGACATGCCTTTTGTTTTGAAAATGGCTGTTTCGACTTACAAAGACAAATATGGAAACGATAAAAATGGCTGGAGACAATACGGGATGATGTATATAGATACAAAATCCTTGCCTAACGGGGTCGATCCTGAAATTCTAAAACAGTTAAAGTTCAATATTGTAATTACAGATATCCCTTTAACGGCGTTAGGAGATGGGAAAGGTTTTCTTGTTAATGCCTTCCCCGTAGGAAATGGCAACAGTCCTTTTGACAATCAATAAGAAAGCAAGAACAATGAGTTACGAACTGAAAGTTAAGAATTTTCAAAGTATAAAAAACCTTACTCTTCCGATAAAAGGGTTTACCGCTCTTGTAGGTAAAAGTAATCGTGGAAAATCAGCAATCCTGCGTTCCTTACGGACAGTTCTTTTGAATGAGTGGAACGCAGGATTTACTACGCTGGATGAAAAAGAAACAGAAGTTACTTTTTCTATCCCTGAAAGAACCGGGTATTTGAACACAGTTCTTCCGGACATGGATATAGCTGAAATTTCGGTAAAAAAACCAGCAAACGAGTACACTTTAATTTCTTTTTCCGGGGATACCGTAAAATATCCGAAAGTGGGTAAAAATGTCCCTGAAAAATTTGAAGATTTAAACTTATCTCCGGTAATTACAGAAAGAGATGATGTTTTTAATCTTAATTTTCAGTCCCAATTAGACCCTTTATTTCTGATCACTTCCACAGATACGGAAATAACTTCATTTATCAACAAAGTTTTTGATATCTCTCGTTTCGAAAAAGCTTTACGGGAAATGAAAACAGATGATATCCGAATATCTAAAGCTGTGAGTAATCAGGAAGAAGAGTTGAAAAGCGATTACTTAGAAGCAACTACGCTCGAAGATAAAGTTAAAGATTTAAATCTTAAAATAGATATTCTTTCTGTAGCAATTAAAGACACGGAAAAACTGCAAACAGACATTCTTGATGTGGGTGTAGATATAGCTCGATTACAGGGGCTGGAATTAAAAAAAGACCTTATCGAAAAAGAAAAAATAAAGGTAAAAGCTCAAAATCATATCCGAGACCTTTTATTCTCTTTACAAGAAAAGGTTTATGCTCTTTCCGTAGCTCAGAAAGAACTATCTAACCTCCAGAATAAAAAAGAAGAAGTTCTTTCCGGGAACAACTATCTTGTCCCCAAAAGAATTATTTTACAGTCGGTAGAACAGATACTAAACAATCTGGTTTCTGTAAAAGATATTCGACAACATAGTCAGGTGCTGCAGAAACATAAAAACAATTCAGATTTGTTATCTTTGAAAAAGAGTCTTAATGTTTATTTTACAGAACTACACCGTATTGTGGAGACTGTTGTCGGGTGCAAGAAGGATGTTTTAATCCTCCCGAAGTTACAAGATGAAGTTGTCGAATTGTCGAAAAAGACTTCCGATTGTAAAAATAAAGTGGAAGGACTGTCTTCTTTAAAACCAGCTATTTTCACATCTTTAGGGGTCTGCCCTGTTTGCGAACAAGAAATTTGTAAGGAGAAATAAAGTATGGAAAAAGAAACTAAATGCATGTTTTGTCAAAGATACATCCCGGAACACGAAGAAAAACATTTAATCCCGAATAAGCATGTTGATGTTCCGGTAAGTCATTTAATAGGGTGTAAAGAGTGTGCAAAGAAAGCGGAAAAGAAATGAAAATTTGCCATTTCTCGGATATACATTTATCCCCTTTAGGGCACATTCCACAATCCCGGACTGAAATGTATCATGCCGATGTTGCACAAGAGCTGAGTTCTTTAAGGGAAGCTTTGAAAGAAGAAAATCCCGATTTAATTCTTTTCACCGGGGATTTATTCCATCTTAAGAATCAATCTGCCTATTCCCCGAAAGATTTAAATCATTACCGGGAACTGTTAAAAGATTTCCCGCAGTTTTATTCAATTCCGGGCAACCACGATCTTCCGAAATCTGCAATTGCAAACATCAAGGACAGCCCTTACACTTCTCTTACCGGACTATTACCTAACATAATAGTTGATATTTCTTTTCAATACGCAAAAATACCTCTTTCCGGAAATAATTTCGACACTTTTGTTTTGGTTGGAATCCCTTATATCCCTATGTCCAACTTCAAAGACGTTGTTGCAAATTATTTACAGAAATTAGAGCCGGAATTAAAAGAATGTGGAAGAATCCTTTACGGGTTTATGATCCATGTAGATGCAACTCCGAATAAATTACAGGTTACGCTTTGGGAATCTTTTTCTTATCAGGAACTTTCCGAAATGTTCCCGAAGAACTCTTTCCTTTTTATGGGGCATATTCATGCTTCTTTTGCCCCGTGGCAAGACCCTGTAAGAAATGTAACCATATCTAAGCCGTGGAGTATAGGAAGGGTCATAAAAGACTATTTCAACCAAACAGAAGTTCTTGAAAAACAACATATCCCCGCCTATTCTGTAACCGAAATAGAAGACACTCCCGATGGACTGGCTTTGAATATGTATTACAAACCAATCCCGGGAATTAAAAATGGATTGGATATCTTTCAACTGGATTCGTTACAAACTCAACTTGAAAAATCCAAAGAAATTCAACAATTCATACAAGGCTTACGACAACAAATATCCTCGAAAGATGATGTTTTCTTTACCGAAAATCCTATGGCTTATTTGCAGAAATTAAACTTACAAAAAGAAGTTTTCGATATTGTTACGGAATATTTGAATAAATGATTTTTTCTGTAATTAATTTAAGATTGCGGTATATTCATAACAGAAAATAAAACAAAAGGAAATTTTTTACGTGACTGAACTTACCGATATTATTTACGATGTCAACCTGACAAAAGAAGCTTTGAAAAAAACCACTCGAATGTCTTGGAGTAAATTCGACAATTTTAGAACATGTAAAGGCTGGTGGTTTACCAACTATGTCCTCCAAGCCCCAAGAGATATTGTAGTTACTCCTACAATCCGAGAAGATTCAAGAGCAATCCCCGGGACTGTGATACAAAAAGTTATGGAAGTTTTTATCAATTCTCGAATTTATTCTCGTCCGGGAATGTCTTCGATGTCCGATTTATTGTCTTGGCTCACAACAAACACCAAAGCTGTTTTCTACTTGTCTAAGTTCCCGGTAGAACAGCAGCTTCAGCCGGAATTCGAGAACCGAAAAGGGTTTTGGAACAATAAGTATGGTTCTTTACATCGACAAAGCATAATAAATAATTACAATCTCGACCCAGAGATAACTGAAGTTAATATTTCTTTTATCGACCGAAATACTTTTCAGAACATTTACGAAACCGAAGAAAAACTGCTCGACAAACTTTGTTCTTTATATCCCGCTATTTTACAGATGTTTATCGATCAGGAGCTGACTCTTGACCGAATTATGTCTGAAATTCCTTTAAATATAGAAGTAGGGGATATGCTTTTTACTGGAAGCATCGACTTCTTGTACAATACAAGACAGAAAAGCACTTCTTATTTCTCAAGTATCGGGCAACTCGAAGACGGGTATTTTATTTTCGACGGGAAATACAATTTCTCTTCTTATACGAAAGAAGATCAATTACAATTCTACGCCTTCCTGCTTTTCTTACGGACAAGAAAAATCCCCGGGAGAATGGCTTTATATTCTTGGACAGAAAACAAGTTGAAAGAATTTGATTTTAATATGGATTTTCGTCTTAAAATTGAAGACGGCGTAAATGCCCTGTTAGATACTTGCCGGGATTTGGAACAAAAATTCGAAAATAAAACAACCCCTCACGGATTATTTTTTCAAGATGAACTTTTCGAATTAAATCCGAGTAACAGTAATTGCCAGTTCTGTCTGGCATTACCACAATGCCCCGCAGCTAAAGAAAAAGGAGTTACTTGCATGTCGGACTTTGCAGACAAAATGTTCGCAAAGAAAGCCGCAAAACAAATGATTTCTCTACTCGACCCTGAATCCAACGGAAATATAACTTTATAAGAAAAGAAAGGTTGACAATATAAATATGTCCGAAACAAAAACTCTTGCTGAAATTATCGATGCTCTCCCGAAAGAAATAAAATCTGCCCTGCAATCCGAATTAAGTAAATACAAAGAAGTTCTGGATGTGGATGTAAAGAAACTCACCCCGGAACAATTAACAAACCTTTTGTCTAAAATAGCAAAAGAAAAAGAAACTCTTTCCGTTTCTGTAATCGCTCTTGAGGCTCAACTGGAAGAAAAAGAAAAAGAAATCGACAAACAGACAAAAGAAATTCTTGAAAAATACGGGATAAAAGATGTTTCGGAGCTGGAAATAAAAAAAGAAGAACTTGAAACACAGCTTACAGATCAACTTCAAGTTTTAAAAGAAGCTATGGAACAGGCGGGACAATAAATCATGACAGAAACTTTAAGCAGCAAAATAGGAAATATGGTAAAACCTTCAGCAGACAGTTCTATTGTAATAGACGCAGATGCTTCCCCAAAAGAAGTTATCCGGGAGTTAAAAGAGGTGTATTACAAATCCGAAGATACTTCTCTTTTTGATCGTTTCCACAAAGAAGGAGATGCCCCCGGAGTTGGGGAGTATTCTTTTTCTGTGGATTCAAGATTTCTTAAATATGCTTGTGGGGTTTTGAAACACACATATACGGGCAGTAAAATAAATCCGAATTTGATAAAGATTGTTATTTTCGAAACACAGCTTAAGATATCGGGATTTAATAATTTTTCTTTCGGAGAGGTTTTTATCCCACTTACAAAAATATCTTCTGTCGGGAAGAACCCTGAAATCTCTTTTGCTTTCGATTACCCGACTCTTGCAAAAATCACAGCTTCTTTCCCGAATCACGAGCTTTCTTTTAAATACAATGCAGAGAACGCTCTTCTTGAGATGGATTCCGGAGAAACGCATCTTGAACTTTCTGTAAGGGAAGCTACTGATTTTATACAATATCACAATAATATTGTAAATATCCTCCCGGTGGAATGTAATTTGAATGTAGAGATATTGCAAACAGCCCTCAATTACCTCTCCTTGTATTCCGAAAAGAACGAAAGTCAAGAATCTCTTTCGGTTATCGATTGCCGGGATTCTGCAATTGTAGGGGGGAGTGTTGCGGCAATAGGTTATTTTAAATCCCCGTCTCTGTTGAATGTGCCTTTGAAATTAAAACAAGAAGTGGTGTCTGTGCTTTCGAAAGTCCTTCCTTTTTTCGATCCTGCAAAAACAAAACTTTTCGAAACAGATACTTATTTTATTATTCGGGATCAGAACTTATTCCTTGGTCTTGAAAAGACCGAAGTTTCTTTCCCTTCTCTTAAAACATTACTGTCCTTATCTGTAGATGAGACAATAAATCTCCCGAGAAGTGCCTTTGTTTCCTCTTTGCAGAAACTATCTGTTGTTGCTGTAGCAAAGAACATTCTTGTAAAATTCAAGCTTTACAACAAAAACCCGGAAGCAAAATTAATTCTTTCGATACAAGACTTCACCGGGAAAAAATCAAGAGATGTTCTTTCTATTTCTCGACAAAGCGCACAAGATTTACAGGAAAGAGAATTTTATGTTGGATTGGAGAATTTATTGAAAACTCTTAATTTCTTTAAATCTGAAACAGTTACTTTCCAGCTTTTGAAAGATAAAGCAGTTCTTGTAAAAGACACTGAAGAAAATTACGAAACAGCGACTGTTCTTTCGATTGCAAAAGATATCTGAAAAATAACCCTGTTTTCGAGTATATATGAGAGAGATATGATACAGAAACTTGCGAATATAATTTATACCGAAGAAAACATCGCAAATGCTAAAAAATACCTCCTGACAAGAGGGGTTAATTCTGAAGCTATGCGATACCCGCCTGTCTTTACCGGGGGGGATAAAAACAGCTTCATATCTCTTTCTGCTTTCCTGCCCCCGGGATTATTTACAGATACTTTGTATTTCCCGATTACCGATGTAGAAGATCCGGCAAAACTGATAGGGTTCGATGCTCGTTACTTGGGAACAGAATCTTCCCGATTAAGATATCGAAAATTCAAAGAAGAATCTGTGGATTTACTTTTGTATTACACAACCTCTCTTTCCGAGATAGACCCGCAAACGCCTTTGATCGTAACCGAAGGGGTAATAGATGCTGAAACCTTAAGACCCTTGGGATTTCCGATAATTTCCCCGTTAACTGCAATGCATTCCTTTAAATTCTGTTGTTTCTTGAAGGCGATTTCGAACAATATCTATTTTGCTTACGACAACGATAAATCCGGGCAAACTGCAGTAAAGAATATAATAAAAGAAACGAAGGTGAATACAGAATTTGCAAATACCTTTAAGTTCCTTAACTTTCAAGGGAAAGACATAAACGAATCTTACAAGTTAAACGGGAGAGATTATTTATTTAATATCCTCCGGGCACAATTAATTTAAGAAAGAATGGAATAAATGGATATAGACACTCTGGAAAAAGCCAACGATATTCAAAAGGAATTGCGAACCATAAGTCACGATTTGGAGAAAATAGAAAAGATTTTACACAACTTTCAGGAAAACTATACTGTTGCCCTTGAATTCACAACTCCATATGTTACCAATTCAGACACAATTAAATTACGAAATACAATGCCCCAAGAAACAATAAAAGTTCTTGTTGAAAAGGAAAGAGATCGTTTAAAACTTCGAGCCTACGAATTGAAACAACATTTCGAGAAATTATGAAGAAAGGAAAAATAAACATGTTGGAGGTACTCTCTTTCTGTAAAGAAAATATTGTTGGTTTGGAGGTTATAACTGCTTATGAAAATCCAACAAAATCAAAAGAAATCGGTTAAAATCACTTGCTTTTTAACCAGAAATGTGTATAATATAGGAGATGAAAAATGAAAGTAATCAAAGTGACCAAAGAGTATTTCGAAACAGAGGATGAGAAGGTTTATTTCTTCGAGCCTCTGGAAAAAGAAATATTAGTTGATGATTTGCAGAAGATTGTAGATGCAAACGAAAAATTAGTTAAGGAGTTGAAAGATGCTGACAGATAAACAGATAGAAGATATAGCGTTGAAATATACTCGGCTGTGTGGTGGACACTGGGAACACGAAGAAGCTATACCCGATGGAGATATCTTAGAGTTTGCAAGAGCCATAGAAAAAGCTGTCTTGTTTGATGAGTTGCAAACGTGGACGACATCAAGATGGTTTGCATTACAAATAACGAAAGATGAGCGGTGTGATAAATGTGGGCGGATGTTCTGGCATCATATTAAAACAAAAATGAATCTGGAGGTATAAACCATGGGAAAGATTCTAGTCGCTTGTGAAGAATCACAGGCAGTCACAAAAGAGTTGAGAGCGTTAGGACTCGAAGCGTTTAGTTGTGATATTTTGGAATGCTCTGGCGGTCATCCAGAATGGCATTTACAGCAAGATGTAACCGAGTTGTTAAAGCAAAAGTGGGATATGATTATTGCATTTCCTCCGTGTACATATCTAACTGTTACAGGGAACCGCTGGTTTAACATTCAGCGGTACGGTGAAAAAGCTATTAAGCGACATCAAGACAGAGCCGAAGCAATTGATTTCTTCATGATGTTCGCAAATGCTGATTGTGAAAGAATTGCGATTGAAAACCCTGTAGGTGTTATGTCGAGCGAATGGAGAAAACCAAACCAAATAATAAACCCGTTTCAGTTTGGTGACGCTTTTGAAAAGAAAACCTGTTTATGGTTGAAGGGCTTACCAAACTTGGTACCGACAAATATTGTTGAACCGCCAAAGAGGACGGAGTTTAAAAGTGGTAAAACTATGCCTGCATGGTATGCAGAAGCGTGGAAGCTCCCAAAAGCTGAAAGAGCAAAACTGAGAAGTAAAACATTTCCAGGAATTGCAAAAGCTATGGCAGAACAGTGGGGGCAGTTGGTTAAATGAAAATCTATAAAATCACAGAAGCAAGCGAATATCTTGGAGTTTCAATAAACACGCTCAAGACACTTGCCAACAACGGCAAGATAAACTCTTTTAAGACTACTGGAGGGCATAGGCGTTTCCGCCAGGATGACTTAGATACTTATATGGGAGTTGAGAAAGAGAAGCAAGAAAAGTTGACTGTGATTTATGCCCGTTGTTCGACCGCCAAGCAAAAAGAAAACCTTGAACGGCAGAAAGATAGGTTGAGAAAACATGCTGAATCCAAAGGCTACAAGTATATGATGATTGATGAAATAGCCAGCGGAATAAATGAAAAGAGAAAAGGATTACACAAACTAATCAAGTTATGTTTTGAAGGTAAGGTTGAGCGAATCCTGATTGAATATAAAGACAGGCTTGCCAGATTTGGTTATGAATATTTGGATACTATTTTTAAGAATCTTGAAATTACAGTTGAAGTAGTTGAAACGAAAGAAAAGAAATATGAAGAAGAATTAGCAGAGGATATTATGAAAATTCTAACCTCCCTACGTGAAAATTTTGCTGAGTTATGTCACCAGCAATGGTCAAGTTGGATGAATTATTTATTCTCCAAATGTGAAATAAATCCGGATGGAAGTAGAACAATCCCTCTTTGGGCTGTGCAGCGTTGGCATCGACAGCTTATGACACAGTATAAAGACTTGTCTGAATCTGAACAGAATTCAGATAGAGCTGAAGCCGATAAGTTTCTTAAAGAAATTAAACATATAATAGACGCACAAAAAGAATTGGAAAATATGAAAGATAGAATGTTGGAAATGCGAAAAGATTGTTGCGGGAGTTCTGTAAAAGCCGAAATATTAAGAGAAGTTTGGGACGGGGTTGATGAAGAGTTTCGAAAAAGAGGTATAGAAAGGAAAAATAAATATGCCGGATAAAGAAATTATTATTTACACTGATGGAGCAAGTAAGGGTAATCCCGGGGAAGGGGGTTGGGCGGCAGTCCTCACTTCCGGTAAGAATCAAAAAGAAATATGGGGTTATGTAAAAACAGCCACAAATAACCAGATGGAATTAACTGCCGCAATTGAAGCCTTTAAATGCTTAAAGATGCCCTGTGTGGTTACTTTGATTTCAGATAGTAAATATCTTGTGGATGCTTTCCGGAACAACTGGATAGATTCTTGGTTGAAAAATAACTGGATAACTTCTTCTGGCTCTCCGGTAAAAAATCAGGAGCTTTGGGAAGAGCTTTTAAAAGTTACCAAGACTCATATTATTACTTGGAAATGGGTGAAAGCGCATTCCGGGGAATTACTGAATGAATATTGTGATTCCTTGGCGAATAAAGCAATCGAAACAAAATCTTGTAGCCCTAAAGAAAAGGAAGAAGTAAAAGAAATACCCGTTTCTCAACCAGACTTGAATTTTGAGACCGTTGAAAATTCCACAATTCTGAAACTCGGGATTAATTTTATTTCCCCTGAAGTTGAAGAGATGTATAGAACTGCTGGATTTCAGGACAATATCTCTTCCGGGTTTGATTTAATCTCAATCGAAGATGTGCATCTTTCCCTCGAAGACCCTTTTGCTTTGATCAATCTTGGGGTAAATATTAAACCTCCGGAAGGTTTTCATTCTCTTCTCATCCCCAGATCTTCCACTTACAAAAATTACCATATCATCCAAGTTAACCATTTAGGCTTGATCGATGCAAATTACATCGGAAAAGACGATATTTGGAAAATGCCGGTATTGTATTTACCCCCGGATAGTTTTGAAAAACAGCAAATCTGTCAAAACAGTTACTTGCTGAAACAAAATACAGGAAAAGAAATTTGTATTCCAAAAGGCACTCGAATCTGCCAATTCTTCTTACAGCCCATCTATCGTTTTGAAACATATCGATACACCCCGAGTGACGTTTCTCGTGGGGGACACGGTTCGACAAATAAACCTAAAATTTAGTTTGCTTCGTTACTTTCCATAAAAGGACTCTCTTTTTTGCCCCGGGAAGAAATTCTCGGGAATTTTTTTGTAATTTCCATATCTTCCCGGTATATTGTAGAGAAGATAAAAGAAAGGTTGATATATGAATATTGTTTTGTTTATACACGGCAAAGCTTCTGCAGGGAAAGATTATTTTGTAAAAAGCCTTAAATATTATATGTATTTACATAAGGCTGAATATTTTTCGGAACCCGAAAAGAGACAGGATATCAAAAATCTATTCACGGATAAGCCTTCTTGTTTTGATGTTTTTGAGATTGTGAAAATGCCTTTTGCGGATGAAGTGAGAAAAGAATTGTGTCAGATAGACCCGAAAGTGAATTACGAAAGATTATGTTCTGACTACGAATACAAAACACAATATCGGAAACAATTGGTTGAAATCGGGGATGGGTATCGAAAAGAACGCCCAGATATTTGGATAGAGAAACATTTTGAAGCTCTGAAAGATTTCAATACTGTTTTTCAAGACAAAATTATCTGTGTTCCGGATATGCGATATCACACAAACGATCTTGGCAGTGAATGGGATTACTCGAAAGAAGTTTGTAAATTACTCGATATTCTTTCTTTTAGGGTAAAAATAAATTGCCCGGTTTTAACTCGACTGGAAAGAATGTCTCCTGAAGCTATTAAAGCTTATACCGCTCACGGGATGTTCAACGCTTCAGAAACAGGGATGGATCATGTTCCCGATAATGAATTCGACTTTGTTTTAGATAATTCCCAAAACTTTAAAACCCGTAAATTTCCTTCTGATTTTACAAAACTTTCTTGGCAAATAATCGAGTTACACGATAAAATAAAAGCTGTTTAAAATACACTTGAAAATAAAATAAATATCCCGGGGGTTTTTTATCTTGACAAAAGAAGCTAAACTTAAACGCATACAACAGTTAACACAGGTGGGTAATTTGTACAATTGTGAAATGAAATGTTTAAAAGCGATTACGTACATAATTGAAAATGATTTGCTGGAAAGCGAAAAAGCACAAGAATTGTTTGATTGTTCCCGGAAATGTCAAGTATCGACAATCCGGGAATTTATTTGTGAAACTCTTCCTGAATTATCTAATTGTTGTGTTTGTGCTAATTTAGAAGAGAAAATAAAAGAAATGAATGTTGTCTCTTCTCTTACTGTAGTAGATTGTGATAAAGTGAAATAATTCTTTTTCATGTTTTTTTGAGTGAAAGAGATAAAATAAATAAGAAAGAAGAATTGAGTAGATGCCTGAACAAATGAAACCTGTAACAAAAATTATTACTTCTCAAGCAATAAGCCCTCTTTCTCGTGCAGATATGTCTAAACCCAAAGCAATGCAGCAAAAAACAAAACCTGTTGAAAATCTTCCTGTTTTAAAACCTGAAACACCGGAAGATACTCTTGAAACTGCAGAATTGGAAGATGATTTGATGGACTCTTTGTTGGAAAATGAGCCTGTTGTAGAAGTTAAAGCCCCAACTCTGATAAAAAAAGAAGCTCCCCCTCAAACGGTAAAAAAGAAAGTTGTTGTGAAAAAAGAAAAACCTTCTGTAGATGTGACTGAGGATCTGGATAATTTAATAGACTCTGCAGAAGAAGACTTGGCTTTCTTGTCCACTCCTTCACAAAAAGAAGAAAAAACCCCGGCTAAGAGAATTATTTCTACAATAAAAGAAGATACTCCTGTTTCTGTGCCGGAGGCTTCTTTTGAAGAAACTTCTAAGTTCTGGGATGATTACAAAAAACTTGAAAACAAGGAGATGGTTGTGAGTCTGGATTTTACAAAGAAATTTGAATCGTGCTATCTGTCGAAACCGGGGCAAAAAGAAAATAACTCCGCAAATATTGTAATCCGTGAAGTTACGGACAATTCTTTGTTTAATTTTATCTTAAAAACAATCCAAGACAATGTTTTTATTTCCTCTCCTTTTAAATTCTTCAACAAACAAACTTTTGTTTCTGTGTTTCAAAAAGCATTTCTTGGGGTTATTTTTGATCTTAATTACGCAACTCCTTATTACTACACAAAAAAAGGAACCCATCATCTGTATTTCAGTTCTCAAATCATGACCGAAGAAAACATGCCTCACATCGTTCTTCTCGATTTAATCCCGAAAAGACCCCGGATTTACGACAGCAAAGACATCCCCAGCGAAGAAGATATGACAACTTTTGACGTAAACCGGATACTTCTCGTTTCTGCAAACGTCCTTTATCTGTAAAAGAAAGGTATTTTAATATAATGACAAACACATACAAAAAATTCATTTATTTTCTTCCCGAAGCCCCTTTGGATGAAATAACATTGCCGGAAAAAAAGAGCATAGAGGCTACTTTAAAATGTTTTAAAAAATTAGACGCTTCTTTGAAAGAAAGTGTGAATAATCCTTTCCCGAATATTGTAGAAATCCCGGAATCTTTCTTCAAATATCTTCTAACCCAATGGGCAGTTCAACAAGGGATTCTGGAAACAATAGAAAGAACCCTTGTCTTCGATAAGTTAAATTTAAAAGTTTTCTGCGTTTCTCAGGAGTTTGTAAAAAAGATGCTTGACGTTTACGAGCTGGCTTTACAAGAAAACATGGAAAATTTAACACTCGAACTTAATTCTCTTGTTTCACAATTGCAGACTTTGGACAATTTCAAGCAAACCTTTCTTAAAGAAGATAGGATTAAAAAATGATTCAAGAAATTCTTAAAATACAGAAGTTTACTTTTAGTTGCCTCACTTTTTTATTTTTTCTTATACTTATTATGCTTCTTCAAATAAATATGCAACTGAAAGAAGTTAAAAAAGACATAAGACATTTAAAAACGGGATTGTTTTTTTCTCAACGCCCTAACTTAAATCCTGTTCTTTATCTGCAGCAAAAGAGTAATTTGAAATGAAAGACATTATTACTTGGGAAAATTTAAGAACTTTTCTTATTTGGGTTTCGGTCATTTACGGCATAATGGTTGTTTATTTGATACGAGAAATTGCAAACGCCCCCACGGTGGACGATAAAGAAGAAAAATAAAAATAGTTTTGTAATATTCTTGTTTTTTAAGTATATGTAGAATGTAAGTGAAATTCTTACGCAGATATTTGAAAATAAAATTACGAAATAAATAGGGGTTTCGTCCAATTGGTCAGGACACCAGACTTTGACTCTGGTAATATAGGTTCGAGTCCTGTAGCCCCTGTTCCTTGCCAGTATGACGGAATAGGCAGACGTAACGGACTTAAAATCCGTTGCCCTTACGGGGGCGTGTCGGTTCGACCCCGACTACTGGCACTGCACTTGCGAATGTAACTCAATTGGCTAGAGTGTCAGCCTTCCAAGCTGAAAGTTGCGAGTTCGAGTCTCGTCATTCGCAATGATCTGTCTTAATTACAGGTCTCCAAAAGTTCTCCCCTTAGCCTCTACTGGATAAAATCTTCCAGCAAGCTCAAATTTGGGGAGCCTTTAATGATTCTCAGGTGCATTTACAGGGATCTCTGAGATACAAGATTATTTCTTTACGGAGTATCTTGATTTTGTTTGCACTATCCCCCGGTTAGGACGCTTTCCGGGGGATATGATCTCTGTCTTAATTATGTTCTTAAATATTTTAACAGGAGATTTTTTGTAAATGGAAAAATTGATCGACGCTCTTTTGGAACAATGTAAAATTATTGAAGAAAATGCCGACAAGGTTAAAGCAGGTAATAAAGCTGCTGCAAAAAGAATTCGTAAAGCAACTACAGAAATCGGAAACCGAATCGGAAAAGAATTTCGAAAACGCAGCGTTTCGGAAATGTAATTTTTAAAAGTAACCACATAACGTAAAGAAGCTGAAATGCTTCTCAAACACTGGGATAATTTAAGTGGTAAAATATTTTTAAAGTTTCTGGATGCATCTCTGTTCTTCGGAATAGAAGACACTTTAAAAAATTGTGGGTTCGAATCCTACTTCCAGTGCTGTGCAGGTGGAATGTTCAACTGATTAATATCAACTTCAAACAGCCTTTGAAAACGATATCTCGTGGAACTTTGTTTACAAGAACATTTCACGCTGCTTTAAATTTATGCTCTTAATCACACCGTGATTTGCCTCTCTACCTCAACCTTGCAAGCCTCTTTTACAAAAAAGAGGCTTATTTTTTTTATTTTCTGTAAAAAAGGTTAAAATTTTGTTGTTTTTTTACTATATATAAATAAGAAATAAAAACAGGGGGCTTAAAAATGGCAATCGAAATTGAAAAAAGTATTGTGTGGGACGATAAAGAAATTATGGTTCTTGCAACTTACTCTCAGCCGGAATGGGAAGAAGCGGGATATGATGATGAATTCGGTTTCGTTTCACAAGGCTGGAATCTTGTGGATTTCCATACAGATTCCTTTATGATTGCAAAAGCCGAGGAAAAAGAATACAAAGAAATAAAGGGAACTGAAGACTTCCCTGTGATTTCCGAACTCTTCGAAGAAGAATATATGGCTGAAATAGAAACCGCTTTTGCAAATGCTGAAGCTGAAAAATTTTATGAAAGAGAAGGTAAATAAAATGTCGATACAATCTATTTCGAATCTTTCTACAGAACTCTTTATTCGAAATAAAGAGTCCGAATATATGGCAATGAATAAAACTGCGGCAGCTCCACAACTCGGAGTTTTCTGGATAAAAGAAACAAACAATTCTTTCGAGTTGATCGGGGAATCCGTTTCTTTACGAGATGGGGAACTGCTTAACGGAATTAAAGTAAACCCCGACAATCATTACAACCTCTGGTCTAAAATACAGAAACAAAATCCGGAATGGGTCAATAAGAATTACATGTCTGTGCCAAGAGGTAGAATTTCTTACATTCATGATTTAGAACACCCCACTTTCCTTATTTTCCTCCCCAGCATATACAAAGGTAATGAAAAGCTTGAAAACACAGTATTAAGCACATACAATATTCCGAAAGGAGTGGCGGTTTTCGAATACGACGACCCGCATTACAAAGTAAGATGAAATCCCCTTTACAAGCGATTCTTGATAAATGCCTCGAATGTTCGTGTGGGAGTAGAGAGGAAATTATTCTCTGCCCACGTCAAGATTGTCCTTTGTATCTTTTTCGGGATAAATTAATACGAAGAAAAATAAAAATACAAGAAAGTGAGAAGAAAGAATGACAACTTGTGATATTTGCAAACAACCTGTTTCGAGAAAAATAAAACCTTTACATATCGCTTTCTGTCGAGAAGGCGTTGTGCAAGATAAATACCGGGTCTGCACAGAGTGTTATAACAAATACGCTTTGCAAATTCGAGAGGACGTTACTCTTGATAACCCAACGCCAGAAGAAATCGCTCTTCTTACGAAAAGAAAGAGTGTAAAAACTTCTGTTACGGTAAAAAGATAGAGGAGATACCTTAAAATGTCGGAATATAAATTACTTACAAAACATTTCTTCAAAGGTACACAAAAAGGACAAATAAAATCCCTGTGGCAGAAAAAAGATATCAAAGAAAGAATCGAAGAATATAAAAGAGCGTTAGCTGCAGGACATGTCACTTTATCCGAGCCTCTGAAAAAAGGGGAAGTAAAAAAATTACAGTATATGGGAATTGAAGTCCCCGAACATTTGAAACCCAAGAAAAAAGAAAAATCAAAAAATATTGCTGTTAGGCTAAGTAACTTACAAGTAAAAAGAATGCGAGAACTCGGGGTGGAGCCTCCGGTTGAAATGCTCCCTTTACGAAACCGCAGATCAAAAGCAGAAATTAAAAAAGAAGTAACAGACGCTTCGCAAGAAATTGTTACTATCGCTCTTCTTGAAAAAATTACGTAAGCCTCCTAAGAATATCCACACTATTCTTAGTTTTCGGGGGCAGGGGTTTTCCAAACCCTTCGCCCCCTCTTTTAAAACACTGTGTAAATCAACGGGAATCGGTTTTAAACCATGATATACAGATAATCGTTTATTCATCTATGTTATGAGTATAAAAATAAAAAAAATTGAATTGAAGAACGATATTTTACGCATTGTTATGTTATATAACAATGAAAAATATTCCCTGCAAAAAAAAATCGATTCGGAATATTTAAGGTTTTCCCAAATTGCAATCGGAGACCTTATTTTATCTGAAATAGCGAATATGAAAAAAGATATTTTAAAGAGGACTGTTGAAAAATGAAAAAAGAATTACAGGATAAAGCTTTTAGTTTGGAAAGGCTTGCGAAAGAAAAAGCTCTTTCGTTATTTTACGGGGATAAAGGTGTGGGTAAAAGGACAACTGTTTTTGAAATAATAAAACAACATACTCCTGTTTCTTTACACAATAGAATAGAAGGTAGTCCTGATATTCTTGAAATAAAAGGGAACGAATCTGTTGAAGAAATTAAGGAAGATCTTTCAGTTTTTAATTCTCCCGCAAAAGAATTGTCGTATAAGTGGTTAGTTATAAATAATGTTGAATTTTTATCTGCTGCTACAATTAATTTTCTTCTCAAGAAACTTGAAGAGCCTCGGCATTATCACACTTTTGTTTTAACCAATAATATAGAATTACTACCCCCAGCATTAATATCAAGACTGCATGTTTATTTTTTTAATACTCTTCGAAAAGAAAGACAAATAGAAATCTTAAAGAATATTCCCGGCAGACAACATTTAATTTCGATTCTTGATAAATTCCCATTTACCACTATGTTCGAAATCGAAGTTTTCTTCACTTACGAGCTGGAAACTCTTTTTACCGACTGGCTTTTGAAAACAAACGATCTTGCGGATTTACAGGATAAAATAGGAGGCTTTTTCACAAAAATAAAGCCTTTACCGGAATATGAAAAAAACCATGTAATTACTTTTGTTCTTTCGTATATCTTATTTCAAGCAGTAAAAACAAAAGAATACGGGAGTCTGCATTATATGTTTTATCTGGATAAAATAAAATGTAAATTTGCTCCCGGGGTATTAAATTACCAGAACACCGAGATCAACAGAGAAAATCAGTTCAAAAACCTTCTTTCTTCTATTTTTATTCTTAAACAGACTTTAAAATAAATGCAAGATATTGAATTTATCCTTAATCCTAAAACAACATTACGAAGACTTTGCTTTTACCCCTTTAAAACAGGGGTGTTTAAAGCGGAAGTTTTAACAAAAGTAATGAATAAATTCGGATGTGAAACAAGAACCCCTGAAAATTTTATAGAAGATATTCGAAGTTCTTGTTTGTTCGGGCACAGAAATTATTTCTTACAAATTACCAATAAAGAAGAATTTAAAAAAATCTTGCCGGGGTTGCGAATAGACTGTGAAGATAAAATATTCGTTTCTTTACCAGAAGAAGTCTTCACTCCTTTTTCTGAAGAATTTAAAACCGCACAAAAAATAACAGAAGCGGATAAAACAAAGAATAATTTTCAATTCTTTTTACAATTTCTTTTAAAGGTTACAAATACCCCGGAAACAGTAAAAGAATCAATTCCCGTAATTACTACCGATTTGGAAAATCTTTACAATAAGTCCGAAGACATTTCTTCTTTTTTACTTAAAGCTGAGGAAGCTCTTTTAGTTTGTTTGCAACAAGAAGATGATAAGTACGTGTGGGAACGTAAACTCTTCAATACTTTTCTCCCTGTAAAAGAAACGATTAAATATTTTCAGCTTCACGAACAGTTATATTTCTTTTTAACTCAACCCACAACAGAATCAAAAGATATTCTATTTACACATCTTTGCAGCATTTACACAGAAGTGCCTGAAAGTAGATTTGTCATTAGTGCTATTTACCGGGCAATTTTCGATCTTATGTTGATAAATTCACAATTATCACAGAAAAATACCTCTTCGGAATTTAAAAACAGGATGCTGAAAAAATATGCAAATATATCAACGGTCTCTTTATTAAAATTCAGTCTCACATTGTCTGAAACAGAAGCGAGTCTAAATACTTCTGAATTTATACCGGCGATGTCCTCTTTCTTACAAAAGACACAAGAATATTTGTTGAAATAGTTATGTAAAAAGAAAAAAAGAATCGTATATTTAAGGATATAGATAAATAGAAAGGTGTAATAAATATGCAAATACCCGAACCTTTAAATACAATCCAATTTTGGCTGGAATCTTATTTGAACCCACAAGTGGAAAAGATCAATGTTACTTCTAAACAAGCATCTTCTTTCTCTTCTTTAGGGTATGAAGTGACTTTAAAACCAGCAATAAAGGAAAGTTTCAAAGCGACTGAAAACGATGTGACAATAGGCTTTCTATCTGGGGATATTCTTGCGGGAATTGCACAAAATGACTTTTATAAAATATGGATACTTGAGATACAAAACTTGGATAAACAACTTTCCTTGGAGGAAATTGCGGAATTTGAAAATAACTTCCCTTCGATAGGTAACTTGGATTGCCCTACTTTCAAATACCTACAGTACCCCGGACAGAACATATTTATAACTTTTAAACCGTTCCATCTGGAGTTTTCTGCAGATATTTGCACACCCGATGTTATTGCTGAATATCTTATGTTTCGTGCTCGATTTCTACAGCTTAAACAGTATATCTCTTTTTCTCCTGCAGAAATAAAAACAAATGTCGAATATGAAAAGAAATACTTAGATTTTCTTATTTCTCTTATGTGGGACTTGCAGAAAGCGGAACCCAAAAAGAAAAAGAATACCAAAAACGAACAGGAAATAGATAAACTATGATCAACACTCAAGAAGTATTACAAGACCTTCTATCTAAACCTTTTCTCCCATTTACAGTATTTATGCTTCGGGAAGAAATAGAAAAGAAGATAACCTATCACCCTGAAAAAACTCCACAGGAAATTGTGGTTTCTTTTCTCAACGACACATTAAAAGAGCTTGTAAAAACGATAGATATTAAACTCCTTACGGACATATCTCTTGCAATAAAAAAAGCCACATTAGACACGGAAGAAACTTTACAATTAAGCTCTAAACCTATGATGGAAGAAGTTGCCGATTTCTGTAATAAGATACATGTTAAACTACAAAAAACACAACAACAAAAAGAAGAATTAATTCACTATATTTCCATTTTCACACAAGCCAAAGGCTATGTCACTTCTTTTTCTTCTGCCGCAGAAATTGTTTTGAAAGAAACTTTCGATTCCCGAAAAGAACTTAAAAACCATAAAGAAGCGATTCTTAACGATATGGAAGTTTACAAAAACTTCCTTTCGAATATGATAAAAGAACTCAGCAAAATACTCGAAGATATCTTACAACCTCGTATGAATTTACAGTTGCGCATGGAGTCTTCTTTACGCCTTCTTGAAAAATACCGGGATCCTTCCGAAAGAATGGGATTTTCAATCACATGAACGAATTCTTGACACAAATATTCGAAAAAATAAATACTTTCTTCAGCCAACCAACGACACTACCTTTCACAACAAAAGCCGAAGAAAACGTATATTTGTGCCTGTTTCTTAAAAGCGGCACCGATTTTATTTTTTTAAATCCGCAACAAAAAGAAATTGTCGGTAAATACCAACCGCTACTGGTTTCACTTGAATCGTTAGGAAAGGTTGAAGACAATTTCTATCGGATCAACGACTTCTTTTTTGAAAATTTCGATATTTCTCCTGAAAAGATAAATCTTGTTAAAGAATACCTTTCACTATCCCCCTTACATAATCACGTATATTACTTTGCAATCGTAGATTTAATCCCAGAAGATTTAAAACTTATCCAACAGAAACCTTTGTTTAAGATATTAAATCTCCCCTTCATTTCGGTAAATGCTGAAAAAAATCTTTTTTTTAATTTTTTAATGAAAATTATTGAAAGTTCTGAGTATATTAGTGTATAACTTAAGAACTCTGAAATTAAAATCGGAGGTGATGAAAAAACACAAGCTCCTTCCAAAAGAAACTAAGCTCCTAAACTAAACTCTCTGGCTCCTAAACCAAAACTACTTAAATGTAAAGGAAAAACAAATGGCTGAAACTTTTAAATTCTCCGGCGCAATGGACGTTACTCTTGACTCAGATGTAAAATTAAACATCGTTGAAAAATTCCCAAATCTCGGTAAAGATGAAAAAGCTCGAATTTCACTGATTGCCTTTGATGTAAACAACAACAATTCTCCGCTCCTCAAGCTCTCTCAATACTACTTTGTAGAAGTCAACGAAAACAATAAATTCAGCTTCGAAGCTCCTCTCCAAGACAAAGAATTCATGGCTAAATTGATTGCTCGTTACGGGGAACCTAAAATAAAATTCCTCACTATCGTTATTCGCTACGATACCGATAAAAACGGGGTTGTTATTAAAAATGCCGAAGGAAACCCCACATTCACATACTATGTGTGGCCTCTCGGAACAGATAAATGGCAGTCTCTCAAAAACATGCATCAAGAATGGAATCTTTTCGGAAGAGATGTGATTGTTTGTCTTGATGGAAAATCAGATATCAAATTCCAGAACATGACTATGCAACCCGCACAAGATTGTTTGTGGAAACATCTTCCCGATGCCGCTGCAATTGCAGAACAGGGGCTATCTCTGTATCAATCCGCACTGAAAAAATACCTTCCCAACACAATCCCAACAGAAGAACTTGCGATAAAACTTGGCTGGGATACCGCAACAACAACCCCAAATGCTGTAAATCCTTTTCAACAACCGCAAATAGCTGCTCCCGCAGGAAACACCCCTCAAGCTCAAGTGGCAGATCAAACCGGATCAGCAACTGCAGAATCCCCGTTCAATAAACTCGTAAAACCCGCTTCTTAAAGTTTTTCATGTTATTCTGCTGTATTTGTGAATAACAGTTACCCGGCAACCGAGAATGATGTATTTGTTTCTCGGTTGCCTATTAACTTTAAGAAAGGTTTTTTACGTGATTCTATCTATCGACCCGGGAAACGAATTAAGTGCCTATGTTGTTTGGGATGAAAAAACCGAAAAAATAATTGTTTCTGGGAAAGAAACAAACGATGAAGTTGCTGTAAAAATAAGGGATTTAAAAAAGACTTGTGATTTATGTTGTATCGAAATGATCTCAGCATACGGGCAAGTTGGAGCGAGTGTTTTAGATACTTGTGTCTGGATAGGTATTTTTGCAGAAATATTCGGAAGAAGCAAAGTTGAATTTATTTTCCGAAAAACTGTAGTTACATATCATTCCGGCTCCCCGAAAGCAAATGATTCCGCAATTCGAACCATTCTTATTACCCGATATGGGAATGGGAACACACGTACAAAACAAAAAGGCACAATTCTCGAAAACATTACTGCTGACATGTGGCAAGCTTTAGCTATTGCGGTATATAAGTCAGATTTGATAATGAAAAGAATCTGGCACGGACAATCTGATTTTGTAAAGAAAGGTAAATAATTTCTATATGGCAGAAGATAATAAAAAAGGAAAAGCTATCGGAGATGTTTTGAAAGAAATTCAAAAAAAATTCAACAAAACAAACCCCGATATTATTTTTGATCCTAATAAACAATATGAAACAGTTTCCTCCGGGAATCTTGTTTTTGATTTAATTACGGGTATAGGGGGGTTCCCGAAAGGAAGAATTACCGAAATCATCGCAATGGAGAGCACGGGAAAAACCTCGCTGCTTTTAAAAGCAATGGGAGCTGCGCAAAAAAGAGGACAAGTTTGTGTTCTCTTCGATTTCGAGCAATGTTTCGACCCGGACTATGCCTTCGAAAGCTACGGTTTGAAACTGGATATGGAAACTTTCTTTCTTTTCCAACCTTTAAGTTTAGAAGAGGGTGATGTTATTTTCGAGAAACTTCTGGAATCGGATCTTAAAATTGACCTTATGGGTTTTGATTCTATCGCCTGTATGTTACCGCAAGCGATTCTTGATGGTTCTCTTGAAGACAATGTTCAAGTGGGGATTCACGCAAGACTTATTGGACGCTTTACACACAAATTACGCAGAGAAGCTTATTTGAATAATTTTGCTGCTGTGTATACAAATCAAGTAAGATATCAAATCGCAAGAGACAGATTCACACAAGGCCCCGGAATTTCCGCAAACGATAAATACGGACAGGATAAAACAGCCCCCGGCGGAATGACCCCTCGTTTCTTAGCTTCTATTCGCATGATAATGGAACTGAAAGGCACTGAAAAAGAAAAACAAGTAAACCCTGTTTCTGGGGAAGAAGAAGAAATAATTAAAACCCGAAGAGTTCAAATCACAAATGTTAAAAATAAATGTGCCCGTCCTGAACTAAAAGGGTATACACATTTTGATGCTCAACTTCCCGGACAAAAAGCGGGATGGAATACGGGAAAAGATTTACTTGAAATTTTAAGAAACAGAGGAAGAATCACCCAAAACGGAGCTACTTTTAAATACATAGGTTTAAATATCCCGGAATTTACCGCAAGGGGTAAAGCTGTTGGCGAAGAACAGTTCTTAAATTCTCCAGAATTACTGCAAGACGCTTTAGCTCTTCTTGATAAATTAAGAGAAGAACAAACCGCCACAACTCTTCTTGTAGAAAAAGCTGTGTTAGGGGTTGATTTTACTGCCGAAGATAAAAAAGGACAAGATGTTGCCCCCGCAGGATTCGAAGAAGAACCTGAAAAAACTTCTTCCAAAAAAGGACGCAGAGGAAGACCGCCAAAAGCTTCTGAAAACGGCGACACTACTTTGTAGAAAAAGACGAACCCTCTTCGCTTAAATACATAATGAAATTACCATCAGATGTAGTTACTTTATTTTATTTCTTCGAGGGGGGTTCTCTTCTACATGGACATTAATTTTAAAGATTTGGAAAAAAACGGTTATTTGAATACGACCGATTACAATAAACTCACAAAAGAATGGCTTTCTCTTCTCAACCCGTTAAGAATTAAAAACATTCGAAAATATTTAAAATTCACACAACTTAAATACGAAGTCTACCAACAAGAAATGTCTAAGTTTCAAATGTCTTCCGGTAATGTTGAAGAAGATATCGATTTATTAACAATTCCTTTATTTTTTGTCACAACTTTTAGCTCCACACTTTTTCCTGAATTTCAAGACGAATATTTTGCCCCTCTTTCTTTTTTAACAAATAAAAACTATGTTTCTATGGAAGGGTTGAAGATAATAGAACCTTCCATGTATCACTCCCTCACAAAAGCCCAGTTCGAACTCGAAGAAACCGTAAAAGATCGATGTGTTAAATCCAAGAAATTCAAAGACATCGCAGAAGATGTAATAGTATCCTCTTCTTATTTACTTCCTTTTGAAATTGATTCTGAATTCCCCATGACTGTTATTTTAAATGTAAACCTTATTGCGAAATGACAATCCTGAAATACTCCACACTTAAATTTTCAGCTTCTTTCGAAGAACAGCTTAAAAATTATTTAAGGGTTTTCGAGAAACGGGCGGAAAAGCGAACACAATCCGGGGAATTTGTACAATTCGACCCGGATATTGTGGGCTTGGATATTCGAAGATGGATGGAAAACATTCGTAAGAAACGGGATATCAATAAACCCGAACTCAAGAAACAAATCGAACAATATAAAACCCACGAAGAACTGCATAAAGCGGTAGAACAATATCGAACAGCGGATGAAACAAAACTTGAATCCGAACAACAAAGCGAAACCGGGACTCAAGAATTGTTTTCTTTACCCGGAGGATATGTTGTTTACGAAGCGTCAACCCCACAAGCTTTATCGAAATTAAGTCAAGGTTCGCATTGGTGTGTGCAGAATGTTTCTACAGCTCAAGATTATTTACAGAAGCGTGGCGCATTTCAGATTGTTTATAAACAAAACGAGCCTTTGTTCGCAATAACACAAGAAGAAGTTTGGTACTTTACAGATTACGAACTGCGAAACGGTCAAAATCACAGCCCAAGCCAATCAACTCCTTATGTCTTGAAACAAGATTTCGAGGTCTTGAATAAAATTCTTGTTCGGTTCAAGAAACCTAAGATTTCTGTATCCAGCCCGAGCAGAGATGATTTAGCGATTGTTGATAATTATGCAGAAATCCAACGACGAGTAAATAAAGCGGTTAAACAAGGGGACACAACCGAACTTAAACGAGCAATCCTTAATTTAAGGGATTTCCCGATAGAATTACCCTCGGTTTTCCCGGGTAATTTAAACCTTTACGGAACAGCAATAACAAAACTTCCCGAGGGATTAACAACTGTCGGTGGTTATTTAGACCTTAGAGAAACAGCAATAACAAAACTTCCAGAGAGCTTAACAACTGTAGGTGGTTATTTAGACCTTAGAGGGACAGCAATAACAAAACTTCCTGAAGGCTTAACAACGGTCGGTGGTTCTTTAGACCTTTACGGAACAGCAATAACAAAACTTCCTGAAGGCTTAACAACTGTTGGCGGTAATTTAAACCTTTACGGAACAGCAATAACAAAACTTCCAGAGAGCTTAACAACTGTCGGTGGTTCTTTATTCCTTCGAGAAACAGCAATAACAAAACTTCCAGAGAGCTTAACAACTGTTGGCGGTAATTTAGACCTTTACGGAACAGCAATAACAAAGCTTCCCGAGGGATTAACAACTGTCGGTGGTTATTTAGACCTTGAAGGAACAGCAATAACAAAACTTCCTGAAGGCTTAACAACGGTCGGTGGTACTTTAGACCTTAGAAGAACAGCAATAACAAAACTTCCTGAAGGCTTAACAACGGTCGGTGGTACTTTAAACCTTTACGGAACAGCAATAACAAAACTTCCAGAGGGATTAACTGTTAAATGGGATATATACGGAATCAACCCGGCAACGGGGAAAAAATATCAAGAAGAATACAATGAAATGAAGAAGAGAAAAACTTCGAGTTTCTTGAGAAAGTTGGAGTTGATAGATGCCAATATCTAAAAGAATACAAGAGCCTCTTAAGTCTTTTAGTGATTATTCCGAGTCTACTTCCACCCCGGATAAACACGCAGCTATTTATTTTACAGATGCTAATTATCAACCCCTTGTTGTAAATAAAACAAAAATAGCTTCCACAGAAACACAAACGGCATACAAAAATCATTTACAACACCTCCCCCGGGCAGGGGATTATATTCTTCTTTCAGATAACACAAAATATAAAGTGAAAGAAGTTTTACACTTATTGCCTCTGATTAAATCGGACATACAAAAAATTTACATTGTTTTGGAGTAAAAAAAGTTCTTGCTTTCAAGAACTTTGCAACAATAATATAGTAAATAGCTGATATTGAACAGTATATATAGAAAAAGAATAGGAAATAAATACACATGCAAATAGAAAGCGCAAAAAAACAACTTTTCGATTTACGGGTTTCTGTAAAAAACACAGAGTTCCAATTAACTTCTTTGTTGGAAAAAATAAAAGAAAAAGAAGAAAGTGTTACAAACCTCAAGCAGAGAATGACTTATTTACACATTGCTGAAAATATTCTACAAGAAGTTGTTGAAAAGATATCGAGACAAAATTTACAGAAAATAGAAACTTTTGTAAATAGGGCGTTATCTTTGATTTTCCCGGATATTAATCTCTCTTTCCAAATCGAACAAAGTGTAAAAAGAGGAAATAATGTGTATTCTTTTGTAATTATGAAAGATAAAATCCAAGGGAGTATTCATTCCTTCGGAGGCGGGGTGCTTGCGGTAATAGCGGTAGTTTTAAAAGTTTTATTCAATATCGTAACAAAAAGATTTCCTTTGCTTGTGTTTGATGAAACTCTTTCTTTTCTCGCAGTTAATTACATCCCGGCAATGTCTGAATTTTTAAAAACATTATCCCAAGAATTTGACACCCCTATTCTACTTGTCACCCATCAAAAAGAATTCGCGATTGCGGCGGATAATTGTTACGAAGTTTCTTTAGATTCTCAAGGAAACACTATTTTAAATCAAATATCAGGACAATAAATTTATGAAAAACATATTTATCAACAACAAAAATATTTCAAGAGACTCAAATGCTTCTCAAGAAATTCTTGAAAATCTCGAAGATCATTTCACACACTCAGCTTTAAATATCACAGGAGTTGAAGTGTTTTCGGATCTTAAATACGATACCCACGGAAACTTATTGTCTGAGAAACAAATAAAAATGTTTCAAGCCCTTAATGAATACTCTTTGTTTATCGGGCAATATCTGAAATTAATACTTTCCGACAATGAGTTGGCAGAAAGTAGGAGTCCCAGCCCGTATGATGTTTATGTGAGTTTAACCTTAGACGCTGCGGAGCATAAAGCCAAGATGCATTTCTACTTAGATGGGGATATATTTGGATTGGTTGCAGGTTCGGGTTATATAAATATTGTTAACTTCATACGAGCCTCTTTCCCTATTTTTAATAAAATCGGGGTGGATATTGAATTTAAGTTATTCCCTATTACTTTCGATGCAGAAAGCGAAGATTCCGAAGATGTTTATGTTTATTCGGAAGATAATGAGAAGGAAGAAATATAATGAAGCTTAAACAAATAGAAATAAGAACTCCTGAAAACCCGAACCCAAACTGTACAAAAGTGCAGTTTTACATACATGACAAACACAAAGTTCTTTTTACTTTTGAACAAACCGATCAAGAAACGGATACTGTTACTATTGCCGGGGCGGATATCTTGGAAGCAAACGGATTAAAAGACTCTGACACTATGATTGCGTATATTCTTGGAATTACCGAAGACGGGGAGCCTTTTATCTTCGAACCTTATCAAGACGTGTTGAAAATTACAGAAATAGATGTGTTTAAATTCAAAAATGTAATTCGGAAGTGACAAAAAATGAAAATAGAATTTCGACAGATTGTTTCTCCTGTCCAATCACAGAGGGTTGTCAGAATACTTGTAAATGAGTTCAAGACGTTATTGACTTTTGAATACGCCCCGGAAAGAAAAGATCCGGAACCTTTTATTTTTAAAGGTTTGGAATTGTTGGAAATGATTGGATTAGAAAAGACAGAATCGTTTAAAGCTTACATTATCGGAGTTGAACCCGGGGAAAACGGTAAAATTAATTACCATATTCTTGAAAATTTTCAAAACATCCTCCATGTCAACAAACACACAAATTTTCAACTCTTCGACATCATTCCTATAATTAAGTAATAATTTTTCCTTCTTTTGTAATTAATTTAAAGATAGGATGTGGATATGCAATATCTTAACAAATTAACAAAAAAAGCAGCTTTTAAGAAAAAAGCGGCTGATTCTATTCTTGGCGGGATGTGGCAGAAAGAAATTTCTGCTCTTCAAAATTTAATAAATAGTTTTGAAGACTTTTACGACACCGAAACAAATCAATACGCTTTGAATAAAAAACAAGAAGGTTCTTACAATTACGAACCCTCGACTCTTGCAAAAATTAAAGAAATCGAAGAAAAGCTTCGGGAATTATTGCCAGATATTAAAAAGATAAATGACATAGTTTCTTTCGAGGAAAAAGATTTCGAAACAAAGGAAGGTTTTTGATATGAAAAAACTCCAACATAAATTAGCCTCGGATATTAAATATCTTCGTGAAGATAAAACCCCTAATTTGAACGAAAAAAAGACGGAAAAACTGGAAGAAAAATATCCAGATGCAAAAAAGCCTTTCCCTGAATACAAAGAAGCTTCTAAGAGAAAACCCGTAAATACTTTGAAAGCCTCTTTGAATTATCTTGCAGGTAATGAAAAAGAAGCCGGGGCTTTGATGGATCGTATGCAACAGAAACAGCAAGAAGGTATGGGGAATATGCAACAACTTGCTTCTCTTCTTAACGGGGCTTTCCAGAAGTTTCGTTCTCTTGTTTTCGAAGTAAAAGGCACCGATAAAGTAATTGAAGTTGCAAAATCAGGTGCGGGATTGGACATGAAAGTTTTTGAAGACAAAAACAGCCCAACCCCTTCTTCAGAGAAGAAATTCCAGATGCCCGACTTCGTAAATTATTTCATGCAGAATATTGCCCCGGGAAATGCCCAACAAGTTGCACAAGAACTTTCCAGCAAAGGTCTTGCTGAAGTTTCTAAAAACAAGTTTGCTTCTGTAAAAGCGAGTCTTAAAATATCTTCCCTGCAGAAAAAAGCAGAAGAAGATTTAGGATATCCTGAATTTAAAGACGGCGGATATTACAATTCAGACGGAGAACTTTCAGATATCCCGATGTTTCTTGTAAATAAAACTTACGAAAAATGGGATGAAGAAGCTGTTGATGCTGGAGAAACAGACGATAACGGTTTTGAATTTGAAGATTACGCCATGTCTCCTGCTGAACTTGCCCGGGAAATTGAAGACAACAACTATCATTGGTCGAACAGTGATAACACCGGTTGGCTGGAAACTGTAGACCCTATTTACGACAATGATTATTTCGAAAAAGGCATTGAAACCAAATACGGTTTACATATGAGAAAAATAGACGGCTCTGACCTTGATCAAGAAGATTACGCATTTATCAATGGACTCATGAGGGAATAATAAATGCGTAAATTACAAGTAACTGATAAGAAGGCGAAAATGAATACGGCAACAGAACGAAATCTTGAAGCAAAAGAAATGCTGAAAAGCTTTGCACAGCATCTTTCGGAGGCTTTGAAAACTGCAAACTATCTTCGTAACAATTTTGAAGACGTTTTGGATTTAAATAAAGTAAAAGATTTATTCGAAATGTCAAAAGAACTTGAAAACATGAAGAAAAAAGTATAGAATGGAATTTGAATGACAGGCTGATTTACGAGATTAGTCTGTGAGTAATTGTAACTCCATTACGCATAGAACTCCCGGAGAAGTTGACGCTCCGGGAGTTCTTCTTTTACCGGGTTATTTTATTCGGGAACATATTGCTTGGGTTGCGAATCGAGTTCTGATTACTATGCATTCTATTCTTGATGTTCTCAAATACTTTCTGACCTCGGGCTGCAGAAAGAGCCGTGTTTGTATTTCTGGAGTCTTTAAATACAATTCCCAGATTTGAGAGTAAACCCTTGTTCTTGGTTGTATAAAGCCAACAAAGGTATAAACTCCTAGCCAAAGCACTATACATGTCGTCATGCCCTCCCGGGGGGTGCTCAACCCGTAAAAACCCATTTCCGATTGTCTTCGCTTTCAAAGCTTTTAGTTCCTTCAAAAATTCAGCATTAAAACCCATCTTGATTCCGAATTGATGTAAAAGCATATTGAATACTTTGTGAACATCGTTATTTATTGCAGCATTTACATTGATCATTTCAATGTTCTTCAATCCTCTTCGAAGAAGAAGTTCCTGCAAAACGACTCCTGAGAATTGATCTAAAAATCCTTTTCGAATAGGATACCTTTTGGCACAATTTACAATCTTTTCAATGACCCCGTTTTCACCTTCTACAGGAAGAACATTGTATTCTTCATAAGGATAAACTCCGGGATAAAAGACTTCGTAATAATCTACAATGTATTTTGGAGAAATAAATCGCCCATCGTTCTTCTCTATTTCTTTTATAAAATCAGGATAATAAGCATGTACTTCTTTCATAAGAGTTTCTGGAAATTCAACATACTCACTTTCATAATGAGAAATCGCTATCCCGAAACCGTCTTCACTGAAACCAGCATCTAAACCCATGTAATAAACTTTCTGGAAATCCCCGAAAACTTTTGTGTGATCCAGAGAAGTATCGAAAGCTCTGTAAATAGGACTATCATCCACCAACCAACGATTTTCGTAACTTTGAAATTCTGCTCCGAATTCACTGTTGTAAGCCTGTGGATTCTTTGTGTATTCTGACATATAGAAAACCTTCGAAAGGCTGGGGTTCAAGAACCACGTAGGGGTGGAAAGGGCTAACAAAGCGGATTTCTGCCCATGCTCGAAAGCATTTTGATATTCTTCGTAAAATTTCCCAGATTCTCCGGAAGGCGAAGAAATCATAAGGACTTTTCCGAAAGGATCTCCGTTTGGATATTTAAACCTAGCGACAGAAGGGGTTACTGCTCGATATATTTGTTCGTCCAAAGGTAATGCTCTACTGGAATTAGGGGAGTTGTTGAAAAAAGCAAATTCTTCAAGAATTGTTAACGCCCTATTTGCACCACGAAGACTTGGGGAACAAGGTTTTGCTGATAATTTAATAGAATTGGAATGTGCCGGGGGGTTTGCAATATATCCTTGAATTTTATCAAGGTCTGCTTGTGTCCACACCCTTAGTTCGCCTTGTAAAGGATCTTCTAAAATATGGGGTTTAAAAAAAGGAGCGTTATGAATTAAAGTTGTCAATCTTGAAAAAATTTCAAGGGCGTTTGCTTCACCAAGAGCCACAACCGAAAGGTCTATCGCATCATGAGTTAAAATATTAAAATAATCTTGTGGGCAATAATGGGAAAGGATTTCGTAAAGCTTGTATGCTGTGTATATAGATATTGTTGTTGTTTTTGTAGCACCACGACCACAAGAGAGAAGAATACTCGTAATAGGGGTGTCCATGTATGTGTCATAATCTAAAGAAACTCTCCCCTCTTTATACAGAAAATCGTGGAATTCGATTTCAGTAAAAGTATGTAAGACGTGTTCCCCGAAACGATCTTTTACTTGAATGTTTCTTTCTTTGTCATCCAAGGGGACTTTATCGAAAAGCTTAAGAAGATATTTCTGTTGGGGGAATAAATTGATACCCAGACAACTCTTTCTCTCAGCAAATTCTACAATATTATAACTGGTTGTGTTTTTACTTAATGTTTTTGTAAAACTTGAAAGATTTACTGACATTTATTTTCTTCCCTTTATTTTTATTTACTACATAAAGGAAGAAAATAAGACGTAATTATTTTAAAGAATGCTACTACCCGGACTTGAACCTTATTTACTCAAGCTTTGAATACGTTGCTTCTGTTTTTTGCAACCAATTAAAAGACTCCAAAAGTAATTGCTGTCCTTCTAAATTTTCCCCTTCTTTTTTTAACCAAATCACTTTTTGCAAATTTAAATATTGATGTAGTTCACTATGCTTTTTTCGAGACAATACAATTAAATTTGAAGAGAGATTGTTTTGAGGGTTATGGTCTAAATGATGAACAACTTCATCAGAACTTAAAGAACGCTTTAAGTTCTTTTCCGCAATTTCTCGATGCAATAAGGTTCCAGTTTTGGTAAAAACATATGTTGTTGTTGAAACAATAGACAATTTCTTTTTTAAATTTAGACACTCTTTACAGAGTAAAGTTGCTTTTCGAATTGAAGAAAAAGAGGACTTACATGCCACACAAGTATTTTGCCAAATATATCTGGGGTATTTTTGAATTCTTTTTGAATTACATGGATCACATAATCGTCTGCCTAAATTTCGAGGGTTTCCACAACTTTTACAAAATAACATTTCAGACATTTCTCAAAACTCCTTTTATTTCAGTGGGCAGGGCAGGATTCGAACCTGCGAGCTTTTTACAGAACGGGGCTACAACCCGCCGCTTTCAACCACTCAGCCACCTGTCCATTATATCATAAAAATTTAAAGTTCCGGAAATGCAAAAAAGGAGCGATGTTGCCATAAGGCTTCGCTACCTGTTCAGTTTATCGTGTTTGTTACGAAAAAATTACAGTGTTAGCGAATCGCTCCCGAGGTAATAATACAAACTTGACACGACAAACTGATCGCCGCATAACAGCGATAAAGTAAGGAGATTCAGTTTGTTCGTGTGAGAATTCATATTTTCACCTTAATTTCAAGGTTAAGGTAAAAATTAAAAGATGTCAAGAAGAATTATTTTTCCCGCCGGATCAGAGTTGCGTCTTTCTCATCGAACAGGTAAATAGATTTGATTCCTGTTCTTTCTGTTAAATACATTCCAGCATATCCAAGATGCTTCAAGAAATCATCTGTTTCCTCGAATTCGGAATTAGCTAAATCCCCAGCTCCTGCCCAGTCCATTTCCCCGTCATTTACATTTCCAAGAAGAGCTTGCCAATGTCCTTTCGGGAAATATGGTTTTATTTTCTCCACATCTGTTTTCCGGCTGAAAGAGAAAATTTTATCTTCGGGAACATTTAATTTAAAAACATAAATGTCCTGATCCCCAGCATATCTTTTTGCATATTCTTTATCCGGGGTAAGATAAATCCCATTCCCCCCCGTAAGGAGTTTCTTGATGCCTTCCGTGATAAAGAAGTTGGGTGTTCAACTCCGAATATCTTTTTATCATTTTTTCACATCCACATCTAACAATTTAAGAGTTCCATTCCTATCTCTTCCAAGATTATCTGCTGAGATATCCGCTCGATCTCCCACAAGATGAGTAGCATCCCAAACCACCTCTGAAATCTCTTGAAAGAAACTTGCTAATTTATCCCCTATTTCCCCGTTTAAATCTTCGAATTCTTCCATATCGAAATGACTTATGTAAGTAAGGGGGACTCCCTGAGTATCTAACATTTCTTGAACTTCGTAGAAAAGATATTCATCTTCTTCGTTTTGTTCCAATTCCTCTTTCAAAATAATATACCTGTAATTCAAAGGACTTTCAGAAGCAAAGACAGCATCGAAGATTTTTACAATATTTTCTTTCGGGGTTTCTATTAATTGTTGGGCAATTTCAAATTCGGATTTGGAAGTAGTTATCTTTACAACTCTTCCATCCCCGGTAGAATATGCTGACCCGTAATATCCTTTTCCAAGAAAAGAAAGATTCTCCGGGTCAATTCCGTGTTTCTTGTAGAAAGCCGGAACATCTATTTCAAGGGAAGAATATTTTACGATCATTTTTCGAACCTGTGTTTGGGGTTTATTTGCATAGAATTCAAGACGTTCTGCATATTATCTCCTAAAAAAAGAAAAATCCAGCATTATTATTAAATGCCGGATTCAAGAGCTAATTATTACAAGTTAAGATAAAGGCTCATTTTCAACTCCCAGCATTTTCATAAGAGCTTCTACACGTATCTCCCGGAAACCTTCTTTTATCGAAGATATTTTCCCGTTTCTCATTCCGAAAAGAATCCCGGAATATGGAAGTTTCGCCACATGCAATGCAAATTCTTTTGCTGTTTCACAATCAGAATACTGCATATACACATCTTCCGCTTCTTTTACTATTTTCAAAAACTTCTTTTTCAATCCTAAGTATTGCTCCGTAAATTCCGGGAAATAAGAAAGAAACTCTTCGGATTCGTTGTTCTGCAATATCTGCAAAAGCCTTTTGTTACTCATTCCGTCTTTAAGATGATGGAGAGCTACATAAGCGGGGTTTTTTACTTTTACTCTCAAGTGGTTACAAAGATCATCAGAGGTAAACCCACCCACAAGAACAAAACCTTCTCTTTCCATCGGATTTATTTCTTTTGCTGCGGAAACAATTTCTTCAAGAGTATTCATCGGGTATTTTTTCACAACTTCCCAGTTGTATTTTTTACTTATTTTTTCAGGCAGATATTCTTCGAGCGTTAACAAATCTCTGCCCCCAAGAAGAACAATTCGGGGTTTGTCGTATTTACAAATAATCCGGTTGTATTCTGTTACAAGTTCGAAAGCAAAACACACTTCTTTTTCTTCCGGGTATTTGTAATTTAATTCGCTCCATGTTTTCCAAAACAAATCAGCAAAAGTTTTATCCGGGATGTCCTTATTGTATCCCCCAGACGCATCCGGCAAGCCAGTCGTTGCAACATGCCAATCCCCAGCGTAGTGATACATCTGAATTAAACTCCCATCTACTTTGTCGTAACAAGAAATATCCCCCGGAGTTAATTTATCGGCATGTCCTTCTTCGAAATTGAAGAATTTCTTGAAAGTGAAGCAAATTACTTTCCAATCATTTTCTTCATCAAGAATCAAACCCCTTGCTTCCCTACAAATGGTTTCGGACATGGGGGAATCAATCCAATATTTAAACTGCACCAGATTAGGATATACTTTGTGTCGGGCTGTTTTCAGCTTGTATTGTTCACAAAGAGATTCGACTGTGTTTCCGGGGGTTCTTAAGTATTTTTGAATTTCAAGAATCATTACTTTCTTCTTTCCATTGTCGATTGTTTACCCGATAAATAAGATACATAGCTTCTCTGTAAGCATCACAGTCCGTCATTTTTTCTTCTTCCAGATACTCAGTAAGAGCTATTATTTGTCTAAACATTTCAGGGGCTTCTGCAATCAATCTAGCATTTGCTTCTTTTTCAGCGATGCCTTCTTCTGTTGCATTTGCGATATCGAAGACATTACAATGTGAGCCTTTTTCCCCAGCATAGACTTTTTGTTTTCCGAATTCAGGGATTATCTGCCATTTCCCTTGTGTAAATTTAGACACTGTTTATTTTTCTCTCTTTCTTTATATTTACTTAAAACATCTTTCCAAACATCCCGGCAATGGTCTGGAATCCAATGGTTATTCCACTTCAATTCGAGTTTTAACAGAGCTTGTCCCATTTCTTCAATCAAAAGATTTGCTTCTTCTATTTGCTTATTTAAAGCGTCATTTTCGGTATATAATTTATCCAATTCTTTTTGCGCATCGGATAAAGAAGATTCCAATCCAGAAACAAAGAGGTCTTCCACGTTATTTTCCCACCAAAGTCAATTCTTCTTCTTGCTTCCAAGTTAAGACTTCCCCGCTATTTCCGGGAACTGTTGGAACTTTAGAAAGACCATAAGAATAATTTATTTTACTGCCTGTTGAATATATCTTAATGCATGTAATATACAAGCAACAAGGCTCAGTTTTTATTAACCCGAAAGACGTTTTAAGTTCAACAGGAAAAGAAACTATATCATTGAAAGAAAATAAAGGCTTCCGGGGGATAAAATCCTTATCTATATTCTCGATAAGGTTACTCTTTACTGGAGCTTCTAGTTGTGAAGCGATTGTCTCTTTGTATTTCATTTTACAGTTTTCCTTTCTTTCGGAACAATTTCTATTTCAGAAACGATCAATTTTGCAGCTTCAAGGATAACTTCTCTTTTGAAATGATCCCCGTGAAATAAGTCATGCGCGAAAAGGGCTTTCTCAACCATTGCCTTCGGACTATAATTATCGTAAGTATTTTTTACAAGTCTTTCTGCTTCTTCTTTTACAGCTTCTTTTACCCATTCCCGGATATCTTCTTTTGTTATCCCCAATTCATTGTGCATGAATTGTTTGAACAGAACCCATTTTTCATTTGCTTTTGTCATGCTTTTCACAACCTTCAGTCATTAAAAGTCTGTTTAAGAATTTCTTCTTCTAAAACTTTAGCTTCAATATCAAGAGCATTATTTATATTGGAAGCATAAAAGAAAACCATTAAAGCGTAAGCGGCTTCTTCCAATTGTTCCAGATATTTAGTTACAAAAGGATTCAAAGGGAAATTATTTTTTGAGATTGTCGCTCGATCTAAAATAAGTCTAAAATCATTTTCGCTTTGAAATGCAGGGATAGTTGAAAATTTAGAACTTGGTTCAAGATTGAAAGGTTTTACAGGATTTGTTGTTTTTATTTTTTTAGCTCTTCCTTCGGCTTGAGGTTTTAAAACCATCTTTTTCACGGGAGTCTTTTTCACGGGAGTCTTTTTCACGGGAGTCTTTTTCACGGGAGTCTTTTTCACGGGAGTCTTTTTCACGGGAGTCTTTTTCACGGGAGTCTTTTTCACGGGAGTCTTTTTAGTTGCCATACTTTCTTAAACCTCTATTATTAAATGTTTTTTGAACTCTCGGTTTTCTTCGTGATTGAAGTAACCGTAGGGATTGCAGACAATTCTTGTATTTCCGATAAAATAGTCTTGAGAATTGTGGGTGTGACCGTGACACCAAAGAACAGGCATAGTTTCGAGAATCATTTCTTCCAGATTCGTAGCGTAAGCATAATTAACCTTATTCCCCGCAAAACGTAAAGGAACGGATTGAAAAGAAGGTAAATGATGTGAAATTACAATTCGTTTCTTTTGTGAACTACGAGAAAGTAACGTCTTTTTCAGAAACTTAATATTCTTTCCGTGTTCTTTCGAAGTGATCTCCGGGCTTAATCTGTTGTAAAGCTCGGTGTGTCCTTCTTTGTAATAAATTATTTCGTGATAGTCATTCATTACATGTTGAAGGTAAGACATATCAACAACATCATCGGTTAATTTTGTCCAAAGAGTTGTTCCGTGAAAAGAATATCCGGAAAATTCCCGTAATTGTATTTCTCGATTGTCCAAAAGATAAAGATTTTCTTCCGGGGAAAACAATAAATCCCGGTATTTTTTACGAACGGTTAAATAATTGTGTCCGTAAAATTCATGATTACCCAAGACAAGGAAAATAGGTACTTTATTTATTGTCAGAAGATATTCTTTCAAACGCAAAGGATTACAATCTATATCCCCAGCAAGAACCAGAACGTCCCCCACAATGTCCTCTTTTGTAAAGAAAGAAGCGGGAGTTCCGAATTCTCTATGTAAGTCTGAAAGTATCTGTATTTTCATTTAGTATTTCCTTTATACGTAATATACCGGAAAAAGAAATAAATTACATAAATTATTTCTTAAAAGTAAAAACATGGTTCCCACAATCCGTCATAATTTCAAAACCGTTTCTTAACATATTTTCTTTTTCAGAAAGTTCAGGATCGAAATCTGACAAAATCTCCGGTAACTTATGTTTCTGGAATTGTAGCCGAGAAAAGAACTTCCCGTCTTTGTAATAAAAATAATTCGGAGGCGAAGTGTGCGAGTATTTAAAACCTAATTTCGGATATACCGTCTTTTCAGGATCAAGAGAAGAAAACCTTACATCACAATATGAAATAACGGAAACGGGATTATATTTCTTTACAAAATAAGTAAAGAGTTTGGAAGCGGCTCCCACAACTATCGTATTTAATTTGGAACAAAACCGGAGTAATTCGTATTGGTTTTCTTTTGAATACCGAGGCGATCCTAAAGACATAACAGAAACCAATTCCTCTTTGAAAAATAAACCTAAATTAATCTTGGAGGGGATTTTACCTTGTCTGTGGTTTTTATGTAAAAAGGTTTGTATTTGTTCGGAAGAAATTTCACGAACCTCACAATTTCGAGCAAAAAGTCTATTTTTTATTTTTCCTATTTTATTATTGAAAATAGAAGTCATTATTTCAGGATTTAACACATATTCCTGCCACCAAAGAGGGATTAAATTAATCTTTTTATCTGCAGCTATTTTTTTCAACTCTAAAAAGTCAATTTGTTCTGAAAAAAGATCAACTCTTAATTTTTTATTGTTGACCAGATAAAAGTTCTTTCCTGTTTTTTCTTTATAAAATTCTTGAAAAGTGAAATAATTTGCAGAGGCTCTCCCGTATTTTGAATGGTATTCTCTATGTAACTTAGAAGATAGTAGAACGCCATTGAAGAAATTTAACGCCACTGAGGGGAATCTTTTAAAGCCAAAGATATGATGAGCCGCCACTTTTTTAGTCTCTTCGGAAATAACACATTTCTTTTTGTATTTTCGTCTTATTTTTAAAACCCACGTATTGTAATATTCAAAATTATTCCCTCTGTTTTTTACATTATTTTCACCCCTCTCAAAAAAAGGAATTATTCTTTTCTTTTTTCCCGCATTTTTCATTGCGCAATCCGGGCAAATAAAATTGCCGGTTTCTTTACGGAAATAACTAAATTTATACCGGGATTTTTCTTCGCCACACTGAGCGCATTTAAAAATAAAAATACTTTTTGTCGATTGTGGTTTGTTGATCAACTTCGAACCATGTTGTTTAAAGAGTTCTCGTGTCTTTTTCAGAAACCCCGGGAAATTGTTCTTTTTTTGGGACTCCCCTATTTTTACAGCTTTGCATTCCGAACAAACCGGGATTCCTTGTTTTTTTATTTGAAATAAAAGTTGTGTGATTGATATATAAGCATGTTCTTTCCCACATTGCGAACAATACCCCAAAAGAGGCTCATCTTTATTTATCGGATAAGGCTGACGAATTTTAATCCCTTTCTCCGAAAGAAAAGGGATTAATTCTTTTTCCACATATTCCACGTTTTCTTGTATTTTCTGCAATTCTTTTGTGTTTTCTACACAATTGCTGCAGAAACATTCCCGGTTTCTTTTCAAAAGGTTGTTGAAAGTGGAATATGTGAACTCTTGTAAACACCCGGGACATTGTAAAGTGATAGGCTCTAACTGCTTTGTGTAATTTACAACTTTGGCTCCCGCTTTTTCGACAAAAGAAACGACTTTATTGTATTCTTTGTTTTTCTTTTTTATTCGAGTGATTTCAGCAGTACATTCCGCACAAAGAGCTTTCGCTTTCCTTCGAAAAAAAGTATCCAGACTTAAATAAGAACCCTCCCCGCCACACATTAAACATCGGAAAGTAAAAGTCTCCCCCGTAACATTTTTCGGATATTGAATAATTTCCGAGCCAATTTCTTTAAATTTATCAATATATTTTTGCAACATAATAAAAGACCTTCCTTACTTTTTATTATAAGGAAGGTCTTGAAAAAAATCAAGAGTTGTTTTTAACTTAAAACCCGCAAACGCAGATTATAACTGACCCGCACCATCAGTAAAGTAATCATAATTGATAACAAGGGTCGGGCGCAAGGTGGCATTTTCTGTTCCCAAAGTATCTTGAGTGTATTGGCTCAAGAAACAACCGATAAGTTTGTAAGTCCAGATAGGTTGATCCTGACGATTCAGGCGAGTGAGAACGATTGTTGCTTCAACATCGTCTTTTGTTCTGTGAACACCGGTTTGGGTTTCATAACAAGCTTCACGCCATGCCTTGATCCATTCCATAATTTTCATATCTACAGATTCAGCCATTGTAAGAGTGATTGACTGGGTGTAATTATGGATTCCCGGTTGCCATACTTTATGTCCACGGATTGAAGTTTCAATTGGAGTATCGTTCAACAGAGGGATTTCTGTAGAGATACATCTTAAGTTGATTTCTTCAGAAGTGGGGAATCCCCCTGAAGCAGACTGTTCTACACGCATAAACCATTGATAACTGGTTGCGAAATCGGTTAAAGTTCTGACCTGATCAATTGTTGGTCTTACTGTCATATCGATAAACTCCTTTTGCAGAAAGCAGAAAAATAAAATTACAATAAGTATCTGCAAAAGATTAATTTAATACTTATCTATCAGATAGAATTAGAAAAAGAAAAACTCCTCGAAAAGAGTGTTCCGGGGAGTAAAAAATATTAGGAGACAATGCACAAATTATTAATGTAGAGAAGCCAGATATTCTCCTTCGACAAACCGGGTGAGTTTTCTTTTGTTTTCGATATTGGCAAGGGCAGTCATTTTATCTTCCAATTTAGCATGATCTACACATTTGCAGTAAAGGGAGAGTTTTCGCATGAAGTCTTTAAATTTCCCTGAATATTTGTAATTCATCCGTTCACTTCCTTATTGGTTTCGAAGATGCTTTTGATTTGATGTATATTTCGTAAAGTTTTTGCCAAATATTTTTCGATTTGTTTGTTCTTTGTGTGTTTAGCAATGTCATGAAAAGTCTTTTCTAATTGAAGAAACATGCCAACATCTGCGGCGACTTCGGTATAAGTAAAGAAAGTTTCCAGCATGTAGATAAATGCCTTAGCTTCTTCGTATTCCGAGTCTATTTCAGGTTTTGCTTTTTCTGTATCAGAAGAAGGCTCTTTTTGTTTACCCCCGTCTATTTTTTCTTCCCCTGCAGGATATCTTACATTTTTATAACAGGTTCTTTTACCCCCGTCATGATATTGTGTTGTTTCTTTTCTTTCGAAAGGATTATGACCCATCTCTTCACCCCCGAGAATACTTTCTTCTACAATGTCTTCCACAAAAAGATCGTCTAAATCGGAAGGTTTTTGAAAGGTTTTAGGTGTTTTTTCTTCAGAAAAAACACCTCTTTTCTTTGCTCTATATTTTTCCTGTCTTTCTTTTTGTAAAAAGGCGTAACATTCTTTACATTGTCTTCTTCGATATTTTTTATTCACTTTCGGGAAATCTTCCGGGATTTTTATTTTCTTGCAAACAACGCAAGTTTTAAAGACTTCTTCCGCAGAAACAGCTTCTTTTTCACATTTTTTACAAACATGTTTCACTTTCCCGAAATTGTAAGAGTCTTTGTCGAATTCGGAATATGGTAAATATGCTCCGCAACCTCTACAGGCTTTTAAATCCCCGTTAAATCTAAAAAAGACTTGTTTTTCACTATTCGGTAAATCCACAAAGATTTCGAAATCTTTTGTATTCGGGTCAAACCCTTTTATTGCTTTTCTTTCTTTCAGGATTTTAAGAGCTTTTTGCGTCTTAAAAAGAGGCAATCCGGTTATTCTTGAAAGACCTACAACCCCGGAATGATCCCCGAAACGCACAAGTTTTTGTATCTGTTCTACAGTAAGCTTTTCGATTTCAAGAATAACTTCCTCCGGAGAGGATTCTTCTTTCCGAGGGGCAAGTCCAGAAACAAGCCCTTTCTTTTCGCATTGTCTACAGATTTTTCGGTAGTGTTTTCCGAATACTTTCCGAAAACCACGAAGGAATTTTGTCTTTCCACAAGATTCACATTCTTTTAATCGTTTCATTTATTTATTCCTTTTCGATATCTTCCAAAGCAGCAATAATTGCGGGACGATCAGATTCCGGGATGTTGAACAACGTAATAATGAAAGGTAAACACAATTTTTCAGGAATCACCAGCCATACCGGATGTCCGTGAGAAACGGGGAATCCTAAAGTATTGTCCGTTAATCCGTTCCACCGGACAGCAATAGTTTTAATATGTCCGTCCCAGATCCCATATCCGATTGCAAAATCATCATGGGAATATAAAACCTGTTGAACTTGGAACTGAGAAGTCATTACCTGAGAAGGATGTGGCATATCTGTAATATCTCCTTTATTTTATGTTTATTTAAAATATACTGAAAAATTTATGTAATTACGAAGAAATTTTATTCCAAACAAAAACATGGTTCCCACAATCTTTAAAAATATCATAGCCATTATTTAACATATTTTCTCTTTCCGACAACTTAGGGTCAAAAGTATCCAAAACTTCCCTCAATTTATGTTTCTGGAATTTAATTCGGGAATACATTTTTCCGTCTTTAATGTAAAAATAATTCGGGCGGGAGGTATGAGTGTGTTTAAAACCTAATGACGAATAAACTGTTTGTTTAGGGTCTAAAGAAGAGAATCGCACGTCACAATATGAGATAATACTTAATGGATTGTAATTTTTTAAGAAAGACTTGAACAATTTAGAAGCTGCTCCGGGGATTAAATGGTAATTTTTATTACAGAAACGTAAAAGTTCGTATTGATAGTCTTTTGCAAATCGAGGTTGCCCGAAAGACATGGCGGAAAGAAGCTCATTTGTTACGGGATCAAATAAACCAAGAGCCACAGAAGCCGGGTAATGCCCTTGTCTATGGTTTTCTGTGAAAAAAACCTTAGCTTCTTTTGAAGTCAACTCTTTTACAATTAATTTTCGAGCGTGTTTTTTTGTTAAAACTGAAGACACTTGGAATTTAATTGCAAAAAAAGAATCGAATATTTTAGGTTTTTGCAGCAACTCTTGTTCCAAAAGACTTAGATAATTTATGCCTTTTAAATGATAAAGTTGTTTTAAATCTGCGACTTTTAATCCTTCTTTTTCATTTAAAATGTCCACAACAAACTTTTTATTCTTAACAGGATAAAAAGTTTTTCCCGTTAAATTTAAATAAAACTCTTTAAATTGACTGAAGGTGTTATTGCCGAATCCGTATTGAGAATGGAATGCTAAATGTAACTTTTTTGAAAGAAGAACTCCATTCCAAAGGGAAAATCTAAAATCTTCAAAATGTCTCCAATTATACAAATGGTGGGCGGTTCTTTTTATATTGTCTTTTTTAGTAATTACACAAGAATAGTTAAATTTACGATATATTTGTTTCACCCAACTCAAATACCCCGGCAAGTTTCGCCTTAAAATGCGTTCTTTTTTAGACAATTCATGATTATACCGTGGGTTTGACTCCCCGGTATAATACTCTCTCCAACAAGAGAGACACCACATAAATCTATTTTTATATATTTGACTGTAATTAGCATATGTTCCAATCCCCCCACAATTACAACACTTAAACTTTACATGCTTAAAATACCCGTTCCATTCCAATAATTCCGAACCTTTGGATTTAAAAAAGATATCTGCCTTTTCTTTTGGGTATTTAAAACGCTTGGACAAATCTTTCCACACACATATTTTACACCAAAGAGCTTTTTCAGGATTATTTTTGTAATTTTCTTGAAGATGCCTAAAAGATTTTTTTTCTGGGGAGCCACATTTACTGCAAGAATATTGAAGAGGGCTTACATTATTTACATATTCGGTCGAAAATAATTTCGAACCCTTATCCACAAACCATTTTTGTAAAGTATCTAAATTAAAAGTTTTACCGTTACATTCTTTACATTTACAGTCAGGATTCACTACTTTTAAACTATGAAGACTACAATATTTCTCAGTTCTACCGCACAGAGAACATTTAAAAACAACCGATTGGCGAACTGAAGTTATTTCATTTAAAATTTCAGAACCTTTAGATTTAAACCATTCTGAAATCTCAGACATCGATAATCGCATTCTATCAAAATGACATTGAACACAAACACAAGTCGGGTTATCTTTTCTTAATCTTGGAAATTTAGCGTGACTTGTCTCTTTACCGCACATAGAACATAAGAAAAATATTCTTGTTTTAGAATCAATATACGTTGAAAGTAGTTTAGATCCCCGATCTTCAAACCACTTTTCCACATCTTTTTGTTTTAATTTTTCAGCCATAAAAATAACCCCCTACTCATATTCTACATGAATAGGGGGTTATTGTAAAGACAGGACTTAAATATAACTACCTATTACGCCCCGGCATTAACCGCTGCTTGATTGATAGCTAAAGCTGAACCTGTTCTAGTTATAACTAAGCGGAACGGGATATATTCAATTGATTGAATCGGCTGTATATACAGGTCTACAATCATTTGATATTGGTCAATGACTGCTGGAGGGTTGTTTGTATCATCGCAAACAATGTCAAACGCATAAACACCACGTCTTGCCTTAACAATGGTCATGTAATCTGTAATTACAGAAGTTACCTGAGCACGAGTTGCAGCATCGTTGATTTCAAACAAGAAATCTTCGAGAGTTTTAGCAATGGCAGGTTCGATAACGCAGAGTAGAAGCCTTACATTTAGTCTCGATAAGCTGCTAGGTCTTCCGAGAAGGGTCTTTTGCCCCCAAATCAAAATACCTCTGCCGGGGGCGAAACGTAACGGATTGATACCGCCGCCACCTGAAACAGCTCCATCATAGAGGTAATCCATTTCGCCTTTGCTGAAACGTCTGCGAAGATCAAGAACATTTACCTGTCCACGTCTAAAACCGGCAACTGGATACCACATTTCATAATTCATTGCGGTAAAGCTGATAGCTGCAGCAGCATATCCTTCGGGGCTGACATACAAGCCACGGTCATTGTATTTATCATATACTTTAACGTGTGGGGTGTAGAGAGCTGAGAAGGAACTGGAGAGATTAAGAATGTTCATCCAGTAATCCACGATGTCATTCAGATAGTTTGCGGAAGCTTCTTTGTCGTAAGGAACTGAAAGCATACAAACGCAATCATGTCTGTTTTGAGCGATGCCGTCGATGTATTTCTGGAAAGCAGGGGTTGCCCATCCACCGTCCATAAAAACAGTTACCGGGTAAGTATCTGCATTTCGGAAAGCATCTGCAGCTTGCATCATTTTACCATCAGTTACGGGGTCTCCGTCATCCCCACCGTTCATATACAGAGGAATCATTTGTGGCAGGGGGGTTCCTGTAACGAGAGGATTAACTTGAGCACGAATGTAGTTTGAGCCTTCGAGTAAATCTTCGATATACATGTTTTGTCCAAGACCGTTTTTCTGTCCGGGGACGAGAGACACGTAATAAGATTCAAGAGCAACATTCAAATTGCTTCTGTGGAAGATTTCGATAAGGAATGAATCGGGTTCGGAAACCGCTTTCATCGGAACCAATTGCATAGTTCCCTGTCCGGTAGAGGAGAGGAGCAGAGCATTTCCTGCAAGAGCGTCTTCTGCGGTATTTGCAAGCTTAACAGTAGTTGCAGAAGCAGCGACTGTGTAATAGGTGGTGTAGTTATTTAATCCGCCGGGGAGGGCATCACCTGTTAAAGAAGTAAGCATGGAGAATCTTACGGGTTCTCCGGAAGCAAATCTTTGTGTTACGGTGATTGAAGTTGAAGCATCAGTTCCACCGGCAAGTTGGACAGAATCGCTACCATCACCAAGAGTCCAAGCTTCGGTTGGTCTTTCTGCAACGATAGAGAGGAAAACACTGGGGATTGTAAGAAGAGCTGTGCGAATTTGAGTTTGAGTTGAAACCCCGTCTTCGATAGCTACTGTGATTACATTTCCCACTTGAGTTGCAGTTTCACTTCCTGCAGTTGCGCCGTCAACCAGTTCGATCTGAATGTTGTTTCCAGCCTTACCTGTAACAGCAGTGATATTGATTTCTCCATCCGAAACGACGATATAAGAATCTTCCCCGCCGGAAAGAGTTACAGTATCTGTTCCCACACCGAGAAGCCAAATATCGGTTGGACTTGCAGCGACTACGTTTGCAATTGTGCTTACAACGGTAAGAAGGGCGGTTTTCATTTGGTCTTGTGTAGAAACACCGTCTTCGATTGTAAGAGTAATTACGCCACTGTTGAGAACAGCAGTTTCACTTCCGGCAGTTCCGCCGCCAACTACGTTAATTGTTACGTTTCCTGCAGCACCCGGAACGGCAGTAATTGTAAGGGCACTGTCAAGAACTCCTGTTGCAGCTTCGGCAGGAATCGTAATTGGAGTTCCTACGCCAAGAGAACCAATCGCTGAAGTTGCCGCTTCATGCACTACATTTGAGGAATTGAGAAGGATATTTTCCCTATCTCTTTTTACAGAAAGAGTTATACAAACATCATCTGACCACACGCCGGGGTCGGATTGATAAATTGTGAAAAGGTCATGAGTTCCGAAAGTGTATGCTGTCGGATCTTCAAGTCCAGAAACCCATGCTGTATTTGCGGGTTGATCGTTGGTTTTGATTGCAACGCCGCCATACGCATAATTGTCTCCGATTACACGGAAAGTCCACAGTTTATCGGATCTTTGTAAAAAAGCCGATGCTGAGAAGAATGCGAGAGAATCGCCCACTTCAAGTTTATCTTGAGGGGTATAAGTTCTCATCAACTGTGTTTCGTAAGTCATGAGTCTTGGAGTGTCGATAGGCCCTTTTCTTGAAGGAATAAGGATTGCGCCGTAAACACCGGGGAAACCCGGAACACGGGTCGAAAGATCAATTTCTTGAATCGGTACAGATGCAGAACCGCCTGATACTGTCATAGTTTAAAACTCCTAATTCTTGAAATAAAATAAAATTACTTGGTCGCAAGAACAAAAAGCACACCTTTCGGGAGTGCTCCGACTTTTTCTTTGTTCACGTTGTTTACTTTCTGTTTCGGGGAAAGTACAAGAGTGTCTCCCATATAAGAAAGATAAACGGGGTGGTCAAGGGTGTTAACAAGGGAACCTTTTTTTACGGTTGCCATATACGAAAAACCTCCGAGATAAAATAAAATTAGACGAGAAACTTTTTATTGTTCTCGTCTATTCTCGAAGGTATTACTTGTTTATCAGGGAAAATTGGGAAAAGAAGTTTATTTTATTTACGGCTCACTCCAAGTTGTCCCGGTGGAATCAATATTTCCGGTTTCCATTGTTGTTCGAGAAATATAATTATTCAATTTGGCTTGAATTTCCTGAATAAATTTTATCGGAGTGTCGGAGAGCATGATAAATTCCCCGGTAATTGTGCATTTCCCGTCACAGGACATATACAAGTTGTCTTGTTTATTGTAAGAAACATTTTCAAGACCCATAAAATCCCAGACAACTTGATATTCGAAAGTTCCTATGTCGGTAAATTCCAGAAATATATTTTTTACAAGATTTATGCTCGTTTCTGTTGCAAACATGACTTCAAAAGTCTTACTTGCAATAATATCGGAATAATACCATTTCCACGGGATTTCAAAAGAACAATATCTGGCTTTGTAATCTTTTCCTTCAAAAAAAGGGTTAGGGGTGTTTCTCGAATACGGGAATTGTTTTCTCGGAACTTCGTAAGGTTTCAAAACTCCAAGAGTATATGTGAAAAGTGGGAAGACCTGTTGATTTGTTATATCAAAAGCCGATCTTAAGGCTCTCACCCCTTTTATGCTTTCTTCATAAGTCAAAGTCGGGTCGAACTTAAAAGTGACATCCGGATAAATTCCTTGAATATTGTTCAATAATTCATCCATTATCAACGGGATGGGGGTTAGCACTGTCCAATTTGTCATAATTTATCCTTTTTTTACGGAAAAACTTGTTCTTTTACAATTGTAAGAGGAGAAACGGTTTGCCCGTTATCTTGTCCTGTTGTTTCCGGGGTAAAGCTTTGGTTAAAATCCAGATCATAAGGTTGAGAAACTTCATGATATTTTTTATCCCATGTTTTTACCGGGACATCAGTATACCCGGCAAGGTATTTTTCCGGGTCAACAGAGTCAAGCCATTCTTCAAAAGAAACTCTGTCCGGGTCAACTTGTTGTTCCCACATCTGCGTCAACTTTTCTTTTATTTTCCCGGATTGTTTTTTCAAAGAAGATATCTTAGTTCTCTTTTTAAAAAAATTAACAATCTTTTCCACATATTCCGGGGAAGTGGGTGTTTCCGGGGGAATTTCGGAAAGCGATATTGGGGTTAAAACCGGGAATAAAATACCAATTTCCTCATCTTCAAATTTTGTCAACATTTCTTTTTCAGAAAAGCCTCCATCAGCATCATAATATTTATTATTATATTTCAAAACCACATGTTGAATTTTCGAAGGGGTGTTTCTTGACCTTGTAGCTTTAATTCCGTAAAGTTGACCACCGAATATCTTTTTTAAAGAAATAGCTAGTAATGCACAGCCCCCATCTAACGGCCCAGCGTCAATTAAATCTAGCATAAGAGAATAAAAAGAATTATTTCTAGTTACATTTTTTTTTAAAAAAGATTCGAGATTTAATTCTGAATATTTCTTTATCATTCTACATCCAACTTTCTCAAGAAACTCGTAGTTTTTCTTCTTTTCATTTCATCGTATTCTTCTTGATATCTTTTCCCGGTTGCCGGGTTGGTTCCAGATATACCCCGTTTAACAGTTAATCCTTCGGGAAGCTTTGTTATTGCTGTCCCTTCAAGGTCTAAATAACCACCGACAGTTGTTAAGCTCTCTGGAAGTTTGGTTATTGCTGTTTCTTCAAGGTCTAAATCACCACCGACAGTTGTTAAGCTCTCTGGAAGTTTGGTTATTTTTGTTCCGTAAAGGTTTAAATTACCACCTACAGTTGTTAAGCCTTCAGGAAGTTTGGTTATTTTTGTTCCGTAAAGGTTTAAATTACCACCTACAGTTGTTAAGCCTTCAGGAAGCTTTGTTATTGCTGTCCCTCTAAGGTTTAAATTACCGCCAACAGTTGTTAAGCCTTCAGGAAGCTTTGTTATTGCTGTCCCTCTAAGGTTTAAATTACCGCCAACAGTTGTTAATCCCTCTGGAAGCTTTGTTATTTTTGTTCCTCGAAGGTCTAAATAACCACCGATAGTTGTTAAGCCTTCAAGAAGCTTTGTTATTTTTGTTCCTCGAAGGTCTAAATCCCCTTTGATTTCAGCCCCTTGTTTCTCAATCCAACGATAAATAGCATCCGGATTTCTTTTTACAAAACTAAAAGGAACCACAATAAACTTACTGTCGATTAATTGAAACAAACTGTCTGGAATATCTTTTATTTCATGGTCTTTTACGTTCTTGAACTGACTGAAATCTTCAGCAAATTGTGCGTATTTATTCAACTTCCCGTTTTGTTTCTGAAAAACAACATATTGTTTTGTATTATCTTCAACAATATACTTGTTAGCCCACTTAATATGTCTTGTACACCATTCGGTTGAATCTCCAAGAACGGTGAGAGACTCAGGATCACTTACCTCAAGAATAAACCATTCGTTGTTTTGTCCAAGTACAGAAACTCCCGGAAGCTTCAAGAATTCTTGAACATCGTAACTATATGCATCCGATAATTCTTTCGGAAGAAGGGTTTCTATTTCATTCTCAAGATCAACAATGTTTTTGTATTGATTTATGTTTTGAAATTTAAGTTGTTTGCGGTTGTTAAGCTGTTCAAATTGTTTAAGAGTTCTTTGAACCCGTTCCGCATCTTCGGGAAGAATTATGTTTCTAAATCCCATTTGTTTAAGAAGCCAAATTTCGTATTTACTTGTTGGATCAACTTCATGGGCAAAAGAAACGATCTGTTCGGGAGTTAATCCGAGTTTCTTGGAAACAGAGTTTATCTGTTCTTTTGTTGCTTTCGAGATATGGAGTTGTGAATATTTCTTAATCATTTCAAGCTCAACTTGTTTAATTTCGCATTGTATTTATACCATACCGGATTATCGGAATATTTCTCAAATTTTTTCAATTCTTGGAAATTAAACTTCGGAGGGATTTGTTGATATTCAAACACCGGGGCTTTTTCTCCTGCGGTTTCTTTTATTATTTCCGGGGAAGAAATATAAATCTTAGCCCCTCGAAATTCTTGCAAGAAAGCAGAAAGGATTACTTCGAAATAATTTTTTACGGTTTTTAAAATACTTCTTTCGTATTGTGCAATTTTCTCTTTCCCGTATTTATTTTCAAGGTAATGTTTGTAATCTCCAAGGATTTCTTCGGTTCTGTTACTTTTCAATTGTTGAGCCAGACGATTTAAATCTGTTTGTATTTGTTCAATAAAATAAGTATTTTCCCCTATCTTTTTATACAAAGCCCACCCGAAAGTATTTCCGGGAGTTCCTATATTATGTTCCCCGTATTGCAACTTAGAAAGATATTTTTCTTGATATTCTTTAAATCCGGGATCATCTTTAAATCCAAGTAATTTAGCCATGTCTTCGAAAAGAAGAATAAAAGTTTTTCTTGGCAAATCTTTTACAAAATACAGACTTTGTTGATACGAAGGATAGCTTCCTTCAGAAATTACAAAAGGAGAGCCATTTACTTCCATATCCTTATGCAATATATCTTCGAAAGAAAGCCCTTTAGGATGCTCTTTTAAAAGAAATTGTTTCACATCAGAATTATTGAAAAAAGGTTGTTTTCTCAATTCATTTATATTCACAAAAGTTCCTTTTTCTTTCAAGAAACTTCTAAGTTGTGAATATGCTTTTTGAGTTGCAGGGGGCATAACGGTTTCGTGTTTCACCCAGCCTCTTTTTACAAAAGAGGGCAGCATTACTTTATCTCGTAAATATTGAAATACTTCAAAATCCATAAGCATTTCTTTTGTCAGTCCGTGCTTATCTAAAAGAGCATCAATAACTCCTGCGATTTCTTCAGGGTCGATAAAAAATTCATTTATTACCCGGGAATTTGTTACCCATTTAACAATTTTCTTAAGGGCTTCTTGATCGAAGATTTGATTATTTTCCGACAACACTTCAGCAGCTTTTATAAATCTCCCGTTTTCAAGGAATTTAAAGACTTCTTTTACAAACAGTTCTGTAGGGGTGAGTAAATTGTAAACTTCGAATAAAGTTTGAACTGCCGCAAGTCTTATGAGGTTTGTTTCTTTTATTTTTCGAATTAAATTCTCTTGCGGCTCTTTTTTAAGAAGGAAATACTGCGAAAGAAGTTCTATAAAGTCTTCTTTGTTTTGCGGGGTTAAATGTGGAGCCAGATGTGTAAAATCATGTAATGCGTATTGCAAATACATTGTCCGATCCCAATCTGAAATTTCCGAAATATTATGTAACAACACATAACTTTTTAAGTTGAGGAATTGAACCGTTTTTGCAATAGGGGTTAATATATTCTCGATTTGTTCCGAAGTTAATTTATATTTGCCCTGAAAAGAAAACTTTAAAATAGGGAACAACCCTGAAGGTAATTTCCCAAATAATACTTGGTATTGTGGCTGATTTGAAATTTCAATATATGCGTCTATAGCTTCTTTTTGCTGGTCTTGAGTTTGTGCTAACTTATCATGAAAAATTGTCGGAAGCCAAGAATATTTGCCTTCTTTTAATTCTTTAAAAATAATATCTACAGAGCTTTCAAATTCCGCATCTGAAGTTTCTGCAAATTTAATTTTTGAATATTTTCGAATCATATTTCATTTCCATGCATGATATTTGTAAATTTGCCAAGGATTGTCTTGATAGTAAAAATTGTGTCCGTAACTATCTCCGAATTTCAGAATAAAATCCTCAACTTCGTCATTCCATCTTGTATACTTAGGAGCGAAATATCGCCAGTAAGTTGCAGCCAATAAAGAAATTCGCCATGCAAAGATATCCGGGGGAGTTAATTTTTCCGCTTTTTGCATCAATTTCTGTATAAAAGTCTCAAATTCTGCCCATCTTTCAATGTCCGGGGCATCATTAAACTTAAGATACTTTATCATTTTATGAAACCAGATACCGAAATGATCCGGGTTGGCTACAAATTTAGCATCTAAGAGATAATTATCCACTGTTTCCCATCTTCCGAATTTTTCAACCCCCGCTAAATAAGAAAGAATTGTATAAACAGTGTCTTCGCTTTGTAAATCAAAATCAAATTGTTCTCGTTCTACCGCCTTTTCGAATTCTTTCCAACGGGGAATTTCCCATTCTATTTCAGTATAGGAATTAAAAAGATACATAAATTCTTGTGGAGTTGCTTCGGATTCAATTAATTTTTCACGAAAGTCATGTATCCCCGTTCTATAAATATTTTCCCATACTTCATCGCCATTTGGAGTAGAATCAACTGCAAATTGTATTGTCTCCTCATTTAAGGGTGCTTCCATAAACAAAAATTGTCGGATTGTTTCATAAATTGAAGAATACAACGTATCATCGTCTGGGTCTTTTTCCAATATTGTAAAATATTTATCTACAATTGCCTGAGCCAAATCACTTTCAATTTCGGTTACAGGATCATCCGTAACATCCATAAACTGATCAAAAGACAGAGTGGCTTGATACATTTTTTTAAGACTTGTCCCGGTTTTTTCGAAGAAAACAAGTAAAAAATACCCTGCAATGTAATAATCCGCAGTTTCAGGGTCGGAAGTACACCATTTGGTTCCGGAAGCCAATTCTGCTGCAGAATGTGGATTTTTTACAGAAAGAACTAACCACCCGGGAATTTGCAAAAAGATTTCAACCCCCGGGAGTTGTAAATATTCATTAAGTTTTTCCGAGGTTTCAGGGGTTGCTTCCAGACCTTTTATCTTGTCAATTTCTGCTTCAAGATCGTGGATTCTTCGATATTGTTGAATATCCCTTTTTTGTAATTGTTTCTTGTTCGATAAGGTAATAAAATCTTGTAGGACTTGTTGAACACGATTTCCATCTTCAGGAAGGATTATATTCTTGAAACCCATTTGCTTCAAAATCCAAGCTTCGAATTTCTTTTCAGGAGTAGGATCAACTGCATTCGCTAAAGAAACAACTTGTTCGGGAGTTAAATTAAGTTTTGTCGCCACGGAATCTATTTGTTGCTGGGTTGCTCCAGCATATCTTTGAAGTAGGGAGTATTTTTTAATCACGTAGTTTCACCGCCTAAATTGTTGTATGTCCATGATTTATAAACTTCATCGGTATTTCCATATTTAAACCTATCTCCGATTAATCCTTGTTTTACTGTCCCATCTTCCGAATAAATATAAATATGGTCTTGAGGCTGTAAATCGTCAGCCGAGAAAATGACCTGTTGAGTTAAAAATCCAGTACTTGCGGCATCGAAAGGGTCTAAAGGGAAAGTCGCAATTACAATTCTTGCCTGAAATTCAACATCATCTGTTGGGTCTTCGTCAAGAATAGGATTGCCTTTCGCTGGGGAAATTCCTGAAAAATCCCCGAAAACATTTAAAGCGGCTTTCGATAAATCTTCTGCTTCTGTTACAGGATTGAATACGGAAGCAGAAGAAATTGTGTTTTTACGAAGGACTTTCACATCCATTCCGAAACGCCGAAACAAAGCTCGAAAAACCCTGTGAGCATATTTCTCACGAAATTTACCTTCAAGGGTCTGCATGTCTCGGATAAGAAATTGCATTATACCTTAACTCCTGATTCTCTTAATACCGGGAGAACTTCTGGTATAATTTTGCCATCTGACAATTCCTGTAAATGTTCTTTAAGATTTGAATCTTGTGTGACATTTTCAATATATTCTGTCATATCCCCGGTTTGATGGGCAATGTTCAGAGCTATATTAACATCCGCAAAAGCCCTGTTCAAATCCTGATTCGGATTTTGTAATTTCATAGTCATTTGTTCTATTCTATTTCGAGTTTCTTCAATCCCTTGAGGTTGCCAGTAATCAAACCAGACCGGGAAAACCATATACTCTGCAAAAGCTATCAAGAAACTTTCAGTATCATCCGGGTCAGCATTTCGAAGAAGACTGTCGAAATCCGGGTCAAAATATTCCATTGCCTCTTGAAGCTCCATTTCTTCGAATCTCTCTCGGATTGCAAATTCCACTTCATCTTCTGTAGCATTTGCTTCCAAATCATATCTCTCTGTAATATCTTCAGGATAAGAAGTCCATTCATCCATTTCAGTTTGAACCCAATCTTCAACAAATTGTTCTTTTCCGCCCATTAAATCCCATAGAGGTTCGTCCATTTCAGGATTGTTCATTAGGTCTTTTTCAGTTAATTCCTTAAGTTGCCCCCCTCCATCATGAACCCTCAGTAAATGTGGGTGAGCATATCTTCCATATTCCCAGATTAAAGAATTAAATACTTCATTGTAAGAATCAAAAGAATCCCCCTGCCCAAGAACTCTATCTCTCGCCCAAGTATTCGGGTCTGTAATTGCATGGTGTCTTAACCATTCTTCGAAAACTGCAACTAAAACATTTCTTACTTCTTCGAGAACTTCTCGGAAAACTTTTTCGACATGCTGTAAAATATTTGCCTTTCTTCTTTCATTCCCGGAAAAAGCATTATTACGGAGCATCGAATATGTATATTCAAATTTATACAAATCTTCAAGTAAATCCGGGAAATTACCTTCGAAATAAATGCTGTCACTTCCGGGGTTCCCCACAAAAGTTTGTTCACTTTTACGTTCCCAGAGTTTAGCATTTGCAAGTATTTGCTTGCTTAAAACAGAAAAAGCCAAAATATTTCGTGGCATAAAATAAATCTTCTTTCTACAAGGAAAAGCTTTTTATTTATTACAGAAATATAGGCTAATTATTAGTAATCGGTAGGAATTTCCGGATGAACTTTATGTTCAGAATTTCCTTTTATTTTATCCAAATAAGGATTCAGAGTGTAATTTTTATTATCTCTTTGTTCGAATTTTTTTAAAAGCTCTTCCGAAGGTTTTATACTATCTTTGTTCATAGCTTGTAATAAAGATTTTACTTCCTCAGAAGCCCCTTGTTTTGCAGCGTATTCAATGTCTGCCTGATAAATCCAAGAAAGAACAACAAGTTTAGCTCTTTCTTCGTCCAGAGGCTCCCCGTCCCAGAATAATTCAGATTCCGCGTCCGATACCGGGAAAATTTCTTGTAAGATTCTTTCAATTTCCGAATGTTTATTCCCGGACAATTCTTTTACAAAAGCATTTATTTCTTGTGTGGAATATTTAAGAGGTTCTTTAGGTTTATTCGGAGAGCCGGGTTTTCTCCCTCTTGTATCCAATCCGGGAAGAGTCGGGGTTTTTTTCCAATCTTCACGATCTTTTTTTATTGCATCGAACATTTCTACTACTTTTTGTTGAATAAAAGCTTCCACCTGTTTCATTTCTGCAGCATCAGCTTCCCCGTCTTCCAGAACTTCTTTCACCCAAGGTCGATAAATAGCTTTTATTTCTTTTACTTTAGGGAATTGATTTTTGAAAGTTTTCGGGATCAGATTGTAAATTTGTTCCAGACTGTCTTCAATATCCTCATCGTAATAAGAGTAAGGCTTAACATCTGGAATTGGAAACCAATTTAAATTGTGTCTTTCCAGAAATTCGTAGAAAGACTCTGTTGTGAAAAGATTTGCTTGTTTTGTAAGTAAACTTAAATATTTCATCTCAATCTTATCCTTGAATTAAATACGGAAAAGAAAGGGCTGGTTCCGTAAAGGTAATTTGAAAGAACTCCGTAACCTGAGCTTTGTGAAGAAATTCCACGAACATATTTCTGAGAAGTTTTCTTTACTCTTTCGGCTTTCTTTTCGAATTCCCCTACAAGAGAGTCATAAAGACTTCGGTAATCATTAAGTTTGTTTTCAAGTCTTAATTCTCCGATAGTCTGATCAAAACCATTCTGAGTCCACATATTTACGAGCATTTGAATTACATTTTTCGCAGCTCCTAAATAAAGCAAAGATCTCCATCTGGTATCAGTATGGTCATAAATATCGACAAAAGACATCTGAGTGTTTGGGGGAAACCCATTTATATCGTCTGCGGCATCATAAACTGCTGCAGAAATATCATCTATATCCGGTATATAATCCAGAATATTGTCTGCAAGAGAAAAATGCCAACGATGTTCAATTCCTTCAAGGATATTTTGCATTGCTTGTTCAGGAGTAGATGCCATTTATTAAAATCCCTTTTTTACGGTTTATTACTCTTGCCAATTTCAAGACTTCTTTAAAAGAAGTTGTTTTACAGCTCAGATAATCGGTAAGTTAATTGATCATTAAAATATTCATCCTTAACATAAGAGCGTTCAGCGTAGTCCCATGCCTTAGACAATTCATAATTATCCAATCTTGAATCTTCAGAAGAATTAAACAATAAATATGGTCTTTTCTTTATTTCATCCAAAGACAACCCGGCAAATCGGAACCATTCTTTTTCTATTTGTTCTTTTGTTATTTTAATTTCCCCGCCCGGATACCAATTTGTGAAATCCATTCCGAAATGCGAAGAAAGACTCTCATTTATTTCTTCTTGGAATTTAGCAAGAAAAGCGTCTCTTGCCGCATCATCATATGCCCAAACAATAGCATTTTTAATGTCATCAGCATCTAAGGAATCAATCGCATTATAAACATCTTCAGGAGTTGTTAAATCTATTTCTTGCTCTTCCAGTTCTTCCGAAAAGTTTTGCTCAAGATATTCTCGGATTTTTAAGAAATTTTCTTGAGAGATTTCAAGATATTTTACAATATCTCTTACTGTCATTCCTGAATCATAGTCTAAAAAGACTTCTCCAGAAAGATAACCCTCCGCTCGATCCACATCCGCAGCTCTTCCCTCTTGAACAAGATCATTCAAAGTATCTATCTGCAGCATAAAGAAATCTTCATTTCCGAATAATTTACTTAGTTTTTCTTCAGACACATATTGTTTTTTGAAAAAGTCATTTATTCCGGGATTCTTTCGAAAGAAGTATTCCAAATCTTCCTGTGGAATAGGGCTGTCGTAATAATCCATAAATTGTTGTGACGGGAAATGAAATTGCCAACGATCCGAGTAATCCCCGTTTTTATGTACAAGTATCCAAAGCTTATCTTCAGACGAATATCTTTTAAACATATCCGGGAATAAAGTACACCAATCTGAGCCGTGTCCGTAGAATTTAGAAGCTTCCAAGGTTAAAGGGACAAATATCACTTCTTTCTCATCTTCGTATACTTTTTCGGCTTGCCCGGTATTCAAGAAATATTGTTCGGTAAAAAGAATTTCTGGAAATTGTTCGTCTTCCACTTCTTCTATGTCCGGAGCAATTAAATAAGATTCTTCCCGGATGAATTCAAAGAAATCATGAGTATCTTTCATCTGATTGATATTGAAAGAAATTCCTTCTCTTTTAAGGAAGGGTAGTAATTGTACAAGGGTTTTTAAATCTCTTGTTACTTTATACAAATCTTCGAGTTTCAATTTCTTTTGTTGAAACATTCGAAGAATCCACTGTCCGTAAGTTCCTATTTTCTTAGGATTTCCGGTAGCATCTTGTGTTGCGGTTGGGTCTGCAGAAACCAATTGATTAAAAACTTCCCGGGGGATATCAGAGTAATATTTGGAATAAGCGTCTTCTATTCCGGCAGTTCGCAAAAAAGCGTCTTTTATTAAAACGGAAAATTTTGTAATCATAACTCCCGCAGCCTTTCATATAAGTAGTCATTAAAAGTATCTTCTTCTGCATATCCCGAATTATACCCCAACTCGACAGCACGATTGAAATCAGAACTATCTAATTTTCCTGCAATTTTAATTAAAATATCAGCAATGTTTTTTTGAAGGGATATCGGACTTTCGCCCATAAAAGCCGACCAGTTTTTTACAATATATTCTGCAGGAATTAAAAGATCCTCTCCGACATACCATTTAGAGAAATCCAAACCAAAGTGTTGAGAAAGATAATTATTTAAATATCTTTGCGTTGTAGATATGATATTCCCAATAACCGCATCATCATATGCGCTACTTATCTTGGTTGTGATTTCATAATCTTCATCTAATTCTTCAATCGCATCAGCAATTGTTTCAAAATCCTCAAGAGTTAATCCGGTTTCTTGAAAGTAATCGGCATATTTTTCTTGTAAATAATTAACGATCAATTGTTTATTTTCTTCGGAAAGAGATAATTCATTTAAAATATCCTTCCAAGAATATCCGGAATCAAAATCATACATAAATCCATCAGACAACCAAGATTCTACACGATCTATTCGATAATCTCGACTGTCTTCTACAATCTCTTGTAGAGAAGGGCTGGCTGCTGATACTGCAGGTTTACCCTGCAGTATCTTTTCTAAGGTATTTTGAGAAAAGAATTTATTTTTGAAAAAATCAGAAAGCTCAGGATTGCTTTTAAAGAAATCTACAGGTCTTTCCGGGTTTTCATCTTGATCGATAAGCTCTTCTTCATATTCCGTAGATGAGGAATCCCAAAGATACATCGGCACTTTTTCATCTTTTAATAAGAAAATAAAAAAAGACTCCCAATATCTTTCAAAAACCCCTTCAGTATGAGGTGTGATATATGTCCCGGTAATATAAAAAAGATATGCCGGGTATGTTTTTGGTTGAACCACTAGCCATTTCGTATCTTCATAAAGAATTTCAGACTCCCCGTTCATAGGGTAAAACTTATCTTCCAGAATTAATTCTCTATTTTCTTCGACTTCATCCTCAAAAGGTCTTTCTTTATATTTCCAATCGTCATGTTCATAATTTTCTTGTAATTCACCAACGATATGTTGAAGCCAATACTGAATGGGGTGTGCGTTTATTGTTTCATCAATAGTGTCTTCATAAACTCCGGCGATTTTTAATAGATTGCCCAAGAATTTATTAAAAATCGGGTTTCTTTTAAATTCTTGGGCAATATTTTCAGGAGTCAATACCCTATTAAGAGCGTAATCTGAAATATACTCTCGGTAATTAAAAGGCAACGCCTCTAATTCACGGTCTCTAATTTCACTGTGCGGTTGAGCACAAGCTATTAATATTTGTAAAAATTGAATTATTGCTTCATGATCAGGAAGCTCGGGCTTACCCGTCCCGCCCCAGCTTAATTGTTTAAGCGATCCCCTAAATAACCCTCTGAATCGACCCCAATTAAGAAAGTCGATTACTTCTCTTTCCATTTTTATCCGAAAGTCATGTATCTTTTCCACAGCTATTTTTCGAAGACGGGAGTATTTTGTAATCATGGGTTTTGCCTCTTCAAAGCACTGTAGCTTTTAATTTTTCGTAAAGACCCTACGTATTTAGTTTGTAATTCATACATCTTTTCAACATTTCCGGAAGTAATGTCGTTGTAGAAATCTTGAATTTCTGAAATTAAATACCAAATCCGTTTACCGTGAAAATACATGTAAATTTCTTCCCGAGGCATTCCTTGATATAACATTATTAACGTGAACAAATCTTTAATTTTGTAACTTGCTTGGTTGTTTTTTATATTTCGGGAGTATTCTTCGTTTTCAAGATAATAATAAAAATCGAAAACTTGTTGGATTAACCTTTCCGTACTTTCTTCTTTGTATTCTGGGAAAGCAATTAGGTCTTCAAAATGTTCTTCCAAATCTTCCGCCGCAAATTCAAAACAAACTCTTATTTTTTTCAACCATGTTTCTTTTTGATGATTTGCCGGGGACTGTATAAGTTGTTTTATCCAATACATTTCTCCGTAAAAATCATCCATAATCCCCAAAGTTAATTGATTTATTGCTTTTTCTTTATTTTCCGGCTTTAAAAAGATTTCCCCGTCATAAATAAAGTCTTCAATACTTCCTCGTTGAATAGGATTTAATTGGTATTTCTTTTCTATTTCCTGAACAATTTTATACAGCCTTTGCACAGCGGCAGAAGACCCACTCGCTTTATCTTCGAGATTTTTTAAAATCTCTTCTTTGAAGAGAAGTAAATCTTTGTAAATCCATTCCGCAGTATTTCTTGGATGATCCATATTACCCTAAAACCTCAGCATCTACAAAATCTTGCAATAAATCATTCGTGTGCTCATGATCACAGCAAGAATCGTAACAAGAGGGTTGTTCTGTTACAATCACTCCGTATTTTTCGAGAATTTCTTCGCAGTTGTTTTCGTTTAACGAAAGCAATACAGCTTTAGCTTCGTCTTCCGGGATATTTTGTCTTGAGAAATAATCGGAAATAGCGGGTTTAATGTCTTCTTCGAGAGAAGCCATTCTTAATTCCTGAGAAGAAAGTTTCCGGGAAGAAATATCGAATCTTTCCATCAACTTATCAAAAGATATTCTTTCCAGATATTTGTAAACTCGGATTAAATGTTTACAGAGGTATCTGTTTGCTTCCGGGTCTCGAATTACCGGGGGTCTGTTCTCAACATTCCCATCAATATGATACATGAATTGAGAAGCATAAAAAGCCGACCCGTAATACAAGAAAGCAGGGCAGGAACATTTAAGTAAAACTTCTTCTTTTACCGGGATATGCCAGTTTTCATCCACCAATCCAAAATTGATATTGGGAAAGATAACAGAAGCAATATGCCCTTTAGGGTTTGAATAGGACTCCAGACAACGGACAACAAAACTGAAACGTCTTAAATTTTTTCGAGTTTTAATACCAAGGATATTTCCATTTTCGGCTTTATCCTTTGGCTTCTTCGAAGTCAAGTTGTAGATTGTCTGGAAGTCCATAATTCATTACTTTTTAGCGACAGAAATTAAAACCCCTTGTTTATCTCCGTAGGGGTTTGTAGCAGATTTCACTTGAAATCTTTGCAAAAGTCTCTTTACTTCTAATAAAGAAGGAGCATCTTTTACAATAATTTCCCAATAATTTGGATTATTTGTTCGTATGTAAATTTCGTCCAATTCCGTTAAATGTTGAAAAATAACGGGTAAAATTTTGTCTAGGTTGGTGTCCCCTGACCGCCAACCTGAACGGATATTAAAAAAACTTTCTTCCGAATAACCCGTTGCCGAAATTGAAAGTTTTTTTATCATTTCCAATCCTTTCAAATTAATTGCGACTCAATCTGCCTTTTTGTTTTTTAGGAGTAGAATCGATTTTTGTTTTTGAAGTGTCTTTATCTTCTGATTCTTCTCCGGCTTCTCCGGCTTCTTCTTCTTTTACTTCAGGAGTTTTAACTTCTGGTTCTTTTTCGATAACTTTTTTCAAATCGGCATCGGTTTTAATTTCAACTGCAGCAGGAGCCACAGGTTTATTTTCAGGAGCCGTTACGGGGACTTGTCCTTTTTTACCTACAACTTCTTTTACAAAGCCGGTATTAAGAAAATTCTTAAGAATAGAAGGAGTTTCTTGAAAAACAGCTTCATCAATTTCTTGTCCGGGGAGGTAGGTTTTGTTAGCCAATACAAATGCATAAACAACTTTTAATTTCATTTCTTGAATAAATCTCCTTAAAAAATATGGTTGTTCTTATGTTATAGAAAACAACATAAAATTAACAGAAGAAAAAATAAAACCAAGGTTAAAAGAAATTGGTCAGATAGTATTCTTTATTCTCTTTTTCTTTTTTTGATATTTTTTTATATAAATCCCCTAACCAATACTGTTTCACTTTGGGATGATCCTTTAAAACATTTAACAACAGATTAGGTTTTCCATTATCTACTCCACTCAATCCAAAAAGAACTTCCTTTTCTAAATATGCTAAAACAACACCCAACAATGCTTTATCTTGTTCCGCACCCCATTGAGCATTATATCCTGCCTCAGTATTTGAATATGGTGGGTCTAAATATACAAAAACTTTTTCTTCTGAGATATCTTTAAAATAAGTGAAATCTAAATTTTTCAATTCAACATTAAATGGTTGCAAATTGAAAAAAGCGTCCACATGTTTTTGTTTATTTTCGTTAAAACAACGCTTTCCCCATGTTTGATTAAATTCACCGGAATTGTTAAAACGCATCATGTTACTGTTACATGACCAAATCAAAGCTAAAAGTTTTTCTGGGGATGGGTTTTCATTGTAACTTCTTCTTAATTTTAAATATTCTTCTTGAGACTCTTTTGTAATAAAAGAGAGTTCCGCCGCTTTTTTAATGAAATCTTTACGGGTTGGCTTATTATTCATTTCCCAATGAATAGCCATTAATGGGGTTAAGGAATCATTGGCTATTATTTTTTTATATGTGACATGTTTTGCGACATTCATATAAACACAACCACTTCCAGTAAAAACATCATAAAAAACAAAATCAGAGTCTTTCGGAAAAAGAGATATTATTTCCGAAAGAGCTTTTTCTTTACTGCCCATATAATTAATAGGACTTTTAATTATTTCCATTACAACCCTTTCTTAGAAAGGAAGCTCCTTGAAAAACAATTTCAAGGAACTTCCTTTTACTTTTACAGATATTCGGTTACACGATATGTTTTGAGAAGCAAAGACATGCCTTTTTGTTCGTAAGCAAGAGTTCCTTTTGCATCCGGTTGGAAATCTGTGAAACTACTGCCGTTAAGCAAATGGCACATTTTTGCACACGCAAGTTTGGTTCGCAGTGTGAAGAGTTCGGACTTAACATCGAGAATTTCTTGAGTAAGCCAATCTCTTGTTTCAACAACAGCATGATCCAAAGAGATTCCGTCTTCCCGGGCTTCTTTCTGCACTTCTAACAAAGCTTTTTCCATTACTTCTACAGAAACAGTGGATTTCTTTGCCGCTATTTTCTCTTTTGCGTCTTTTATTGAAGGCAGAGACGAGACCCCTTTCCAAGAAAATTTAAACGCTCTTGTTTCGTAAGAATCCTGACACTCATCTTTTTTCGCCACTTTTGTCGCAACCGGGGAATATGTGCCGTCTTTTCTTAAACCGTGTGCTTCAAGAACCTGCATCTGATCCGAAGACATTCCTTCGAAAATGCCAACTTTATGCTGTGCCGCAGTTGAGTTGGCTTCAAATTCTTTCCAGAAACTATTCAACCATTTCTGTTTGGCTTCCAGATGCAAAGCTCTGTAGCAGATTCCGAAGACATCTTTTGCAGAAGCATATTCAGCATACATCTGATTGATGATTGGAATTCTGTAAAGATGGAATTTCACACAAACATATTTTTCACCGTGTTCGACTTCCAGTTTCTTCAGAATTGATTTGTCGAGGTCGATAATTTCGCAAACTTTTCTTTTGCTCTGGATTTCGTTATAAAGTTTTTCCGGGATTACTCCTACAATTCTTTTCTGATTCAAATGCCCGTCTGAAATGAGATTGTAAGTTCGGAAAATACGAGATTCAATTGTTCGAGGTAAACCCACTCTTTCGGCTTCTTTAGGATTGATAGAGACAGTTCCCGGAATCAAAACATTAATTCCAAGGTTAACTCTTTCTTTATTCCACACAAAAGCCTCAAAGCCGGAAAGAACAGGTTCTTCGGTTCGGGTGAAAAGATTGAATTCGTCTTCGGTTTTTCTTCCGATACGATTATACTGATCAGCATCTTTATGGAAAGGCATGTAATAGCTGTAAGAATTTGCCAACATGTTCAACAAATCCATTACGCAGAAAGCGTCTTTTGCCGGGAGGTAATTTGCTCTGGCTTCTCCGTCAATGTTTCTGCCGGAAGTATGGAGAGTTGCTTTTTCCAGCATTTTCTGATGCTCAGAGCATTCATCGTATGTGAAAGAAGACATGTGAGAATCGATAAGAGCTTTATCCCGAAGATGCAAAAGAATATCCAGACTTTCTCGTTTTCGATTGAGATAAAACAAACCATTTGCGTAAGCATATAGAAAATTTCTAATTGTAGGCTCTGCGGCGGTTTCTGTTATTTCTTTGGATTTCACCGGCTGATCATTATACATGAACTGGAAATCGCCTTCTTTGGAAACAAGGAAAAATTGGTTCTTGTTTTTATCCAACCGGGAGAGATACATTTCAAGAGTTTCCATTTTTGTGAATTTACGATTCAGATAAATCCCATCGATATTCAATCCATATTCCAGATGGACTTTTTCGATCTTGCCTTCTACAATTCTTTCGTAATTGTTCTGGAAAATACTGAAATATTCCGCAATCTCTGAAGAATGTGTAAAAATACCGAATTCTGTAAGAGCGGAAAGTTTCTTCAAGAAATCTTGATTGTAGAAGTTTCCATAACCTACAGTGTTGAAAGCGATTACTTTGTCTTTGAAAGATTTTACAAGCTCGAAAGTTTTCTTTTCTTCTTCACTTGCACTCCACGGAGTAACAGCTTGCCCATCTGTGAAGAGAGTAATGCTTATGTTGGGGCAGAGAGTTGAAAGTTCGTCCACGACAATTTTCACTTCTTTTACCGGGTCTGAGAAGCAGGTTGTCCCGTAAACCGAACGCAATTCATCGAGGGTTTTGAGAAGTTCCGGGGATTTTTTAGCCCCTTTGACAAGAGTGCGATACTGTCCGGCGGAAGAGAACCATACCACAGAAATGTAATCTTCATCTCTCATTGCTTCCACAGTCTGTTGGACTTGAGAAACAAGAAGGTGAATATGCCCGGACATAGAACCAGACCGGTCTATAATCTGTATATGGTGAACTGGGGGGTTCTTTTCAACAACTTGGACTTCTTCCCCGTCCTCCTGATTAACAGTAACAACTGTTAATTCTTCAGAGCCGACTTTGAGAACATTTTTGTAAAAACGCATATGTATTTCCTTTCTTGGAATTAGGTCTTACTTATATATATATAGTAAAAAAACCGGAAAAATTTAATTCTTTTTAGGACTTTTTTTAAACCAGTCCGGATGTATTTTTTTTGTATCTTCATAAGCTTGTTGATTGAACTCTTTATTATTAGGATTGCAATATTTTTTTAATTGTTCCGCTCTCTTTTTTTCTTTCGGATTTTTTGAGTTTAAAATAGGTTTCCTTTCCGCTGTCGGCATCCATGAATAATAATAGTCCAACCCCACTAATTTAAACCAATCTGGATGAATTTTTTTTGTGTCTTCATATACTGAAGGGTTAAATCTTGGGTTATTTAAAGAACAATAACTAGCTATTTGTCTCGCTCGTTTTCGATCTTCCAAATTTTTTGAAACTTGCGAAGGCTTCTTATCCGCAGTAGGCATCCATGAATAATAATAATCTAATGCTTTAAGTTCTTCCGAGAACCAATCCGGGTGTATTCTTTTCGTATCTTCATACGCTTGTTTATTAAAGTATTTATTATTCGGGTTACAATATCTATAAAACTGCCCCCCTTTTTTTCTCTCTATTAAGTCTTTAGACATACCTGAAGGTTTCTTCTCCGCAGTAGGCATCCACGAATAGTAATAATCCAAACCCTTTACTTCTCCATTAAAACTCTCCCTAATAAGAAACTCTTCCAACTCTCCTAGAGAAATATGGCAATCCGGGAGTTCTGTTGAATCTTTAACGCAAATCCCACCCCCAACTCCTTTTAATTCTCTTTTACTCCCACAAAGAGCGTGGACATGTTTTAATCCTTTTGCGAGTTTGATTATCTTTCTTTTTAAGACTTGATAGTCTACAATAAAAACTCTTGGCTTTCCTTCGCATTTACGCATGATTCTTCCAACCATTTGCATCAATTTCACATCGCTGGTTGTTCGAGTTATGATATGACAATATTTCAATCTTTTTACATTTAAAGATTCAGCCCCCACATTCACAGTGACGTATCCGAGTAATTCTCCAGATTGTAATTTCGATAAAATTTCAGGTCTATCTTTTATTTTCCCAGACTTACTTGTCATTTCCACAAACAAGGGTTTTCCGAGTCGAGCATTTATTTCTTCACAAATGCTCTTAGCGTCCTCACAAGTAGAAGTAAAAACACAATGTCCTGCGGTAGGGTCTGCTTTTTGTATCTTGTAAATTATGTAAGCGATTTGATCGTAATAAAGCTGAAGTTTCTTTCGAACATCTGCTGCAGAAACTCCAGAAGGTTTTACAATCATTTCTTCCCCGTTCTTAGATACAGAAAAGAATTGTCCAATTTGATAGGAATTGTAATGCCATATACTTCAGGAGCCATTTCTTTATTTATCAAATCCTGCATTGTAATTCTTATGTCTGCATCTTTAATTCCAAGCGGAGAGTATTTATCCATTCTAAAATGAGTTCCAGTTAGGGCTAATATCTTGAAATTGTATTTCTTGGCTTTTCTCTTCACAACTTTTGCCAATTCCCCGATATATTTAGATTCCCCTTCGTCTTCCGGGTATCTGTGAGCTTCATCTAAGACAAAAAGGGAAGTTTGTTTCATTACGTCTTCGAATTGTTCCGATTTTTTTTGTTTCCACTTTAAAAAAGAAACGTGAGTCATAATATGTATTTTCTTATCTTTTTCGAACCCCGAAGTTGTAATTTGCATTTTAAGTCCCGCAAAAGAAGAAACTGCCCGAAAAATATCTTGTTTGAAATGCACAAAACTAGCCCGGTTGGGGGAGATAAAGAAAACATGCTTCCCGGGGTGTTCTTGAATCCAATTGGCAATTACTGTTCCGCCGATAATTGTCTTCCCGCCCCCACAATATATTTCTGCAGAGACAATATTTTTTTCTACAAAGAGATTATTTGCATCTGCAACAACTTCATCCTGATAGTCTCGAAGTTCTATTTTTTGATGCGAGTCTTCAACAGGCTCTTTTATTTCTGTAATTTCTTGCCCAGAAATAACTTTTAAGCCTTCCGAAATGATTGTTTCTGCGGTAATGTTTTTCATCGTTATACCTCACATATCTTTCTTGTCTTATTTATATATAGTAAAAAAGTCGAGAAAATTTAATAGATATTTCTCGGTTTGCAATAATTTTGTCATGTTTTTACATAAGATGTAAATTATTATTTATGAGACGGGAAATTCACATGAGAAAGCTTAAAATCGCATATAAACCTATGGGGGATGATGTCCCTTTCACACATTATTTTTTACCCACATACCGAGAAATACAAGAATTTATGGAAAAAGATTTGAAAAAATTCTTTCAAGATTTTAACACTCCTGACGGATATGGGCAATTCAATAAAGAAGAAGCTGAAGAATTTAATAGGTATTTCAAAAATATCCCGATAACTTTGGGAAAGATTCTTGCGGTATTGAGAGAGAAACCTAACAATTTAGCAAAGAAAAGTTCTTTCACGTCCTTCTCGTATTTAGCAAAACTTTTCCGGGCAAAAATATCCCACATTCACCGACAAGAATTGTTGCGTTGGAAATCTTTCTTAAAGAGTTTAGAGGCTAAAATCTTGGTTTACAAAAGACAATATCCTTCAGTAGTCGATCAAATAACTCCGCTATTCTCTGAAATTTTTAATGCTCTGAATGCATTAATGTCTATTTTAGAAGAGAAAGAACAAGAGGCGTGATTCGCCCTTCGAAACACCATTCGTTATGAATAGCTGCTCGATATAAAGCTCTTTTTTGCTGTGTCGGGTTTAATTTTGTGAATTTAATCATTTCCACTGGGGTTACAGAAAATTCACGGTAAAATGGGATGTAAGAATAAGCTATTACTCCCTCATTAACCCACATAAGATATTCTATTCCCTCTCGTGGAACTTCAGGTAAAGGTTTTCCCGCAAGTTCTTCTTTTATAGCTTCCAGTAAAGAATAACAATACTCCGATTTATGTAAAATTGTTTCGAACGTCTTCCGAATGTCTATCTTGTCTATATTCTCAATACTGTTTATTAAACATACGTCCATAACTTTATTCCCCCCTATATTTATATATATAGTAAAAAAGTCGAGAAAATTTAAATAATCTTCTCGACTTTTTTACGGGAGTGTTTTGAAACTTTTTTAATTATCTTCTGTAACCGCTACTGTTTCTACAACGGGGACAATAAATTCCTGAATTCTTAAGTTTGCAGAAGGCTGTCCTATTTTTACTTCAGGCTCCACTTCAGAAACCATTTTTACAACACGAATGATTTGTGGCATCCCGCTTTCGTTTCTTGTCTGAGCTAAAGCCATTGTCACTTCATTTACTTTTCCGAAAGACGTAGAAACATTCCCGTCTTGAGTTACAACCAAAGAGCCGTCTTCACGAAGAGAAAAACCGATAAGTTCTTTTGCTGACATATTTAAATTCACCTTTCGAGAGTAGAATTTATAATAAAGAATATAGGGAGAAAAGTTAGGGGATTTTATTTTTGTAAAAAAAAACATGATTCCCGCAATCTTTTAATTTAAAAAAGCCTGCTGCAGCCATGTTTTCTTCTTCCGTTAGATTTGGGTCAAAAGAGGGGAGCAAACCCGGGAGTTTATGTTTTTGATATTTTTGTCGGGGTTCTAAAATAATATAATCTTTTGTATACCAATAATTAGGTTGAGTGGTATGAGAAAACTCAAAACCCAATTGGGCATAAAGAGTTTTCTGTGGATCAATATTGGAATATCTCATATCGGCATAAGTTACAATGGATTCCGGTTTAAATCTTTCTACGAAATAAGAGAAAATCTTTTGTGCCGCTCCATGCACAATAATATTTAATTTAGAACAAAAGCGAAGCAGTTCAAATTTAACCTCTTTCGAAAAACGAGGTTCCCCGAAAGTCATTAAAGACACCAGTTCTCCATCTGAGGTTTCAAGCCCGATATTTACCACAGAAGGAACTCCCCCCTGCCTGTGATTTTTTGTGAGAAATTCAGAAACCTTTTTGGAATCATATATCTCTTTTACAATCAAATCTCGGGCATTTATTTTTTCAGATATCAGCCCCATTTTATAACGTAAAATACTGGCGATTAAATTTTTACGTAAAGTAACTTCTTCTAAGAAGATAGGGATAAAGTCTACCCCCCGCAAAGCAAAAGATTTTTTCATATTTATTAAGTCATATGAAGAATCTTCAATTATTAAAGGGTATATGTGTGCTGCGGGTTGCCAATCTTTTCCTGTTTTCTCTTTATAAAAAGAGAAAAAATCTTCCGAATTGTCAACATGTTTTCCGTAACGGGAATGAAATTCAACGTGTAGTTCCTGTGAGATAGGTATACCGTTTGTAATAAGTAACTGTTTATCTTTATGAAATTTAACCGGATATATATGATGACAATTAAGTTTATTACACACAGCCCCCGAAATTTGGCATTTAAAGTTATATATAACTCTTAACAATTCCCCCCACTTTTTAACCGCATGACTCTGCCCCCCTTCTTGCAATTCTCTTTCTTCATCCGTTAAATCAGGATTCCAACGGGGGTGATTCTCGCCTCGTCTCTTGTTTTTTAATTGGCAAACTTCACAGGTTGGTTTATTTTGCACTTGTTGTAAAGACATCCATGTGGTTGAATGAATATTCCCACACTCACAGTGAAATTTAATAGAGTCTGTATTTTTATTAACTTCTTCAAAGTTCAAGAGTTTCAGCCCATATTTTGAAAAATATTCTTCGATCCGGTTTTTAGTCTCTTCTCTTTTACGGAGAACTTGTTTACCTTTCAATAAAGCGCAAGATTGGCAACGAAGGATGTATCCCGGATTTTTATTTATCTTTACTATAAGATTTTCCAAAATAGTCCAATCTTTTTTACCACACTCACACTGATAGTCTAGGTGCAGTCTGCTGAAGTCCTTATGTTTCAACTTAATACTTTGTTCATCCCAGAATTCTTTTGTAAATAAAGGAATAGCCCCGTGATCTTTAAACATTTTGAAAACAATGTCCGAAGTGTACTTGGTATCTTTGTTGGAATCGTTACACTTTTTACAAACCATAACATATTGAGGGTTTTCTTTCAATCTTCTGTTTATTGTTGAAAAAAGTAATTCAAAGGATTCCCCGCAAGAACATCTACATAAATATTTTTTTTGTGAACCCTCATATTTAGTGAATAAAGGTTCCAACCCAACTCTTCTCACTAACTCTAAAGCTTGTTCTAAATTGTACGCAACAGGCATTTCTTTTCTCCTTTTTCTAAGCTACCCTTAGTATATTGTAAAAAAGAAAGAAAAACAAGGGTTTTGAATACACAAACCCTTGTTTACTGTCTCACGGTACATCTAAAAACTTAGTTAGGACTTGTCTGGGAAATTAAAAAACCCTCGGGGGTTTATTCCCGAGGGTTTTTAGGCTAATTTATATTAGCTGACAATAATCTGCTGAATACCATAACTGTTATGCACAGCCATGCCTTCATTACAGAATAAACTCCATCCAAACATACGGTCTCCCGGTACATCAGCCGGAATAACCGTGAGATCTATACGAATTGGCATTACACCAAGGTACTCAGGTTCAGAAACGATAAAGATAGTGCCACGAGGAACCTGCATAGACATGTAGATACCAGCACCATAAACTTGACCCATGAAACCAGTTCTGAGGAGTTCTCTCTGGGTTTCAAAGTCAACGTAGTCACGACCAGCGTTTCTAAATACTTTGAATTCTTGAGGATTCATGAAAACTTTGTCTACACGAAGTCCCCATTTTTCAACACCTGCGAAAGCATCAACGATAGTTGACATGTTGAAGTTAGCAGCAGCAACTGGGATGCTTGGGTTGTCAGTGTTGTTGGTAGCAGCAGCAGAAAGCATCTGGAAGATGATACTGTCTTCTTTACGGAAGAGTTCGTCTTTCGCTTTTTGCTTGATTCTGCGGATGATATCGAATCTGCGTTCTTTTACGTGTGCAAACGGAATTTTCGGATATGCAGCGATTTCAAACAGAGGCACCATCATTCTTGCGCCTTCTACCGGAAGAGCCTGAATTGAATCACCTTCGTCTCCAACTACAAAAGCCGGAGTTGCAACGTCTCTGTCGTAAATCGGAAGAGCACCATCGGGAAGCTCGTCAATCCACAATGCACGGCGACCGATACTTACATAGTCACGTAATTTTCTCAATGGTTCTTGAATTGAAGCGGCAATCTTCTTGCGACCCTGTGTTGAGCCGAGAAGCTTGGTCATTAACTGATTTTTCTGAGCAGCAGTTACAGTTCTCATATTAATTAATTCTCCTTTAAATTACTTCTCGTTAGTCTGCAATAGAGCCGACAAGGATTTTGAGCATTGGAACGCCGGGGGCTACTGAAAGTGAACCACTCATAACGTCACCTTGGGCAACAAAATCAGTGAGAGCGATACCGATTGGTCTGGCAGTAGCTGCTGGAGCTGCGTTAACAACTTTACCAGCATCTGCACCAGTTCCACAATATACTTTTTGACCGGGGGTGAAAGTTTGTCCGGTTTTAACTTGATCAGTTGAAATCATGCAGGGGCTATGAGTAATCGCAACTTCTTTACCAGCGATAGCGGGTTTATTCATGAAGAAGTAGCCAGCAGCATCATTTACCAAGAAACCGAGGGGGAGAAGGCTTTTTGCGGGATCGCCATCAGCTAACTGGACAACGCCGTTAGCGTCGATAGCTGCAAGAGCACCGCCCACCAGACCTGTAACGTATGGAAGTTTACTATCGGCTTCCACATCGCCTGTGAAATTAGTAGTATCCAATGGAAGAGAAACATGAATACCTTTATGGTGAATAAGTAACATATTAAAAATCTCCTTGTTATTATTTCTTAAAACATAGAAGAAATGATGTCTTTCATTACATCATCTTCAGAAGCCGGATTGTTAGAAGCGGTTCTTTTAGAAGAAGCGAGTTTTCTTTCACGAAGAGTTGCAGTTGAGCTTGTTACCATTTCATCTTCTAATTGATCAACATCGTTGTCGGTAAGAATTTCCATGTTAACTGCATCATCAATCATGCTGTCTTCCATTTCAAGATTTTCGGGATCTGAGGGAGAAGCTTCATAATCATCTACGAGTTCTTCCAAAGACTCTTCTTGCATTCCGGGGTTTTCTTTTGGCATATCAGGATTCAGTTCTGCATCCGCAGCTTGAGTATCGGCTGATTTTTTTTTTGCATTTTTCATTGTGGGTTCTTTTTCGTATTCGGATTGAAGTTTCTTTACATCCGAGACTTCTTTACTCGCCGGGTTTTCTTTTGGCATATCCGGGTTACTTTCCCCACACTGTTTTTTTGCTTTTCTTGAAGCTTCTTTAGGTTCAGCAACTTCTTCACCCACTTCTTCTTGAAGCTTTTCAACAAGCATGTCTAAATCTTCATGGATATCTTCTTGAAGTTCTTCTGGAGTCTTTTCTTCATCAGAAATTTCTTCATCCATCATTTCTTCATTTTCCATGTCTTCAGATTCTTCCATCGGTTCATCTACAAGCTGTCCGGATTCATCAATACTGATGTCTTCATCACTTGCGATAGAAGCAATAGCTTGAGAGCGAAGAATCGCAATTTTAGAAAGCAGGGTGTGAGCATCTTCAATATGTGCAACTACACGGTCAGTTGGAATTTCAGAAGCAATTGCCACTTTCAGGTTTGTGAAACAAGTTGTTGCGCCCTTCGCTACATGATTTGCAGCAGAGTCCAGAGTTGCAGCGACTTTCGCAATCTGTTCCTTTGTAAACTTGGCTTTAGGATTTTCAAAAGCTTTATAAATCCTGTTGGCAAGTTTATCAACTTTTTCAAGAGAAGCTTCATACTTCTGCTGAAAAGCAGTAATCGCACGAACCTTTTGTACTTTTGACAGCACTTTTCTCATGTGATAAACTCCGATCTAAAAAATTTATGACAAACAAGATTTATCAATGTCTTGTTTCATCAAAGAGTGTATAAAGAACAATGACATCTTTAACTATTTATTTTCACGATATGACGTAAATAAAACGAGCAAAAAGTCTTATTGCTTTTTGCTCGTTTTATTTGTTTGTAAGAAAATTAGAAAAGGATTGTTATTTCCCTTTTAAGTATTTTTGCACCGCTTTTTTGTTGAAATAATCTTCTTCCATAGAAAAGGCTACAGAAACACCCTCTTTAATTCTCAGGACGTTTCTTTTTACTGCCCCGTGGATAGCAGGAACTTCGGTAAGATAAGAGGCTTCTATAAAATCTACAGATTTAGGTTTTTCTGTCCCAAGAATTTCAGCAATGATTCTCCGTTTTCCGTAAGGGTCGAGATAGTATTTTCCCTTATCGTTTGCCAGACAATCACAGAGTTCATAATCCTCACTGAAAGTATTCCCACATTTACTACATGTAGAGACATATGCGTCACAGCCCATGCTGAGATACTTCACTTGGTCTTGGAGGATCATATCAACCATCTTCCGGTTATCTCGGTGTGTAGCTATTAAAATGTCCACATAAAAAACAGGAACATCTGGTTGTTCCGGGTCGGGAATTAATTTCCTTAAAGCGGCATCGCAAATAAATCCAATAGCTTTCTCCGGGACTTGAACATGGTTCACATAATTGTAAGCCCCGATAAAGGATTTATAGTTAGCTCTTAAGGATTCATTACTGAAGCAATCCCCGTTATTGTTTACAAAGCGTTGGGTAAGGGGGTGGATAAAATAACTATTCGGTTCAACATTTACCGAAGAGACAATACTGGCTTGGCTGAATAAGAAATCATCCGAAGAAAGTTCGATTTCAACTTCCTTCTTATTTTCTTTAGAAGCCATTACTCTTGTTTTATTCGAAGTCGCAATTTTAAACATAAAATTTTTCAACCTTCTTTATTAAGAATAAAGAATATTACGTAATTACCTTAAAGCAATATTCTTTATATCTGAAGTTTGTATATTCACAAGTTTAAGTGACCCAGTTGCTTTTTGTTCCCAGACACCTTGAGAATGTAACAACATTAAAGAGTAAAACAAGAAATCAGGAGCTATTAAATCTGTTCGAGTAACTTTAACTCCGATATGTTCAGGGTTATAATCTTTTACCGGCTTACCCACTTGTTTTTTATCCCCTCGTCGGATCACATAAAAGTCAGCATCTTCCATATCCACTTTTACATCCGCAATGTCTTTCAATCGAAGAGAGGCTAATTTCTTAAGAGTGGAATATCTTACAATCATTTCACATTCAACTTTCTCAAGAAAGCAGATTTAACCATTTCTTTTTCTTTTTGGTTTCGTTCATACTCTTCAGAATATGGTTTTTTTGTAAGTGGATTAAAGCCTACAATTATTCCCTTAACCACCAAACTTTTAGGTAATTGAGTTATTTTTTTACATCCGGTTAAAAAGAGAGATTTCACTTCCATGTTTTCCGGCAATTCTTGCAAATTTTCACATTTTTCCAAAAACAAACTACCATTGATCTTTAAGTTTTCAGGTAAAGAAGTTAAATTCTGGCAATTATTTAAAATCACATATCCTTTTACATCCGGGTTCGCGGGAATGCTTTCAATTTTAGAACTGCTTACATCTAAATTCCCGCCTACTTTTAAATCCAGAGGGAGTTCTTTTATATTTGTTCTGTCCAAATACAAATCGTCACTAACAATTAAACCTGCGGGTAATTTTTCAAGAGGTGTCCAACCTATATTTAAACTCCCAGAAACAACCAAATTATCCGGCAATTCTGCAATTTGGGTTCCGCCCAGAATTAAATTTCCCCCGACATTTATTTTTGAAGGAAATTGATTAAATTTTCCGATAATAGTTAAATCCCCACCAATAGTTAATCCGTCTGGAAGAGATTCTACGCCACAATCAATAAGAGACATGTTCTTCCCTACAGTAATTGTAGAAGGAATTTCTTTTAATTCCGGACAGCGATTTATGTATAGATCCCCTTTTACTTTTAAATTCGAGGGAATAGTAGTGAGATTTACACAATGGTCAATATGGAGAAAATCTGTAATATTCAAACCTTGAGGTAAAATTTCAATCTCAGAACTGGATATCTCCAAACCACCAAAAATTGTCAAATTCTCAGGCAAGGCTTTTAATCCAGATTCACCAAGAAAAAGATTCCCATACACTTGTTTATGTTTATCCAAATAATCAAACATTTTACTCGGATTTCTTTTTACAAAACTCCAAGGGGGTTCTAATTTAGAGGTTGCCAAATCATAAAGAGAACTTGGCACTTTTTGTATTTCATGGTCTTTTACGTTTTTGAACTGACTGAAATCTTCTTCGAACTGAGCGTATTTAATTAACTTCCCGTTTTGTTTCTTAAACACAACATATTGAGAAGTGCCTTCTAAATACCTCTTTGCCATATCGATATGTCGAGTACACCATTCAGTTGAATCCCCTAAAATAGTAAGAGATTCAGGATCTGTTACTTTTAAAATAAACCATTCATTGTTCTGTCCATATACAGAAACTCCCGGTAATTTCAAGAATTCCTGAACATCGTAACTATATGCATCTGACAATTCTTTCGGGAGAAGACTGTCAATCTCGTTTTCCAAATCCATTATAGACTTATATTGGTTTATATTCTGAAACTTAAGTTGTTTGCGATGATTTAATTGTTCAAATTGTTTCAGGGTTTTCTTAACTCTGTCTGCATCTTCAGGAAGGATTATGTTCTTGAAACCCATTTGTTTCAGAAGCCAAACTTCGTATTTCTCTGTTGGATCAACTTCATGTGCATACGCAACAACCTGTTCCGGGGTTAGTCCGAGTTTCTTGGAAACAGAATTTATCTGTTCTTTTGTTGCTTTCGATATGTGAAGTTGAGAATATTTTTTGATCATTTCTTTTTCGGCAATTCTGTATCTGGTTTTGCTGTTCTTATTTGTTCTGGACTGAAAACAACAACGGTTCTCACTTTTCTTCCGAAAGAACCACTATCATTTTCCATAATGATCCCATCATAGCCTTTACTTTTAAGAAATTCAGTCCCGATATTTCGAGCTTCGGTTGCCAAATCTTTTATTTTTTTATCCCACGCATTTAGTTGTTCCCAGACTTGATCGTGAATAGGAGAACCTTTCAGTTTACCCCTTTCAACTTTCGTCATTTCCTTATACAATTTGTCATGCTTTTGTTTTTCTTCTTTGTCTGTCCATTCAATTTCATCAAAAGCTTTCCGATATTCAACATCTTGATTCAAGAAATCTGCGAGTTCGTTTCGGTTATCTACAACAAGAGGATTTGTGAGCTTTACATAAAAAGCCATTTGTGCTCTTTGTTCTTTTTCAGCATGTCCGATTCCAATATCCGAATCATCATATTTCAGAAATATTCCGTCAGGCATAACTTCATCTGAAAGTCGAGCTTGCCCCTTGCTTATATCATAACCTTCTTCAAGAATCTTTTGTTCATTCTCTTTACTGGTTTGATGATAAAGCAAAATAGGGACTCCATCTTTTTGTAAGATAGAGCCATTGAACCAATATTGAAATTCCGGAGAAGTAATTTCCCCTTTGATGCTTTCTTTTTTCAAAGAAGAATATTTTTTTATCATTTCATCTCTTCCAGAGTATTTTCGAGGGTTAAAAGAGAATCTTTTAAAGAATCTCGTAATTCTCGTAAAGATTTAAATTTTTTAGCATCCCCTTTTGCTTCAATAAGGGCTTTATTCACGAGATAATGTAAAGTTGTATGCATTTGATCTCGTAATTTTTTAAGTTGGGGGCGAGTGTTTTCTGCAGCAGTCACAGGTTCTGCAGGTTTTCTTACAATATCATCGGGGGAAATAGCTTCTTCTTCGTCTCCGAACATTTCCGAACCCATTGTAGAAGCAAAGAAATCGTCATCTATTTCTTCTTCATCCGGTTTTTTCTTTTCCGGGTCTTTAAGAGGTTCTTTTTTCTTAGGGGCAAAAGTATCCCAGATTTTATTTGCTTCGTTCAACCCTAAAAGATTAAAGAGTAATTCCCGGGGATTTGCTTCCGCTTGCTTTTTACTTGCAGAAACATGTTTTTTACCCTCTTCTTCCATTTTCTTCAATCGGGTATAATAATCTGGCAATTCTGCTAAATGTGCTGCAGCTATTTTAGCAATCGGAAGTAATTTCATAGGGATTACAGAATAAACCCCGTCTTTTAACCCGGCTTTTGTATGCTCTTTTTCAACTTCAATACCCATCTTAAATTCTTCAAGGGGGGCTTGAATGTCCAGTTCTTCCATAAGTTGTTTTAAAACTGTATCTACTTTAGGCATTATTATCTTCTTCTTCCGGAAAGTCTATTTTTAAAGGTTCTTTCGGCATTTCCAATTTAAGAGAAGGTTCTTCTTGTGGGGATTCTTTCAACTCCTCTTTAAATTTAGCTATGAAGGGGTTTTCTACTTTTTCAAGAGCTTTAGAAGAAATAGATTTAAGTTGTTTTGCAATGATTTCTTCCCAGCCAAGCAATTTCGAAGAAAGAGTAGAAAAAACATTATTTACTGTAATTTCATCACAACCATTTTCTACAAGAGTTTGATGGAACAATTCAATCAGCCAGTAAAAAGCTTTCTGAAATTTCGGAGAAAAAGGATTAATTTCATCTGAAACTTCAGATTCTCTTTTCTTGATAATAATTGCAGCAGCTTCTTTAAGGGCGAAAGAGGCTCTTGAGGCAATTAAAGAAATTTCTGGATTCGGGAAAGAAGCATACAGTTCTTTAAATACCAAAGGAACTATCCGGGTTTTAAGTTCGATAATTAAATCCAACTTTTCATTATACGGCATATTGGGATCATTCAGCCTTTCGATATCTTTTTGAAAGGCTTCCAATTTCTCCTGTGCATCCGGAGGAACCTGATTTCTAGCTGCGATTTTTTTTAATTTATCATCAACTACAAAAGGATTAGGGTCATTTAAAGAAATGTTGTCTTTATCTCGTGCCATATTTAATCATCCATATCCCATTTAAAATCATCTTTATTCGGGTTTTTTCTTGCGGTTGAAGGTCTTAAATGTTGTAACGGCGAATTGTGCATCTTTTTCGCCATATTCACAAGAACTTCAATTTCGTTTCTTCGGGCTTTATCTGAAATGTGTTGATTTAATTTATCTGCAACTTGTTCACTGGAAAAGCCATTTTCTGCCATGTAACTTGCGATAGCCTTGTTTGACAAGTCTGCAAAATTTAAAGAAGATTGAACTTCCCTTATTCCAGACTGATTTAAAGAATCGTTATCATCAACCCGCATGTTTGCAGAACCAGCGTGTTCAACTTCATCTGTATCGAAAAAGAGTTCTAAGCCCGATTTACTCACATCTAAACCTTCTTCATCCCGTTTCTTTACGGGAGGGAGATTTAAATTATGAGTATTCTCAATATAAGACTGTGCAATTCTTTCAGCACAATCTAAAACCAACTTCACAATCGGGGAATTCTCATAAAATTTACAATCGAAATCAATCAAGAAAGGCTGTATTACTTTTTTAAAAGTCGTTTTCGGCATGTGGATATGTAATTGCCCGTTCTGAACAAAGAATTGATCTGTTGGTAAAATGTTGGATAAACGTGAATACCATTTTATTGCAGGATTAAATAAAACCGCTTGAGAGTACATGGAAGCAAAGTCTTGCTGTAAATTGTTATCTAAATTCGAAGATAAATCCGGGCGTTCTCCGGTTAAAAGAAGCAAAGTATCTCTGTCTCCCGCTTCAAGCAAATTTAAAATAACTTCTTCGACATCTTCCGCCACTTTTTCTGTGGATTTAGGGCTAATGTTTACAGAAACAGGGATATCATTCTCATCGTTTAATTCCGACATATCTAAAACGATATCTCCATCATCAGTAAGATTTAATTCAACCCCTTCCGTATCTTCATCGAAAGAAACGCTGTCGAAGTCCATATTTTCGTTATCGTAATTCATGTTATCAATTCCTTTTACCAAGCACGTTTTATCAAAACACGGTTCCCGCCTTGAAGAGGACAAATCACCCAAAGGGGGACTTTCGACTTATGTATTAACTCTTCATCCGGCTCAAACTCCATCAATTCGTTTGTAAAAAGGAGATTCACATCCTTGTTATCTTCTTGCATAAGAGTGTTGAAGTCGAAAGCCAAATGCGGTCTTGAAAGTCTTACGTCATAACCTTGCTCGGTCTGGTAGATTTTTACTTGCGGATCTTTGCTTTTAAGAGTCTCAAATTTCAAGACACTTGCGAATACTTCCGAAGCAAATTCCGACTCAGGGCAAGCGGTCTTTCTTACTCTTTTTACACATTTAGAAAGTTTGTCAAAAACAGAAGCTTCGAAAATATCCATTATGTTTTACACCTCAGTTTTAGCGAACTTAATAACCCAAGAACCGCCACTTTTAACAAGAGGCTCATCCATCAACTTCCAATTCAAAGTATTGTTATCGAGAATTACAGACAATCTTACAGCGTCTTTTTGTGTAATAATGTCTGTAGAATCATCAATTAATACTTTTGCAGCACGATTTGAAGAAGAGGGGGTTATCTCGACGGTATACCCATTTTTCTTTGCTTCATCTTCCGCCCAAAGTTTAAATTTAATTGCATTCTTTTCCGAATCATTGTCTTTAGGAGTTTCGTCTACGGATTCTTCAGGTTTCACCTCATCATCCATATCCAATTCATCAGTGACATTATCTTCCATATCAGGGGTTTCCGGAATAGGATTTTCTTCCGGTTCCTGAGCAAATCTTCGCATTTGTGAGAAATGTTTTATCATATTTTCCACCTATTTATTGAAATAAGACTTTAACAAATACAAATATTACTACTTTTATAACAGAAAAAAGAGTTAAGAAAAAATAGACTCTTTAGTTACAATAGAATTAGGTTTATATTTGTCCGATTTTTTAAAGACGAATGTAATTACATTTGATCTTCGGTGGATAAATTGAAAATAGTCCAGATAAACGAGAGCTAAATATTTTCGTTTTTCATCGTCAGGGTCTTCACTCTCCTCTATATCCGCAAGAGACATTTCCTTCAAAGCTTCTATTATCTTTAATAATTTGTTTGCCGCCCCGGATTGTGAAGTTTCTATGTAATGTTTAACCCTATTTTGTGCTAATTCCCAATAAAACATATATGCAAATTCGAATAAAGAATCGTCAAATAAAAACCGCAATTCCTCTCTTACTTGTACCGGATTTAAAGACGGCGCACGAAGTAAAAATTTAAGTCGTATGAAAATATATTTCACTCTTCGAGAAACAGCAGCTTGGCAAACCCCGAATAAATTCTTGATTTGGTCTTGAGACAACCCATCAACATAATACAATCGGGCGATATCCTGATCTATGGGGGGGAGAAAAGATAAATATTTCGAAATAAAATCGTAAGAGTTTCTTACAACATTTTTTAAATGTTGTTTTGGGTTTTCAATCACGGTGTTTTTAGCAATTAAAGAAAAGAAATCCGGCTTAGTGTTAAAAGAAGTCATAAGTTACCACATCCCTTGAAAAATTCTTTCAGTTCTGTCCCACAATTCTATTTCTTTATACATTTCCACTTCTTCCAACAAAGCAATTACATCTGTGGAAGAATAAGGTTTTTGCACAATGTCTAAAGAAATCTCGTCGTTTATTTTAAGTTTCTTGTAATTGTGTTCAAAAACCGGGAGAAAATCTGAAAAATTAACATCGTTTTTTAATTTATTTTTCAAATCCGCATAGGTGGAGGAGTCATGTAATAAGAAAGCATATTCAATAAATCGAATTCTGTTTTGCTTAGGGCCGTTCTTCTTCACGTAATATTCAGAAATAGATGTCACAGGAATTTCAGTTTTCCCGATAAAACATAAAGCCCATATTATTTTTTTTGTCTCTTTCAACCCGTAAAGTTTAACCGCTTGAGAGTAATTTAAAAATTCTGAATTCCCACGATAAGTTAATTTCGGGATATATATAGATGTTTTTCGAGAAAGTAAACTTTGATATATCTCATTCGAAGAATATATCAAGATTTCTTTATGCTCCAATTCCAATTGAGCGTGTAAAGAACCTATTAAATTTTTACTCGGCTCTTCTTTAGAAAAGACAAGATTAAACCCGAGATGGGTCACGAGTTCTTTCACCCAATGCATATTCAAAGAAAAAGCTTTCTTTAATCTATCAGAAGCGTTTTCTGGGAGGCAATTGTCTTTTTCAGATAAAACACAATAAAGATTAAATTCCGGATACATCTCTTTCAATTTTAAGATTGTAAAAAAGAAACCTAAGAAACCCCCCACAAAATTACCCGCAGAATTGTATTTATTGGGAATATTACAGAAACTGCGATACAAAATATTAATCCCGTCCAGAATCAGAGCTTTCTTGCAACCCCTGTCAAAATATCTTTTTTCGAGAGATTGAAAAACTTCTCTTTCCATCGGAATAAAATTAGGGTGTTTTATTATTTCTGCCAGTTTACAAGTTAATCTTTTTGTTTCGTTCAATAACGGAAATTCGATATCTATTTTATCTTTATGTACTTCTACAACAAGAGCGGATAAATTCTTAAAATCCCCTTCGATTATTTTTACCGGATCCCCCGGCTTAAAGGTTTCGACATTTGCTTTCTTACATGCAGTAAAAAAAGAAAATATATCATTCCCCCGGATATTGCCCAGTATTGTAAAAGAAATCTTAGGAAATCTTTTACAAAGACTTTTGTAGATATCTGCAAACTTATCATCCGCTTCGATATAAAAGTAAGAATCAAGAGACTCTTTTAAATTGGGGTTGAGTGTTTTTAAATCTACATACGGGATTTCGATATTCGGAAATAAATTGCGCAAACTTTTTGCAAACTTAGGGGTTTCTCGAAAAGATACTGTAGCGTAAATAAATTTGTAGAATTTTGCACGATCTATCATATCGTAACCCCTTCAAAGACTTGAATTTCAGAATCTTTTATTTCTTTTTTTATACAGCCATATTTTAACAGAAGTTCAGAAGTTTTTACAGCTTGTTTTTCCACAACCTCTTTCACCATCTCCGCAGGACGGCTTATTGTTTCCTGTTTGTTGCGGGTCTCAGACATATCCCGAAGTTCGTTCTCCGGTAAGGAAACGAACTGCCTACCTTTTCGTTTAGTGTTCGAAGCAACTCTCTCCGGTTGAGGCTGTATAATTGTTTCCGGGGCGACCTCTTGAAAACCCCCTATATGAATATATCGGTGTAAAGCCATTAAATCTATCTCAAGGGAATAAAAGGAACTCCCGGAACAAGCGTTTAATTTATTTAAAATCTTTTGAAAATTACCGCTTTTATCTTTGTGGAGTAAATTTTCGTATTTATCCCACAAATTCTGTAAATCCGCCCCCGGAATTAATTCGAAAATAGGGTTTATCCTAATGTCCGGGAAGAAATTTAAAAATCGGTAATACAAAAACAAATAAAATTGCCGTAAAATATCTACAATTTTATTCGGAGGTTGTTTAAATTCCTGCAACAACGAATTGAATCCTAGGGTGTTTCTTTCGCACATAAGCGAAGTAAATTGAAATAATGCTGGGAGATATTCCAAATTAAAAATCATATTTGCATTTTCTGCAGAAATATCCCCCAAGAAAGAAACCTGTTCCAGATTCTTCAATAAATCTCTCGGGTGTCCTTCAGAAAGAAACGAAATAATGTCTAAAGCCATTTCTTCGAAAGGGAGAGATTCTTGAACACACACTTTTTTCAAAAGATTCTTACTTTCTTCATGAGAAAGTAATTTTACTTCCATGCTCTGACATCGGGATTTAATTGCCTCTCGAACTTTATTTATTTCGGTAGTTGAGAAAACAAAAACTTGGAAAGATTTAGGCTCCTCTATGCTTTTCAGTAATGCGTCCCACGCCGCTTTACTGAATTGTTGCGCCTCATCCGCAATTATTACCTTATATTTTCCGGTAATAGGGGGGACTTTTGCAATTTCCAGAAGATTTTTTACGTCTTCTTTCCCGGAAGAAGAAGCTGCGTCTATTTCAACAACCGCACTAGAGTCTTTACAAGCTTCGCAGCAATAACAAGGATCTCCATCTGGAGAAATATTCAAACAGTTCAAAGCTCGGGCATAAATTCTTGCAGAGGAAGTTTTCCCACTCCCCCAAGAGCCGTAAAGAATTATATTTCTACCCAATTGTTTTTTCGACAACGCTTGTAAGAAGCGTATTGTCGAAGCTTGCCCTACAACATCTTTATATTGCCGAGGTCTGTATTTTAAAGGAAGGGGTAAATGTGTCATATCCAGATATACTTCTTTTTCTTCACAATTACCATTTTTCTACGAAATTCACCAAAGAATTTAAGCCAAGGATATTAAGAATTATTTTCAGAATTGTTTTCATTTTTCTTTCTCCTTTTCCTTCTTACCGGAGGTTTATTTATTATCCCCCGAAGTTTATGTATTTCATCCATAATTTCTTGATCTGTTGAAAAAGCCGACATGACTTGATTAAATTGCAACTTAAAAAAGAAATCCCAATCTTTGTCCGACATTTCAAAAGGCAAGAAACAAGAAACTTGCTTTTTGTATTCTTCCGGGGACAATGCATATTTACACGCAGGAATGAATTTCGGAAGATTTTGTTTTACATACAACAAAATTTCCAAATTCTTCAATTTCTGTATTTGAGCCTTACTTGCCAAGTTTCTTCTCCATTTCCACACATTCAGCAATTAATTTGCCCCTGTGCTCTTCGAGGATCTTAATATCGTTAAGAATGTCCGCTTGTTTTTCTTTCAGCCATTCTTTATGATCATCTACAACTCGAATAAGAATATCCAGAACTGCAAGAAGCCAAACCCACCACGGGAAAACTACCTGCAAAGTACTGAAGGAAAGAATAATCATCAGTTCTGCGATTCTCATAAAATTACTCCTTTTTATTTTTTCTTATTTATATATAGTAAAAAAGAAAAGATAAATTAACAAAAAAGACGGAAAAATATTTTTCCGTCTTTACAAGGATAAGGAGCAATTATGACCCAATAATAATTCCTGAATTTTCACTTACTACTGGCTGTTTTTGCGGGGTTACAATTCCCGCCAGAGAGTAACGAATTTCCTGAACCGTATTTCGATATGCGTTTTCCAATTTAGTATCCAAAATTTGAACGGCAAGCATAGAGTTTGTTAAAGTGGGTTTGAATTTTGTTTCTTTTGTAAGAGGAACGAAAGGTCTGAAACCTTGTGATCTTACAACTTCATTTGTTTTAGGGTCTCTTTGTGAAACCGTTTCAAGAACAAGAGGTAAACTCCAATATTCTTCACCATTTTCAATTACCTTTTCAAAACAAATAATCATGCCAATATTAGTAAGAAAGGCTTGAAATTCCCCTGTTACCACTTGCGCATCTTCCGGGGTTAAATCTTCGGGGTTTCCCGCAACAATTTTCTTCTCTGTCATTTTTTACAAAACTCCTATTTGGTATATTCAACACGTCTTATGTCGTGTATGTTCCGGACTTCAGATTTAGGTTGGTTTTTTTCTTTAGGTTTCCAACCTTTCGGAGGTGCCCCGGACATTTTAAATTCCGCCGCTCCGATTAATCTTACCATTTCTTCCCCACAAGTGGAACACATAATTTTTGTTGTTTCAAGTGCAGATAAAGAAATTAACTTTTCCTCGATTATTTCACATTTTTTACATTGGAAATCATACATCGGCATTTTCAGAATTCTCAACTTTATTCAAAATTAAAGCCATCACCTCAACAGGGCTATTCGCAAAAGTTATCTCCGGAAACAACTTTGCAGAAACTGGCAAAGAGTTGTAAAAAGGAGTCAACCACTGTCTTTTTTTACCACCCTCTATTTTCATTTTCTTAGGTCGAGAATAAAACAAATTTAAAGAACCTGTCTCATCCCGAGCAAGAAAGAGTTTAAGTTTCGGCATTTACAATCCTGTCAGTAAATCTTTGTATTTAAGATTACTCAACAAATATTTACAGAGCAACTTAAATTGTGGGAGTCTATGTTCTTTACGCTGTTCAATTATGTTCTGCAAACATTTGTAATTTGTATTTACAATTCGTTTCTGCAGGAAAGATTCCGGGAGAATGTTTTTAACACCTATAAAATCCTTTAATTCTATTCTTTTATTTATTTCATGTAGAAAGTGTTCCGGTATCATTGTTTCAAAATCAGATTGTCGAAGCTCTCTTTTCATAATTGTATGATTCGTCGCTTCACTCTGTTTTGTAACCCCTACCCTATAAGTGTCCAAATCCTGCCAGACATAACGAGGAGCCTGTATTTCCAACCAAACCTGTATGGATTCCAGAAACTTATTGTGCCCTCTTCCCATAGGGGCTAGTCTTTTTGCAACTTGCACAAGCCTACCCTGTAAGGAGATATCTTGTAAAAATAGCTCATAAGTCATACCTGAAGTTAAACCATGACTTAACCCCAGCCCAAAAAGAGCTAAATTTATATCCGTTTCGTGCAATATTTTTACTTTCATGTTTACAGATATACCTGTTTTTTGCAGAAATTACAAAGAAATGTTAATTTTCTTTATGGTATTCAACATACTTTTGGTAATGAACTTTAATCCCTTTTTCTTCCGCCCCGGAGAGTAGCTGTTTCACAGCTTCCGTGTCTATATTTGGAGCCATTGTGTGTCTTAATTCAAAGGGGACTCCATGTTCTTCACAGTTCTGCATAGTTGTGAATAAATTTGAAAGATAGTCTTCATCTGAAATTTCTATTCCTGTTGCGTAACTTAAATCTTTTGCAGCTTTCACATCAAAAGAATATTCATTCACAAGTTTCATTTTATTCAAAGTATAAATAACTTCGAAATCCATAGCATTTGTAAAGACTTTTGTTTTCAAAGCTTGTTGTTTTGCAATTACCAGAAGTTCAATCAAAGACTCTTTCCAAACAGTAGGTTCACCCCCGGATACCAGCAATGCAGTATGCATGGGGTTAATGTGCTTCCAGAAAAGTTCTTTTGCCTCTCCGATTATTTGTTTCGGATCTGTAACCCGGTCGAGATTAAAACAAAAAGGGCATCTTAAATTACATGCTGAACAAAAGAGTCCAAGAGCTATTTCATTCTCGTATTCTTGGAAACATTCATTTATTACTTCAATTATTTTCATTCCAACCCTATAATTATTTTTTCAGAATTATCTCTATGCATTGAACAAAATACGTTCCCCTCGTTCTTTTATTGTTTCACCAGTATTAAGATCAACAATCTGGCACTCAGGATCAGCATAAAACTCAACCATTCTTTTAAACGGTCGCTTTATAGGAACTGGGGCAATATCAAAATCCCAATCAGATGCCTTCTTGCACTTAGAACAAACGTAGCGCACATGATTGCCATCTTCCTCGCATGTGTCAGACACAAATGAGTTGCTAGAACAAAGCTCGTTGCCACAGCACTCACAATAAATAAAGGTTGTTTGTTCGGGCTGCGATTTCCCAAATAAAATTTCTCTTAACCAACTTAACATTCTTCCTTGTTCTCCTTGTTAAACCATGGAATCTTAGCAGCCTCATCCGACATATCTGTAAACATCTCATCACTCTCGTCGAACATACAACAGAACATACCTATGGTTGAACGCAAGTCGTCCATTTCCATCTGAATCTCATAAGGGTCTGCCCTAATTACCCCTTCTTCATCCATGTTCGCATGCAATCTATGGATCAAATTAGACAAGGCACCAGCCATTCTTTTGCGCAAACCATCTACATTAACTTTCATTTAACAAGCCTTTCGATTTTTGTGATTAAATCTCTCATGTTGCCCAAAGAATTCAAAACCTCTTCTTGAGCCTTCTTATGAGCAATTATGGAGCCTTGAATGTCAGCAAATTGCCCAGATTTGACCAACGCCTCAAGAAAAGCCTTGAGTTCATCGCTGGTCGGTTCTCGAAACCAAAATACCGTCTTGCCATCTTCGTCACAATACTGGCAATCAATTGGAGCTCTATGGCATTTCCCAGCTTTATACAAACATGTGCCACAGCTTAGCTCCATACCCAAATCATTGTGTTCAATGACTACAAAACGCTCTCCATCAAAAGAAATTGCTTTCAATTTGCCTATCATTATTTACTCCGTTTTATTGGTATAGCATCAGGAAAATGCTTCTTTGCCATTTCGTCTGGTGTGCGATCCATTGGATATCTTTCAAACAAACGCTCACACTGTTTACATCCTTCTCTTGAGAGTGAAAAATAATTACACCAAACATGATGCAGATGCATCTCGCTACCCTTTACAAAATCCTCATTTGTCATCCGTAAAAATCTCCATATATTTCAATGCCAATAATTGCCCGATTGAGTCCTTGATAGAAGCAGCATAGCCATACCATTTCCCCTCGTGTACATAAGCCGAACAATGACCTTTAATTTTTATGCCCCCAATTAGAGCATCCCAAAACTTAAGCCATGGCTCAAAATCATCTTCCCGAATCTCATTCTCAAACAAAATTACCATAGTTGAACTTGGTTCTATCTTAGGGGGGGCATAGTCCACTTCCATTACCTTCGCGATCCGCTCTATGCCAGTCATTTTAACCAATACATCATCTATTTTATCCAACATATTGTCTGGCAAATCAAAAATACCCTTAACCCCGGTTGCCCCTAGCAAAGTCTGAACCCCCTCTTTTTAATATCTTCATACAATTCCGTCAAAATAGAATACGTAGAAGACAATTGCATCCAAAATAATTTGCTGAAATTTGGAATTTCAAAAGAGTCTGGTAAACCGTTCATATCCTGATTTAAATTTATCAAAAATTGAACAGGAGGGGCTTCAAACCATCTTTTATGTTGTAAAAAAACCTCCGTCTTTTTATCCCCTAAAACTTTTGCCTTTTCAAGAGAAATAAAAGAAAGGATTTCTTTTATTTTATTTGTTTTTTCTCTAAATTCACCTAAAGTTATTTTTACATTTTCATTCATTCAAGAAACTCCAGTAAAGATAATTGTTTCGGGGCATTCGGTTCTTTTTTTACTTTTTTCTTCTTCTTTTCCGGTTTCGGCTGTTGAATTCTTTCTTCTATCAAAGGAAGGTATTCTTTATTCAACTCTATTCCGATGTAATCTCTGTTTAAGCATTTTGCAACCCAAGCCGTTGTTCCTGAACCAAGAAAAGGATCGAGAACAACCCCCGGTTTTGTTTCTGTTGTTTCACAACTACAATTTTTTACAAATTCGTATTCCCGGATTTTAGACATCGATTCGAGAATTCTTCTTTTTGTATCTGATGCATTTTGTGCTTTCCCTGCAGCATAATCTTTTTGTGCTTGTCCGGTATAATTTCCATCTTTATCTGCCCCCGAATCCAACATTTGTTGAGTTATTTGTTTTCCCACTATTTTTTCTTTTCGAATATACGGGGAGCCACATTCTTTACAACAAGTTTCAGGACACCCGGCAAGTATCATAGGTTCTACGAGGGCGTAAGAAAATGTGGCGAAATGGGAGCCTTTATACGGTTGGGGAGCGACTCTCCAAACAGACCTCTTATTTCTGTAAGCAAAATCCCCCGCAGCTTTTATATTCCCGTTTGTTTTTCCGGGAACTCGATCTGAGCCATTTTGTGCAGAAACATTCTGAGAAAGGCGATTCTTTGTTGTTGTTGTTGTTTCTTCACGAATAGCGATATGGTCAAAAAAGTATTTTGGAGATTTTGTAAGTAAAAAAACATATTCATGAGATTTCACACAACGATCTTTTACCGACTCCGGCATACAATGTTTTTTTGAATTGTGCGATAAAACACCACTACTTAGTGAAAACAAATGTGGGGTATCTTCAACACCTATATCGTAAAAATGTCGTGCTCGGGCTTTCCGAATTTCAACCACTTCCGCTCTATTTTTATTATTAAAGTGATTTGAAATTATTTTTCGGAGTTCGCCTCTAAAAGCAGGTTTAATTCCGTTTTGATATTTTACATGACATGCATTTAAAGTTAAAGAATATCCCAATCTTGCACATGCGGTTCTTAAAGATAATTCCAAATTATAATTTCGACAAAAACCCAATCTCCACCTACAATTTGTTTTATGTGCGTCTCCGGATAAATAACCATTCAACATAGCAGCAATAAATTTGTTTGAATATTTCCAAACAACAGGAGAAAAACCTTTATCATATGCTGTTTTCCCGGACACAAGTAAATCCACAATAGCGTGTAGTATTTTACCATATATTCGGATATCCATTTTGTTTCCAGATAGTGTACGTTTAGCAGACCCCCCATATTTCTGAACTATTTGTAAAACTTTCACCCATCGCTCTTCTTCTTTTTTATGCCCAGCAATACAAAGAGCATGATTAGATTTGGAACCTTCCGCCAGATATAATCCCGCTAACCAAGCAGCATCTTCATCAATAGCGCAATCTTTTATCTTTTCAGGTTCCGGCAATTTACAAGTTTTTAAAACATCACCTTTTTGTATGTCCTGAGCACACACAACCCCTCGTTCAGTAGGAAATTTATGAGAAGGAGTACAAGATATCTTTTCCCCACTTCGCAACACAATTTCAATTTCGTCTCCAGTTCGAGAAGTTTTTGAAATCCCTAATAATTGTGTCCATTTAACCCCATTCCAAAGTTTAACTGTAGAGGGATTCAAACGAGCCATGTCTTTTATTGACATAGGCCCGTCCCCTTTTTGGGTTCTAACATACACAAAAGTCCCCCCACTTAAACACCAAATAACATCTTGCCTCAAATGCCACCCGTCCCCCTGTAAAGCAAAAGCAACTCTCCAAGGAATACCAAGTAATTGTTTTTCTTTATAACTATCCGCCAGATTTAACCAAACAGTTCCGTCCGGGCGTAAAACTCTTCGGATTTCTCGAAAGAGTTCAACAAGTTTCCCCACATATTCTTGCGGGGTTTGTTCCAACCCGATTTCATGAATTTTGTCCGGGTTGGATTCCTCCAAATATGAACGGAGTCCGTAATACGGAGGACTTGTAACAACACAATTCACCGAATTGTCCGAAAGTTGTTTTATTATTTCGAGATTGTTTCCTACTAGAACTTTATTCAACAATTATCCATCCCATTTCTTTACAGAAAGCCTTAGCATTTTTTATTCGTTCGAAAGTATTCAGCCAGAATTCAGGGTTGTCTTTTGGGGCAACTGCGTATAAAGGGTCTGCTAAATCGTGGGATTTATACACAACCACTTTCAAATTTTTTTCTTTCGAATACGATAAAGCTTTTTCGTAGCTACCGGAATTTTTAGGACATTCTTTTTTAAATTCTCGGAGCCATTTAGTTACAGGTCTCATAGTTTAATTTTTTGTTACAGATTGTAATTCTGTAGGAAGAAATAAAGATTGAGCTTTTGACGGCTTAACATCTCTTAAGATTTTTTGTACTTCGACATAAATCTTTTCAAGAGCTTTATTGAACTCTTCTTCTCTTATTTCTTTAGTCGGACTCGCTGTAGCAAGAGCTGCAAATTGCTTGAAGAGATTTTCCATCATTTCTTCGAAGGTGTCCCCGGCATTTAAAACAACAATATTCTTTGTTCCTGAAAATAAAACTAAAGACGGGAGGTGGTGCGGGATCATTTTTTTTTCAATGTACTCTTCATTTAAGGTTCTGTAAATATTTTCCGGGAAAATTTGTATTTCTACATCTATTTCCGGGAATAGTTTGTTTAAAACAGTAAGAGCGACTTCTAAAGGATTTGTGTCAACATAAATCATATTTCTTTCTCAACTTTCTTTTTTATCTTCCGAATAATCGGTAGTGTAAAAACCGGAACCTTTATAATGAACAGGGGCAGAAGAAATTTTTCTTTTCATCTCTTTGCCGCATTTCTCACACTGTTCAATATCCTCAGAAGAAGATATCATTTTCTTAAACTTTGTTACTTCGTTCCCACAGGAACACGCATAGCAATAACTTGGCATGGCATATCTTTCCCACATTTTTTACATTGTAAAACACGTTTTTCAGCTTCGTCATATCTCCAATCCCAGAGAATTTTATACGCCCCACATTCGCAGTTGTATTGAAAATACGGCATTTTACTTGAAAGTCCTTTTTATGAAATCAAAGTTAATGGGTGAGTAATTTGTCCTTTCTACAGAAACATTGTAATACTTCCCGGAAATTGTTTTGTTATGAATATGCCCATGAATATTAACATAAGGCATGTTTTCGTTCAAATATACAGGAGCATGACTTAAAATGTAAAACTCATCGACAATTATAGGATATTTGCTTACAAATTTAAATCCCAGACTTAAATAAAAAGAAACACTTCTGTTGTCGTGATTGCCAAGAATCAGAGTTTTATTCCCGTTAAGCTTTTTGAAGATTTCTTTTGTTTTTTCAGGGGAATGAAAAGAAATATCCCCAAGAACAAAAATATGATCTGCTTTTTTAACTTGAACATTCCATCTTTGAATGATTTCAGCATCCATTTCATCGACAGATTCGAAGGGGCGATTCTCGTAACGCATTATCGCTTCGTGTCCAAAATGCATGTCTGAAATTAAAAGTCGTTTACTCATTTATAAATTTCTTTCTGTGATTTATATAAGATATACCCAAAAAATTTAAAAATTTCAGTATCTTTGTGTTTTTAATCTTAAAGGCAGATCTTCTTCTTTTGTGAATTCCGGATTTCTCCCCGCCTTCAACAAAGGAAAATCTTTTTTCAATGTTTTTACAAGGTCTTTACTTTCCAGATATTTATACGATTTTTTATCTTCTTTTATTCTGTCCCAATGTGGAAAAAGAGTTTCGATAAATTCTTTAACATTTTTAGCTTCTTGGGCTTTTTCTTTTATATCTTGAAAAGGATCAATGAACTTTCCTTCCGAAATTTCTTCTTTCCCGAAATTTGCTTCTTGAAGTCTTTGAAATTCGTTGTAAACCCGGGTCATGAATTTTTTCTTATTCCTCGGGGTTAAATATTTTAAAAACTCACGATAAGAAGTTAAGCCCTGTTGTAAAACTTCTTTGTTGTTGAATTGAGAAATGTCTCCTTTAAAGAAACGGAAAAGATGCTGTGCCAAACCTCCCGCCCATGACTTTAGTTCTGTGGGGGAATTATAGTAATGAATTTTATTGTAATCATCTTCCGACATATCTTGAGTGTTAATTTCTTTCTGCCAAGAAAAATCATTTCGAGTAATATCCTTGGGATTGAAAACACTATCTACAGCATGTCTTAATTCATGGGAAACGATATCTCTTACTGTAGAAGTAATGGAAGACAAGGAGACCTCATTCCCTTCAAAGATACTCCCTGTAGCGATCAATTCTCGAATAATTGCTTCGAAAGAGTAACGTATTTCACCAACATGACCCGTCCTCGGAGGATCTAAATAAAGTTCATTTCCTAAATCAGCAATACTTAAAATAATTCTTTTGAAATATTTTTCTTTAACTTCGTCTTTAAAGAGTTTGAATTCTTTATTCGGATAAATATCCCGGATGCGCATGATATATCCGTATTTTTTATTAAAAAGTTCTTTTGCAAGTTTTGCGGCTTTTTTAATTGTTAAAACATTCGGGTCTTCTTTTTGTTGCTGAAGAATAGCTTCCGCTATTGAACTGGCAATAGCGGAAGCTAATTTCGCTTCAAGACCTTTCAGGTTGAATAAACCTGCAGCTACAATATTAAGCTTCTTTAACAACAACTTCATCTTCTTTTCCGAGAGCCGCTAATTTACCGTTTGTATAGAAGTGTCTGTTAGGGTAATCCAAGGTTCTTCTTGTTTTATTCCATGCAGAGACTTTACTTAAATATCCTACGACACGAGTGTATTGATTTACAATTTCTTCCTGACAAACAGGACATTTTTCTTGTTGCCCTGTTGTGAAATGTGAATTTTTACATTCACTAAAAGCAAGATTTATTGCGAAATAAACAGTTCCGGAAGTTCGAGCTTGTTCAAGAAGAGCTTTAAACTGTCTCGGGGAAAGAGGCTTACTGTCTTGAACATTGATATGAAGGATTGCACCCCCGGTTGTATGAGAATCAAATTTTCCTTGTAATTTGAAACGATCATAAATTGAGCTATCTTCCCAAAGAGGCAGATATTGATTGGAATAAATTTGGAAATCATTCGGGTTATATCCGAGAAGGGTATCTAGTTTTGCAAGACGAACCGCAAAGCTTTCTGCCGGGATTTGTTCCAGATTGAAAGTACATCCATCTGCTTTCTGCCATTCAACCATTTTATTTTCGATGTGTTTAAGAACTTTTAAACCTTCAAGGATTGATTTTTCTTCAACAGGATTAAGATTCTTATTCTTCAAATATTCAAACATACCTACAAACCCAACAGTCGAATATTGTCGTTTAAGACTTATCCAATTTGTTGAATACAAAGGCATATTCCCTGCTGCAATACTATCTTCCAACATTTTTCGATGTGCAAAAAGGATATTGTGAATCGTTTGTAAAGCTTCGTCTAATATGTTTGGATTGTCTTTTTCCAAAAGAGAAATTCGAGGAAGATTTAACCCTGAAACTCTGTGACTGCCGACTGAAAGAGACCCAACCCCAAAAGAGTTTGTATATCCTATTTCTGAAAGATTTTCGAAATTATTCAATAACCGACAACAACTTGAAAAACTGGTTGGTTTGTTGATAAAAACATTTCCCAGACATTTTTCAGAATTTGCTTTACCCACCCATTCCACAAATTCCGGGTCAACATAATCCCCGTTATCATCAATAGAGATAGCAAGAGTCATTACCGGAAATGTGAATATACCTTCTTTTTGATTTATTTCCGTATAATATTCGAAAAAGAATTTAGAAAGAGCTAAAGAGGATTCGATGTTCACAGTCGTTCCGTCTGGATACAAATAATCACTGCCTGAAACCCCTTCTTTTGTGAAAAGAGATTTTATGAAACCCCTGTCTAAAACACTAAGATTTGTAAAAGCCGACTGCCCCGCCCCTCTAAAAGGATAATTAACGGAATAAATGAAATTCTGAAAATGATTTGTTATTTCACAATTCATTTCTGAATCTTCTTTAATCTTCTCCATATAGTCATTTCCGTAATCTTTTCGAAGGAAATAATCAAGGTCGATAAGGGCTGAAGGAAATGCTGCTGCACCCACTATTTGATTACTGATATAAGCAATAGTTTGGATCAGTTGAGCAATAAAAGAAGAGGTTCTTTTCGGGGGGTGTATTTTAAAATTACCTTTAAAAAAAGACATCCCCTCATACAACATATTTCTTAAATCGAAAGCAAAACAGTATGGTTTTTGAAAGCAAGTTAAATCTGAAACGAACACTTCCCCGCTCATAACCTTATCCAGAGCAACATCCGCATCTTTTTTACTGAAACATTTTTTTACCCACACGTACATGGTTGCCAAAGAATTTAATTTCTGTAATGCTTTCGTTGATTCTGATTCATAATGTGAAATATTTTTTTCTGAAACATTAGCATTATCATCTACAGAAACATCTGCGACATTTGCAGTTGATTTGTTGAAAAATTCTTCCGAGAATCGAGCGATATCCAAGTTTCTATTTGCGATTCCAAGAACTTCAAAGACTTCATCTCCGTATTGTCTGTGAAGTTTGTTAAGACTGTTTATAAAATCACGATCAAAAGTGTGGCAAACAGAATATTCACGAATGTTTTCTGGGAGTTGGTCGGGAGAAATAGGTGTCATGGTGTATGGTCAACCTCTTCGTTAAAATTTTTTATAAATACATGCGATATCAATATATAGAGCAATAAGAGAATATTTTCAAAAAATTTTCTTATTGTTTCAATCTTCTTGAATTTCCGATAAGATTTTTGCCAAGTTTTCTATTGCGTTTTTCTTTTTGTCAGCTTCTGAAAGATGAAAACAATTATCTAACGGGCAACTTTCTCGGAACATCATGAATCTGTTACATTTTTTACCCAAACAATGTGGGAGTTTTTTTACTTTTTCAACTTCAATATGATTTTTGAAAGTTTTATTTTTTTTAGACATAAGAACGAAAAAAAACCTCTCTACATATATAGAGAGGTTTTATGTTTAAGATATAAGTTAGTTCTTTTGCTTTTCCGCAAAAGATTTCAATGCGTTTATTAACTCCGGATCTTGAATTGAGGTGTTTTCTTTAATAGCTTTTGTAAGAGCCTCTATCTTTTTATTTTTTGCCAGATATGCTTCCATCTGATCTTCAATTTCGCCTTCGAACTTTTTAGCATACGCTGCTGGATATTTCTGTAATTTCAGAAGCATCTTTTTATTAAAACCATCTTTAAGTTCTTGTTTTTGTTTATCCCATTCTTCCTGTGTTAATCTACCTTCATCCCAAGCTTTTCGGATGTCTTTAGCTTCTATTTGCCACTGCGCATCCATTGTAGTTGCAATATCCGCCATGAATTGAAGCATCCATGAATTTTCTTTGTTTGCTTCCAGATAAGTAGACGAAGCTCTTAACACTCCGGTTGACCATTCCAGAAACAAGGGGATACACAAGTAAAGGATTGTGTTTATCAAAGAAGTAAGAACTTCCCCCCAGTGAATACTTTTTACAATTTCAAGTAAAAGAGTTTGTAGAAATTCGAGCATTTTTTATTTCCCCGATCTTTTGTTATTTTTTAAGAATTACTTTTACACTACCTGCAGCAGAGCCTTTCGCTTTTTCAACCGTTACCGAAGAATCTACCGAGAGAATCAAATCTCTTAAAGAGTTGAAAGTAAAACCTTTTTGATAGGTTAATTTGCCTTGAGATTTTGTGATCAATTCCAATTCACCCCATTTCAATTCTCCGTATTTAGGGTGGACTACCGGAATTGCTGAGATATCATTTCCCCGGGTGATAATGTAAGCCTCCCCTTTAGGCTTCAGAATATTAATGATATCTCGAATAATTCCTTTTGCAATATCTTCAGGGACAACATTCAAAACATAAGCACAATACACAATATCTGCAATTTTAGAGGGCACTTCAGAAGAAAAAGAATATTCAGGGGTTCGTTCTCCCCAATATTTTTCATTCACAAAAGGCTCAACAGCAATAATATCAAGCCCTTTTTCTTCCAAATTACGAACATTCAATCCTTTTCCAGCCCCTATTTCAACAATCACCGGGTGTTTATTGTGTTCAATTATCCAATTATCCACAAAGACTTCAAAGAATTTTTTATGGACATTTGTGTCTCGTTGCGTTGCAATAGGCTGAACACCCAACTCCGACATTAAATCAGAAGTTGGGGTGGGTAATTGTTTTCGACTAATTTTTAATTGAGAGTATCTTGTAATCATTTCTTTTCTTCCGGAGGTTTATTTTCAGGCTTTTGTTGTTCCGGTTCCGGTTTCTTTTCTTCAGGTTGCTGTTGAGCAGGTTTTTCTTCAGGTTGCTGCTGTTGATTTGTAACAGCATATGCGATATTATCCAGTTTTGTCAGGAATGCATATAGTGAATGGATTGCTTGCCCAAGAGAGGTTTTATTATCTTCGAGAAAGAAACCCCATTTTCCTTTGAAATCTATCTTCTTAGAAGTGGAAGTGTTTTTTTCTACTTTTCTTTCTTTCACATTTCCTTTTTCATCCCGGTATTTTTCAACAATATATTCCGGATTCCGTGATTTAAGTTTGGCTCCCTGAAAATACAGTTTATATGCATTGTTGATCTTTTTGTAAATTGTGAAAATTTCTTTCTTAAATTCCTCAAACTCTTGGGCTTGCTCTTTTGTAAGGGTTAATTTTCCTTTTTCTTGTTTAAAGAAATCTAAAATACCTGCAGTATGTATTTCGAGTTTTTTCATTTTATTTCTTTTCCGGGTTTGTCATGTTCTATTTCGTAGTCCGTCTCATTTAAGATTTTTGCAAAGTGATTTAAAAAGTCCACAGAGTTTTCAAGGGTTGTTTTATTGTTTTGCCCTTTAAATTCTTTTAATTTATCCAAACCAAAGTCTTTCATTTTAGAGACGGTATTTGATAATTGTTGTGCAAGAATCTGCGCTTGTTGTTGAAACTTTTTAAAGTTTTCAACATTATTTTTATTTATTGAGGGGTTCTGGTCGGACAACAGCCCTTTAAACCAGTCAGTAATCCCTGCAGTATGTAGTATTTCAACAGTTTCCCTTTTCACACCAAAGCTCCTAAAAGATACAGATTCCAGCCTTTTGAACCATTCACTTCTGCTTCAGCAACTTCAACACAAGCTACGAAACTGGCTTCTTCGTTTCTTAGCATCCCCAGTTCATTTGCTTCATCTTCATTTTTTGCAAGAATCAGGAAGGACTTAATACTGTATTTTTCAGGATCAAGTCCTTCCTTTTGGGCTTCTTTATGAATATTAGCATTTAACGATTTCTGATGGGTTTTAATAATATCGTCAGGATAATCAAATTCGCCAGTTTCTTCGCTGGTTTCGACATCGAAGATTTCCAAAGAATTTGTTTCTTTTAGAATTTCAAAAGCACCATCATCCAATTGTATTGTGAAATCTGCCATTGTTTTTTAATTACCGTGTGAAATCTGATTCAGAAAAGTTTTTTGCTTTCTGGTGTGAAGGCATTTTTTCCAGTTCTTCTTTTGAAGGCTGTTTGTTATCTTCTCCTGCAAGATATTCCATTGCAGATTTTACCGAATTCTTTTTAGGTTCCGATTTAAGAGGGAAACCGTTTTTGCTCAGGTCTTCTTTCTTTTCTTCTTTCTTTGCAAGGTAATCCATTGCAGCGGAGAAAGAACCTTGTTTACCTGCAGGAAGTAACCTTTTTATTTCTTCTCCTTCAGGGGTTCCTGAAATATCTTCATCATTCCTATTTACAAGAATATTGTGCTTAGGAGAAGCTGCCGCGAAAGGTTTGTTTTCTCCGGTTTTGTAAATAAAGTAAACACCGTCTACAAAATATCTTTCTGCCATTCTCGGATCACGAAAATCCCAACGAGTTCCCTTACTTAAAGAAACCATTTGTTCTACAGACATTGCTTTTTCAACTCGGAAAGTTTCGTTTGCTTTTGTTCTTCGGAAACCTTGTTTACCTTTGAAGTTATCTGCATCTGAACCTATAGAAGGAACCCCGCCCTGAGATTTGGGAGCTTGAGTGCTTGGGTCTTTCTGAACATCTTTTACATATTTTTCAACTTCTTCCGGCTTATAGCCTTCCTGTAAAAGTTGAATGTAAGTGTCTTTCATATCTTCTGCTTTTTTATTGGTTACAGGCTTATTTTCAACCACGCTTAATTTAGAAATCGTCATGTTAAATTCTCCAAACTTAAAAATAAATTCATCTACATGAAGTAGAGAATATCACTTAATTATTGTTTTATTCTGACCGGGAAGAACTTTTTCCGGCGTTTTCTTTTCCGGGAAAGTTACTTTCTGAGTTGTAGGGGTTTTATTTCCGCCCGGGATTTTCTTTTCCGGGGCTTCTTTTTCGCCCGGATGTTGTTCCTCATACATCATATCTTTATAAATTTGTGGGTGTTTTTCCCGCAAATATTTTTTCCAATGTACATCGTAAATATGTTTACTCACCCCCGCCGCCAATGGAAAGAAAAGAGGTCTTGCCGGGATTCCTCTTTTTGCAGACCCTCTTTCGAGAACTTTCACAATTGTAAGTATAGGGGTTCCAGAAACCGGGTGAACAATCCCCGACTTAAAGCCGATGCAATAACTTCTTCGAGCATCTTTCCAAATAGTAATGTGTTGTTGCAAAAACCCCGTCATTTCCCAGAAACCTAATTTCCAACCCTTTTTTCTCTTCCGCTCTACATAAGCTTTAGACAAGGGTTGATAAGTTTGGGGGAATTTCTGTAGCCGAATTGCATTTAATATTAAGCCTTTGTAAAAATTTAAAAGCCAATATGCAAATCCTTCAAGGAGTTCATCGGCTTTTCTTTTTCCCATCTTTTCGAGAATCATTTGTGCCCGGGAGGTTTTTTTCAAAGGCTCCCAGTTAAAAAGATTCACGATTTCTATTAATATCGTTTCAGCCATACTTAAATGTGAAAAGGATTATCTGTTTATTTCTTCATACTTTCATCTACAAATAGAATACTCTATTTCACAGGCGGAAAACAATATGCGAATATTAAATGTCGAGAGTGAACTTTTTCATTCTTTCACAGACCAAGACAATATACAATATGATCTTTTCGTTTCTACAGAAGACAATAAAGGGATGGTTCGAATTCGAGATTTGGACGCAAATGAAACCGTTTCTTTAAAGAAATACCCATCTGTAAAAGATGCCGAGCAAGCTTATAATAAATTAATCCGACAGGTAAAGGCTTCTATTAAAAATGCAGAAGAAATTAATTACCCGGGACATGGGTGGAGTCCTGAACAACAATTAAATCGCCATACTTATCCGGCATTGGGTAAAATAAAAACCCTTATGAAAAATATGGAGAATTTTGTAATTTCAGATTTAAAAGTTGTGGATTTTGAGAACAAACCTGAAAAAAAGAAACAGCTTTACTCTCAATTCATAAATGTCTCTAAGATTTTAGAAAAATTACACCACTTACTTTCAGAATATGTTTCACAAAAAAAATCTTCTTTTGTACGTGATATCAAAAAGGCTTTTAAACGAAAAGTTTCTTATTTGCAAATACTGGCAAAAATTTTCAATGTGAAGCATCATCAGAAAATGGGACAATTCCTTCAAGAGGCTAAAGAAATTTTAAATGTTTTGATTTCTTCTCGAACATATATGCCTCCGGAAAGATATCAAGAAGCAAAATCATTGTTGAAAGAATTAATATCTGAGATGAACCGTTTAATGGAGTTAATTATCAAATTTTAATGGGAAACTTCTTCCACCGGTGTTCACTGTGTAGAATTTTCGATAAACGTAAAAAGCTCGGTAAAGAATCTTCTGTTGTAATTCTTTAGGTAGTTTTACAAATGACATTAATTTTTCAGGGGTTTTATGAAACCGTGTCCGGTAAGTAAACATTAACCCTCTTTCTGCCACATAGATTAGCAGATCCCAGTTATCTTCCGGGGGGTAATCAATTGGTTCCCCTCGCAATTCTTGTTCTTGAGCAATTAAGACTGATTCAATGTCCTTTTGATCTTCAAGAACAATCTTCAGAGTTTCCTTTACATTTATTTTTTGTATTTCCATTTATTTTTACTCTCCTATTAAAATATAGTAAAAATAAATAAAAAATTTTACAAAAAAAAAACACCAAAAACTTAAAAGTCTTGGTGTTTTTTTTTGTGAGTTAGAAATCAGTCTTTATCTTCGTCTTTTTCTGCGTAAAAAACATCATCTCTTGCCTGAGTTGAAGAAAGATACTGCATTGCTGTTTTCATTTCTTTTCCGATAAAAGCTGGTTTCTTTGTAGAAACTCGCCCCACTCTATCATCATCCCAGAACGAATTAACATTAGGATCAAGACCCAATGCTTTCAACCCTCTTAATTGTAAAATCTTCCCAGATTTAGGGTCATCGGCTTTCGCATCTTTAGCGTCTTCCAGATATTCCCACCCGGAACGAATTTTATTCCCCGCTTGGTTCACAAGATAAAACTTATATCCCGGCTGATTCATTTTACGGGGTCTTGCAGATTGCTTCATAATGTGTTTCTGCTGTTCTTTTTCAAGAGCAGTTATTTCAGAAGGCACGGTGGTTGTTGCTTCCGCATTAGGGTCAAATCCCGGATCAGGATCATTGGGGTTGAAAGGTTTTTTACTCTTGTCAGAAGTTTTATTTGTATTAAAATCAACGTCCTTTTTCAAAACAACGTCTTTTTTAGGCACAAATTTTTCTTCCGCAAGTTTAACACGATAAATAGACATTCTCTCACCTACTTACTATTAAGATGCAGAAACTGCTGAACCAATTGCCACCTGCAACCAAGCTGAACCTGAAGAAAAAGCAAGACATGGATTTCCAGCCGCACCATCAGAACAATACACAAGAGACCCCATATTTGCAGCACTTGCAGCGGGGAGGGTTGCAACAGTATAAGATGGGAGTTTACTGGCTCCTGCAAATTCAGGGGCGGTCACTGCTTCAGAAGCAGTCAAAGTTTTTACTTTTACGTTGCCTTTAGCGTCTTTAAAAACGGGCATTTTTAAGTCTCCTTCAATTTAAAAATATAACTAAAATTATTTCCACTGTAAGATAACAAAAATATCAGAAGAATAAAAGAAGACCTGAAAAAGATAATTCAAGTCTTCTTTTATTCTGAGAAATTAATTAGTTAACATTTCCTGATATCTTGAAAGGGTTTCTTGTCGATACTGAGCCTTATGAACCAAAGCACTTACAATATCTTTTCCGAAAGAGACCGCTTTACTTTCGATATCCTGTTGAATTTTGGAGTTATATGCTTGGGAGAGATATGTCATGTAATTTACAAGAGCATACGCATTTGGAAACACATCGATTCCATCCCGTTTTCCAGCGAGGTATTCCAGAATTACAGCTTTATGCATTTCCGGTTTAAACTTATTTTTCTTAGAGAAAGTTTCTACAACTTCAACAAAATCTTCATCCCTGATATTTTGCATAGGGGTTTTCAATTCCGCCAAAGCTGGTTCTATTATTGTGTCCTTGCAAGACAAGAAAACTTTCATAAGGGTTAAGAAATCGGAGTTTTCGAAATTTGTCCGAGCTTCATTCAGAGGCATGTTGCAACTGAAATTGGAGAATTTTCTTTTAAACTGTTTAGAGTATTTCAACAAATATTTGGAATATTGCGGATGTTGAGGAGTTACATTGTTCAATTGCAGAAGTCTGTTTACAAAGTTATCCCGAATATTTTGCATATGTTGTTCAGGGATTTCAACCATCAAGCCGTTAGCACATGCGAGTTTCATCAAAGAAAGAGAGATAGATACGTGTCCTATACCTTTTTTATCTTCCCCTGTAAAATTACTTCTTAAAGCAATAGTGGGCATGAATTCGTCGTTACCTACTACCCATTTCAATTCCGGAGAATCTACAAGGAATTTTACATAATGGTCTCCACGGTTCGAACCATCATACCCTGTTGCAATACTATGTAAAATAATTTTCGCACCCGGTATTTCTTTTTTCAAACCATTTACAACGGAAGGAATCAAAGTGTGTAAAATAGGCACCTGATCGGCAATTTCTTTTTTTATAAGAGAAGAACCGCCGTCTGCTTTTTTTACAGAAGCAACGGGAATAATTGTCATTACTATATTACAGGTAACAACCGGAAGTTCGGGATTTACCGTAGGGACTTCGATTGTATTTGTTTTATGATAGATAATACAAATCGGCATATCTTTCCGGGAAGCCTCACAGATACGATCTTTCCACAATACAAAATTTTCTTCGTTCAAAGAACCCGGATTTTTCTTGCTGAAAGAATATGGAATTTTGAGCAGGGTTGAGAGTCTTTTAAAGGCTATTGTTGTTTCATCGAAAGGAATGAAAAGTTCCAGATAATTCGTCGTATCGGTGTTTTCCTCTGCTACAGAAACCCAAAAGCCTTTATCTTCAACAGCCACGGGGACAAGGTTGGAAATAGAGGATAGATAAATACTTCCAAAATCTTCACTTTGCTTCAGAGAGTTCATAATTGTTTCAAGACTGTCTTCCGACAAAACTTGCATTTTATTTATTGCCGGAAAAGGCACGAATTGTTTTTTAGTCCCTCTTACAACAAGGGGTCTGTCGAAAATAACATCTTCTTCATATTGAAATTCGGTAAGATCATCTTCTTTTGTGAACTTAATCTTTTCAACTACGGGGGTGAACATTGCGGTATTCAGCATATTTAGAAACACTCCTTTATATTTAGGTCTTGTAACAGATATACTTCTTTTTTTTTATTTTTTCAAAGTTTTTTTGTTAAATTTTCTTCTGCTTTTTTACTATATGTATATAAGATAGTTTAAAAATAAAGGAGTTTCAACCTAGCACATTGAATTATGAAAAAATGGGATTGAAATAAGAAATTTGAACACTATTTGGCTTCTGTTAGAAACATAATGAAATTCATATAGATATGAAGAAAGAAAATTATCATGTTCGTTGCATATATACGTTACCGGAACCTTTGGTTGAAAGGCTTCGTGAGAAGTCGGAAACAACCGGGCTTAAGATGTCTTGTATCGTTAAGAAAGCTCTGGAGGAATGGCTTAACAAGCATGAATATAACGCATAAAATACAATTGTATCCGAACAAGACACAACTGCAAGCGTTGCAAAAAGCTTGCGGAGTCGCTCGGTTTACTTACAACTATGCGTTAAATTTGTGGAAACAAGAATACGAAGCCGGGAACAAACCGAACGGGATGAAACTTAAGAAACAGTTCAATGCTGTAAAAGAACAGTTGTTTCCGTGGGTTTACGAATCTCCGAAAGACTGCAACCAACAGCCTTTTACAAATTTACAGAAAGCTTTCAACAATTTCTTCAAAACCAAGAAAGGTTATCCGCAGTTCAAGAAGAAAGGTATCCACGATTCGTTCTATTTGTCGAACGACAAAGCATGTTTGTTGGAACACAGACAAATACGTATCCCGCATATCGGAACGATTAAACTTGCAGAACAGCCGAGATTTGTAGGCAAGATTCTTTCGTTTGTTGTGTCAAAAGATGTTGACAGGTGGTTTGTTTCGGTAAGCTACGAGTTACCGAATCCGAGCGTAAAGATACAAAACAACGAAGTTGTCGGAATTGACCTCGGAATAAAAACTTTCGCTACGTTGTCGGATGGAACAACAATAGAAAACCCGAAGTTCTTGAACAGGTTGGAAAAACGGATCAAGAAAGAACAACGCCGTTTGTCGAAGAAACAGAAAGGCTCACAAAATCGAGCGAAACAAAGAACCCGGTTAGCTAAGGTTTACAGAACGATTCGACAACGTAGACAAGATTTTTTGCACAAATTGACGACATTTCTTGCGAAAACCAAGCAAGAAATCGTGATCGAAGACCTGAACGTGTCCGGAATGTTACGAAATCACAAGTTAGCAAAATCTATTGCTAACTTGTCTTGGAACGAATTCAAAAGACAACTCGAATACAAAACAAAAAGGTTCGGAAGCGTTTTAACTCTTGTCGATAGATTCTTTCCAAGCTCTAAAACGTGTAATTCTTGTAGTTTCAAGCTCGAAAAGTTGGAGTTATCGACTCGAACGTGGATTTGTCCTAACTGTAAGACAACCCACGACCGGGATATGAATGCGGCTTTGAACTTGAAAGCACAAGCAAAATCTGTAGGGAAGGCTATTCCCGAATTCAAGCCTGTGGAGATAGTTCTTGCGGGGGAACATTTACTTACGGTAAATGTTCCTACCCTCCTATCGAAGAAACAGGAAATCCTAAAGGTTGAACACTTAGGTTCACTTAGGATGTAGCAGAAATAAAAAATGAAAGCAATCGAACAAATTCTTCAAGTAGCTCAGGAACATATTGATAAGTGTGTTGTCAGGTATCGAGCGTTTCTTGCTAAAAGAAACCTGCCTTTCAAGGCAAAAGATGAAGAGATTTACCGGATTGAGCTTCTTATCCCTCTTATGAAGTCTATCAACAAATACCTGCTCCCGGAAGATACCTTTAAAGAAAATATCAGTGTCAATAAATACTCGGATGTCGTGGCAATCAGCGGAAAAGTGATAAGAGATTCGAAAGAATACCGTTTCGAAACCCGAATGATCTATGCTGGGGGGTATAATATTCAAGTAGGACACTATCGCTACATTACCCGCTCGACTCTTCCTAAAAACACAGACCTGTCAGCTATCGAAGCTCTTAAGAATAAAATGAAAAAACTCACAAAAGAACAAAAAATTCAGGAAGATATCCAAATGCGAGAAAAGCTTATTGCCAAAGAGAAAGAAGATTTAGAATTTTATCAGCAGTCTCTTACAGCATCAGATGAAGAAAAATTGGTTGTCTTTCAAAAAAGTTATTACTGGAGAACAAACCCCAGTATCCGGGACAATCCTGAGAAAAAACCGGAACATATCCAGATTGTAAATAAAGGTATTAAATGGAGAATTTCGGTTTGCAAAAGAAATATCAATAAAGAAACTAAAATGATCGAAAAAAACCACAAGAAATTGGCGGAACTGGATTAAAAATCTTCTTTCCCTATTTGAATTGCTTCCGGGGGAATTGCTTGATAAGAAATTACTTCATAAGGAGTGTCCCCGGAGTAATATCTTATTCCCAAAGAATCCAGTTGCAATTTAGATATCTTTAAAAGAGTTAAAGGAATATCTTCTTCAAATCTACCCCCGTACCAATTCATAACAGCATCTTCAGCAAAAGAAATAGAAGGGAATAAATAAACAGCTTTTTCATCCACAAAATCTTTTGGCTTATGTGGCAGCAAACCATGCCTTAAAATACTTTTCACATTTTTGGTGGGTGTCACATGGTATAAAAAAGAATCTTTGGAAGATTTATGTTTATATATTTGCATAAGCCGGAGTCCCTCTTCGGCTTCTTCTTTTGTCGGGTAATGTTTGGGAAAACCTTTCGGCTGTTCCTTTACATCATGCTTATAAATACACCAAGGCTTCCCGGATTGTTTATCTCCCGGCTTACATTTTTTTACAACAGAAACTTTGGTTCCTAACCATTTTACATCGTCCAAATGTTTCTCGGTCATTTCCGGGAAAGGAACTTGTCTTTTAGCCACTTCTGAAGAGAAGTTGTCTAAAGTTATTTCTAATATAACAATATCGTCAAATTCTTTAACATCCCCAAAATCTCTTAATTGCTCTTCAAATAAATCTTTAGCCCACTGTAAAGCCCCTGAAGGAGTTGGAGATAAATAAGAATATCCTTTTTCACTCCAATTCTCCCAATTGGTTTTTTTATTTGGGACAATCCCCTCTTGTAAAATACTTCCCAAATTGCCACTAAAAGTAGAATGATATAGTTTGTTCTTATCTTCATGTCCAGAAACTATTTCATTGTTAAATGTTACAACCCCTAAAGAAAAATCAATTTGAGGTTCAAAAACACCAAATATTTTTATATTTTTAGGGGGTATGCTTTTTGTTGTTTTTAAATTCTGTCCTATATCATGTTTAAAATCTTTTTTAGTTAAAGAAGATTTCTTATCCAGAGTATTAAACCCGTAAGGGGGGTAATTTATTTCATTGTTCAGATTCATCATATCTTCTATTTTAGATCCGGTTTTCCGGTTGCTTAAATCTTCAATCAACAACCCACCTTCAGAATCTTTTGCAACTATTTGGTAATCATACAATTCGATCAATTCCGGTTCCCCGTATTGGCTTGCAGACTCTTCATCTTCACAAACCCAGATCAAATTGTTGGAAGTTATTTCTTTCGGATTTATCCCCGGTTCAACGGTAATGTCTTCATTACCCAACTCATCTTTTTCATATCTCAAAATATCCAACAAAGTTAAATTTCTTGGGATACTTCCTTGCCCTCCGCCACGATAAAAAACAGCGGGTTCTTCGGAAGAAACTGCAAATTTAAGAGAGGAATATTTCTTTATCATTTTTTCTTTCTTATATTTGTAGGTCTAAAATCATCATCGGAAGAAGGGTCTAAATCTTTATCATACATATATCTATCCCAATGTCCCTGATATTCTTTAGATATCACGTTCATCACTTTGGCTAATTTCAGTTCGGCTTCGGATATTTGTATCTGAGATTCCGACATTTGATTCTGAATAAGTTTCAGTTCTTGTAGTAATTCCGGGAGTTTCTGACACTCCATCAATTTCCCAGTAACCGGACACACGATTTCGTTTTCTTTCGTTTCTAATTTCTTTTGTCCGTTCAAGTATTTCTGATACAACTGAGGCATCATTATCCCTAACCCAAAGAGCAAGCTCATGAAGATTAAGTCTTCGGGGGTCATGAACTTGTCTATTAATTTGTTCAGTATCCTCATAAAAATGTCTACAACCATTGTGTTTTATCTCCCGATACGATATTACAAGTCCAACTGCAAAACTAAATATTAATAAAAAACCATACAATAAGATGTCTGTTAGCATCTACGTTACTCCTGATGAAAGGGTTAAAAACAGAACATAATTTTATCATTTTCTACTACCACGTATAAAATTGATTTTTCCTTTTTAATAACCTAACATGTAAAAACAATTAGTTTTTTAACAGATTTAATTTGGACTTCTCAATTAAAACAATATCATGACCGTGTTTTTTTATTAAACATTGATAAACAGCATAGCCGATACCGTTTACAGATCCTCGGGTTTTTATATCTTTCGAACATAAAGGACAAGAAAAAAGTTTTTGCAAAGATTCTTGTAGTGTTTCTGAAAATAAAGAAACTTTACATATATTACAACATATCAGCGTTTTCTTGCTGGATAAGAACATATCTTTGTGCCCGACACATCCCCACAGGTTTTTGTATTTCCAAGATTCCTTTTTCTGCCATACAAAAAAGAACTCTTCGTATTGTAGTTAATGGATATCTTAATCCTAACACTTGATTAACATCTTCTTTCGTAAAAGAGATTTTCGAGAAGTTTTTTCTTATTTCTGGCAAGAATTCAGGGATTTTAGCATAATATTGTTTATCTCTCGGCATCCTACAGGATTTACAATTAAGGGTGTTAAAAAAAGGAGACTCGAAAATTTTCCCACATTTTTTACACTTCCTGCGGAAAACAACCGGAGTTTCATTCGGTTCAGGCTCCGTTGTTATTTTTTCGATATACTGTTTTCTATGTATTTGTTTTATCAACTCAAGTCGAGCGTTGTAATCCTTTTTCAAAAAAATCTTCTCCTGTCTCTTAATGTATTTGTGGCGGTCTTAAATCTGTGGGCAATTTAACCCCTTTCTCTGTAATTTGCGCTCCCTTAAGAATAGATGCAAAAGTAGCTTCCATTTGCTCTATTGGTATGTCCACAAGAGGCAAAAAAGCACTGTTATGTCCAAATACCGAGATATACGGAGTATTTGTTTCAGGGTGGATAAACAAATCAATTTTAAAACACTCCTCATCCGGAATAGGGATTAAAGAGTAAGGTTGGAAACGAATAGAGTCCACCTTATATTGTTTTCTTTTTTCCGTATCTGTTTGATCGCCCAAAACCAGCATATCTTTACAGAAAGAAGAAATTAATTCTTGTCCGAATAACATTTCCATATGTAATCGGATTTTCTGAATAAAAACCTCATGTTCGTTTTTAGGATCAGATAGTGACATAAGTTACTCTTCGGTTGCAAAGGTAGCTTCTTCTGAGGTATTTACTTGTTCCGGAACATTGTTGTTGATTTCTTCTTCAATAGAAATCTTTTTTTCCGGGACAACATTGTCCACACGGATAACTTTTATATGTGAATTTTTCTTTTTTCTTTCAGCTTCAAATTGTCGGCGTTGTTTGCGATTCATGTGTGCAAGATATAGATTTAATGGTATTTTCTGCCCGTTCACTTCAACAAATTCAGTAAAAGAATTCATTTCTTTATTTCCTTTTCAAAAAAATAGGTGTTGCTCAGATATACTCAAAACAACACCTATTTACAAAATTAATTGTTACATTTGTGCAATAGCTTCAACAATAGCGTCCACAAAAGCATCGTGATTGTCCTGAGCTTTTTTTAGATCATTGTCGTTATCTATAAAGAAAGGTTCGATGAGAATAATAGGAGCTTTAACATCCCTTAAAAGGGTTCCGCCTCTATCTTCTTCTGTTTTAGGTTTAATCCCCCTATTTGGGAGTTGCAATACAGAAACGAGAGCTTTCTGCATAATTTCCGCCATTGCTTTACCTTTTACGCTCTTATGCCAGAAAAGGGTTTCGGTTCCAGAGGCTTTTGTATTATAAGCGTTACAATGAAAAGAAATAGCAATATCTGGATTTACAGCATTTATTTGTCCGGGGAGTTTTCCGTAACTTTCCCGGTAAATAATATCCACTTCATTTCCTTTTGCTTTTAATTTTTCAGCAATTTCTTTTACCAGTTTTTCGTTGTATTGAAATTCCGAAAGGTTCTGGGAGTGATTTACAGCTCCGGGGGCGGATTTCATATGTCCGATATCAAGGGCTATTCTCATATTCTTATTCTCCTCATTCTTTTAAAATAAAAGGACTGTGAACAAAAACAGTTTTACCTGTTGTGTTATCTGTAAATTCTAACATTTTTGCCGCCGGATAGAAAACCACATTTGATACATTTGTAAATACAAGTTCCTTCCGTTTGGTTCCAGAAAAGACTTGTATTTCTGAAATTTTCTGAAAAGTTAAATAATCATCTTTACTTTTTATTGCCTAAATAGACATAGTGTTTTTAATCCCACAGAGTATCGAAGTATTTACCCAAAAGCTCTCTGCCTTCGAGATAAACATTTAATTTCTTTGCCCGGAAAGTTTTATTCTCTTTTCTTTCTTCTTCCGAAATCCAAAGGAAATTATCTTGCAGTTTTATTCTACAGAACATAATGATCTTTCTCA